TTAGTCGTATGCATTTTGCATCATCCTTGTCACCGGATTCAATTCCTTCTGTACGTATTTGATAACAGTAGGAGATTCAGTAACAACTGTACCATGTTGACCATGAGTAACGACACCTTTACCTTTAACTTTTAACAAGAGTGTTGATTCGTCAAGATTTTTTACATCTACACTTGTTTCAGATTCGAGAACATGTGTGTTGGTCGATTTTTCTAAGATAACTTTTTCCATAGTTATGAAATTAATTTGCTACAAATATAATAAATGTTTTTATAATACCTACAAAAATAAAATATTTTTGTTTTCACTATTATGCTTGAGTAGTAAGCAATCCAAAGTATTGGTCAGCAGTTAACGGCACGATTTCGCCAGTAGGTTCATAATCCTTGAATTCTTCTTTGATTTCGACCAATAAAACATCACCCTGACGTTTAATTTCTTTGATTTTATCAATCAAGTCGGAATGAATACGGAAGGTAGATGCTACGGCTTCCAATGGTTGGTCTTTGTAATTTTCTTCAATCCACAACCAGTGTTCGTTGCTTGTTGAAGTACACCAACATTTTAAAGCATAAAGCTTTTCGGTAACGCCAAGTTGTTCGCCATTGACTTCGTAGACTTCATAGACGTTGGTAATGTTTGTTGTACCCAAGAAATTACCTTGTTTATCGAATAATTTCTGAACAGATTCTTTACCATCGGTTTTGAGACGAGTAGCACCTAAATTTTGAATCATTTCACCAACATCGATACTACCAAATACCAATGCTTTGAACGCATTATCTTCGATAGCAAAAGCTTCTTTATATGTGAAGGGTTTAGCTTCATTGTAAAGTGTTTCAAATTCCTTTACGAAGTCCCTCACGTCAAATTCTTTGTGTTCTTCACGAATTTTACTTACCTTTTCGATGAAGGTTTTAAACTCATCATCGTTACGATACACACCCTTTAAATATTTGGCAACATTTTCGTTCGTTGAATTTTTGAACGATTGTTTATTCACATCAATTGTTAGCTGTGAATTGTTGACTGAATAATGAATTAATACTTCAACCATTTTGTTTTAATTTTATTGTTTAATAATAAAAATTTATCGTTTATCAATAAATGTGAATTAACGCCAATCTGTTTCGATGTAGGTGAGTCTTATTCACTGCTTGGCACTACTTTCTTATTTCATCTAACATCCTTTTAATTCACATTATCGAAACATTTGCTTCAATGTCTTATACGTTTGTAATTTAAAAAGGTTACGATTCTTCATCATATTCCTGTAATTCTTTAACACAAATATCGTTAACGATTTTATTTAACAACTGATATTCGCTCCATTCATTGGATTGTGAACCGCTACCACAAGTAATCATCCATCCTTTTCTTGTTGCAGATAGAAATGACTCAATGATTGTCATTTCAGTAAATAATTTCTGAAAGATATCAATTTGTTCATCAGTTCCATGAAGAAGTGCTTCTTGATAATAATTATCGAGTAGCATTTTAGTGCCACCCGCATATCCTGCAGTCGATATTGGATTTAAAAATCTCTTAAATAAAGAATTCTCAATATTCTTAAATTTTTTAAATCTTTTTTCAACCCATTCCTGTGCGGTCTGATAGCAAACGTTCGGCTCTTTTCTATCTTTTTCGTCTTCAATCCAATATTCGGTTTTATGTCCAGCGATAATGCCATCCCAAACATCTTTCCTAATCATAACGAAATTCAGTGTCGATTCACGCCAAATTTCACTAACATCTTCATCAGCTAATTTTCTCCATTCTTCTTCGACTTTCTTTGATGAAAAACCGTGTTTTGAATATGCTTCAATTGCTCCTTCCGCAATTTTTTTCCTTTCAGCATCACCTTCAGCAAGAACTTTTAATGAACCTCTTTCAATACCCTCCAAGATATTATATAAATTAAAATCTTCAAGTATTTTACCCTCGACTTCAATTGCTTTAAATGTGAGTTTGAAAAACAGATTAACTAGATTATAATTAAAGTCTTCTTCAATATCTTCCACGCTACCATAATCATCATATTTGCCATTTAATGCAAATGCTGCCGGGTGAAAAATTCCATTCGGATAACAATAGGCAGGTTTATGTAATTGCCCACTGCTATATGGTCTGTGTAAAAACACTAATTTGACTTCTTCACCTGATAAAATAGGTAAGTTACTAATCATACATGTACCGTTCCAACTTCCCATGATATATTTATTTACTTACTATACGTTTCAAGCTTAAAAAGGTTACAAAAAAATGAGTTTGTTGTTTTGACAGGATTGATTACCTGTAAGAATTGTACTTCTTCCACACTATGTTTCATTATTGATGTTCGCATCATCGACCTATACCCCATAAAGATATCGCTCTGCTCTGAGCTAAATAATGCAATACATAGTTACTATATTTCAGTCACAAAACAAACAAACTCAATATCATTTTTAATTATAATCTTTTCCACTGTTTCATAAGTAGTATGTTTTATTTACTTACTATACGTTTCAAGTTTAAAAAGGTTACAAAAGAAACAAGATTTGTTTTATAATCGATACTTCATATTGCTCTGAGGTATATTCCTATCCTGAAGAGGGGTCTATTAGCATTTGGACTGCAGCACGACCTTCGACTACTACCCGCAATTTTTAATAAACCCTGTTTCAAACATTGAGTTGTAATTGCTGTGATATTTTAGAGTATGCGTGCACTTAAATACTACTTGTTTATACTCTCTACACCGGGGTAGCACCCGCTTTACAGCAATACAACTCAAATATTTTTAAAAACAAATTACTGTTTGATAGATATTACAACGGCAGAATGCGTCTGCTATGCTTATTTTTATTTCTTGTCAATACCAACCAATATTTTCTTATTCCTCAATCAAATTGGAATATATACAAATGGAGATTCGAACTCCACACCTACCATGCAGCTACCACTTACTTGTATTAGAAAACTTGATTACAGCAATTTGTTTATGTCAATATCTTTAAAAATCAGATTTATAAGCACCTCTCCAACGTCCTAAATCACCATCAAACACCTGACCAACCCTTAAAACATTTGGGTCGTTTGTTGAACAAGGATTGGAGTATTCAAGCCGATTTCTTTTAGAATTACTTAGCTTCTCATATTCATCACGATATATGAATGGGAGGTCTAATTTTTCTCTATAATCATCAGCACTTAAATCGCACATGTATTTATTTCATTAACTGTTTTAATTAAAAACAAACCCACCACTTGTCATCGTGGAATAATCCAAGCATATCCTCTGAAGTTATCGCAATGTGTTTCCACATCCTTGCTTTTCATATTATTCAAACCAAACAACCTTTGACTGAGGACTAATGATAGTTAGAACCCATACACTCTAACATAGGGTTTATGTATTTACCATTTGTTCAGTTATGAATTGGGTGTGTATAGATACTACTTTTTATAATAATCGTTAATATATTTTTCAATACTGTCTAATAGCGTCACATAATAATTTTCATTTTTCGTCCAAACAGTATATGTGACTGGTTTACAACGTTTAACTGCCACCTTCACATTCTTATAAACCCAACGTCTATAATCTGTATCATAGTTTGATGTTACGGTTTTCGGCACATTTCCAAACATATATGACAGTGGCTTAGGCGATACAGTCCAAACAGTATCAACTACAACAATTAATGATTTTGTTGATGATACTTTTATTGAACTTATAATGACCTTTCCATAATAAGTATCTTTCGTTGGAAGTGTTGATAGTATCAGTGTATCGATTTTGAGATACCCCGAGTTTTCAATTGTCAACGTATCGATAATGTTGCACTTTGCTTTATAGATTTCGTAACGTTGTGCTTTGGTTGTTTGTGAAAAACAATCCATTGACAACAAAATAATTGACAACAAAATAATTAACAAAAAGAATAATTTTTTCATGATATTGTAGTTTTAATATATTATACGTTTACTTTTCTAAAAGGTTACACTTTATTGAAATCAAAAGTGTTTTGCTCGTCACAAATTCGAAATTCAAACACATCCCCGGTATATTGTTTCCAGTCGCTAGTTTTAATAAAGCCACCGCTACCTTCAATTACAAACAAACCCATGTAGGCATCCAACCATTTACATTTCTTTACTTCGCCTTTAAGGTTTGTAAACTCGAACTCTAACGAGTCGAAACCATGTTCTTTAGCATATTCTTCTAATTCGTCAATTCTCATTTTAGCCAAATTTATACTCAGAAATTAATTCCGATAGTTTAAATGTTTGTTTTTCACCGTTTCTTGGATTACAAAAACAAGTGTCGTTTTTTTCGTCAATGCTGTATGAAGAAACTCCATCTTTAATCCTAGCTTTAAACTCAGCATACGCAATCTTTTCCAAAATATTGCGCTCGGTATCGAGTCCAACAGGTGAATTCTTTGCGGTGTTAAATTTAACTTTATACTGACCGCATCTGGCATGTAATTCAAACACTTCCAGAGTATTATTCGATTCAAGATATTCGTTCATCCCGTAAAATTCGTTTGATTTACAGAGTTCAGACATTTTAGAATGAAACTTACAAACTTTAAGATGTGAACATCGTTTACAGTCTTTTTTAACTATAACTGTTTTTTCTTTTTCATTAATTTCGAATGACATATTCATGTTTTTAGTTCTTATACGTTTTTCAACTAAATTTGTTTCAAAGTTTCGAATAAAACTTTTTCCAAAGCTTCTTCGTATGTTGAATAAGATTTCCAATTTAATGCCTTCATTAAATGAGCAATATCATTAATGCTTAATCCCGCACTATTATTTACCGGGTAATATCTATCAACACTCTTAATAACAAACACATCTTCACCATGTACTTCCCTGAGCCATTTCTGCAATTCACTTTGAGTTGGTGCTAATGCGTAATTATTATCTTTTTTGAATTCGACACCTGCAGAATCAACTAACGAGTATCTTAATTTACCGACCTTAGCTAATCCGTCGATATTTTTTGTTTCTTCCCTCAATGGATAGAAGAATCCATTTGTATCGATATCAAAACCCTTTTCTTTAGCAATTTTAGCTGTTTCAAACGTTATTCTTTCTTCTTGCATAATTCAATATTAATTGTATTATCTGAATTTATTATTAGTTTCTCAATATCATATCCACCAAATTCAAACATATCTTCAATATCATATGCACCTGAAATATGTGTTCCATGATATTCAACCATTACTTTTTCAATTTGATTGCTCTTGTTCCATTCAGTAATGAAATACTCAATCCACTTTTCAGATGGTCGAGGAAGATTAATTTCACCAGATGTTTTACATCTTTTACATTGATTATATCCATCATTATCAAATTGCCCTCTACCATTACAAGATGGACAGATTCTTTTAAGTGAAGTATCTGTAGTAGCAATGATTTTCTTAAGGAAATTAGTATGGGTAACAATATATCCTCCCTCTTGTTTTTGGGCAGTAACTTCTTTTCCTATTGTTTTAACATTTACAATTATAGGTTTTTCATCTGTTAATATGACTGCCCAATCACCTTTTTTTATTTCTTCATCAGATATAAAATAAAGCTGTTGGTATTTTGCACATATAGCAAAAGCAATATCATAATCATCTTTAATTTTCCCTGATGATTTTTTTAAATGTTTTCCCCAAGTAATAATGTCGCTTTTATTATCGGATGATAGAATTACCACTTTTAATTCTTCTTGCATAATCCGATTGCATTTAAAATTGCTTGTTCTTTTGAACCACTAAAAATAGTTTTAGAATCTGATGTAACAACAATCCAACTATCTACAACAATTGAGGGTGTTTGAGTTACACAAATACTATATTCTCTTTTAAGCCAGTCGATTACTTGCTGCCACAACGGAGCAGAGACAATTATTGACGGCAGATTTTTTGATAGCATATATTCACCATTATCTGCAAAATAAAAAGATTTTGTTGATATGTTAAAATATCCAAAACATGGCTCATCAAAACCTAACTCTTTGAGCTTCAAGCTAATATCGTATGTAACAAACTGCTCTTTCATATTATCAATATTTAATTAACAATAAATCATCAGATGCTTTCTGTAACATATCAGCATATGATTCATCAGCATGTCCGTGTGTCTGTTCAGATTCTTGTTGCGAAGGATAATATTTATCCTTAATCCAAGCTTTAATATTAATGCTGTTGTCGATTAACAACGATTTCAGGCTTTCTTTTGCATTCATAAAATATAATGAAGTATTTACTCCATAGCTTTTAAATGCTGTGTTATCTAAAGATACTTCAACCTTCTCAACAAACAATTTAGCTTCTTCATCGGTCATGTCGTTAAACAAATAAACAGTATCTGACGACATCTCTTCATTAGTCAAATCATCGTTTTCGTTAATGATGTATATGCCGTCGTTAATTATGATTGGGATGACTCTAAATTTAATATTACCTAGTGTTATTATTTTCATTTCTTTGTTGTTTCTAAAAATTTAGCATACAATACATCGGCAAAAACCTCACTAACATGAGTGTTGATGAACTTCTTAATATCGTTTGCACTGTACTTAGGCTCATTTTCAGCAATATATTTTTCTGCTTCTTCTTTGGTATTAAACTTAGGCATAGTAGCCACATTTTTAAAATCCTCCAAATCAGTACTTTTCAATGCAACCCAATTAATTCTATCGACAACATAAAAAGCATCTGTATTGGTAAAGATGTATTTTTCAGCATTTTCTTTATGATAGAAGTATTTGCCATTGACTGCCTTACCATTACATTTTCTTCTTTTCAGCGTATATTTACCTTCAAAACTATTTCTAGGTAATGCGTACCAACATTCGTCGCCTTGATATATATCGACATCATCTTCGGTGGTGAAAATTGGTTTGAGTTTTGTCACATTTGTCAAATATTGAACAGTTGTTATTTCAATATTTTTATCTGGTTGAGGTCTAAACCCTTTAAATTTAACCTCCATTCTTACAGGCTCTGGTATTTTATTATCAAAGGAGAATCCGGTAATAGTACCAAAATTGGTTATGTCACCAATAGAAAAGACTTCATTATCTCTAATGCGTTTAACTGAACTAATTTTAGCTATTCCCAATAAGTTCTCAACAGTATATTCATATTGAAGATTAATTGTAAATTTACCGTTTTCTTTCTTAAAATATTCATTATGAATATCCTTAAATTTCAATATCTCAAAATCAGGTGTTTCATCAAAACGTTTAGGATTTCTGGCTAATATACTATTAAGAGAATATTTGTAGTTAATAATCATATCTTCAGTCGAATTTTCATATACGAATTTATCAATACAAATATATTTCAATCCAGTGCATGAGTCATGATAAGTAGTACCATTTATATCATCCCAACTAATTAAATCGCCAATACCAAATTCCATTCCATCTGAAATTCGTTTCAATTTTGTAATACTAGCACCAATGCTTTGAAGATATTCTGGTGAGTAATCAACTTTAAATTCAGGTTTACTAGATTTAAATGCAATTACTTCCCATTCTCTTTCAGGTATTAGTTTCCAGTCATTAGAATTTTCAACAAGACATACAGGTATGGTGAGGAAAGAATATGTTTTATCGACAATACGATATATATCTTCCCTTTCATCAAGAATAACAACCATATCTGTTCTGATGTGTTTATATCTTTTCATATTTCTAAATTAATGATTGATTTTTACTTGGGGTCTTTGTTTTAATTAAGACTTCAACTTCTTTGTTTATTTCAAAGCTTTCGTCATTTGCCTTATCGACGAAATAATTCTAGTATGGGTATCATTACATATTTCATGATGTTCTATATTTTTTATGTGTTTGTTGATTTGATACTATCAATTGCTTCATTAATCGCTGCAATATATGCTTCTCTTGGAGTTTTATATTCAACAAAATAATTATCAGTGTTACAATGAGGAACGTATGAATCTATTGTAGTAAATCCAAATGCCATATTGACAAAAATTGGAGTATATGTGACATGTATGTTTTTAGTTAAAAACCATTCACTCACTTGTTGAAATGTTGGTGTGTTTATAGAATATTCAGGGTCAACATTTTCACTGCTTGGCGATTGTTTGTAGTATAAACTGCCGGGAAATAAGTCTAATAATATTCCATTTTCCTTAATTCTATGTGCCATACAAGGTTCATTGAATCCAATTTCACTTAACTTTATAGAGATATCAAGTGGCACAAATAAATCATCAAGTAACTTTTTCATAAAATGACGTTTCTTACTTATACGTTGAATATATCTAAAGGTTACAAATTTTCGATAATATTTCGACGATAAGGTTAAAAAAAATGACTATGACATGCAGTTTCCCTCCACGTAGTTCTTTCGGAAGGATTTATTGGTTTTTTTGTGTATTGGCGAGTTCGATGTTTATCTTCTCTCCCGCACAATACACAATAAGATACCTCAGAATAATACCAATATTTACTGTTCGCTAGTTTTGGCTTCATCGTTCAATTTAAATCCCCCATTAAACCATTCTCTTTCAACGGTTTGAGGATTTTTCATGTATTCAAGTAACTTAGCACAAAGTTTTTCGGGTGTTTCAACAGCAAAACTCTGACAACCAATTTCAACTACATAACCGAAATTAAGACCACTAATACTGATATTCCTTATTTTTTCCGGTCTTCCAGACGTAATAACTGGTGCAGGCTCACTACCGCCGATAAAAACATTGCCACTATTGTCACATTCACCAGCATTGGTGATATGACCATTCACAATCATTCTGCCGTTGCCATCTTCGGCTTCAGCTTCAACCAAATTTCTTGTTATTCTTTCATCTCTTTCGCCACCAACATCATTTCTTTCACTTGTTGCTTCATGATTTCTACTCATAATATTTTATGTTTTAAATTTATAGCACAAATATAAAAAAACCCTTACAATATTGCAAGGGTTTTTAGTTGAGCAATAAAATATTATTTACCTGTTTCTGCTAATTCTTTAATCTCCTTAATGGTTTTAGCTAATTTATATGTAGCGACAGTGTTTCCTTCAATTTTTTCGCCATATTTTTTAATAGCCTCAGTATTACCATTAATCGCTGATGCTAAATTACTAATGGCATTTGCAATCAACACACTATTCTCTTTTGACTGACTAGTTAATGCACTGATTATCATATCCATCATTTCAAGTTCTGATACTGATTCGTCACTCTGGTTTTCAATCACTTCATCATCAATAGTGAAAGTGTCAATTGTTTCCACTTGATTATCAGCTTGCTCAGGAAAATTAATTTCAGACTGAACCGATTCAGATATTGACCCGTTCCGCATTATTACAGTAGTTTCACTACTTTTATCGACGGCTTTTCTTGCTTTTTGGAATTCACTTACATTTTTCAATGCAGTAAGGTAATACAAGGTGATTTCTTCGGGACTCCTATTGCAATCATTCCATGTATAGTCATCGGAATTTTCGATTTTCTTAATAATACCTAAATATTCTAAAAAATCACCCGACATAGAAGTACTGATGTGATGTTTTGTTGCAATACGTGTTTGCTTTCCATTGTAATCTAAACATTTTAGAATATTCTTGAAGGCTGTTTTGTTGCCTTTCAACTTAAATTCAAGCTCACCGAAAGCTCTTTCATGATTCTTAACAGTAGCAGCATGAAAATTATATTTCGTGCCAAGAGAAGTAACATCCAATGTTTTAGATAATTTAGGAAAATCATTTAAAACATTAACATAATCTAACGATTCTTTTTCCATAATAATAAAAAAAATAAAGTATATAAATAAATAAATTGTTTTTTAAAGAAATAATGCATTACGAATTTCCTCAGCTTTAGCATTTTGACCTTCATCAAAAGCTTTTTTTCGAATTTCTTCGATTGAAGTAATCATTGCTTCGTAAGACAAATGTTTTATGACGAGCTTATTTAAAAACTCAACAATCTGGCTGTCTTTCGATTTTTTTGGCGTAAAAACAGTTTGGTCTTTGTCTTCAGGAAGTTCAAGCAATTTAGTGAGCTTTTCCCCTTCCCTACAGTCTTTATAGATGGTAATGCCCTTATCGAAGATACAATGACTAACCCAATATGATGATTTATTTTGTGAAATACTGATGTCAGTTTTTACGCTCCGATAAAAAATAAATGAACTACAATACTTAGTCCCGCTTCCAATTATAATATCATCCCACATAATTATAGCTTTTTAAGATATACACTACCACAATATTTAACCCATGTTTCACATTCATCATAAGCATACCTAAGAATTTTTAATCTTCTACCTCTTAGTTTAAAAACAATATGGATTTTATAACCATATCTGTCATAGATTTTAAAACCGGAGAATCCATCGCCACAATTATATCTATAATCACTAGGCTTATTGCGTGAATCCAGCAAGGGCACATCTTTACGTTCCGGACTTTTCATAACGCCAAATACTCCCGAATTTAAAGCATTTAACACTACGTTTTTTAATTCGTTGAGTTTAGCCTCATGATTTTTACAATCAAGTTTCGACTTAAATTCAGTTCCATCAACTGCTTTATATATTCTTTCCATTTATTTACGATTTGATTATTTTTTCACTAAATTAGGGAACATTTCATAAAATATTCTCCAAACTCGTTTAGACCTTGCTTTCTTCGGATATCGAATTCTGTTCTTATTAGACCCACCACTTCCTACATAAACACCCTTATTATCACGTGTTTCCTTGAGATTATTTACACGCAGTAAGTCTTGGGCATCGTTTATTTTTTTTCTTTCCTCAGTACATATTTTAAAATACTCTTCTTTGGTTAGTGATAAGTCCAGAACCAATGCTTTAATCTCACTAAATGCCTTAAACCATTCTACTGAACGAGAGTCACCAAAATCAGAATACGATTCTATTCTTTCGTCAAAATATGCAATAAGGTCATAGTTTAGCTTACCTTTCTCATACGAACGAAAATATATGGCAAGCATCATATCATATTTGTGAACAAGATGCTTAAGTCTTCTAAGTTTTTTTTCTTGTTTCATGCTTAATATTTTTCTTGTGATGAGTATTTTTTATATTCTCTTGTTTTTTTATAGATTTCCCACAACAAAGCATGAACAGTAAAAAAACAACTGATATGGCAATTGTGAATGGAAATACTAATGCACATAAAAATAATGAACCAACAACGCCTATAATACTAAACTTTTCAACCGATAGAAATTGTTGTATGTTTGCAACATTTAATCCCCAACCAATCAATAGGAATGAGAACATAAACATTACTCCCAACAGATAAATAATTAAATTTAATTCCATAGTGAATATAGTTTTAAAATCTTAACATTATTTTTAATCACCTAACCAATTCCAAACATCATTCATGACATCAGAATTTTTTTCAGGTATTTGATTTTCAACATTTGAATATACGTATTTGAAACCTTTAAATCTTCTAGATTTAAATATCTCATCAATATGTACTGTATTAATCGGTACATTAACAGCGATGCTAAATTGTTTAGCTACTTCATATGCGTCAACAACATTGACACTACCACCACCAAAATAGCCTAAAACCCAATAGTTTCTTTTTCTAGTCCTATCGTAATACCTACGAAAATCTCCATGCTTGGTGACATCAAACTTAGGCGCAGGTTTTGTCGGTTTGCCTAATAACTCGTTGATGAAGAAATTAATCATGTAAGCAAAATATAAGATAAATGCCCAAGCTAAAATACCAACACAAAAATAACTTAATATTATAACGATATTGGTATTCAATAAATATTCCACGAATGGTCTATTAGTATACCCATAATTCCAATATAGAATAAGCACACCTGTTAAATAAGCAATAGGAATCATCATAACAGCAATCAAAACACTGATTTTTTTTATAAAGTTTTTCATAGTCAAAAATGTTAAAAAGGTTTATTCGTTTTTATATAATACGAATAAACCTATTGAAATGTTACAAAATATTGATGTTATTTACGCCATCGATGATAATTTTAAAATAATATCAACCAATTTATTATTAAACTCATTCCCATCGATTTCGATAAAGTGATAATAACTCCTATCATTTAAAAACCCAACATGTAGCGTATTGGCTAAAAATTCGGTTTCAGACTGAATATTCAAATGCAACACACTGTTTGATAATTGCTTATATAAATGACCGGATTCTGATTTAAAACATTTACCAACTTCAATTTTTCTCTTACCATACATTGAGTCAAGTTCTTCATTTGTAAATGTCTTAACATGAATAATTGGCTTATTGTTATTTTCTCCCATGACTAATTTAATTTTTGTTTAAGATTTTCGGTTTTAATTAACTCACGTAATTTATTTGCATAATTAGGGTCTTCAGCATATTTTTGAGAGAGATACGAAATATAATCATCTTCATTATCAATCCGGCTCAAATACGTTGCATAGTATAGTGCATAATCGATTAATGACTCTCTCCAATTTTTATATGTAGCATGACCGTTCTCAGTACCTAAAGAAGTATTAACTCTAATTATAGCTTCTTTCATTCCGAAGAGATTGTTATTTTCGACGAAAATTGGCTTTTTAAATCGTCCGGTCTCAAGTAATGCTTGTGCATAAACGATGTGTGGAAATTTAAAATTCATGTGCTTGATTTCGTCAATAAATTTTTCGTTGGTAAAGGCATTTTGCTTTGCAGTGAATATCAATACTTCTTCTTCATTGTATGACTGTTTGTTTTCACGCTTAAACGTCCAACCAAAAATAAAAACAATGATTGATAATACAGCTAAGGTATTCAATCCAATTGTCGTCCACTTTACCTTAATGTATTTCAATTCATTCTTGTCAAATTTATAAAACATGGCAATAATTTTTAGTTCTACAATATTTTTATCAACTACTTGTACGTTTAGTGTTGATAAAAGGTTACAAACTTTTAATTAAACTTGTTCTTCGGGATTATTTTTGATGTACTCCTGAAATTCTGCTTCAAGTTTATTGGCAAGTTCTTCGCTTAAATCACCCCCAATTCTTGATACTAGATTCATGTGGTTTTCATATCCCATGAACCAAACAGCAGTTAAACCACGTACCATACATCTTACGTAGTAATATTTTTTTTCATACTCACTTGGTATTTCTTTGAATAACCAATACTGTGTAGTGTGTGTGATTTTTTTCATTAGAATATAATTTTTTTACCTTCCGGCAGGAAAAACGAATGACTGATAGCTTCATGCTTACTAATATCGAAAATACGATACTCTAATTTATCGCCACTTTTTTTACGATAATCAACATCACCGTTGTTCGATACTTTAACATAAACCTTTACTTCGGGATTGCTTTGAAGCATATTGTCGATGTGTTTCAAAAATTTATTGCTGCATTTAGCTCTATCCAACTCATCAACTCTTATCTCCTTGACAATAACCGGATATTCTTTACGAATAATTAAATTTAATGTTATGCCTGTCTTTTTCATGATAATTTTTTCTAAATTATACGTTAGACAATAAAGAAAGGTTACAAAATTAATCAGCTTCGCTAATACTTTTTAAATGGTCACCATATAAAGGAAGATTTGGACTTGAATCATCAAGACCTTCAAGATTATCAAGGATTTCATTCAAGACATCTTGATTACTATCTGCCTCAATCTCTTCATTAATAATATCGAGCATGTTCTTTTTCATGATTGTATGTTGTATCAACTATTCAAACTGTGTTGTTTATAAATACAAAACATATTCGAAATTGTGTCTTATCAGAACGATATTGCCCTTATAGTTGTGTCAACCCCAAAAATTGTGTCTTGTCACAACTGCTCGTAATCCATTCTTCGTTGTTAATCTGTTGTGTCAACCCCAAAAATTGTGTCTTGTCACAACAAAATCGACTGTTTTGCCTGTCATCATGCTGTTGTGTCAACCCCAAAAATTGTGTCTTGTCACAACCAGCAAAGAAAAAACCAGTCATCCTTGTGTTGTGTCAACCCCAAAAATTGTGTCTTGTCACAACTGAAATCACTTCGGCAGCTATAAAGCACTAGTTGTGTCAACCCCAAAAATTGTGTCTTGTCACAACTAGTTCATCTACAATAGCTACTGAACAGTTGTTGTGTCAACCCCAAAAATTGTGTCTTGTCACAACTTCTTCACATCGTTGCTCAAACTCGGTAGTGTTGTGTCAACCCCAAAAATTGTGTCTTGTCACAACCTATTACCAATAACGTGTTGACATAAAACAACATACAATTTTGTTGGTTGTTAGTGAGTGAAGCATAGCTTCCGGTTATTTATTAACCCTTGTGTTTATTCACAAGTCACTATGTGCGTCACAACACGCACTTTGCATAATTAATATGCAAATACTTAATATTTTCAATGAACGTTATGCTTCAACAATATCTTTTTGTTTTGTCTTAGCACTGATAATTCCCTTTTTCGATTTAGGTTTCACATCAGAACCAATTGATTTTGATATATTCAAAGCTGCGACAATATCGGCATCTTTTTCAACATCGTGGTCTGGACATGATTCATTTACACATTTAAAGACTGTGCTATGTCTGTTTTCTTTATCGACATTACCACAAACAGGACATGTTCTAGACGTATTTTTTGGGTCAACCCATAAGATTTTAATACCATAGGATTTGGCTTTATATTCCAAGAAGCTTTGCAGTTGATAATATGCCCAAGACTTCAAGAAATAATTTTTAGTATCTTGAGTAATACCAGTCAAATCTTCCATTTTAATCACCCCAACACCATACTGTAGCGCAATATCAATAATTGCTTTAGTGATTTGATGATTCTTATTTTTTGCCCAACGTAATTCTTTTTCTTTTAATACATTCAGTGCCACTAATTTTCGATTTCTACCATGACCACCAACAGAAAATTTTAATGATTGTTGAAGCGATTTTCTTTGTTTCAACAATTTAAGCCTCTCATGCTGTATATGCTCGTTAAGATTAAACTGTCTTGGCTGATGTTTTTCATCACTGATGTAAAAACTTACCGGACGATTAATGCCGATATCAATACCCATTACTTTTTCAGGTTTTAATAGCTTTTCGCTTATTGGCTGTTTATATGTTAGCAACAAAAACAAATCTTTATCCTTTACTTGAATTGAGCTATCGCATATTTCATATTCGCCACTAAGAATGCGTTCGACAATAATACGATTATTGCTTCTATCTTTTCCAAAGAACAACGATAATTTCAGTTCACCGATTGTTTCTTTAGTGTGTTTGGTTGAGGGTAAATTGAAATAATAGTATTCTTTTTCATCCAGACTAAACGGAGCATCTCCCTTAAATTGAAACGGAATATTGATGTTGGTCTTCCTGAATGAAGGAATACTCATTTTCCCCGTTAAAACATCAAAGAAATTATTTTGTGTTGTTTTAAAAATCAATGAATTAAACGATGTGCGAATATTTGAAGATATGTCAATCAACTCAGTCAATGATTGATAACCAGAATTACGAATTGACGTACCAAGCTTTTCTTCAACAAATTTCTTTGCATCCGACTTAGTAATATTACGTGACTTCGATATTTCATCAATATCGTATTGATTGTTAAAGTGAAGCCTAATCACGCCATTACCAATTCTTGCTAAATCTGATGCCATTTTTCGAATATACGAATAAACATCATTCCGATTATCCCCTGAAGGAATTATCGTAATCTTTCTTGTTTTAATACAATAATTTTCCATTTTTTTTTTTGTTTTTAATCAAATTGTGATTAGTTACACCACCTAAAGGTCATCCGAAGTTGTGTCAACCTCTCAAATTGTGATTAGTTACACCTTTAAGTAATTCTGTCTGGTTGTGTCAACCTCTCAAATTGTGATTAGTTACACCATATTATTTTTTTAGTGTTGATAGCTTGCGTTGTGTCAACCTCTCAAATTGTGATTAGTTACACCGCCTTTGGGGGGGTGGGTTTACGGACTAGCGTTGTGTCAACCTCTCAAATTGTGATTAGTTACACCATATTATCTATAACGTGTTGACAAATAACAACATACAAATTTGTTGGTTGTTAGTGAGTGGAAATTTCCCTGAGTTTAAACTCATTCTCGTCTCTTCGAGAATCACTATGTGCGTCACAACACGCACTTTGCATAATAAAATATGCAAATACTTAATATTTTCAATGAACTTTTTTCTTATACGTTTGTATTAATGAAAAGGTTACAATTATTTGCAACTATTTTACATCAGCCTTTGATTTAATGCATGTCTTAATGTTATCCATAATCTGATGGTATTCAGGATTATTTGCAGCATCCCGGGTTTCAACAATTTCATCAAAACTATATCCACACATTTGATATTTTTTCGATATACGGATATACATCGTCCCATCAAACACATATTTTAAGGCTGAACTAATTAAAGAAGTATGTTTTTGTTCTTTCTTCCAATTATTAAAGTCTTCAACCGAACTACATATAACTGCTACGTGTTTCATAATTATTTTTTTGGATTCCACCAAAACGATGTTCTGTTGTTGTTCCACTGAATATCATTTATTTTCAATCTTACCAATATGGTTCTCAGTTCACGATAAAAATCGTCGCTAAGGCTTATTGACGAATCTTCTTTAAGATACTTGTTTCCGGTAACAATAATTCTAATGGTTGGTAATACCCTATTGTCTTCGGGTTTAACGAACTTAATACCATAATTGCTAAAACTTTTAGTAAGTATATCAGCAACGTAATCGTTATCAATTTCGCCAATAACTTTTGATTGATTTTCCATTTTTTCGAGAGCAGCTTGATACATATATTCAAGTGCTTCGAAAGAAGAATAATACGCACCATCTTCTTTTAACTCACGATAAAATTCACTTACCTTGCGGTACATTTCAGTATTACCTATGCTCATTTTCGGTGTTTTTTATTTCGTTTTCAATAATATCGTCCAAGAAAGAATGGAGTCTAAGCTTCACATCTTGTTTTATTTTTCTCCGGTCTTTATGTGCTTCTGCTTCAACAATTTCAATCAACATATCAAATGCTTCACTAGGCATTTGAATTGACATAAACCCTCTAGAATTATCAATACGCACCTGTTCGTTCTTCATAGTCACCAATAATTTATCGGGAATAACAATTAACGACTCGCTTGATTTAGGGTCGAACTTAATTGCATCATTATTCTGCATAGCTAAATCTTTAACAATATTAAAAACTTTAAGCTGTTCAGCAGATAATGATTTGAATGCTACCTTTTCTCTGCTACGTTTCGTTTTCGTTCTGAAACGTCTACGAATTCTAGCAGCAATTTTAGCAAATTTATAACTTAACGCCATACTAATCTTTTTTTCTTGTTATACGAAATTAATTAAAAAAAGTTACAAATTATTTGGCAAAATCCCTTACAACATTATCCGGGTGTTCATATTCCCAATCGCTAATATACTCCAACAATGCTTTGAATATAATTTCCGGAATGTTGGATATGTATATAAAATTCCAAAATAACATATCTAAGTGTCCATTACCCTCAAAATCAGAAATATTATAGAAATCAACCTGACGCATTGATTTATGAAATTTACAGAATTTAGTTCCGAAATCATCTTCAGATTCAATAAAATCTCTTTTGAATATCATATTGAATCTGTCCTCACCCAATAACTTAATCAGATGCGTGAGCATTGAGTATTCTGATGATTTAACTAAGGTAGTATTTTTACTGAATACTTCAATAATCGATAATATTTCTTTGTAGTAGTTCATTACTGTTTCGGTTCTATGTCAAGTAGATTACGATAGTCTGTGAAAAACGTTTTGCCGTAACCCGCAACCTTAAAGTTATAAGTCTCGCCTTCTTTCAATCTGAAAAAAATGTCTGAATTGTTGAATTTGCCATTCAATAGCGAACTCTCACAAATGAAGGTTTCTTTATTGGTTATTACCAAATATCTGTAACCTGTTGAAATACTGCCATTATCGCCATTGGAGATAATTTGCTGCTGAACTAAACGTTCTACTTTGCAATTATTAACCACTTCAGTCATTGTTGTAAAATAAAGTTTAGATACTGAACCAACAATAACCAACGCAATGATTAATACAAAAAATGTTTTAATACCGTTTCTCATAACACTTAAATTTTTTAAAGTTTATATTTGCCAATTTCTTGACCGTCAATTACAATTTTATTATTTTCTTTAAGATAACCTTTCATTCGCAAGTAATTTAATTCTGCAACAAATTCAGGTTTGGGAGAGTAAGGTAATACTTCACCCTTAAATCTTAGATTCAACCAAGTTCTGATATTATGCCGAATATAAACATTATATGATTCGGGAAATAATACATTTATGAACCAATAAATGTTACTCATGTGCTGATGCGACATTTCATTCATATCAACAACTCTTCCGTCATATGTAATCCATTTATCCATAATAACCTATACGTTTTGAATTAAATTTTGTTACAAAAAGGTAAGAATTTCATCAAAATCATTGTCATACAACCCCATTGGGTCATAATTAGCAATTTGCCATTCAAGCAGCAGATTTTTACGGACACTTTTCTTCTTCTTTCTAGGAAGATTTTGAGATTCTTTCCACTGTTTACGAATCCTATCTTTCCACGCTTTGTTTTGTCTTTTCATATCGCTCAACATCGTCAAGCCAAATGATAAATAACCGCTTAATAGACTATCCATTGCTTATATTATTTTCTTTCTGATACCATTTAATAAACTCAACTACAACGTACCATGTGTTTTCAATACGATTATCTCTGGTGTTTCTCCGGCAGATAATGCCGTTATGTTCACGAGTTCTATAGTTTCTGTATGCTGTGCTGCCATTACGAGTAGTTTCAATAGTGTACATATGTGATAATCCGCAATCATATGCCTCACCTTGGTCTAATGACTCAATGACTTCGATTATTTCATACAATGCATTCCAATCACGATGAAATGGAAGGTCTTTATGCGGATAATTGTTATGAATTGAGTATGCGACTACTATGCGATTTCCGAATATTTTAAACCACGTACCATCCTGACCTTCTTCCTGAAACCACCCCAATGCTTTGGCGATGATTTCATTACCTTGTTTAATTTCTTCTGGATTGAATGACATATAATTTTAATTTGTTTTTCTCTTCTACGTATGAAATGTATTAAATGTTACAATTATTATTCAGAAATTAATAATAACTGCAAATCTTTAATTTCATCGTATATTAATTTGTTGTGGGTTTCAATATTGATAGGGATTAGCGATAGTTCATCGCAACGTCTGGCATGCTCAATCGCTTCCTTTTTTTCATATACACCTGCACGAGAAAGATAATCGGTATATCCGGCAGAATTTGGGCGATAATACGAACCATGTTTACAAATGTGGCAGAATTTAATTGATTCATCATTCAACAATCGTTCGAGTTTAGCTATCCTTAGTCTTTCTTTAACAGTACCATTAATTTCCCTAAGAGTCATAATCTTATTTTCGAAAAAATAGTGGTCTGAATTTTCATATCTAATAACCGGAATATTTGCGAGTGATATTGGTTCATCATAGCAGTTTTCCATTCCCTCGTTTTTAATCAATTTATAGATAATCGATTTAGCTGCGTTCAGGTTTTTTGCGTGACAAACTACTAGAGAATATTCATATCCATGTTTAATACGAATTAAATCAATACAATATGCTTTTTCAACTAATTTATATTTCTGCTCCTTCATTATTTTAATTTATTTGGTTCAACTTTTTTCGAAATCCAGTGTCCATGTGAGTTATTGACGATTTGTCTAAACTCTGGACGCACGTATTTTGCAATAGATTTGCGGAAATCCTGATAATAAAATTCATCAGCTAAACGAATAACATATCCTTCGTTTTTAAGCCTGTATTTCTCGAATTCGGCGATTATTTTGTCTTTATCGTAAATTCCATCATAGAAGACCGGGACTGTCTCTAATCCAAGAATTTTGGCATATTCTTGGGTTTCATCCCAAGACAAGCATTTGTTATCAATCCAGATTGAAAACATCATAAAATACGTTGGTAATTCCTCATACTTAACAGAATGAACTGCATATAGGTTTTCACCACAAATGCGCATGTTATCATCAAGTAAATATGAAATCCTAGACCATAAACCCTTAGCCCAATTACGTGTTTCATGACTAGCTGATTCTAATGAACGTGCATGAATATGGTCGTTATACATAGTAGTATTTTCACCATCCATTTTAAGTGTCACGACGACACGTTTACCGTGAAAATGATTATCGTTTTCAAGAATTCTATCGTCTTTCAACAGATTACTCCACGGTAAATGGAAAGTTCTTTGGTACTTTACATACTTAACAAATAAATCCAACACGCCACCTTGTTTCAGTATCTTCTGAACGCTTTCATCATAGAATAATTCGCCTTTAACCCTGTTACCATTCGGCAATATGATATTTCCCCACTTATCGTATTCATTATCATCATAAAAATGGTCAGGCAATACGATAGTTTCAATGCCACATTTTTCACGAATCACATCACAAGATAATGTGGTTTGCTCTGCTTCAACATGGTGTTCAGCGCAAAGCGATGCGCCATTCTCGATGTAGTATCCACCATTTGAAAATAGTCTGCGCTCAATAATGTGATGTGCGTCAACTGCAGGTTTCTTGCAGATAACGCATTTATGAGAATCACGCTCAAAAACGCCATTCCGGAAATCATCACGTGTTAATAATATCGGCTGCATTGTTTTTAATTTAAAACTTCATTCCGTTAAGATACCAATACGCCAAAACCGCATCAGAAACAAAACTCAAAAACCAAAACCATCTCGGAAATATTGAAATTTTTGGTGCACTCTTTAATGTGTAGGTGATAAAATCGAAATTCCCTAAAAATGCAAGCACACATGCTGCAGCAAATAAAATTTTTGTAATCATGATTAATTTAATTTATTGTTTTCAATCCATTTCTTCAACTCTTGTACTGATTCGACAACTTCTTGAGGATATTTTCTTCTCCCAATGGGTGTGTCAACATACCCAATAATATTTTTGATAGCATCTATTGGTAATGCATTTGAGTCCGAAGGAATCATTAATTTAACGCAATTATTTGAATCTAATGCTAGTACGTCGCTCACATCACTACCATATAAACATGCACCTAAGTTTCCAGACCAATCTTCGGGAACATAATTATTAACAATTTCGGGATAATCGCTTATATGACCAATAACTTCAATCTTTTTATATGTTGACAAGGCTTCGAAATCCGAATAAATATCGCTTCCGAATATACCATCACAATATTCAACGCAATGAAAATAGTGCTCATTCAAGTCTGATTTATAACCATCGCCATTGATTATACTTCCTTCGATAATTTCAACACCATTAATATCAAATTTACCACTTTTACGATATGAATGTTTCTCAACATATTCAACATTAACCTTAGTGATTTTTTCGTCAAAATTCAATCTCGAAACATATACTTCGAACCAATTGGCATGTATTTTAGGTAACGCTGAATATATCGGCATGTGAGAAATATCTTCATAACCTCTTATTACTTTTAACGATTTATCGTTAGTAGCAATAATCTTCTTATTTACTGTTGAGTTACCTGATGAAGCACTAAATGCATACGATGCTTCATTATGAATATATGAGAAAATAGGTTCACCTTTTTTATATGGCTCATCAGACAAAATATATACACCATAGTTTATTGTTTTACAATTATATGGTTCGCAAATCTTAATTCCTGCACTATAATAATCGCCAAACTCAATAGGCTCAACTATTTTTGATAAAATAAAATCCCCAATCTCAGGCTTATATTTTAACGGTGCTAATTCAATATTCAATGTTTTCCAACTCATAATATGATTTTTTTTACTTTGTTGTAGTATTCCGGATTCAAGTTGATGTAATTTGCATCTTTAACATGAAATGCAAATATTGAATGACTAACGACAATTACTTGCCATTTTTTTGTCAAATGATTAATGTAATCCCAATAAACTTTTTGATTATCTAAATCCAAATGAGTATCAAGTTCATCAATCAATAGTGTAGGTTTGCCTTTCTCACTTGTGAATGATTCAAGCCAATCGTGAAAAACATCGCTAGATTTAACCCATACATCATTGGCATCACGTTTAGTCAGTCTGCGTTCAAAATCGCTACCCAAATCATATAATTTAATCAATAATCCAATTGCAGATTCACCTTTTGAATTATTACTCATCATTAACGATAAAGACTCACCACCACTAAAAAGTTCATTTTTAATTACCTGCATCGGGTTATCTAATCTATCCCATGCTGCTTTTGGATTGAAAAAATCAGCAGTTAAATGATGAAACATAGTTCCATCCCAACTAATGTCAGTATTGGGATAATCTCGATTTTTCAACCTTTTTTTTATGATTTCAGGCATGGTATGCCAAATATTACTACCAATTGGGTGTGCATCAAATGGATTAGGCATAGTTGGGTAAGAAACGTCTTTAGTTCCTCCGCAACTAGTCTTAATCAGGTTTAATAAAACTGATTTACCACTACCATTTCTTCCGGTAACTATATTAACGCCATCAGTAAACTCATAAGTAACATCCTTATTTTTATTATGATATAACTTATTTGTAAAATTATGTGCGCCAGTTCTTTTAATTGTAATGCTCTTAATCATGATTTAATTATTTGCTACTTATACGTCACAAAGATAATAAATGTTACAAAAAAACCACACTAATTTTCACTAGTGTGGTTTCATAATCTAATCTTTTTCTTTTCTTATTTCTTTCCGCTAACCAAAGCACTTATTGGTGTATTGGTGTAAATCGGTGTTGCACCATCCCACTTAGCGATAAACTGCTGTAACAGAATTTCTTGGGTAAGACCTTTTGACAGGATAAGATTTTCTTGTGCTTTCAATGCAGCAAGTTCATTCTTTTTCTTCTGTTCTTCAATCTGTTGGTCAATTACGCTAATATTGGTATTTACTTCATTTCGGGTATCAATACGCTCTTTAACCTTATCGGTAAATTCAAGCTGTGCCGAGAATGTCAACAATTCCAATCCACGTTTTTTGAAATCATTTTGAACTACTTCCTGCAATGCAGTTTCAAATTTTAATGACCCGCCATCAGCCATAAGTTCATCGGTCTTAAATTTCCGGCTTTCTTCTTTCATTAAATCATAGATATGTGGCTCTAACACGTTATTCTCCAACGATGCCATGAAATCCTCACCTGCACCAAGCTGTTTATTATCGAAAACTACATCAACGGCAGAACTTTCAATTACTTTATAGCTGTACATCGGGCGAGAAGTAAAATCGGTATTATCGGCTGCTTTCAAATGTAAAACCCGGTCGCTACCATCTTCGTTTTGAAATACACCACGCTGTTCCCATAGAGGTACTTGAAACAATTCTGTTCCCGGCATCATTGTGTTAACACGTCCCTTTTCTAATTTAAAGTCGGATTTACCGTTTTTTCCGTAATTTTCCATCAAGACACCCTGATAGTTAGGAGCAACCCTCTCACAAGAGGTTAATACTGCAAGAGCAAATACTGTAAGTAAAATAAACAAATTTCTCATTTTAATTGATTTTTTAAATGTTAATAATATTAATTAATTCTTTTTTGAGTCAACTTTGGTTTGGTCGCCCTTAGCTAAGGATATTAGCTTCTTAATGACGTACCGTAATGTTAATCCGATTGTTGCGATGTAAGCAATCCATCCCAACCATACATTTACATCGTTGAAAATGTAATGTGAAGCAAATAAGCCTAAAATGAATGCAAGAACTATTAAAAAGTATTTCATAATTTTTTGATTTTTAATGTTTTATGCGAACATAATCATATAAGCAATACCGAATCCACCCGCTAATGCTACAACAGTTAAGAATTTCACAAACTCGTAGCCATCATATGTATCAGGTTCGACTAAAGTATATTTATTAGGAAGCCAGAATTTCCACCCATTATCAGATTGTTTAACCCGGTGAGTCATAAATGTAGTTCTGTAATATCGCCACAGGAAAGGAATAAAAACTAATAAGAACAATATTCCAATAGCAATTCGAATCATATCACGACCAATGATTTTATATGCGACCATTACCATTGTAAATGTGCCAACCTTAGTGTTTCCAAATTTTTCGGATACGTCAACTACGGCAAGCAAACCTTCTTTGATAGCAATGCCAACTTCTTTACCAACGCCAACCCAATTTCCATAGGTTTCAACTTTCTTTTTCAAATCGGAAAGTTCGGCATCTGTTTTAATTTTCTGTAATTGTGCAGGAGTGAGGTCGGTAGCATTAACTAAAATTTGCTCAACAGGCTGTGCTGCTGTTGTTTGAGCATTTACTGTGATAAATGTTACCATTAAAGTCAAAAGTAAAATCAGTAATTTTTTCATTTCAAAAAGTTTTAATTGTTATATTTTTTCTCTTATACGTTTCAGTTATAAAAAGGTTACAAATTTCATAAAAAATAACAAATCCGTTTGGGATAATTTAAATGCTCTCTTACTTTACTACACACATTTTGCGCTTCAATGCTACTGTCGGTTGCTTCATCATTTCTGACTTTTTATCCGAATGTCTCAGTCAGCTTTCACCTAACATCCATCACGAACATTTCATAGAACAAATAAACTACTGCTGCGGATTTGTTATATATTTTTAGATTACCACGAATCGTAATCGGTAATATCTTTTTTCAATTTCTTCACTTTGACACTAACTCCACGACCAATACCGCTACTATAAGTAAAAATTAATTTAACCTTCTCATATTTATATTTCTGAGGTAAGTTTTCGATAAATTTATCGAAGGCTTCACGTTCCTTTTCTGTTAAATCAATATTCATAATCTTATAGTATTTGTATTACTTTGCCGTAAACTTGTTTAGTCCATCCATTAATACCGCCACGATTGTTCCCAATAAGAACACCACGTTCGCCAACTGCTTTCACCAAATGTGTATAAAATTTGCCCTTAACTTTGCAGTAAACAATATCATCACATTTGACATCTTCAAGCTTAACTGGTGCTAAAACATGTTCTTGTCCGGATTTTATTAACGGAATCATCGAATTACCTTTTTCACTGGTCGTAAACGATTCACCCTTTTGAAGCTTATCAAGCTTCCAATTAATATTCATAGTTTTCGGTAATATCGTATATGTGATTTTCCATATCAGTTGATAATAATTCAAAACCCTTTTTCATTTCTTCCAAGTACTCAATTTGTGCCAGTTCTTCTTCCCTTCGTTTTTCTTCACGTAGTTCTTGAATCATCATTTCATCCAAGTACATGTTTAGTTCTTCTTGTTCTGTCATGACTAATTGGTTTTTAAATAAAAAAAGTTGCCTGATGAATGGGTTGTATAGATAATGTCAAAATCAAAATCAATGTCACAGACCCTTTCTGCATCAAGGACAAAGACAAATACCAAGTCTGTTTTGTATACCAATTATCCGACCTACTAAACCGAGGTGCGGTAACCTGTTATACTCACTGGTCGTTTTTTATGAACGCCATAAAACATTGGTTTTTTGCAGAAAGGCGATTTTTAAATTAATTAAATTTATAACTTAATCTTTTCCATAACGACTTCTGTTCATGTCCTTTCGGGTCATGAATAGAAAAGTTATAAACCCATCACCAGACATAAAGATAGGTAAACTCGGCTTGTGCTCTATTTACCTACCACCTTAATATCTTATTTCTCAGGCTCTAATTTTTCGAGAAAAATATCAACAACCTTTTGAAACCTAGCGTCAACCGATATACGCATTGAAGCAATCTTTTTGATTTCATCCTGACGGAGTTTTTCGTAATCCAACTGAATGGTTCTGATTTTTTCGTTAGCAGCTTTTACTCCGGTTTCGTAGACAAGCTGATTGTCATTGTTTTGCTTTTGAATGTTATGCTGAACATCGGCATTCAATTTGGCAATACGTGCATTTTCTTCGGTAACAAGGTTTTTAACCTTTGCCTTGTAGTAATTCACTACCTGTTCGTATTTACGGTGTTCGGCAGCGAGTTTTTCGTGAATTTCAAGCAATTCTGCTGAAGTGTGGTGTACTGTTACTTTAACAGGACTTTTCTTTCCTTCCACAATAGTCATCCACTCAACAGGAACAATACGTGGTAATTCTTTTCTCAAATTATCCAAAGTTGACCCCGCATGAATAAACTGACCAATATGGGCAGCATATGCTTCTGCTTCGTAATACTTAGCAAGGTCTGCAGATGTGAGTTGTTCCCAACCCCATTCTTCACTAACTTCACGAAGAAGAACTGGTGCTGCATTTAACACAACAGGTTTTTCAGGAATTTCAACAGAAGAAATGTCAGCTTTCGATTTTTGCATTTCCTTAATCATAAGGTCTTTAGCCTTAATGTTTTCCATCAAAAATGCCTGACATCCATGCAACTCGGACTTTTCAAGAAGAAGTTCCAATACATTTGATGGAATTTTTTTACCCACCATAATATTCAGCGAATTTCCATCGACTGCAACTGATTTTGAACAGTTATTAATACCTTCAAGTGTTGTGTCAATTTCTCTTGCTCTTTGGTTACAAAGGTTTGAAATTGATTGTGCCTGTGACAGACTTAAACCATCGTTGACGGTTAATGCGTTTTTTCTCATAGTTATAATGTTTTTATTTGTTATACGTTTATGATTTGAATTTGTTACAAAAATAGATGAATTTTTTTAATCTGCAATACTTTTTTTATTTTTTGAAAACAAAAAATGGTTCATAGGATTCATTAAACCCGGGTTTATCGTATTCGACTTTCCATCCGGCTTTACGATAAATGTCTTCGAAATCAAGAAAATGATTTTCAAATATTTTATCACGTTCAGCACTTTGATTTATTTCATTCGGGTGTTCAGACAGTGTTAAATTATCCAAATACGCATTAATAATAGCATCTTGTTTTACTGTCGAAGACTTACCATTCCAATTTTTAACAATCAAATCATTAACTGCTTTAATCATATCATTTGGAATTGTTTTGATTTTTTTCTCAACAATTTCACTCGGTTTTATTGGCTGAATTTTTTCCATATTTTTAATTTTGTGACCATTGAAAAAAGTTTGCGAATCTACCGCTAATGAGGTCGATTCCTTCACCAAATTCTTTGATTATTTTTTTATTGTCGGCATCAACAACATATGCGATGGTTTCTGATTTTGTCGGGGTACTGAAAATCAACATAATGATATCTTGTTTTTCATCTAACTCGCTAACAGAAATTTCGTTATTTAGTAATGCTTTAGCTGCATCACTTTTGGCATCGATTTTAGCACCCCATGCTTCAATAACCATACCTGCAGCCTGTATACTTGGGTTAACACATTTATCTTTAATTAGATTTGCAAGGCTATCTTTTCCTGCTTCTGTCATAAAAATAAAATTAGGAATTTGCGATATTACTAATTCGCCATTGTCAATGAAAAATAAGACAGGCATTAAACAACCATCGGCTTCGAAGTTCTTAATCATGCCTTCTTTCATTACATCTTTAAATTTTTCAATTTCAGCAAACATAGTCGTAAATTTTAAGGTTTGTACTTCTTATACGTTATAGCATTAATAAGGTTACAAATTTAATAAGAAATTTAACTTTTCCTTTAAATTAATAAGCTTAATCGCTAATACGCATTTTTCAACTATCTTATTTTCGTTTAATAATTTGGCTAACGATAAATTATCGTATTCCGCTTGCTTTTCAGCTATGAGTGCTTTAAGTTCAAGAATTTTCTGTTTACGAATTTCTTTTGCCCATTCAGTTATATCAAGTTGTATTTCAGACACATCTTTTTTGTTAATAGAGAATTTTCGTCTGTGCCGTAATATATTTCTACGATATACCCAACATAAGTCACCATTTTCCCATCTAAAATATACCCGGTCGTTACAATCTAAACAAACGACACCAATGCCTCCTTCAAGGAATATTTCATCACCTTCCCTTAACTTCATAAATTTTAAATAAAAATGTGACAATGAGCAATCCCCACTGTCACAATAATTAATTCTTAATCTTTTTTACACCAGTTACCTGAACTGGTTTAAGTCCATCGAACTTAATACCATATTCAAATATCACCTGATGACTTGCTTTTAATTTCGGCAAATCTTCTTCGTGATATGCCTTTTTCCAAATTGGTGAATCATTAAGGTTTTCACGAATGTTTTTATCTTCCACCGGAGAATAAATTTTTACTAATTCCATGTTACTGTGATTTTTATTTAATAACTTATCTAAAATGCCCATCTTCGTTAACTTTTAATGTGTCAGTAATTGTTTTGCTACCATCTACCCAAGGTGATTTAGTCCAAACATATCTACCAAAATTGATGCTTTTAATTTTAATATTACCTTTAAGTGCATCCTTTTGTCCTTCGGCATATGCTGTTTCCATCAAGACCTTAATTGATGTGGAAAATTTTCCCAGATTTTCTGTCTTTTTTTTGGTTTCGAAATCCGTTAATACATGTGTAATTGCCCACACATATACAAACACAGCACTAAGAATAAGAATTGTTTTGATTCTATTTTTCATCTTATACAAATGTTGGTGGTGTCATAACCATTTTCATTTTTCTCACTGGTTTGATTTTATCGGGAGTAATCACAATTGTAAAGCAACCAGATTGATAAAATTGAATCTCAGCACCATCCGGATTGTAAGTACCGTCAGCATTCAATTTTTTGCAATAAACATTGTAACCATCAGGATAAGCATCATATCCGGTACTACCACCCTCAATTGCAGTTTTCACTACAACAAACTCATCACCGGAATTAAACACAAATGTTTCTTCTTTAACATCACCATAAACATTAGCAATGACAGACTCAACATATTTCAATGCATCGTTCAATTTCGGTCTGATGCCTAAATGACTTTCAAATTTATTTGCAATTTCGAGTGCAAGTTGCTGTTTGTCATTTAAAATTTCAGACGAATTTAATGAACGATACCGTCTCCCAACAGTAATTTCAGCACCAACCATTTTATTGTTTAATGCGCAATTAACATGAACAAATTTTTCAGGTATTTTGCCATAAACTTTCATTCCATCGTTTAATACGATTACATCACCAACTGAAAGAAATTTTGAAGTATCCATTTTTAAAAGGTTTTAATGTTATTAATTTTTTCAGCACACTCAGGACAGCGACATATTAAATCGCTTAAAGAAATACTTAAATCAACCTTAGCATATCTTTCTTCTTTTTTTAAATAAGAAATGTCAGGCTGTTCATATGGGGATGCGTGATTATATCCACGTTTAATCATTTCAGCTACCAATTCGTCATGTCTTTTTTCCATGCTTTCCGGTTCAATTTGAACCACTGGCGTGATACGATTAGTTATTTTATGCTTCTTCACAAAATTGTGTCTGTGTTTATGAATTTCTCCATGCTCACCAAGTAAGTGATTCTTGCACAATAACTCTGGATTAATACACCACATTCTCATAATAAGTAATTTTTCTTGCTTATACGTTGGTGAATTTAAAATGTTACAAATTATTCATTTAATTTGAAACTCATTCCACCTTTATGTACGGTGAACCACAATTTCCAAATAAGCAGGTCAATACCTACCATATATTGTGTCACTAGGTTATTTCCCCATTCTTTAGGCTTATTGAAATTCTTTTTTCCAACAATTTTATTGCGTCTAAAGAATAAACCAAGCTGCCATTCACGCCACATAGTGTGATGTTTGAATAATCTTTCACTATTGTCTTTATATTTTTCGTAACGATAACGATATACGAATGTAAACTCAAGTTTACCTATTTTTGTTTTAGCTACTGACATTATTCTTCGATTATGAAATAGTAATTATACCTATCAGTTTTTTCGATATTAAACTCAGCCAATATAGTATCGATTTGAAATTCAGTGAGGATTTTAATTGAGCCATGTATTTCAGGAACAACCATATCCTCAGAACAATACATTTTCCTTCCAACAATTATGAATGAACCTTCTAAATTATTACGAATTTTATTGGTTATCCCATACTTTAATTCTTTAATCTTATTCACAAATGCTTCGTTTTCCAATAAACTTACCGGAAGCTTAGTTCCATACATGAAATATTTTTTGCTCATATTACTCTTCGTCTTTATATTTATCACGAAATTCTTCCCATGTTGGTTGGGTATTTTCCGGCACGAAAAATTCAATACCACCTTCATCAACACCTTGTAAAAACCAATTAGGGTCAGTTCTGTCGAAATATTTCAAAACTGGCTTATCATCAACAATATGCAGATATGCACTATCATATGGAGCACCATCCATGATGAAATGGTCAACTGATGATGAATGTATAAAATAAGGTTCATCATCAGACATATCAACATCATTAATCATGTATTTACGCATATCATACCAGTCTTTAATAAAATCACCTGATGAAAAGCTTTTGTTGTATTTCTCATTCCTAAACTTAATTTCGACCGATTCATATCCTAAGTTTTCCTTATTACCTTCGTCGTAATTTATGCTAATACGTCCCATGATTATTTCTCCCACATTTCTTTATAGTCCAATAAATTATCAAATGCACCAATGCATGTTAAACCCGCAGCTTCTTTCCTGTTGGTTTTTTGTTCATCCCAAATTTGCTTCAACTGTGATTCTGAAAAGAATCCCATTGGGAATAATGACTCACCAATATGTTTAAGTGTGACTAAAGTATTTGCTGGAAGCTTAGAGTGTAAATAATATGCATGCATGGTAGCTTGACCGAAATTCTCAATGCACATTGAGAATATCATAAATGCACCCATGCTAATTTTTAAGCTTGTCAGATATTTGATTTTAATTAAAAATACTTTAATTTGTGGTGCTTCAAATAATGGTTTGAAATGTTTATATAATTCAGATTCTTTATCTAAATCATCTATATCGGTCTCCATTACTGGGTCTTTTGAGAATAAAATGTTCATAAATACCTTAGCCTCATCAGCATCCATCTCAGTTGATGGAGTATGCTTTTTGAAAATTTCGTCAATTCTATTCATGATTATTATTTTTACTATTGATTATACGTTACAACTAATAAAAAGGTTACAATTTACCGTTAAATCAACTTCTTTTTTTGACGGTTTGGGTGGTTTCATACACATTCAATGACTTATGCAATGCATCAAAAATCTGTGCCTTTGTTGGATTACCTTCTTCAAATATTTTATCGAGTCTGGTTTCAAAATCATCAAAAATTACTTTTCTATTCGTGATTATCACTCTGTTTGATTTTTTCATATCCATTCCTAGTACCTTTCCAATTAAAACCAATTTCTAAAAAAGGTGTAATGTGAACTGCATATACATTTGCCTTATTATCTATATTGTTTTTGCTTACGCCAATCAATAACGGAATAATCCAAATAAATTTAGTTTTGATATTGCCTTGAAATTTTTGCATATCTTACTCACCATCAATTATTTCACACCATTCTTTAGGGGCAATAAAGCTTTGATTCTCGCTAGGATTGAAGTAATAGTTATCACCAAATTCACCAAAAAGATGTTCAATTGTAACATCGCCAGTAAACCATTCAACTCTAACTTTTGTTTTTCCAAAACCATTGGATTTTAATAAACCATATGAGATTGTTTCAACCCTACCCGCAGACGAACATAAATATCTACAAACCACACCTTTTTCAGTATATCTGAGAGGTTTAACTTCAACAGGTGCAGACGAACCTAAATCAAGCGAATATTTTTCACCAAGCAGAAAAATACCTACAATAGGTTTTTCTGATTCGGGAAATAGTTGTTTAATGCTCCACTCCAAAATATTTGATATGTGCTGTCTTTCAAGAGAGCATTCCGGCATATATTTCTTCAATGCAGCTAAATCCTGTTCAATTAAATCACAATACGCTTTTTTATTAATCGTTCCCATCTTTTTTATTTAAAAGTTGTTCTTCTTTTGCTGATTCTGCAGATAATACCGCATCTAAACTATCTTCTAAACTAAAGACAATTTTCGAAGCTGCTTGTACAAATGGCGATTTTATAGCATTATTAAACTGTTCTTCAGTTACACGCCCAAAGTCATGTGATTTGCTGTAAAAATATAGTGTGTTTGTTCTATGGTCTTTTAACCAATAGCCACCACCAACTGTTTTATTGCGTTCAAGACCACCTCGTAATAATTGCTCATGCAATTCTACGTTACCCAAAATTAAAACACCGTCATTAATTATAAATTTCTGTGCCATATTTTTTAAATATTACGGTTAATTATTTCTTCATCTAAATTGATGAATCTAATCATATCATTATTAACACTCTCAACATCAGAGATATATATTACCACCCCTCTTTTACTCTTTTTCAATAATTGTTTCAACAAGTCATAATTATTGATAGTACGATATGTGTTAACGGTGATATAAATTATATTCAACGGCTTATTCATTTCGATTTTAGGCAAACTACTTATAACATTCCCGGTAATTCTATTTGTCGGGGTCAAAACATCATATTCTGGATTCACCCTGTCTGCATCGACTTCATAAATGAATGTTGGTTGAAAAACAAAACGAATCTTATTTATCGGCACTTGATTAAATAACAGTAAATTTCTGTTAAGATTAATTAGATTCTTCTGATACGAATTAATTTCAGCATTTGCATGCTGATTAACGTATTTAACAATACCTGTTATACGAATAAAAGGAAATTTCGATGTAAATTCTAATCCAAACATTTATTTTATTAATTTAGTAAACCAAAAATAATCATCATTAGATTTATCGCCTGTAAAGTTATCACATTTGTAGAACTTAACAAACAAATCCAATGCATTTTCAATTAATAATCCGTTAATTAAATTGGTTGCCTTTTTCTTAGCACCATACCAATCATTGTTTCTATTGCCCTTAGACCATGCATTATATGCATCATCATGCATTTCGATAACAGTATAGACAGAGCCATACATTTGAAACTTTTCAGCAAATCGTCTGGCAATCATCCCATGATGATTTTCACCAGCTTTTGGCAAGTTCCTGTCAACCTTATGCTTAAACGTATCATGAACCAATGCTATTATGCGTAATTCATCATAGTAAGTATCATCTCCATAATACTTATCAATATTTTCAAGAACTTCCTTGATGTGATAGATGACTTCACCTTCAGGGTGTCCACGCCTTGGTCGTCCATATTGAGCACCCTCGATAAAATCAGGGTCAGCTATTATTCTTCGCTCAAGGTCTGAAATTGGTTTAACAATATCTTCAATTAATTTGCTCATTATGCTTTCTTAAAATAAATCAGTTTTGGATAGTCAGTAAATACTTTTTTAACAACCTCACAAAGCCAAACGTTTAAACTGATTTGAATGCCATTCAATTGATGAATAAAATAATCAGCACCCGAAATCATATCGTCAGCCATAAATTCAAGACAATTACTTCCTTCGAAATAGTCTAAGGAAACATTTAACAAAACGAATGGCTTACCATCTGATAGCATAGTTAATAATGTATCAGCACCCATTACCATTTGCAAATCGCCTTGATTTCCGGGATAATCTGGCAAATCAACATACCAGCTAAATAATTTTCCATCTGCAGAATATTGTTTATAGAATGCAATACGAATAATTTTAGGTTCATTAGCATTCCTAGTATATTGCCTTGATTTATCTTCCCATTTACGATTCTTCTCCGGCATTCTATCAAGCACTTCCTGAAAATCAACACCTGCTTTTTCACATGCAGCTAGTTGAATCGACAATAATGTTTGAAGTGAATCAGCACCTTCTTCAATAAAATGCTCACGGTCAAAAGGTTTATATGTAAAACCCATTAGCTTAATAGTTTCAGTTATGTATTCACCAAACTCTTCGTTGAATTTCATAACTCTTTCCGGAATAGATTTATTATCTATTTGATTAACCCGGGCAATATCCTTAATCAGATTATCTAATTTATTCTCCATTGTTCTGTAATTTAATTGCTAAATCAAATTCTTCATGAGTGATTTCCCACGAATAATCGATATCATGAGGAATTAACGCAAATTCGCCATGAATTTCACCTAATCCGATAGGAAGCATATAGTTCGAGTATTGACTTAAATCTCGGTTATATTTTTTGCCGAGATATTCAATAATATCATCATTGGGATTCTTAACATACCAACGTCTAGGCAGTCTTCTGGAAGTGGCAATACCTTCACGTATTACCCTATTCAAATGAAGTAATGATAATTTCTTAGATTCTCTCAAAGAAAGTAATTCATCAATTTTATCCAATACTTTTATATTGTCTGCATTTTCCATGATGTTTATTTATATTATAATAACGTCTTTTTCTTCAACAATCCCAAACTTACCATTATTCCATTCAACCCACCATAAATCATTTTTTCTGTTACGGTTCTCATTGGATGGCAGCCATAAACATTTAACGACACCAATAAACTCAGAATTTGATTTTAACTGAACATTAGATGTACAGAAAGACAGTTGTTCTTTTTCACGGTAAATTTCTTCACCATATGCTTTCTTAAAACCTAATATATTATTATCGATGTTCATTATTTTCTTTTTTGCTCTTATACGTTGAATCTTTCCGATTTGTTACATTTTTCTTCAGAATATAATTGGAAAATGCTGAAATAAACACCAATAGCGTCCACAATACAAACAACAATAAGGCATATCCAATCTTTTCAGGAAACTTATTCTTCGATACAGTATACAATGAGCCAATTGTCACTATTACAATTAGCTCATATTTAATCAGATATCTCCAATTAATTGATTTAAGAAAGTCTTTCACGGCTATTCTTCTTCAAAGTTTAAACCATTGAAGTGGTCAAGAATTTCAGGACTTGCCGGGTAGTATTCAAGTTCACCTGCTTGTGCCATTTCTGTTAAGCCAAAAGTTTCATCGGTTTCAAGTTCATCCATTAACGAGAGTACATCTTCTGATGTAGGTTGTTCCCAATATCCAGCAAAATGAAGAACATTAACATCACCATTCTCATCCGTTATTTTAGGATTAACTACCATAATTCCGTGTGTAAATTTTTCCATCATTAATCTAATTTAGTTGTTAACACTGTTGCAGTTAAACTAGGTCTGGTTAATGCAACATATTTTATTTGATTTCTTTCTTTAAGCACCCAATTATTATTAATATCATTCTCCATCACAAATACATGACTGTATGTACTACCCTGTGATTTATGCCCGGTGATTGCATAACCATAGTCCAAATCCTTAACAATAATATCGCCAGAACTACGAAGCAATCCGTTTCTATATACATTGATTGTTTTCATCAATAAATTACAACGTCTAAACTCATAATACTTTTTCCACATACCTTTATTTGCCTTACCCATGTCACGCAAAAAATCGTGCATTTCAGCATATAAATGTAAGTTATCATTATCATTAGTGTCGATGATAAAAACATCAATAAATTTAAACTCGCCCTTAGCTAAATCTTCTCTCAATTTAACTTGATAGCCTTGAATGCCATAAGCATTAGTTTCTCTCTTCAATTTATCAACAACACGATAATCAGCAGAATTTTCGATAATATTGTATCTTCCCTTATCATCGCTAACGCTACGATATCCCATTAATATGTCATTGACTTCAATCATTTCAGATGTGTTATTTAACAACGCATTTCGAATCACATGATTTGAGCTAATAACAGTATCATTTTTCCATGCAATTACTTTTGCATAGTCAGTATCCTTTTTAAATTCTTCAGATGAAAACTTATCGAGAACAGCCGTTCTAAACTCACGTTTTTTCAAAGTGAACCGAATTCCTTCACCATGTTCATTAATGTTACTAATGCGCTTAAAACCGCCATCAACGGTGGTTAAATTGTTTCTCAATGCATCATAAATATATGCCAGAGGATTGGTATCATTCTGCCTTTCGATTTTAGTTAATTGATGAAATAAATTGGTTTTTGCACTAAAAACAGCACTTTCTTTTTCACCAACAGGTGGAATTTGCGCCGGGTCACCAACAAACAATATTTTTGTCCAACCATCTTCAGTTTGTTCTAAAATTAAATCATATAACTCTTTATTAATCATAGATGCTTCATCAATAATCACAAGATTATAATCATTAATTTTTGGTAAAGCAATCGGATTAAATTTAGGGTCATTTGGATTAAAATTATCTAAATCCAAATCAGGTCTTAAACCCAACAATCCATGTAAGGTCTGACCATCTCTATTGGTTGTATTCATAACAACCTTTTTAGCTTTATGTGTTGGTGCTGATACAACAACTCCACCACGAAACTGGTCAAGAATCTTCTTGATTATCGTTGATTTACCTGTACCTGCATAACCTGCAAGAGTGAAATAATTATTATTCTTCCTTATTTTTAACCAATTCCGTATGTTATTAATCCCATCATATTGCTCATCATTAAATGTAATGAGTTTTCCAGATGGAAGTAATAGTTTATTATCATCCATTTGCTTTATAATTCTCGTTGAAATGTTTTAACGCACCCATAATTGTTTCATCATGATTAAACGCCCATTCAATGTTTTTACGATTGGTTATGAATTCAACAAAAGGCATCCATTTAACCATAGAGGTTTCATGACAAGTAAATTTCTCAATATCGTATGGAAATAATTGCATTTCGGCATATAAATCCACAACAGTCACAAATAACAACGATACATTTTGATGATTCTCACTAGGACTCGACTTTACACAGTATGGCTGCTTATTGTTGTCAAAGATAATATATTTTTCGAAATCCGGCAAATGTAATGAAGTTTCTTCACAAATTTCCCTAACCATTGCTTCATGTGCATTTTCATTCCAGTCAAGGTAACCACAAGGCACACCAAACTTAAGTGCTTCATCACGCATATTTTTTGACCTTTGTGCTATCAGCACATACATACCATTTAATGTACTGGCAATCACAACACCAACGACTGCAACCGACCTTGAAATAAAATAATCTAAATCAACTTGTTTACCTGAATTAGTGGTGTATCTTAATTGAATTCGTTCGTTAGGAACGTTATTGAATTTTGGAATTGTCATTTGTTTTTTATTTAAAAGTTTCTTATCGTTTTTCATATGTTCTTATTGCAAACGAACCGCAAATAATTGTGGTGTCCCATCTTGCTCCACCAGAACCTTTTTTCCTTAAATATTCTGCTTTACAGCAACCATTATCCATAAACTCATATGACTTAACATATATTATATCTTCCCCACCAGAAATGAAAATTTCATATTTACTGTCTTTCTTCATTTCCCAAAAATCTGTAGTAGGTGTGGATTTATCTTTTGGTTTACCCATGCAAGAAGCCAAAACCAACAAACATATTACGGCTAAAATCTTTCTCATTTTTTATTTAATTTTTGTTTAAGACCCCAAATCCTCATGCAACCTAAGCGTGCGATTTTAAATTGTTCTTCAAGTGTTAGCTTTCTCGAATCTTTAATCCATTTCGCTTTACGTTTAATACTAGCTCTAACTGATTCGATACCACGATAATTTTTATAACGTTCACATACAATAATACCTGCGTTTTCAGGAACTAAATCAATGCATTTATCAACTAAATCAGCAGGAAAGGCATAATAGAACTCACTTATCCTTTTTTGTCTATCCACATGATTATGCCCCTTTTTAAAATCAGCTAAAAAATCTGACTTGCTTCTTTTAATTTCAACTTCTTTAGCACAACCAGACTTAGGAATCACAAATAAATCACATTCATGCATTCCCGGCAATCCCCAAGAGATGTTTGGCACTATAACGTGTGTTCTAATGCCAAACATCGTAGCTATCGCTACTTCCATTTCTTGAGTACTAATTGGTTTAGTCTTCTGGTTGGAGATGGTAGACGGGGACATGTTTTAATTGTGCTTCTTTTAAAATAATTTTTGTTTTTTTCTTGATTGCCTCAATTTTATTCTCAAAATTTTTACCTTCTCTTTCGTGAAAATGAACGGTGTTATTTCCAGAATAGTCGGGATGACCTTCGAATGACAATTCAACATTGAAACCATTTTCTTTAAGCAGTTTTTCAATCTGCAGCATCATCGCAGACTTTCCAGAATTTGCACCGCCTAAAATAATAACTGACAATTCTTTGCTCATAATACTATTTTTTATATTTAGTTATTTTGTATGATAGTCCAGATTGACTTTTTTGCCAGTCTTGGTCATCGTAAATTTCAAAATTATTGAATAATTTTTCGATAGGAAAGTACTTAGTCCCATCCGGATAGATTTTATTAACCCAAGTAATTATTGCTTCATCGCAATAATCAATTGCAGACTCATAAACCATTGCGCCACCCGCAACATAGACGTTATTTTTAAACAAATCGGCATTATCCGGAAGTGCAGCTATCAATGAATCTAACGAATCAAATTGGAATACATTTCTGCGATTATGTTCAAATTTCACACCGCCATTCAACACAAAATAATTTCTGCCTTCAAACGCTTTTTCAGGAAGTGTTAAATACGTATTATACCCGATAATCAACGTACTTCCCATTGTGGTATCTCTAAAATGTTTGAAGTCTTCAGAGATATGCCAAGGTATTTTATCACCAATACCAATAACGCCATCTACACTAACTGCAGCTATGGCAATAATTTTAAAATTTTTCATTTGATTAAAACTGTGAAGTTAATAAAATAATAATAGATTCTTTATACTAATTATCAAAAACAGATTTATAGTGCTTTCTCAACTGATTACGATTCAATTTAGATGCAGTATTGATAAAAATATTAGATTTGTTTTTTATCACTAAGCTATATATTGATTCTGCACAACAATCATCAAACACTTTTATAGCATCAGCTTTCCAAGGAAAATCTTCCTTTTCAATTGGCTTAGTTAAAATATCAGCCAAATAATTTAACGCTACAACCAAAATCTGCTCACTGCTAATTGATTTTTCTTTAAATTTTCTCCATTCATGACCGCACACGTTACAATGATTTACTTCTAACGTATCAACCATTAAATTACCAGAAACATCACCAAAGCCTAAATAAAATGTACCGGAAACATTTCCCCTACCCTGTACATCCCTTATTTTATTAACAATATCATTGCTCTTACATTTTCCGTTTTGGCATTTACTATCGTGTCTTATCTTTAAGTCACGTTGTTCACGTTGCTCGGCATATGCAATATCGCCACATTTCTTCATGATAGTATTAATATCATTAGAAATTAATGATTTTTGTTTAGTATCAGGATAATTGAAAAATTTACGTAAGTTCATTTTATTTTTTTATGCTTTTTTCTTATCTCTTAATAATTCACGAAGAAAAACATTCTTCACACCACCAATAAGACGTACCCATTCCTTATATTCATCAGGATGCTTTTCTTTTAAAACATCAATTGGTGTTCTATATATGCGAAATTTCTGTTCGGCATCATAGAGGTTCTTAACATCGACCAAATAATCCTGAAATTCGGGATAATCTTTCCTATTAAATACTCGCTCGTCCGTAATAAAACAAACTGCACTTAATGCATTGTTTAAGTCAGGTTCAACGAAATATGAGAACTGTATGTCGTTTTCATGCAGTGACTCAGCGATTTGATTGAGGCTACCTTTAGGCGTACCATCAAAATCATATTCAGAATTTGTTGTCCCACCGTTTAAAATCACCCAAGTTTCATGGTTGTCCACGAATTGCCACACTTGTGGGTCTTTTTCAGAAAATAATCTTGCGTATCTTAAAGCTGCATGACCACACATTATACCTTGAGATATGCCTTGAAGTGACGATACTGTGAAAAAATACATTCTTAATTTTAATTCTTTTTCTTCCATCTTAACTCCTTTCTACCAAATATTTTTCGTTAACCCAATCAATCACACAATAGTGATTTTTGCCGAATTTAGCACGATAAAGTACTAAGTGTTCTGGACGGCTAAACCATCTTTTTCTCACAATACCTAGTGATACTGCTTTAAAAACATATCCCGGGCACATTTCATACCAACAAGTTTTTCTCCTATTTTTCATTGCTAGTTTTTTTTTGACTTACGTTCTTCTTTAATTTTACTTAATTTTTTCGTGCCAGTTAACCATTCACGGATTTCCTCAACAGTAAACCAACCATAATTATGTTCATCATCGCTGTAGTTAACCCAATACATAATATCATATTGAGTACCATATTTAGCTCTTTGTACTTCACGTGCTTCAGTATCACTATAACTAATCCATTTAGGTGAACATGCCATAAAATAATGCAAACCATGATAACCGTTTTTATTTCCGTACTTTTCGATGATTTTCTTCATGCCAATTTCTTCCTCATAATCTTCACGGTCGAAATATTCTTTATCGCCTGCATACATTAGGTCAAGAGTTTCTTTCGGGATTCTATCAGTAATCAACAAGCACAATGATGAACCAGCAAATGGATTTTTTGCTTTTAAATTTGATACGGCAATAGTCACATTATTTGCCCTAAATGCTTCATATAGTTCTTTAAGCTGTTCAGTTTCCTTATCTCCGTAAACCGCAACACCAAAATCACTACTAGACCATGCAGTAATCACAGGTTCTGGCATTTCTCTTTGACAACCTGCATTGCGTGGCTTTTTATTGTCTTCAACCACCCATTTGATGTTATCCAATATTTGTTCTGGATATTTTTCGAAATCACGTGGAGTATATTTAGCATTTTCTTCATCACTACGCCAACTTACGCCAGTATACAATAGTGCGTGATTAACGCCTTTATGCTTACCAGTTCTGAAAACAAGTGTGGGGCATTTTGTTATAGTACGTGATTTTACGCCCATATTTTCCTTATTTGCTTCGGGAACGCCAAACATATCTTTAAGTTCACGAACGCCCCATTCGTGTTCAGCACAATGGTCATAACCCAATGAAACACCAATGAATTTATCTTCAACTTCAATTAATCCGAAATCATTATACGCTCTTCTCATTTTAAATATTTTTATGTTTAACATCTAGATTTTCTAATACTTTAACTGCATTATTATATGTTGCATTTGCAGTATCATATTTGCTTTGGTAATAATTAGCACCTTTATGCTTTAAATCAATAGCAGCTAAATCTAATTGATACTTTGCCCATTTCAATTTACGTTTAGCTTCATTGATTGCTTTCTTTCTAATGGAATCACTAACCCTTTTAGTCTGGTCAATAGGTTCACCTGCTGTGCAAATAAGTGGAATTAAGTCAGGAACACCATATTCAGGATATTTTCTACCCCACCAAGTAATTTGTGATAATGCTGTGCCTTTTCGGGGATATATTTTTGCCTTATTGATATCTTCAACCCAAGAATCACCATAACCATTATAACCTTTGGCTCTTAAGTACTTGCCTTCTTTATTTCTAACTAAATATAATTCCATGTGAATGTTTTTACAATATTACGTAATTAAATTGAATTTGTTACATATTTTTACAAAAAAATAAGGCTATAACCTAATAATTGTTGTTTATTAGGCTACAACCTTATATTTCAATGAAATTCTCTGAAAATCGGATAAGGAATAGTTTTATTTTCAACAGGAATAATTGCCGAAATTATTTCAAAATCACTTAAGTCTTTTTGTCTTTGAGTTTCTTGTTCGAACCTTTCCGGGGTCAAATCATCCAACGATGCAACTTTAAAATGTTGTGTTGGCACTGTAAACACTTCATAACCATCAACAGGATTTCCTGATATGCTTATTCCAAGCTTAATGTATTTTAATAATTCTTGTTCCATGATTTATTTGTTTTTACAATATCACAATATTTACAATATTTTCTATCTAAATATGTTGTTGAATCATGATACATGATAGTTATTTTCATAATATTCGTTTACATTTTTAATTAAAAATTGTTTTTCAATTTTGCTTCAAGCCTTCGTTTAAACAATATAACAGTTTCTTTGCCAATCGCTTTGGAAACAGCTTGAGATTCAACAATCTCGTTTCTACCTTCACGATAAACGTCGGCAATCATTGCTTTAACAATATCGCCCATTGATTCCATGCTAACATCGACAGGAAATTTTTGCAATACATGGTCTAACCTGTTTGGAACAACCCATTCCTCTGCAATATCCTTAGCATCAGTTAATATCTTTAATTGTTCCGGACTGACTTCACGCTTGGTTTTTGTTTCCATGTTCTTTTCAGGCTTATATTTAGCAATAACCCTTTCGCCATTGTTCATTTTCAATTCAATCAATGGTCGCAATACAACACCCTCACGTGGCTTATTGTCACCCATACCATTACGAATAGCTTGAACAGAAGGTGCTTCCATATAAGCTTTAAGGTTTTCTAATGTAACATCAATCCGGTCATAATGAACAAATTCAAGTCCGAATTTACTTGCAACGTCTTCAGCATTTGGTACGTTTAACCACACGCCATCAACCTTCACATCAAAAGCAATGAACTTTAATTGTTTTCCATAGACATGTGACATGCCCTGCTGCTTTCCACCATAGCATTCGCCATAGATTACAACTTTCTTATCCGGAAACAATTCTTCGAATTTTGCCCTTATATTTACTGTATCAAATAATTCGACAAATGCTGTGTGTTCTTCACCACCACTAAAGTAATGAACTTGCTTATTTTCAGCATTCCATCCAATGTGTGTGCATGTTCCATGAATTTTTTCCAACGCATAAGCTTCCTTAAATAAAAGAATTTCCTGTGCTAAATATAAATTGTCAATGTTTAGATAAGCCATACAATCTGTTTTTAATTAAAATTTGTCAGGTTTAATTTATCAAACCCAACTAAAACTTAGGTTTAGTTGTGAACTTTCCTTTCAGTCGGTGCTTCCTTTTTTACAGTCTTTAAACTATCATGGCACGTTATCCGACAATTTCAACATGCAGCCACCAATGTTAGTAATCGTGCGTAGAGCAGGACTCGAACCTGCAGTATTAAACGATTGGATTCTCTTATCTATCGTCATAGATTACACTACCAACTTTCCCTCGTGTCCTATTTAATACTAGATGTACACTTTTGTGCCACGCCATCTTACGTCTACCAATTCCGTCATCTACGCTCATATTCTCCTATACAACACAAAATCTTTTATACTTTTGTTACTGTTGAAACCAACATATTGATTTCCTTCAGGTTTTAATGATTCATATTTGGCATATGTTTCATCTTCACAAAACACTTCTTCTGGTTTACTATAACGCCAATACATTTCATGTGAACCGATATCTTCAACACGTTTAATCTCAGCTTCACAGGCTTCAAGATTATCGGCAAGAATAAATCCATCAGGTTTTGAACCCCAACCTGCTTCATATTCTGTACAGTAAGATAAAAATAAGCTTTTCATAATACATTTATTTATATTACGTTGCAAATATATAAAATATTACAATAAGTCCTGCAAATATTTTAATGAATTTTTACAATTTTTCATTTCAGAATATATGTATATTTTAAGTAGATATTTTTTACTTTCAGTTGGTTCTTTATCATATGCCGTAAGTAATGCTAATAAATTCTTAATCGGTGTTAGTTTATTCCTGATATCTGCACCGATTGAGTCATCGTCACCTTTTACAAACACATCAATTTCAACCAATTCAAATTGTTCGAAATCAATAAATTCATTTTTCTTCTTTAAATATTCAATATCGGCAGTCTCAGCCAACAATGTTGGAAATTCTGCTGTGAACAACATATCGACATTGTTGTATCTTCGAAATATAACAAATTCTTTGGTGTCTTTTCGTCTTAATGCTTTGAATTTCATGCTATAACAATGAACAAGATTTATCAATTTCAATACATTCAGCCAAAGTATTTGCAATATTCTTATCATCTCTAAACTTAGAATGTCTAGGATGTAATGTTGAATAATTACCTTCATTGTCTTTGGATAGACCTGAACATTTCATTTCTTCTATTGTTCCAAATAGTTTATCCATATTTTCAGTGACGTAATCCATTGTATCTTCATCCATACCACCGGGAGACGTTACTAATAATCCATCTTCAGATTGGCAAACCAGTGAAGAAATCACGTTTTCGTTTTTAGTGCCCTTAGTGCCGTAATTAAAACCGATAATACGTAAGTCCAGATTCATTTCTTTTTTTACCTTAATTTGATAGGCTGGTTTTGAATCTGCCCAAACACCATCTTTTGATTTAACAACAGTACCTTCACCACCCTGTTCAAGAATTTCATTGAAATGTTGCATTACTTCTTCAATGGTTGATACTTCACGTGTTTCAACAACTGAAAGCATTTTACAATCCTTTAATGTTTCATTCAAATCTTCAAGCCTTTCACTGTATGGTCTTTTACATTTTCGTGTAAAATATTCATCAATTGTCAAGATATCCCATGCTGTGAATCGAACCAAATCCAGTGCCTGTTGATAAGGCATATGTTTTTTTTCAAGTTTTGCAATGTCTTTAGATGCGTCTTTTCCTTCGCTCTTTTTGGTTGCAATGGTTATTAACGATGAAATAATACCATTTGATTCGTAGCGATTTACGCCATTCATCGTCAACTCACCATTTAATACACAATCTTTTAATTGTGATAATTCAGTGAAAAAATACGGATTTTCAAGTATTGTCGGCTCACCTTGACGTGATTCGTTTAAAATTTCGCCACCTTGAATAATAGAATTCATATATCTACCATCCATTTTTTCCTGACTGTAAACGCTACCCTTTGCCAATAGCTTTAACACCAAATCTTTAGAATATGGTTTGCATCCCATATAACCAGTACGTTCAATCAAATCCGGGAAGACTTTGTTAATCATTCGAGTACCGAAATTAATCTTACAATCTTTTTCAATGACACGTTCGATAACGTATGCATTATCAGGTGTAAGAAATTCCAATATCTGTTTTAGATGATGAATTGCATTTGCACCTGTTAGCTCCCTGTTACTCAGCACCAATAATTGTTCTAAACCAATCAACAAATTATCAGATTTACCCTTTGTTTTATCATACTCAGGGATTTGTTTGATATAGAACTTAACCCTTTTCGAGTTAGCCAAGTACAATACACGTTTAAACAATTCGTTGTCCTTATACTTAGTAACGATTTCCGTTTTCTTTAAAGTACTGGATTCGTTAGCAATTTCGTCTAATATTCGTTTAATTGTCATCGTTTTTATTTTTTATTTGTTCAAATGTTTTAAACAAACCAATTTTACATTCGATGCTCACCTTTGACCACCAGATTGCCCAATAAATACTAAAGTATTTTTCACTTCGTCCGTTTGCAATCATTACATCATGAATGTTTTTCTTCAGTAATTCAACCACATCTGGTTCTTCATCCAGTTCTTCGATAAAATTATTCCTAACAAATTGGTCAACCAAATACTGTTTAATGCCAAGCTCATCACAAAGGCAAATCGCAATATCATCAGACTCGCCCCTATCATCCTGTTCTTCATAGGACACATTCTCAAAAAATAATATTACATCTTTTTCGTTGTAGATATCGTTAATACATTTCCAACTCATCTTATTGCTTTCTTAAATATTCTCTAAACCAACCATTAAGCATATTCGGATATATTGAGTGGTCAGCAAAACCATATAATCCGCAGGAGAACATGTCATGACATTCAATAACAAATGTATCGTAATCATTCACACCAACATCAAGTGTATATGCAACTGGTGCTGATTTATATGCGAGAATCATTGATTCAATTCTATCGACCTTTGGAAATTTGGTGAATTCACCTGCGTAGTTTTGTAAACCGACCAATTTTCCTTTATAAACAAAAGCACGCCATTCACTATCAATGCTGATAAATCTCGAAAACTGATAATTACCCTTTGGTATATCCCAAACATGGTTATTATCAATTTTAAAAATGTCACTAAACCCCTTAATCTTGTCGTTACTTTTCACAAACCATTTACCTGAGTCCAATCTTTTCAAGTCTTTCTCAGTACCGTTAAAGATTTCCCGGCGAGTATGTTGAAATGTGCCAACGAATAAATCTTCTGGCACGTTAATTGGTTTTGGAATAACATGATGATAAATATCACAAAACGATGATACAAATTCAACACTTCCGACAGGTACATAATCGGCATGAATCAATTTAAAATTCATTCCAATTGGCTTACCTTCTTCAGTATTAGCATATTTCACAATAATCTTATCTTTTGAATTACCACGATTCAACCAATTTTTAAAATCAATTGACTGTAATAACGTGAATGCAAAATCATGTTTAATCTGACCGTTTATTTTTTGTATTAAGAATTTCATATCAATCTTTTTTGCAAATATAGTAAAATATTATGGAAGTACATCCGAATATCCGGTATCTGAATATGTTGGATAACATCTTTCCATACTGTTTCCAAGCAAGAATTCACTTATTTGTTTAGGTTTCATGTGTGTTAATTTACCTTCAAAAGTAAGTGGTACGGCATTCTTACTTGGAATTTGGTCTAGGCACGTAATTACGAGATTCTTCCTTGACTTAGGATTGTGATATTTGTCACATTGAACAGCATATTTCAACAAATCTAAATCAAGAACAGATTTCCTGAATTCACCCTGAAAACCCATCACATTGGTTTCATTAGGATTTTCTTTAATATATGAGATATCTAAATCTTGATTCGTCATATAACCATTGCCATGCCTTGTTTGATATGCTCTGGTGATATAATATGTATCAATTACTTTATCGCCTTCAAACAATGGCAATTTATTGATGATTTCAATTGCATTTTTTGATGTTGTATTGCTACGTGTGACATTTGGGAAGAATCCATAATTTTGGTCAAGTAATATGCCCTGACCACCTTCGAAAATTAAATGGTCGTAGTATAAAATCTCATCAATTGAATTTACTATACCGCAATGCGCATAGTTAATAAAAACATCACATGCTTCGATAAACTTATTCATTATAACTTCCCAATCCCCTGACATTTCAGATATCTTATAATACTGCTTCCAAATATTTTCGAGTTTAGCATCCCTGATTTTAGGATACAGTAAGTCCCTCACATATAAGTGATAATGGTCTTCGTTTCGTTGAATAGTTGTTCCAAAACCAACTCCAACACTACCGTGTTTGTTTATTGCATTGAGCTTATGGTTCTGATATTTATCAAAAGGTGTAGTCACCATTGCATTAGCATTATAAACTATTTTTGGCATAATACCAATTTGGTTCAACGATGCTAATTCATTTTTAAAACCAATCGGGTCTAAGGTACAATACTCTGACCAATATGTCGGAACACCTCGAAGGCTTCCAGAACCGAAATTTGAAAATACGTGTCTGTTTCCATTATATACTACAGTATGTCCACATTGCTGACCACCGTTAAACCTAACAACCAATGGTTTGTCTGTTTTATTACACAGATAATTGACGAAAGCACCTTTACCCTCGTCTCCGAAACATGCGCCAAGAATTATACTTATCTTCATAATTAAATTATTTAAATTTATATTTCCAAATATATCCACCAGATGTTTTTGATTTTCCCCTTAAACAGGCAGAAATTGCAGTATTATCAATATTTAATTCATTTGCTGCAATAATAACGCCCTTCCATTCCTTAATTAAATTGCCATTAATATCAAATTGTAATATTGGGGTTAATATTTTGTTTCTTTGTTTTTCGATAGCTTCATAACTTTTTTTCTTACCTAATTGTGATTTATTGTGACCTGAAATAAATTTTCTATTACTATTAATTCTACAAGTAAATTTAGTACCACATCCACAAATGCATGTTCTTTCTTCACGTTGTATATATCGTGGACTATTATTACCATTTTTACGATTACAAATACAACAATTACAATTTTCTTTATGTCCTCGTTGTTCTTTAGACAATCCTTTATGTGCTAATGACATATTCTTTCTTGATTTTTCAGAATGTTTAACACCTAAAGGACTACCTGCCTTCTTAGCCAAATTAAATGTTGGTGATAAGATATCAATCCAATATTGCTCTCTATCAATCAAATTTTCTTTAGCATCAACAATTTCAATAATTTCAAAAATAAATGCATTTTCACCATATTTATTCCAAGAATTTTGAATAAATCGATTCTTATGCTTATTTTTTCTCAAAGAACTAATGTGACCCCACCTTCTATTTTTAAAGTTCACAGCAGAACCAATATAAAAATCGTTTGTTATCGTGTTCGTAATTTTATAAATTTCCATAATATTTGTATTTTAATATAAATACCACGAAAATTAAAACCTAACACAAAAGATATTGATTTTTCATTATTATACGTTATATTCTAATAAAATGTTACAAAAAAAAGGGATATATTTACATATATCCCCTTTTAATAGTCTCGTAGTAGCGTTTAAAGCTTCATGATGCCTTCGTCCGGTGTTACAACCAATGTGGTTGTGACTTTTGCAAGTGCAGTTGTAACCATACCTGCTGTTCTTGCATCGAATCTGCTCACGACTTTCGCCATGTCAACGCCATGTTGTACTGCAATCAATGTTGCAACTGTTGCACAAATTGCATGATAATCATTCAACACAATAAGTCTTTCACCAAGCATTTTTTCCCAATACCCTAATACATCAGGGTCGTCTTTATAGCTTGCTTCATTGACGTGAATGTGATATACGTGATAAAGTCTTTGTGCTTCTTCAAGAAGCTGTTTATCGGTAACACTTTCATCGCTATTAGCACCAAATACTTTTTTCAAAGTATCACCGCTAAGAGTATCCCAACTAGCTTCATCGCCAACAGTAATCAAAAATCCTTTTTGATTTCGTTTTTCGAAGCAATCAATTGAAGTGTGACGACCTGCAACATACCAAGCCAAAAGATAACTTTCTCTATCTTGACCGCCGCCACCACTTTGAATTGCCATTCCGGACAACCATTTATCAAGTTCTTCAGTTCCAGATTCAAACTGACCAACCTGAATCGGTGTATCGATACACTTATGGTCGTTAATCGTACCAAAAAGAATCTGAGGGTCTTGGATACCATTGTCGATGATGGTGTTCATCAAAGTAGGAAGTTCATTTTTGATGATATCTTCCGGGATTCTTCCCATACTTCCGGTATCATCAAGAAAGAACATAACTGCTAACGAATTTGGGTGTGCAACACTATCACGAGATTCACGAACAACAATTTTGTTCGGAAGCATATCGCTTTTAGGTGTGCTACTGAAAATATCGTCAGCAGATTTTGATGCATAACTTTTACTATTGCTAATATTAGTATATGCATCATCCGACCAATTACTATACCCCATGATTACTCAGGTTTAGCCTCGGTTTCCGGAGCGTTATTTACTTCTGCTTCAGCAGCTTCTTCCATTGCAGCCATTTCTTCGAATGACTTTGCAGTGTTTACATCGTTTGAATGATTTGGAAATCCCATGTTTTTTAATTTTTAATTGTTAATACTAATATGATTTTTAAATCCAATACCTCTTATACGTTTAGAACTTAAAAAGGTTACATTTTCTACAAAGAAAATGGATAAAATTTTCTTTCAAAGTGTTTTGCCAACAAATCACGATATTTTTTATATATCTCAATACTATTTTCATGTTTAGTTAACAAGAATGTCAAAACATCCTGATTTATATTTTTTTTATCCATTTTTAATTTAGTACCTGCTGCTGACCTATCGCCCAATAAATATATGGCAATTTTCTTACACAATTCTAAATCAATATCAGATGTTGCAATCTTTTTACTAAACAACGTTGTTGGATACCATGTTTTGTACTTAGCTGAAATAGTTTCAGCTTTCTTCCCAATCGGGCACATATGATAAAAAGAAACGACAATAATTCCATGTGTTTCAGGAACAACAAATACAGTCGTAGGGTTTAAACCCATATGAACCATACCAATCTGTTGCATCCACATACTAAACTCAAACATTCGGCTAAATATCCAATTTACATGAATTTGTTCAAGCTGATTATTTGATAATGGAACTGCCCGGTCTTTTAATACAATAGTTAACTTATCGTTATTCATAATCATATCTTCCGGCAAATATCGATGAAATTTCAACGATGCTTCATCAGTTTTAGATTTGAGTTTACGATAATTTTCGTATGACCATCTTAGAATAGTACGATTAGTATCAGTTATTTGATATTCAATTTTCTTCTCAAAGACTCGAAATTCTCCGGCTTCATCAGTATATATTGTACCGTTCTCAATCAAATCTTTATAATGATTAATTTTTGCCATAGCATCACTCGCTTTAGGATGCTTACAAAAATCAGGATAAATCATTTTACTGTAGCGAAGATAGTCTTTTTTCCAATCATCCGGAAAGATATCTGATGGCTTTTTAGATGCCAATATTTTTTCGATTAATTCAATATCTGTCATAGTTTTTAATTAAAATTTTATACCTGCTTGTTCTAAAATATCTTTTTCATATTTTTTCCACACTTTAATGTCATCCCGGATATATTCTTTCACCTCATCAGACTTAACATTATCTAAATCTTCTCGTAGTGATAACATTATATCACTTAGACGTACATAAACCTCTTCATTCTTAACAACACTTTTAATTCTTGGCATTTTGATTATTTTTTGAGTGTAATACATCAATTAATTCAGTAATCTCGATTTTTATAGTATCGTTGTCTTTCAGATACTTTTTATCGTTTAGATACTTAACGGTGAGATTAAAACCATCCCACAATCCACGTTCATATGATTCAGCAGATGCTGCTTCGATTGCTTGATAACTTTCCTTAGCTTCCTTGTCTAATTGGCTATCAATTCCTTTTTTCAGTAGAAATAGCAATATGATGAGTATAACCATTATTGCACCAATACTCGACCAAAATTTTGCATTTGCACTTAACTTCATATTCTTTCATGAGATTATAGTTCGATTAGTTCTATGCCGGAAAAATCATAATCAACAAATGGTTCAATATTGTAGTTTTCAAGTGCGTGTTCTTTAGCAAATTCTTCAGCAGCTTCTTCATTGGCAAATACAAATGGTTTACCTTCTGACGCTAAGAAGTGACCAAAATTGCCATCATTTTCAATGCTAATGATAACTCTATCATCGTTAACTTCATTACTGATTATTTCAACACTCTCAACGGTTTTTCCGAAATCTTTCGGATATGATAAATTATTCATGGTAATATTTCTTTAAAAGGTTTTCAATCATTTTTTTATTGCGTTCTTGACAATACTTACAATTGCCTTTATGGAAAATTGTACCGCCACCATTTCCAGCACCTGTCCAAAGATAGGTATATTCACAACTATCTCTCACAAAATCAAAGCCACCAACATTTTGATTATAACCTTCGAAGTCTTTTAATTCTACGAGCCTGATTTTAGTATATTCAGTACTTGCAGGACTTAATTTTTTTTGCTCGTCGGCATAAAATTCTTTGGTCTTTTTCATTTCTTCACATGAAGTAAATGCCACCACAATTAGTATCGATAATAAAATCTTTTTCATCATTTATTTTTAATGGTTTCCTACTTATACGAATCACAATCAAAAAGGTTACAATTAAAAAGGACAAAATTCTATTGTTGGTTTTTTTAATAAATTTCTTAGTTTCGATAATGGAATAAATCGTTTCCCAAACCAATAACCAATACTTCCTGAATTATATGATTGTTTTAATCTTCTATTAGTTTTCAAATTATAAAGAATCTTATCACTACCAAATCCATAATTATCATATCCAATAATTATCCATTTAATTTCAATGGTATATGTAATTGATTTCATGATAATTAATCTTTGGTAATATTGCGTATATTTGGGAGTTATGCTCAATGGCGCTTTTGCACCACTCTGCTTAACATTTTTTCCTTGTATTTCTGAACTCGCTCATTTAATTTGCTTACTGCAAGTGCCACATAGCATAACATGCGGTATAGCAAATTATTTTTTCTTGCCAGTTCTTCGTAGTGCGCTCGCTCCATTTCAGCGTAGTATTCTGCCTCCGCACGTTCATACTCTTTTTGTCTTGGGTCGTGCTTAGGCTTGCTTTCTGCGTAACACAAAGAGCAAGGGTAACTTTCTCCCACCCACGGATGCACCTCACAGTGTCCGCTCGCTAAGTTTTGTCCATAAATATCATAAGCCATATCTTTTAATTTAGTTTTGTGATAGAAAAAATAACTATGCCATACCGCCAACCGTTAGCTGCAACCGTAAGAAAGCACCTCGATAGCTTTGTTTGCTTGTTCGAGAGTTAAACCTTCCATTGAATCGCAACATATAAAATTATCTTTGTGTTCTAAAAGCATATCGGAATCATCATCCAAAATCACATAATTCCAATCTTTGCCTAATTCCTTTCTGTTCCAATCTTTACCATTATTTGAATGAATATTCGTATCAATCCATTGCTTAATCTCTACACCTCTCGGAATTGATAAATGAACGCCTTTTTGTAAATATTGATAAGCTCTAATTGTTATGCCTACAATTTCATCACAGAATCTAAACCCATGTTCTTTCATGTGTTCAATAGTATCTTCAATTGTATGTTTTCGCCAGCTACTACTAAGCACAATCTTTGCACCTGTTTTTTCTATTATCATTCCAAGTAAATCTTGTTTTTCAGGTGTTAAAGCCCACATTCCATGCTCTACCGTTTTTGGTGTAGCTATCACCCCGTCAATATCGAGAAAAATAAAACGGCAGCAGCTAACCGCACCTATACGCAAAATGGGGTTTTCGCTCTCGTTGGATAAATTGTTAGTATTCATAGTTTTGTTATTCGTTTTAAGTTTCGTGGGTACAATCCCCATTCAGCGCATAGCTGCAACACGTTATGTGCCATTTAAGACACTACCGCAATGTATTCTTCTCCAACATATCTACCCGAAATTGTAAATACAACCCCTTTAGGTAAATATTGATTTCGTAGATGTCTTACTAATGCTTTAGTAGAAGTAATATGAGCAGTATTAGTGTTATGTGGATATTGTGTTTCATAACTCACCCATCTTTTAGTTTCATTATTATACCAAAAATCATTTTCACATTGCAGCCACCATTTAGTTTTACCTCCAATTGGCTTGCTAAACATTCTTTTCTTAAATGGAAACTTGCAATTTTTATTCGGCTTTATTGTAATTTTTCTATTCTGCTTAAAGTCGGATGGTGGTTTTGCTGTTAAATCAATATTTTGAAATTCTTTATATGATTCTTCACCATAAACAGACTTCATTCTATCTAAAACAAACCAAGTTTTACAATTTTGAATTAAGTAAATATCCAACCAAGTTGGAGTATTCATAATAGGAATTTCACCATTTGTAAAATCGTCCTTTTCATATTGCCAAACCCAATCACCAATACATACAGTTAATCCGTCAAAAAACGTTAATTTTTGGTTATCAGCCCAAGTTTTAAACTCTTTATAATCTTTATAAGAGTCTGTGTAAGTTTTATCAATTCCAGCCATAATAATTTATTTAAAAACGGCACATAACGTGATGCAGCTAACCAAAATTGGCGGTATAGTGCTGATATGAACTGTTGTGCTTCGATTAAACATTTTTTTAGTTTGAAAGTTTGTGCTTCGTAATCGCCAACTTCGGTTAGCTACATCATGTTATAAAACATTTAAAGTTCTACTACTTCTTCAATTACGAAATTGACTATTCTTTTCCCACATCCATATGGATACCAATAACCATTTTTCCATTCAGCAATTTCTGTTCTTGGCACATTATAGTCAATTCCTGCTGGTTGGTATCCGATTAGCTTATATTTTACATTTTCTTTATACATAATAATTTCTTCATGTCTTTAAATATTAAGTGAATAAGAATATTGTATTATACGTTCTAATTAACGTTTTGTTACAAAAACTTTAAAAAGTTTACCCACGCTTAAAATTAAGAATGAGTTGTTCAGTTTCTTTTGAAATTGGTTTTAATATTTCAATATCTATCATATATGTACTCAATGGTTTAATTATTCCTTCTACAAACAACTCATTTGGTGTTTCATCTTCATATTTATATGCTGTTGGGTCATATAAATTAGGCTTCAATTGTGCCATTGTTTGTAGATGTACTCTATTGCTATTAATTAAAAATGAATTATAATCAGTTTCTAATTTATTTCTATTAAATATCAGTTTTATTGGATATTCCATATTAGAAATTGTGCTATGTTTTAAATCCCAAGTAAAAGATGTCCCAACAACAATTCTATCTTCACTTTCTATATAATGTTTCCACCTTGGCTTTAATTCATTTTTAATTAAGATATTAACCAATTTCTTTTCATCAACAAAATGATATATCACATTGTTTTTTTGTTCTGATTGTTCGTTTATGAATTGTTTAAAATTTTTAACTCTATCAATCATTTCTCGTATTTCATTACTCATAGAAATTTTTTTATATATAAATAGTAAAGAATTTTAACTATTTACGTTTTATCCAAATCCCAAAATATTATACGCATACATGCCTCTCTAAATGTATTGTGTAAATCAGCATTTTCAATTCCCTTAACACCATCACCAAAACTAATATTTTGAGGTACTACAGAAACATATTTCCTATAGTCATAACTATATGTTGGTAACGGTACGCCAATCTTAGTTACAATAATGTCACAAAGTTCATCAGTACTTAGCTTTTTATAATCCATATTTTTTTGATTTACTGTTCGGGCATTCTTGATTATAGCATAACATTTCACCAAATAATCCAAGAAAGCCGTTTTTAGATACAGTCGAGCCACAATTATTACAAAAATGCCCAACACCTTCTCGTAACGCCCTACCTAGAGGCGGTTTTGGTGGTTCAAGTATATTAATTTTATTTTTCATTCGGTTAATTTTTCGGCGAATAATACGTTTACAATTTAGAAATGTTACAAAAAATATTAATCTTTCAACGTCACTCGTCTTATATTTTTCAAACTACTGTTTTTAATTAAAAAGCTATAGTCGTGGTCGTCAACATATTGTTTCTCAGTCACATTTTCCATTGTGAAAAATAATGGTGAGTGAATTACTTCACGATTATAAGTAAACTCATATCGTTTAATTTTCTCTATACTTTGAATATTCCAATACGTTTCACTGTTAACGTCGGTAACAAATCCATTAACGTCTTTAATATTTTTAAATGTATATTTCTTAACTTCCCCGCTAACATTTACAACGGTAACGACATATTCCAGTTTCCCGGGATTAATGTTAAAGAACTTAAATATGGATTTAATTAGTTTGTTTTTCATCCTGATGTACTATTTTTTCAGTTTGATGTATTTCTTGCTCCCGGATACTACTTTCAAGTTCCATCATATCCATAAAACATTGCCGTAAATGTGTATGTAGCTCACCGAGCCTAAATCCATAAACAATGTCATCCTTTTCAGAACCACATAAATCCTTAATTTCTTCAGCATCATATTCGAACATTCTTTTATAATGTTGAATCTCTTCGAATTGTTCTTGTGTAATATAATATTTCGGCATGCTTTTTAATTAAGAATCCATGATATCATTTTCCCAAATAGCGGAAATTTCATCATAGGCTTTGTTTAATAAATTGATTGCTTCTTGGACATTCTTAGCATTTTCTGGGTCAGCTTTAGCACTTGAGTTTCTTTTTTGATACTCAACAACGGCATTTTTAAAGTAGCTACGAGTTGCACTTAGACTTTCAAACCCTTGTTTCATTAATGTTTCTGGTTTATCTAAGCTATTGTCAACTTCTTCTTTTTTTCTTCTACGTGGAAGTGTATTGCATAGATGAGGCGACCAGCCTAATAATTTCTTGATGTGATTACCACCATTGGCTGCATTATTACAATCATCGACTGTTTTGCCGTATGTTGCAACACATTGTACCCCGGATTGTTCTCCGTCATATGCATGAATGATTACTTGTGTATATCCATATGTATCTGCAATTTGTTTAGCTGCAGTAATTGGAATTCGTTTGCCTGTTTTCATATTTTGAATTTTATATGCAGCAAAATTAAATAAAATTCATTACAATGCAAATAATTTTTAAATATTTTTGGATATTAATTTTATAGTGTTATATTTGTCGAAATTTTAATGCATAAATCTATGACTAAGATTAATATTGAGAGTTTTGCTAGTTACGCTCGTGAGAGTCATAACAATGCTAATTGTGAATATGACGGTAAAAATTATTACGATACACACGTATTGATGGTAGTTAGTACTGTTCATAAGTTCAGAAATGTTTTTAAATACCAAGAAGATTTCCTTGCTACCAAAGCAGCAGCCAATGGACATGATTTGATTGAAGATGCTAAGCAAACCTACAACAACATCAAAGAAAAATCTAATAAAGATATTGCTGATGTAATATTAGCAGTAACTGATGTTCCAGCCGAAACCAGATTGCTTAGACATTTATTAACAATGCCTAAAACCATTAAAGACCATCGTGCAATTATTCTAAAGATGTGCGATATTCACGCTAATGCATTGTACTCGAAGCTTAACGGTGATTCAATGTACAAAAAATATGTGAAAGAATATCGATATCGCAAGCCAATATTTCAGATTGCCTTAGAATCATATGCTGCTGAACTCAATCAGAATATATTAGCGTCGATGTGGGAAGAACTTGATAACATTCATAATCCTGATTATAAATGGTAAGTAAAAGATTTCCTCAAAAAAATTTAGGTCACGTAATGCTCGACCTTGAAACTATGGGTAATGATAGCTATTCTGTCATTACATCAATAGGTGCTGTCGAATTTGATTTAAATACTGGCGAATATGGTAGAACTTTCTATGAAAGAATTGATATTCAATCATGTTTAAACTCTGGTATGAAAATTAACGGTAGTACAATCTATTGGTGGCTTCAACAAAATGAAGAAGCACGTAAAGAAATGTGCAAACCTTCTGATAACATAAAAAATGTTCTGGAAAAATTCAAGTCATACATGGGCGAAATAGGCGGTAAGGATATATATGTTTACGGCAGAAGTCCTAGATTTGACTGCGGAATACTTAAGGATGCATATGTTTTATGGAATTATGAAGCAATACCTTGGGATTTTAGAAAAGAACTTGATGTCAGAACATTCGAATTCTTCTCGCCGGAGATTAAAGCTAATGAACCTAACATAGGTACTGAACACCATCCTTTAGATGATTGTAGGTTTCAAATAAACTATTGTACAAAAATCTGGAATAAATTACATCCAGAATTAAAATAATAATAATCTTAAATAAAAATTAGAAAATGGAAAATTTAACTGTTGAAAGTTTTAAAGAAAAAGTATTTGACTACACCAATGGCGATGAGTGGTCATTCAAAGGTACTAAGCCAACAATATTAAAGTTCGAAGCAGAATGGTGTCAACCATGTAAAGTGCTTGCACCTATTTTGGAAGAAGTCGCTGCAGAACATCCGGAAATCGATGTATATAAAATCGATACCGATGCTGAAAGTGAATTAGCTATGACATTCGGAATCAGAAATGTTCCCTCAATGTTGTTCATCCCAATCGGTGCTGAACCACAATTAGCAGTGGGTGTATTACCTAAAGAACAAATAAAAAAAGCAATTGCTGAAATTTTTGTTGCAAATAACGAATAATATTTGTAACATTTTCTTCAGGCTTAACGTACAATAAGCAAAAACTTTTGTTATGGCTAAGAAAAAAAATACAATTTCACCTGAAGAACATCAGAAAATCTTGTTGGAGAATGATATTCGTGATTTGCGCAAAAAAATCGCAGACGGAATATTATCACAAAATCCAACAAGATTTTTCAATATAGGTGACCGTGTATTCTATGGGGCACATGATGAAACCTATATTCGTGAAATCTATGAAAATGGATTGTTCTATAAGGTTGAAAACTTTAATGTTAAATCGCAGTCACAGCCAATACAAATTGTTGAATGGTATGAGTTGTTTCCATATGATACGGCAAAACCAACAACATTTAGGAAAGAAGAAACTTGTCGCATCAATCAATCTAATTCAGGCATACGTTCACTTATTCACATGGTACATTTTAATGGTGTTGATTTTGACGTTGAGTATCAGCGTGAACATGTTTGGGAACTCAGCGATAAGATTGCGTTAATCGATAGCATTTTCAACAATGTTGATATTGGTAAATTTGTTTTCGTTGAGCGACCATATTCCGATAAACGTGCCGAAGCATTTGAAATTATCGACGGTAAACAACGACTTACCGCAATTTGTGAGTTCTATGAAGACCGATTCAAATACAAAGGTTATAAGTTTTCTGAATTATCTTTCAGAGATAGACATAAATTTGAAGAACACGGAATCGTATATGGAACATTAAGAAATCCGTCGAAAAAAGACATTTACGAAACCTTCATTAAATTGAACACTTGCGGTAAGCCGATGGATAATAAACATCTGGACAATGTAAGAAAATTATTAAATGAACTCGATGAATAAACCATACCTCATGCTCGACATCGATGGTGTTTTAGCCACATTGATTCAATTTAACGTGAACCCTAAGAAGTGGTGTCCATTGTACAATTCATACTTGTTTGATGCGAAATGTGTTAAAGTTTTTAACGAAATTATTGAAGCAACCAATCCTATTGTTGTTTTAAGTAGTGATTGGAAAAATGAATATGATTTGAACATGTTGAATCAGATATTTGCAGTTAATAACATTAATTGTACAATATCAGACATCACACCCAATCATTGGGGTACATTGTTCAAAAGTTTGAGTGAATTAGAAAATTGTCGTGCAAGTGAAATACTTGAATATGTTAAAACGAACAATGTTCAACATTATGTGGCTGTCGATGATTTAAATCTATCGAATTTTCTCCCGGATGAGAATTTTGTCAGAACACCACGTGCTCTTGAAGGTATTAAACAAACAGGAATTAAAGATAAAATTATTAATAAATTAAATCAATTTCAAAATGGGAAAAATAACTAAAAAAGCTGTTGTCGGAAACATTACCGACAAACTTGAAAAATTAGAGTTATTGATGAATAAGGTTGTTGAATTCAACAAACCTAACATCTTGTATTGTAAAGGCTTCCTTTACAAAGACTATGAAGGCTACTATATTAAAGTAGTTGAAACTATTGTTGGTTCGTTATCATTAAACAGTAAAATTTACCTTCAAACTGGCGATGATGCGTACATTGTTCAGGCAGAAAAGCCTAAATTGATGCGTGTAAGCATGAAATCATGGCACTATCGTTTGGTGAAATACGTGCTTGGCTCAAATGCTCCGACACCTAAAACTATGCAAAATGGCTGTCCGTACTTTTGGTTGCTGATTTTTTCAGTTTTAGTTGTTCCATTTAAAGTGATTGGGGAAGTTATATATTCGCTAATCATGCTTTTCCCAAGAATTTTAATCTGGTCACTGGAAAAATTCATTAATAGCTGGTTGTTAAGTATTGAAGAAGAAGAAGTCTACGAGTACTATTACAGGGGTAATTTAAAATTGCCTACAACAGCCAAGTTTTATTTAAAAAACAAAGACACCGATATTCTAAATTATTTTCTGCTTGAAAAGTATGGCTTAGAATATGGTACTAATCAAAAAGAATACTTGGGAAAAAGAAAAGAACTTGAATTAAAGTGGAACGCATGGAGTACGCAAATTAATGCGAAAAAACGAGAAGATTACCAAAAACGTCTTCTTAAACAACGAGAAATTGAACGTAAAGAAGCAATCAAGAAAGAAAAATGGGATGCTAGAATGAAACCAATTAATAATGCATTGAATAAACTAATTGATTTTTTTGTTGATGCATTCACATTTGATTTAGATTGGAAGAACATCATCAGAAGAACTAAACAGTTCGTTGGTGGATTGATTACGTTATTTTTTCTCACAGCCTCATTCTTTATAGTGAATTTAATTGCACACCTATTAACAATTGTTATTGACTGGTCAGCAACTAATTGGTTATTGTATGTTTATGTTTTAGCGGGATTATCAATTGTTGGTATTGCATATCTAATCGGTTTCTTTATTATTGGTTTCGGGCAAAAAATTGTAAATAAGTATAAAACAGGTAAAAAGGTTTGGTATGTTGAGCCATTAATTTGGTTATATTACCCAATAAAATATGTTGCATTGGGTATTGCATACAGCTTCCTATACATCTTGATTAAACCTGCAATTTGGTTTGCTATGAAAATTATAGTACCATTGGCATTGGCTGTTTGGCGTGGATTGTGTGCAATCGGTCGTGGAATTTATGGTAGTACAGGTATTTTTGGTGAATATTTTAGTGCTAGTTACACCGATTACTGTCCGGGTCTTGAATGGGCAGATACTGACGACGAAAAATAATTATTATTAACTTTTAAGACTTTAAAACTATGTATACTTTTATAATTTCAATACTTCTTGTTTCTTTCATATGGATGTGTTTCGTAAAAAAAAGATTTTGGGAATATCGTTACATGATATTGGTTACCGGGACAGGTGTGGCATTAATTGCCACCCTTACCGTTAACTACAGCTTACGCAATAAACAATTAACTAAAACAGTTGTTTACGATAAATCTGAGTTTTCGACATTTTATATTCAAGATTCACTTAAATATTATGTCTACGGCTCGGATTCACTTCCAAATATCGACATTATTAAAAACTTTGATTTTACTGATGGGAAATTAGATAAATTCAAGTTAAATAAAAAAGATAAACATCAAATTCCAGTTAAATTTATAATCTATATTGATAAAAGTAATTATAATAAACTAAAACTAGGATTTGTTAGTGATGATTCTAGATATACATCATATTTAAATGATGTTTATATTGAGAACAGTTTAAACGACAGCGTTGCGTATTATTGTAAAAAGGAATTAGACTATGTGATAGACAATAGATGGACATTTGACTTAAGTATGCCAAGCATTTCAACAATTGACATCATTTATCTCCCACCTAGTCTATATGCAGCTATACCTGATTCATTAATTCATAAAGCACCTTATTAACATGAAAAAAGTAACATTATTAAATATCCTCTGGAAAAAAGAGGTAAATCACTGGAAACGAATTGGCACAATGTTCGAAAAATTTGAAGGTTGGCTCAATAAATTCACATTTGGGTTATTGGTTGCAATATGTGTTTCATTATTTCACTATATTTTTGCTTTAATGCATACCTTGTATGAAATATTTTTATTTATCTTTGCAAGAAAAACATTCAAAGCTAATCTACAGAAATTAGCACTGAAAGTATAGGATGAGTAACTTTGTAATCGATATTGAAACTGATGGTCAAATTATTGGGATGAATAGTATGGTATGTTTTGGCGTTGTAAAACTAACGCCAAAACTCGATACTATGTTCTACGGTAAAATAAAGCCAATTTCAGATAAATATGACCCTGAAACGCTTGCCATTAGTGGTATTAGTAGGGAAGAGCATCTTACATTCGATGAACCTTCAATCGTTATGGCTAATTTTGCTAAATGGGTTATTGAAAACTCTAAAGGAAAACCTGTTTTATTCGCAGACAATAATGGATTTGATGCTTCATGGATAAACTACTATTTCCATGTTTATTATGGCTCAAATCCTTTTAATTGGACTTCAAGACGGATTGGTGACCTATATTGTGGAATGGTTAAAGATACTTTCGCTAAATGGAAACATCTTAGAACGACAAAACATACTCATCACCCTATAGATGACGCTAAAGGCAATGCAGAAGCATTGCTCAGAATGAAAGAAATGGGATTAAAAATTAACACGAAATAAATAAAAACGTATGAAGCAATTATTTTATATAATTCCAGTAATGTTATATTACTTTATTGAGTCAATCATATCAGCAACTCCAATAAATTTGATTTGGAAGTTCTTTTTCGCACCCAAATTTAACTTTGAAATACTGTATATTCATTGGGTACTGATTATTTGGATGATTAAAGTTATCTTTTTTGATGTATTCAAATTTGCTGCAATGATTGATGCAGATAAAGAAAAAAATAAAACGAATAACGATGAGCGATAATCAAAGATATATCAAAGAAACGCCAAGAATCACTGTCAAATTTATCGATAATGAAACTGATGAAACATTGTTCGAAATTAAAGATAGAAACATCATGAACGTCGGAGAAATTTTCAGTGATTATGTTGCAAACACTATAATTCGAAACGAGTTGAAAAACAAAGAATTACCTAAATCAGTACTAGTTATTGCTGTTGGTGAATTTAATTTGACCGATGATTAAGGTATCGTCATATATTGAAACAATTGGGTGTGAGAAATATAAAAAGTTTCTCACACAACCATTTAACATTAATATGTTATTTCAAAAATCAGATAGCAATATTATTGTTTTGTTTGATGGTTGGAGAGGGAAAGACATGGGAACTTGGTATAGATATACCAGTGACGATAATGTCGTATTGGAGTTTTATTCAAACGAATATAATATACTACTTCCATATAATAAGATAAAACAAACACTACCATTTCCTAAATCGCTCAATGAATTTATAAATGACATGTGTAAGTACAATGTTCAGTTATATTGGGGCGATTGGATTGACGAAAATTTTGAACCACAAGAATACCTCAACAATGAGAATATTCGTCAATATTACGTCGATTTACTAGCTAAAATGGATAAATCACATGAATTGTTATAATTTTATCTTGTTAATATGGAATTAATAACTAATTTTGCAAAAATTAATGAAACGATGTATAATGATATTAGATTTTTATCTAAATTAACATTTAAAACAACAGCATATAGGAAAAATTACGATTTCATCACTCAAGATGAGAATATTATTACCGAATGTGAAGGAACAATATCGGTTCTCAGATTAAAGGAAAAAAAGCATCCGCTTATAATTGGTGAATATGCTTTTTCAATCTGGAATATCGAATTGGCTAATATGTTAAAATTTGACCTATATAAATTGTTGAAAAAATTTCATAGTGAAGATACTTATGATGAATTGAAATCAATAGTTGATTCAGGGTTATTCGACATGATGAAATATAAAAAGATAGTTTTACTACATTCTTTAGTAGTTCATGCTGATTACCGTAAAATGTTCGTTACTGAAGAATATATCGAATCGATATATAGGGATTATTACGATGATGGGGTCGCAATTTTAGCATTAGTAAAGCCATATCAAAATAACGGAAACGATAAAGAATATTACGAAGAGAAGCTACTTAAACTGTTAAGTGCAGTTAAAGATACGAATAATTTTGAAAATATAACAGCTAGTGATTATTATTCGCTCAAAGATTTTGAAACAAAAGACGATACTGAAATTAACGAATATAAATTATTTTCGGTAGCGACTAGATGCGGTTTTAATAGAATCGGAGATACACATATATTTAAATTCTCCCCAACTAAAACAGTAAATCGATTGCTAAGTAAATATGAGATACCAAGAATTGAAAACTAATAAAAACGTACATTGTACAGAAAACCATATTTTATAGTATTTATACAGACAAAAGAATGAATCATATAAGAAAACTAACAAATATACAATATACTTCAAATAAATTTTATAAAATACCCGGGAAATCACAATTTTCCGGGCATTTTATTCTTTTTAAACTACCCAACTAATTGGTAGTCAAAAATAATCACAATTTAAATCAAAAAATATGATGAAAAAAACAGTACTAATGATTTTATTGTTGTTTGCAATTACTGTATATCCAAACAATCAAATTGAAGACGAAAGCTATAACGAAATCAAAAACAAAATTGAAATAATTTCAGACTTAAAAATACCAAATTATGTTGATGCAAAATATGTTAAATTCATATATATTACAGCTAATGCATTTGAGTTACCAATCAGACTGATTTTTAGATTAATTAATTGGGAATCGAAATTTAAACATAATGCAATAAATAAAACCTGTATCGGTTTTATGCAAGTAAAAACTACAACATACAATAAAATATTATTGAACCCTGAATTTAAAAAAATAATTCCCGACAATTGGGATGAACTTGATATAAATCAGAAATACATATTTGCTGGAATGTTTTATTTAAAAGAAATGCATAATGCTTGGGTGAATGAGGGCAATTCAGTATGGACTTTAGCCGTTCGTTCATATAATGAAGGCATCGGTAATGTAATTAATAATAAAAATACCATACCAACTAGAAAACAAAAATATATCAACTATATCTTAAATTAACAATATGAAAACCAAAATTAAAACAGTCCATGAAGAAACACATATGCATGGCGAAAAGGGGAATAAGATAGTTGGGGTATTATTAAACTATTCAATAGACCCGGAATCAATAAATTGGAAAGATAGCTTTATTTACATCTATAAGGACAAAATGTATATTTTCTTCGAAACAATAGTTGATATGATTGATTATATGCTATATGGTTCAACTAAAATGAAAAGAGCATATGTCGAAGAAGATGATTTCGACAATCAATATGATGCCGAGTTTATTGATGGTACGTTCAAAGACTGGCTGAAGTGGGTATAATATCGATAATTAGGCTAAATTTCAATTTATAGCGACATTTAGCCTAATTACAATATCTTTTATCAATTAATTGAAGAATGGCTATAAACGTTTAAAATGGTCTCAAAACTTCCTAGATATTGGTTCAAATATTTCTAAACGTCGTGGTTCAAATGCGGTAGCATAACCTTCATCCCACCAAGCGTCCATTTCACTATTATCATACGCCATCGGATTTAAACTCAATTTTCGAGGCAGCCAAAACACTCTAACTTTAGTACCGTTTTTATTTAATTCGTGTATCTTCTCATAAAAATATTGAGTTTCATAGTCATTACGTAATGACTGAATACTACTTGAGACATACTCTATTAAGCTATGTATATGATTTCCTTCAAGTTTTTCTTCTAATCGTGGGCGATGCAGTACAATATCAATCTCATCTAAATCTCTATCTATCAATTGATTCAATCCATCTAAATCGGTCAAAACACCACCATTCCACCTACCAACATGAAAATTACCATATGAATCACGCCAACTTTTTTTCACCAGTGACCCGTAAAAAGGAAAATTAGCACTACACCACATCCAATCCTTAAATTCTTCACAAGTTTCAACCATTGAGCTAAAAAATTGAATCTTAGGTGGTATCCTAGAATAATTTTGTGACCCCACCAATATCTCTTTATTTTCACTACGAAGTTCATAAAAATAATCTTCATTTATATAATAATCAAGACTTTTTCGAAGTTTATTTGAAGTATATATTGTTTTATTTCCAAGTATTAGTGTGATTATTATAGGGAATTTTCGAATTCTCCCATACTTGTCTACTGGTTTAATTTTATACCAACGAATATCAAAAACATCTGATATTTTAATCAATTCATTACCGTTTCTCAACATTTCCCATTGATTTAATGCAACCATAGGTGCACTTAAACTTCCTGTTGACATGCCGACAACAACATCGTAATTTCCATTAATCCTAGCTAATGTACCATTTCCATACGAATCCCAAGAACCATTACCTGATATTAGTAATCCACGTCTCATAATATAATATAAATACAAAGGAGTCAGTTTATATTAAAACCGACTCCCATATAATAAAACAGAAATATCAATTACAACAATCTAAGTATATTAATGAGTTTAATAACAAGATTGGTTTGATTTGCTGCTTGCAATCCAATATACTCTAAAGTTTGTTTTGAGTTTTCATCAATATTTTCCCAATAATATTTTGATAATTCATTATGTGGCATGATGTCTACTGTTCTCTCCAATTTCAAAAAATCCGAAATCATCATTAACGATGCACTATCAAAGCCATTAAACTTCCAAACAACACTAGTATCAACAACAATGGTTTCCCAAGGCTTACTATTAAGCGTCCGTTTTAATAATAACGGCAATTGCATTGGGGTTTCAAATTGTGAGTGCAATAAGATAAACCTTTTAATTAAAAATGGAATGTCGTAACCAAAAACATTATGACCACATAACGTAGGAAAAAATTGAGGCGTTAATTTTAATGAGGCATTCGACAAATATGTCAATTCACTCATAAAAGTTTCAAGAAGAACTCGTTCATCCTGATTAATAATTTTCTTAAAGTTTCTCTTCATATTACCATCTTCAAGATAGATTGAAGCATATGTGATAGCAACAATTTTACAATACTCCGGGTGATATACCGCATTGTCTTCATAAATCTTCTGACCGGATTTAGCATTGGAACTATCCACATCTAAATCACAATCATACTTAGTTTTTGAGACATACTTCCATTGATTATACATGGGCATATCATTTGCTTCCAAGTCTTCTAAGGTCGGGTGAATTAATACCGCCTTTATACTAAAAAAAAGCATGTCATAAATCGATACTTTATTAAAAATCTCATCATATAAACCTTTCATTACGCTATATTTAAAATTAATACCACAAAATTATTCAAAAAATGTTAACCACCAAAGAAAAAGTCAAAAATTTTACTAAAAACATTTCTATTCAATTTTACATCCTCATATATTGACACAACATCTTCAAACGATAAGGAATTAAGTGAATTTTCACTATACCTATTCTTTTCATGTTTTAAGATATATCTCACATATTTTTTTCTTAAATGTTTTTGACTTTCTTTTTTTTGCTCAATTTCGGCTAGAAGCATTTCCGACTGAGAACCAAGAATTCTTGCAAATTTTTTCTTATTTCTTTCAGTATCATCATCCATATGCTTACTAAAATTCTCATAGTCTTCGTAATCATCATCAAAATCAATAGATTTTAGATTTTTACTCATATTGCGAAAATTAAGAAGTAGTACCAGTTAATGTTATGGGTTTATATGTTGCTTTCTTATTATACGTTCTTTTTTTTTGACCCGTATTCGAGTCATTAGGATTCGGGTTTAATTCTTCGGCTAATCTTTTGAATGAATTGTCTTTAAGCATATCAAGTTCAGCATAAAATTTATTAGCTTCATCCTCTAACATTTTTTTCATTTCATTCATTTTTTCTTTAAACTCTTCTTCTTTCATAACAATCTTAATGTTAGTATCGACTATTATACAAACAAATTCAATCAAATCATCAATAACGATTTGTTCATCATGTGATGAAATTTTTAAAACCTTTCCTTCTTCACTTTCAGCCAGAACTTCACATTTAATGTCACGACTGTCACTAAATGCCCATTTATCTGGAATACCAATTTCAAGTATATGGAATCCTGTTACTGTGTCTACCGACATGCTAATAAAGTATTCAGCAATAGGTGCAAATGCTTCTTGTACTACCTTTGTCATATTAAATAAGTAAAAATTATCCCCAAGGATATCCAAAATATAATTTTTCCAGAAACCCCGATTTTAAATCGTGCATCTGTTTTTAAAACAAATCTTCCATACATCTTAATACTCAAATCAAACAAGACATAAAATATATAGATGATGGAAGAAATGAATAAAAACTGATATATTTCAGTTATTATTTCCATAAATTATTCTCCGTGAGATTGACCTTGATGAACCTGACCTTGCGGTGCAGCCTGTTGTGGTGCTTGTTCGTTAAAATATTGCTCAACCAATCCCAACTGTGCATTGATAATTGCAATTGATTGTAATCGGTACGACATAGCATCGATTTTTTCTCTGTAATTAATGTTTGGGTCTTGTGCAAGACGTACTAATTCCATTTCTTCAAAATACTTGTCATTCTGAATTTTGTTCAAAAGGTCTAACTTTAAATTTGCCATAAAGTGATTTATTAAATATCTTATATTATTTTTTGCGGTCGTAAATATATTCAAAAATTTTAATATGTGCAAGAGTTTTACACTATTTCCAATATATTTTTTTCATGATTTATCGATTTATCGTAAATTTGATAAATTTCGATTAGTATGTTAACGATATTTCTATTTTTATGCTTATCGATATCGAATATTGTTTTCCAAAATTTTTCATAATAATCTAATGGATGGGCATTATTTTGCATCATATAATATTGATGATAATAATATGTATGAAAATATTCCTTCAATTCAGCATTTTCTTTGAAATTAATTTCTTCTTTTAAAAACTCATCGCAAACCTTATTATAACAAAATGAAAAATGATTAAATATGTCTTCCTTGGTGTTAAGACTTTCAAAGTCAATATAATAGCGGTCAATATAATATAATAAATTCATTGCGAAATCTTTATATAATTCCACCCTGCTTTTCACTATAATAAATTTTTGTTCGCTTTTATTATTCACTACATTAATGATTTAAGCATTTCAATTATTTCAGGTTGTGGATGGCAATCACTCTTATCTGCTCTGAATGAAGTGTGTGACCAAACGCCCGGAGTACCATTTAACGCTCTATTACTAACGTTAAACATATCTTCATTATAGTTTAGTGGAATATTATATTTTCCACCCCAATATTTCAATAATTTATATACTGCATCAATTTGTTCATCAGAATACGATTCGTATCCATAAAAGCCTTTATATCCTTTAGGATATTTCGTAACATTTGCTATTGAAGAAACTCGAATATTAGGTATAAAACTATTTAAATTACTATCCCATTTAGCTGGATACCATTTACCATTTGATTCAATCAACCCACCCCATGAATCAATTTCAATACCAATACTGCCTTTATTTAGTGCTGTATTGTTATCAGTTTTCAATCCCAAATGATATGCCCAATATATCGAAGAAAAACATTGATATATTTTACCATCCGCTCCAATAATAACAGCAGTGCCAATACGGTCAGATGTTTGTCTCCACCACGATATATCACCATCAACACCAACTCCGCTAACAGTATGATGTAAAACTATCTGTTTTTTAGGAGTTTGTATTTTGAAATACTGATTATCTGGAAAATCAACATCAATAATCTCATTCAAATCTAATGTACCATATGCTAATGATTCATTTTTTTTCATATCTAGAGCATATGCATTACTATCGTTTAATAATCCGTAGGTAAATTTATTTAAACTAAACATTATTCGTATTTTTCACATAAATACTCCTAAAATAAAAATAGGGGCTAAATGCCCCTATTCACTGGTAATTCTCGATTATTTTTTAAATCTATCGTCAGTATTTTTATTCGGATTACAAAATCTACAGCCATTTACTTCTTTTTTATTTACAGTAGTGCCAAGTATTTTCTCAGATTGTTTTTTTGTCAAATATTTCTTATTCTTTTTACTAATATCTTCAATATGACATCTACTCTTAGCGTTTTTCGTATCATGAATTTCACCAGTATTAATATTTAGGAGATATGTATATCCCCAAAATTTTCTCCATTTATCTTTAAAATTACTCATTGTGGATAATATGTATTTACTATATAATTATATTCTTCAAGCGTTACCCCAAGTTCTTTTGCAACTTTAGCAACTCTCCTATTATTCAATAAAACAACACTAAACATATACCCTACAAATAAAAACACTGCGATGGTGTAAATAATTGTTGGTATTAATATAAGTTTTCTTGATAGATTCAATATTGTACCAATAAAACCAAAAATAAAAAAACTCAATAGCACATATGTTAGAATATTTTTCAAATACATGTCTTTCATCTCAGTTCCTTTTGAGAAATATTTATATCCAAACTTTATCCACTTATTAGGTGGATAAAGTTTATATGCAGCATCAAATTCTTCTTTGGTTATTGTTTTATAATCAGTCATTAAAAACCTCTATTCTTTTTTATATTATTAGTATTAACAAACCTATTTGGATTGTAACCCAATAAATGTTTCATTTTTTCAACATTTTCGTTAACTACATTTGTCGATTTTACTTCACTTTCGCTCAAATTCTGTGCATTATTTTTTACGAAATAAACATTCTTCCCATCAGTATAAAAATCATGCAAATTAAGTACCTCAACTACGCCTTCATTCATACTTACTTTATAGTTTTCAGTTTTGCTCATATACATATTACCCAAACCAGTAAAATCTAATTTAAATAATGATTCTTCGCTTCCCGGGGTCATAGCTAATGCTTCGTTTATTGTGAAGTCAATAATATGACTCTTATTCAAAGCATCACGATATCTACCAGTAACCATAGATTCTTCCAATCCAGTTCTTTCATTCCAGCCAGATTTATTTTTATCAAATTGTGATTTTTCAATACCTTCTTCAGTTGGTTGTGTATCTTTGTTATACATTGGTGCTTTAGCTCTGAAATCAAGTTTTTCTTGTCTTTGTTTATATAAAGTATCACCCATATCAGCTTTCATACGTTCTTCAAAACGTTCACTTGGTTTATTATCATAAACCAAATCTTGCTGTCCTAAACGATACATATTAACTTCGTCTTGTTCCTCACTAGTCAAATTACGCTTAGGAATTTCATTACCCTTATCATTAGTTGAGTCTCCAACATTATCGAATGACTTACCTTTGGTTACCTGTAATGCTTTCTTTTCAATATCCTGACCAAGTTTTTGTGGGTCATCCCCTACATCTGTTTGCTGGTCTTTGTACATCAATTCTTTTTCAACATTAATAATGTCTTTAGTACCGCTCTGACCTAAATCTTTTTTGAAATTAGTTGCATTTTCAGCACCCAGACGGTCTTTTAATACTAATGCTGATGGTTTCCTATCTTCAGCAATTTTCTTTAGTTTATTCTGATGAATTGAGTATGCATTCAATTCATTATCAATTTCTTCCAACAAATTATAATTTTCTTTCATGTCGGTCAATCCTACTGGAACACCACCAGTAGTAACTGTACCTGTTGCTTGTGGTTTATTTGCCATAGTACTTTGTGTATCTCCTATCATTGATTGGTCTGTTTCATTAATGTTCATTTCTTCTCTCCATCTTTCATAATCATATGCTAAATCAGTGCCGTATCGATAAACAGCAATATCCACCTTACCATTAGGATATTTACCGTTAACAAACTGCCATTTATCGCCATGCATTTCGAAAGGTTCTTCACCATTTCTATCTGATACATATTCAACAATATCATGTAGACTTAGAAATTCATTTAACGCTAATTCATCGACCTTTTCAGGTAATTTTTTATGTTTTGTTGATGCAAAATCTTCAACATCTTTTGCACTCACTGTTTTTGCAATTTTTTTAACATCACCGCCAACCTTACTCGGACTTAATTCGCCTTTTTGCACAGCATGAGCCATACCGAATAAACGTTGTTGTGCTTTTGATTTTGCCTTTTCATCCATTATTTCTTCTTCCATATGTTGAAAATTAGGGTTGTCTACTTTACCAGTTTTCATCGTATTATACTGAATATTAGTGTCATCCTTTCCCCAACCCTTAATAGTATCACTATTAAAAGCAGAAGTTCCATCAATAATCTTACGATTAACGTCAGAACGACTATCAGGCTTAACGTTAGGATTTTGAGCCATTTGTGGTTCTTCAATACCTATTTGCTCATTCAATGCATCAATAAATTTCATAAATCCTGCAGGGTCAGTTAAATAATTACTTTCTTGTATTATCTTACCACCTTGCCATATTGGTTTACGCATTGCTTGACTTTTACCTTTGGCTTTCATTAAATCGCCAGAACCCCAAGCTGCAGGAGTAACATATGCTCCTGATGATGCTGATGTACTAGTTTCTTCAACTTTATTTGGTTCTTCCATTAAATCGCCACCTTTTTTCCATGCAGCAGGACCTGCATACGCACCCGATGATGCTGCACCAGTCGTTTCATCAGTCGTTTGTGGTTGAATTGAAGGAGTAGGTGTTTTAGCCATTTTTTTGAGTTGGTTAATACCACTTTTATCTCTTCTCTTCTTTTTCTTTGGAATCGCCATTTTATATTTTTGAAGATATTTAGGACTGTTTAATACCCAATCGTTAAATATCATATTCATAATGGTTTCATTATAGTGATAGCCAAAACGTTCTTCACCATTCTCAGCCATTTCATCATAAACGGTAGTAAGTTTAGGGTCAGAAAAAACTAATGCTTCCATTTTAGGTAAGCTAAAGATTTTCTTTTTAAGCGACAACTCAGCTTCGTTTAATAAATCATCCACTTCATCCAATTTAATATTATACTGATTCATAGTACTATTAAATTTTTTTTCAAATCTCCTCGACTGGTCACTCACTGGCTTGTCTGATGTTGGTTTTATTGATGTTTCATTTATTTTTTTCACAATCATTTGTATTAATATTTAGGATAAAAAATATCCAACCAATTATTTTTTTTCGACACAAAATATGCACCGCTACATTTATGTGAAAAGTCATATCTTGTATTATACTTTTTTGCTGCATCACGACAGCTATCAAAATCCCAATAATTTTTCGGCTTTCTTCGAGAAATCATGTGTGAACATATATCATCCAGCCAACCATTTTTACGAGCATTAATATATGCTGAAACAAATCGAATCGAAAATTCTTTTCTCGTTTCACATAGAATAGCCACTTTTGAATAATTAATCTTATCCCACTTCAATATATTTCCACCCAACCCACCTGTTTTAATTTTATTTAAAATATTCCAACCGTCAATCAAATATTTATTAACCCAAAAACTCTCTAATTCACATGCATTTTCCACATCAACAATACCATCAGATAATATTTTGTTTATCGGCAATAATTTTGATTCATGTATGTGTTCAAACACCGCACCACCAATCTCAAAATGTTGTTTATTTCTCCTATTCATATTACAAGTAATACCGACATACACATAATTATCTGAAAATTCATATGAATAAACTAATCTTTTTCTTAAATTTCCAGCAATATTCATATGTGTACATATTTCATCAAGCCATCCAAACTCCCACGAATTATTATATGCTGAAATATATTTTAATCTGAATTCACTTCTTGAATTACACAATGAAGCAACTTCACCACAACGTTCTTTAGTCCAATATCCTGATGGTTTTCTACGCATACTAAATTATTTAATGTCTGAACGCCAAAAATCTTTTTTAACCCAAAGCATTTTATAAACTGCTTCCATAGCATTTTTAATGGTGCTAATCATTTCTTCCCTAGTTTGACTATTTGAAGAATGTAAGACTTTTTTTATTTCCTTATCTAGTGAATCCTTAACAAACTTGTCGATTTCATCACCAATTAATTTTTTTACACGATTTTCATCCATTTCACTATTTATTCAGTTGTTTATAAATACTTAGATGAAGCAAAAAAACGATAATAAATAAAAAGAACATACAATATTAGTATGTTCGATTTAATTTATTTGGCAATATACCAACCAGCAAATCCTGCAACGCCTATTGTTATTAATGTTTTACCGCTACCTTTAATGAATTTTCCAAATTTTTGCCAATTATTTGGTTTTAATTCAGACTTATTAACTTCGGGTATAATATAGCTATCAATGTTAACTGTTTTAAAAAAATCGTTTGAATTTGAAACACTAAATGAAACAGGATAACCCTCCTTCTTATCGTTTTTCCAATTAAAATTAACAAACTGTTTATTGGGGAAAGAAAGTGAATCTATCCTTAGATAAGGGTCAATGTTTTTAAATGCTGGCAATACATTACCAATGGTGAAACTAAAACTCATTTCTTTTTTACCTTCCTTATATGTATCAGCAAAAGCTACCGTCTTTTTTAATGTATCTATTGTTGGCTTAGTTCGTAATAATAAAGAATCTACCTTTACCTGAGTTTTAATTAAAGCAGCAGCAATAATTTTATAATCTTTCCCTATTTCTTCAATTCTCTTAACCAATTCTTTCTGGTTTTCAGTTAGTTTATTGTTAAGATTTTTCAAATTTTCAACTGATGTTTGAATAGTCAGCTTTTCAGCAACCCATTCTTTTTCCTTATTCTGATAATATTCAACACTATCCAATAATGCGTTTTTTAGCTTTGTTTCAGTAGCAAGTTCTTTTTTCAAATTATCAACCCTATTTTGATAATATGTCCATCCACCACCAATCAATAAGAATGTGATGATGCCAATTAAAATTAACGTACTTAAATTAATATTAACACTTTTATTCATAATCAAATTATTTAATGTTGAACCATGTTTTCTTGCCAAAATTTTGAAAAAATATCATAATAAGCTTCAAGTCTATTCACAATCTCATCGTTTTCAGGATTATCCGGTGAAAAATCTTCTAAGTAATTAAATTCAACATTACTAGTATTTTCATTAGGAGTCACTTTAAATACGAACTGAATCATTCCATCAACAGTCCCGCCCCAAAAAACAAAATTATCATAAACTTCAAGAGGTATGAACCGAATATTTACATTCATATCCTTAAAATAATTCAACAGCTTTTTTTCTTCATTTTCTTGGTCATATGCTGTTTTTTTGTCAATTGGGTTATTACTAACTTCTTCATTTAATTTACGTGTTATTTTTAACATATCACGCACATTTAAGTCTTTTTTCTCAGTTACTGATTCATTTGCTGCAGTATAACCCTTACGCATTCTGCCTATAAATGTTCGCATTTGATTTGATGCATTCTTTTTATTTATATCGTTCATATCTGTTTTTTATAATAAATACTAATCAAGCATTTTATGTCTTTCATCAACAACTTTAGCTAATAATTCTTGAAGCCACTTCCAACAATTCTTTTTATCTTCAGGAGTAATTCTAGCTAATTTATCTTCTTCTTTCGTCATTTCACTACTCTGATATGCGAACCATTTATATTTTTTATTACTCTTATCAGCTTCTTTTAATTTATTACCAGCCTCAACGGGTGGAATAATACAGTAACAATTGCGCAATCCACTATTTTTGATTTTCCGTTTAATGTCCCAAACATATTCAGGTTCATTATCTTTATTTTCATCAACGCTATGTACAATACCATAATCACGAACAAATTGAAGTCTAAAATACATTACAGGATTTTCCCAATCACCCCCGGCTTCAAATAATTCAGCATTGATTTGATATTTGATAGGTTGATTCTTTCTCAAATCTTTATGAATATAAAATATTTTCTTCTGACCAGTAGTGTCATTATTCTCAAAATCAAATGAAATACCTTGAAAATCTTGTGCTTCATCGACAATATCCCTCCAAGCACTTTCAGTTATATTATGATAATCAAAAATTTCTTTTTTCTTATCTTGAGTTATTGCCGAAATTTCCTCATTAATTATGTTGGTTACTTTCCCCATTTTGTGGTGTTTTTGACTCTTCATTTATTTCACGCACAATTTCCATCATCTTATTTACTACTTTAACGACATACCTTTCGCTACATTCTGTTTCAATAGTAATACCGGGACGAATAAGCGGTGCTTCAATTTTTATTTTATATTTGTTATTCATAAATACTTTATTTATTTACTAATTCATTTAATTTATTAATATCAATCAATGGATTAATATCATTACTGTCTTCAAAATAATTGCTTCTAAAAACAATTCCCCTAAACTTTACAATATCTTTGTGATAATTCCGGAAATCAATTACAACTTTAGGGATTCCAAATTCATCACAAAGCTGTCTACATAATTCAGCACAGTTTTCAATTTGTTCTTTGCTATACTTTTCCCAATAATTATATCCCAGCCATTTCTTTTTTCCAACCAATGTACCATCACATTCCTCATCAAGCCAATTAATATATTTGCCAGATGGCGATTCAATTAAATATCCCATGTTTTCTAAAACAATTGAAATTGATTGTTTATCGCCTTCTTTAATTCCCATAAAATCTGAATGATATTTAGGGTCGTAGTGTTGATATATTACTCCATCCCGGGTAATTGTATATGTATTCCATCTTTTAGTCTTTCCAAAATCCTTATGTTGCAATCTTACAATATGATAGTTGCTTTTTCTCATACTACTACCGATGACAATTTGAGTTTTAGGACTTTCTGTTTTATAGTGGTTGAACTCCTGAACCTTAAATATCGTTTTATCTATGTGCATCATAATTCATGTAAATAATTTCAACACCACCTTCGGTTAATTTTTGTAATGATAGTTTAAAACTTGCCCCAAATGTTGGGTGATTAAAATCAGGTTCTTTATCGCAAAACACTCGCTTAATTCCTGCATTAATTATCATACCAGCACATTTAGCACATGGAAACCAATTTACATACATATCAGCACCCATTGTTTTATTACCTTGACGTGCAGCATTTATAATAGCATTTTCTTCGGCATGTAACACCCAATCATATTTCAATGGACGCTGATGTCTTTCTTCCGAATCATCCTCACATCCACGAGGAAAACCATTATACCCAATTGATAATGGGTCTCGTTCTCGAACGATTACCGCACCGATTTTTGTACTTCTATCCTTACTCCATTGTGCTACATGGTCGGCAAGTTGCATAAACCTTAAATTCCAATCTGTTTTTTCCATAATTAACTTAATTTCCAATATATACTAGACTTTAATTTCTTCGCCTTTTCAATCAAAGTTTCCAATTCATCCTTATCAATATCATCGATATCGACATTAGCCAATGCGTCAGCGACTTTCAGACCTTCTTTAATAAGTCTGGCTCTTTCTCTTTCAACAGCTTCATTCATAGTTTTTATTTTTATTCAATCACTACTGAAGATATGCCGTCTTCATTCAAACTTACGCTTAAAAGATAATCCGGAGATATTTCATATTTATGTTCAATAACTAATACTTTTTTCATGTTTTGCTTAATCAATTGAAGCATTTCAATAAATTCTTCGACACTGTTTTCATCAAGTTTACCCATTACTTCATCTAACAAAAATATTGTTGGTTTTGTCTTAACATTGATTTGATTCAATGCAAACTTTAACACAACACTTGAGAACGTTCTTTCTTTCCCGGATGCACTAATACAATCAATAATTGCAGTTGGTCTATTATTATAAGCCAATTTTGGTCTTAAATCATCAGGGTCAAGCCATACTTTAAAAGGTGCTACTGATAAAATATTTTCCAACGTAACATTGATTTTAGGTAAAATATAATTACTTAACATCTGTTTTGGAATACCATCTCGGTGTACACATTTTTTATATAGCGACATAACATTATCACAATATTCTTGTACTTTAAATTCAGTAATTAATAATTCATTATTCTTTATTTTTATTTGTTTATCACCAATTGCAGTCTTTTTAATGAAGATATTTTCGTTCTCATCATTTAAGTCCAATTCAAGTCGATGTATTTTTTGTTTTGCTAATTCAATAGCAGCTTCAATCTTATGATTTTGCTCGATTTGTTTTAAGCTATTTTCATGATTATCAAGTTTTTGTTTTAAAATAGTTGTTTTCAGTTCTTCATTTTGTATTTTAGTGGGAATTTGCTCATATTCAACCAGCAATTCTCTACGTCTATCAACATCGTTCTTCTCATTAGTAAGTTTTCCAATCTCAGTTAAAACATCATCCATTTCTAATGTTTGAGTATCAATCAATGTATTAATTTGATTAATTTCTTCATCAATCTCAGTGATTTTTTTCAGTTCATCGAGAATTTGTACATCATTAATGTTTTTTATTTTATCTGCAATTGAAAACATCTCGGCTTCAATTTTCACTATATTTTCTCCAATATGTTGTTGATGTTCAGATGTTAATGCCTGACCACAAGTCGGACATGTTTTACTTTTCTTCAACTCAACAATTTCATTCTTATATTTAAGACCTTGTTCTTTCAATCGAACAACATTACCTTTCAATATTTCAATCGTATGGTCATGATTCATCCTAACCTGCTCAAGATTTTTTATTTTTATCTTATTGGAATATTCAATCGACTTATGCTGCTCTTTTTTCTGATTTAATTCACTCAATCTTTCAGAATCATATGTTTCCCTTAAAACATCAATACTATTCTTTAAAACGACTTGGCGTGCTTTAAAATCGCCAATATTTGCATTATGGACATTCACAGTGTTTTTGGTTTTATCAACATCTAAGTTATAAATATCAGGGTCAATCTTATATAGCTTTTTCAATAAGTTTTCAACATATGTTCTACCAGTACCAATCCTAGTTTCAATATCGGGAATCTTAACGGTTTCAATTTCCTTTATTTCTGCGTCTAAATCATTAATTTCCTGAGTATATGTACTATTTTGCGTTGTAGTAAACTCAACATTACAACTAACTCTAGGTTTTTCATTTACTCGCTTCTGATAGGTCTTAAAACCTTCGAGTTTTTTATCGAAAATATCCAAACCACTATCAAACAACAATGAATCAATAAACGTTGCCATATCATTAGATAATATCCGGTTAAGTGTATCAGATGTTGTCATAACAATACGCATGAAATTATCGTATGTTCCAACAATAGCATCAATATTTTTTTGTGTTTTTACTCTCCGGTCGCTATCTAATGTTTCTAACGATGTTTTCACATCCATTTCCTCATCAGGATTAGATAACAAATAATAGTTTAATGTTGTTGGTGCACCTGAAATTTCCCCATCTTTAGACCTAGTAAGTTCAGTACGTCTTTTAATGCCATAATATTCGCCATTACCTTGAATCACTAAATAAGCTTCACAAAAACTAGCACCATTACGATTATTAACAAAACGTTTATCACCATATTTCATTCTAAATTCAGTTTCCAATGTCTTATTAAATAAAACATATGAAATAATTTTCATGATTGTCGTTTTGCCTGCAGTATTATCACCAGTTATCTGGAATAATCCATCCATATCTCGCCAATCAATGTCTAATTTAGCATACGACATAAAATTAACGCCACCGAATTTAATAACATCCCATTCAATACTTTCATCATTACTAACATCAATTTCCTTTAGGATTTCTTCATCAAGTGCAATAACATCATTAATCATGTTAGCATCAACACCGATTTTTTCAAGATATTCCTTAAAAATTTCATGTTGGACTGCAGCATCGGTAATGTTTTGTAATGTAACATTTTCATTTACTTGAACTTTATCTACTTCAAGGAATTTGTTAATATGAGAAATAGTAACATTATTATACTTGCTTTTAAGATAAGTAGCAAGTTTTCTTTCAGAATCCTTATTTCTAACTTGTGGAAGAGTACCCCACACAAACCTCACCTTCATAAATTTCGTTGGATTCGGTATTTCGAAATCCAAATCATCAAAATCAGTATACGGTGTAATCAATACATTTTTAAAAGAATATTCACTTTTAACAGATACTTCTTCAACACTTTTGGCTTCAATATCCCATAATAAATATCCATGAAAATTATCATCACCCTCACTAAAATCTTGTGCAACTAATGAACCACAATATGCTTTAGTTTTAGCAGCATCAAAATACTGCATCTTATGAATGTCACCAAACAATGAGAAATCGCCTTTAAAATCTGAAATCCTATAGTACGATTTGCTGTTCATTTCGAAACCACTAGTTGATTTACATCCGCTTACCGGGTCATGAAAAATATCAATTACAGTATAGCCATTTTCAGCTTTGTTTGCTTCAATACTTTTAGCTGCTTTACTTTTCCAAGGATTATTTTTCTGTTCACCATGATGCCAAACTGCCCAAATCACATTATCATCAAAATAAAAATCAGTCTTATCGTAATAGACGATATTTGGATTCTGTAACACTTCAATAATTGCCTTAACCGAATCCACACGATTCAAATTCTTTTTTCGACAATCATGATTACCACGAGTAACTCGAACAGGTGCAATTTTGCTTAATTCATTAAGAAAAAAAGATACAAGGATTAATTGTTCACCCTGCAAATCAAGATAATCATGTACTAAATCACCAGCAACTACAATACGACTCGGTTTTTTTTCTTTCAGTGATTTTATTAGGTTCTTAAACACATATTCATATTCAGCATTTCTTGTTGGTGTTTTTCGAATATGGATGTCAGCAATATGAGCTATAGTCGAAACTTTATTCATCTTTTCAATATTTTTCACAAAACTATGTAATTTTATTCTTAAATACAAGGATTTTTAATTGTTAATTTGTCATATAATAAACAATAGAACTAACATTTTGGCAGTATTATTAAATTGGTATAAAATTCGATAATATATGCGCATAAAAAAAATAATAACAAACTTAAAATTTAAATAGTATGCTTAGAACATTTAACAATTTAGACTTATTTCATGAATTTCTTTTAGAATCTATTAATGATTCACTTGAATTTACTTATCCAACACATGACATTATTGAGACAACTGAAGGGTATGTTGTTGAGGTATCGTTGCCGGGCGTAAATAAAAACGACATCAATACTGAAATCAATAAGAATGAATTAATCATCACTGCTGAACATAAAAAAAATAAAGACGTTAAATACCTTAAACAGCAGATATTTAAAGGTAAATATGAGCTTAAATTCTCTCTAGGTGATATTATCGATAAAGAAAATATTGATGCTGTATACGAAGATGGTATTTTAAAAGTTTCAGTACCAAAACAACAAGAGAAAAAGAAATTGACGGCGAAGAAAATCGAGATTAAATAAAAAAAGGCGGTAATAACCGCCTTTTTTTATTCTTCAAATATTTCAGAATAATTTTTCTTCAGTTTTGTTTTAATGTAATTAACTTTATTGCTAACAGTACTACTAGTTAAATTAAATTCCTTACCTATCTCATCATAATTAAAACCTTGCAAATATTTCATATCCAACATCATATATTCGCTAGGGGAGATTTGTGATGAAAGATAATTTAACGAATTATTATTTTCAAAATTAGCAGTATTGGTCGATGAATATGATAATGAATTGGTTAGTGTAATACTACTCTCATATTCAAAATTAGTACAAGTAACTGAATCGGTGCTTATTTCACCACTGTTGAATGATGTAAGTGTTATTGAATTACTTCTCCATTTATCAATCATATGGTTTCGTGCCACAAATAACACCCAAGTTTTGAACTTAGATTTACTTTCATCGAAAGAAGATAAATTCAAAAAAACATTAATCATTATTTCTGAAATATCATCTTCAATATCAATATGTTGTCTATATTTATTTCGTAAATAATCTTTAACAATCTTTTTATATTTATCGTATAAAATTTTTTGTGCTCCCTGATTCCCATTTATTGTTTCTTGAATAAGAATCGTATCGTCCTTTTCTGTCATACGGATTTTGCAATTTATGTATAAAATAATCATCGACAGTTAAACTTCTAGCAGTATATAATGCTTTGATTACTTCATCAATACCATGATTCCTTCTTAATTCATCTAAGTCATCATTTGTTGGAAGTTTAACTATTTTTACCCTTTCTTCACACTCAACATAAATAGATTGTAATGTATAAAATAATTCAACACTATTTTTATAAGCATCCGGGTCTAGTATTATAACTACTTCAGGCAATAATTCTTTCAGTTTCATAAATAACGTGGACGAAATAGTCTTTCCTAACATAGGTATTGTATTTACCGGAAAAGATAACATTTCAAACGCACCTTCAACTAAGTATATCGTAGAATCCCAATTAATATAACCTTCATTAAAAATAATCTTATCCTTATCAGATTTAGGATTATCATATTTTTTATTTTTAATGGTGGGGTCGTAGGTTCTAGCTACAAAATAATTAACATCACCGTTCACACCATACGATGGTATGATTACTCGATTGGCATATTTTCCAGTAGTACAAAATCCAAGCCGATATTTCAATATAATGTCACGAGAAATTTTTCTGTCATTAACTAAATAATTATACGCTTCAAAATGTTGAAGATTGCTTGGGTTCATTTCGGAAAACAGTATCATTTCATCAGGTAATTTAACCTGAACATCATACTCATCATCATCATCATTATTTTCATAAAAATCGTGTGTACCTGCATATGCTTTATATATTTCATAATCAGCATATGAACCATACATCCGAACAAGTTTTCGTAATGAACCAGTAAAACGAGGTTCATCACATTTCCAACACCTAAACACTTTACGATTGGTGTTGATTTCAAGATTAAATTTTCCATCAGGATGTGGCAAACCTTCCCTTTCCTGACATCTCGGACAATTCACCTGTAATTGTTCCGAAACTTCATATCCATTAACATCCACAAAGATGTTTTGAATGATACTATGAAATTCTAATCCCTTTATCATGGTACAAATATATAAAAAAATTGCCCCAATAACAAAATGTTTTGAGGCAATTTAAATTAAATATATTAAAATCTTCGATATTTATCTAAAAATGGAAATACTGATAACATTTTTCTCAGCAATTTATCCATATAAATAAAATCATATCTCTGATTTTCAGCATTACGTCCAAGATAATTGTTTTGAAACTCATCGAAAAGTAACATAATATTATTTTCCGGTGTTTTACTAAACATTTCAGAATTTTCAGATTTTTCCCGATATTGATTAAACAATCGGCTGTAATCATCTTTAGCTTGCTGTAGCTGAATTTTAAGTGCTGAATTTTCTTCAGTCAATAAATTTACCTGTTCTTCGAGCCATTCAACACCCTCTCCCGATGTTTTAGCTTCAACAACAGTTTTTTCAACAGCAACAATTTCTTCAGATTTAGGTAAAAACTCAACATCAGACAACAATTCTTCAACCATTTGTTTGGCTTTCAAATCACGTTCTTCTTCAGGAGTTAAAACTTTTTCTTCAACAGGTTTTACCACTGGTTTTTGCTTAACAGTAGTCTGCTGCTTTTCAGTTGGTTTTACTTGTTTTGTTGCAGATGCTGGTGATTTCTTACCCCCAACATTTCCTTTTGCTAATTTTGCTAATTTATCACTCATAATTATTCTTCAATTGAAATATTTGCATTTAAGTGTGCTATTAAACCAGTTTCATCATTCCATATAAATGCTTCACCTGCTTTAAGTGAGCCAATAAATCCTTTTTTATGATGCCATTCTTCAGTTCCAGTAAGACTTGATAAATATCTCACAGTAACACCCAAATCTTCATTCACCATCATATTTTTATCAACAATGGCATGTTTCACATTACGTTTTCTATGAATGTGTCCTAAATGCCATTCGTGGAATACTGTTTCACTCCACATTGGTTTTGATTCGATATCGTTAGCCATTATCATTGGAAGATTACCTTCCTTTTCTTCACTACCGTGAGTGTAACCAATCAATACTTTGCCAAATCGGTAATATTTTCTTGGTGATGCTCCGTTATTTACAGCTACTTGTGGGTCATTATTATACCAAGCACACAAATATTCGCCCATATAATAACTACGTTCAAAATCATGATTCCCGGGAATAACAATAACATCAATAGGAACACCCAAACTTTTAAGTATGTTAATTGCATCTACCAACAACCTTACACCAACTTGGAATGTTTTCTGCCAACGCAAATCTTCATCTTGTGGTGTACCTTTTGTTGTTGTATTATAGATTGTATCACTGTTGAAGAAATCACTACCTACAGGAAATACAATTCTTGAAAATTGAAATCCTGATGCTCTTTGAATCAATTTTTCAATTGCCAGTAGAAAACGGCTACGTGCTATTTTAGTATCGTAGTTTTCACCAGTTTCACCGCCCCATGCCAATTTACCTATATGCAAATCGAACAATGTAATTTCAAGCAAATTATTTTCACCGTTATTTAATGGAAGATAGTCGATTTTAGGAGTAAACACTGGTGGTTCATAGTCTTGTGTCATTTCACGGAAGATTTCGCCTACAGCACGTTCTTTAACGGTTTTTGTATTTTTTTCGAGCCATGCTTTTACTTGGAAATTTTGTACTGTTTCGGGAAGTCCTTTTTTCCATGAAGTCACATCCCATTTATTAACGACATAGTTTTTAACATTCCAAACGTTTTTATCAACCTTAGTCGCATCGAGCAATTCATCAAGAGTTTTAATATGGTCTGAACTATAGTTAGACCCGCTTTTCCACTCAATATCGGCATTATTACCATCTTCTTGATAAATCAATGTTTGACCATTGCTACTCGGTATATCTGCGGGTTTATTTTCCTCAATTATTTTTTGAGTTGTTTCGTCATTAGAGTCAGCATAACGTTTATATGCATTTTGAAACAATTCAAACAAATTTTTATCGAGATTACCACTTAAGTGTCTGAACATTAAATCAGCTTTAACGTTTTTAACATAGGTATTACTTCTACCACATATCACCGAAGCATGTTTAACCGACACCCCATTATCAATAGCATAATTAATAATTTCTACAGCTTTTTCAATTCTTTCTTTATTCATAGTCGTATATTTATTATAAATAATTTTCAAAATTAACTTGAAAATATCAAAAACACAAGCTTTTATATAAATACATTACCATTTTTTTTCAAAAACTTCAGATTTTCCTCAATTTTTTGGCATTCACTTTTAAATGTCACTTCATTAAGAACCCCCAAATCAAACCATTCGCCTTCTTTTTTTGCATACGAATATTTTCGATGTAATACCTTTTCTATTTCATATGCTATATCGGATGGATACGTATCAATGAGTTTTAATGGCGATGGATTGCCAGTCTGGTGTTCGGCAAGTCGTTTTTGTGGATGTTTAGACACACCTATCTTATAACAGCTATCATCGGTTGATTGTATTAGGTATATTTTATTCATTTAACATTTAAAACTTTAAGTCCTGCATATCCAACAGCATAACTATCTGACATGTCAAAACACTCATCTTTTGGTTCTGTAGAATCTTTCTTATAAAACCATTCGATTTGCGGTTCTAATTTACAAACTTTTTTCCATATATAAAGCTTTTTTTTGTCAATATATTCTTTGGGGAATGAAAGAGTTTCTTTTTTCTCACCTTTCTTAGTGTATGCAACGTGAACCAATTCAGGACAGAACAATTTTCTGGAATCATATACACTTATTTTCATTGGGTGAACATCAAATGCTTGAAATATTATGTATCTACATATACCATTAAAGCCAAACAATAATGACGCAGTAGTTGGATTATTACTACCGCCCAATGGTTCTTCGACAATAACATGAATTAATTCACCGTTCAATTCATTTAACAATCGTTCTTTAAATTCTAAAACATATTTTCGAAAAATTTCAGCTTTGTGAATTTCCCTGTCTTCAATAGGGACATCTTTTTTTAATTTCAATGCTAAATGCTTTAATTCAATAAGTTTTCCATTTGAATCCCACAATGCACAACCAATATTAGTTGTACTTATATCAAGTGACCAGATATATTGTTCCATACTATTATTAGTTTTCATTTTGTTCATCAATCATTTTTTGCATGGTTTTAGGATTGTTCAAATATAAACGAATCAGGTCTTCGATAACACCTCCAATTTTCATGCTTTTTCCCTTGCAAAATATTTTAAACCTATTATGCAATCTACCATCGATAATTATCGATTTGGGTTTATTTTCAACTTCAGTCATAACATCTTTCATATATTATAATTAATTAGTATTGTAATTTATAATAAATACTAAGAAACTATAAAAAAGTATAAAAAATTATGATTTTTTTATTAGAAATCTAAAGAGAATACAATAGTCCTAGCAATTGTTGAATCTTTTTCAATTGGATTATTCAATTTTCCGATTGCAACGAGGTTTTTATTAGCGTCATAAATGCCGATTTCAGTAATTGAAACCTTATCCTCATTCCATGTTGCATTAGTGGAAGAATTGAATTCATTTAAAGGTAAATTGATTGATAAATCAGTAGTATATGCAACAGCTTTAATTTGTGTTGAAACATTTCCCATGAAAAATAATTCATCGCCAAAGCATAAATCATTATCATCAGATGCCTCTTTGGTTGGATATTGAATATAGTCATGTAAGTTATATGCAGTAAATAATGTTGCAGGGTCATCATAATAATGTTGTAACGGAATTTTAAATACTTGATTTGTTAATCCCGTTGCAGTTAATAAACTACCTGAAACATACCCGGTGATTTGATTAGTAATATCATATTTAGTCCACCCTGAAGCAGTTGGTTTAACATTTGATACACTATCAAATAATAAATTATCAACCACCTGAATAAGTGCATAGATTTTATTTGCAGTAAATCCAGTTCCAGCATTAATATCATTACTTAGAAACTTAAAATCATTTGGATTTGTAAAGCTAATCGATACTTCTTGCATTTGTGGATATGCTGTATCTAAAAATAATGAATTAATATAGTTACAGTGAACTGCAGTGCTGTATCCACTATATGATTCTAAAAGATATGATGTAAATACTGTATAACCAATTGCCATTGTTAATCAAATTTACTATAAATACTGATAATTTTAATTAGTTATAAATTGCCTCACATATCTTTCATAGTAATCGGTGTTCAAAATATTTGAGTTCGATTGTAACCAGTCATAATATTTATCATACACATTATTTAATTCACATAAGCATTTAATTTCCAACGGTTTCGTAGCAACATCCTTTGAGGCATTTTTATGGTTTTCAAAATTATTGGGGTTGTTAATATCACCGCTTTGCTTATGTCCTGCAAGTTCATGTGGGTCGCTCCAATTAAAACAATATGATGGGACATAATTCAAATTGTTTTCATTCAACTGACCTTCATCTCTTAATTTAGTATACCAGCTTAACCCCTCATATCCGGTAATATCACTTCTAAACCCAATTTGCCTGATTCTAGGCATTTTAACAATCACACTCGCTTCTAATGTATTCTGGCATAACTCAATCTTTTCCTTTGTAGCGAATAAGCTCTTTTGCGGTTTCCATGCATCAGTACCTAATTCTTCAATCCCCTCAACAGCTTGTTGAAGATGCCAAGGCAAATAAATATCATCATCATCTGCAAGCATGAAATAATCACCTGTTGCATGTGTTACAGCATCACGACAAATTTGACCTCTATTTTCATAAGGTTTCCCGGTTTGATAATCAGTATTATTATTAACAATCACAATATTTACATCATCAAATCCAATTGTAATTGGATATTCAACATCAGTGTTAAAGATAATCAATTCTTTATTTTGATATGTTTGTGCCCGGCATTGCAATAAAATTCTTTCAACACATCTAAACCTTCTATATGTTGTACAAACAAAACTAACTCTTTTATTCATAATAAAAATTCAATAATTTGATTTTTTGTGTAAAGTTGTAATTCTTTAGTATCATATCCTACATTACTATCATATAATATATCAATCGGTAATCCAAAATTCCACGGTTCTAGTCGCCAGTTAATATGTGTAAAATCACCCGTAACAATGTCGTTATTTTTATTTGAAAGAGGGTGATTACTCATTAGAATGTATTTGATGTCTGAATTTATAAAATTATGTAATGCCATTTTCTTATCAACTGAGCTAAAATGAAATAAACAATCTCGACAAAATAATAAATCGACAGTTGGTAGTTTGTCTAATCGAATATCAATTCTTCTAAAATCAACGTATGGAAAGTTTTTTTTCATTTTTTGAATTTGTGGTGTTATTATATCACCACCAATATATTCAATCTCAAATAATTTAACATGCCTCATCCACCAGTAATCACCACACGGTATATCAGCAATACTATTAATCCCATGTTTATTTAAAAATTGATATAAATTATTTCTAACGTTTAATGTGGAGTCATCCATTTGAGACCCACATCCAGATACGCTAAAATTATCAATATCGGTTCTACCATATAAATGATTATCACCAGAAAATATCTTTTCTATCTCGTCCATTCTAAATAATTTATATTTCCATTTTCAAAATTTCTCTTATTTTCCGGTGACCAAGAATATAATGCTAAATGCTTGAAATATGTCTCAAACTCAGGAAATAAACAGTAATCGATATTGTTTTCAGCACATTTTATTTTAACTATATCATGATTTGTTTCATAATCTAGTTTTAAATATTGTTTTACTGCACCACCCAGCCAACTAGGTCCATACCATCCACTTTTTCCAATATCAACTAACTCATATATAAAATTTACTTGTTCTGAATTTTTTTTGCCACCGAATACACCATTAGGCATAGTATAATCATTACCACCATGATAACATACAAACATTGAGTTATTGTTGTTATCAAACAATGTAAATGGTTTCATCGGTTTAAAATCCACATCAATATACAATCCACCATACTCTTTAACGAGGAATATTCTCAAAACATCAGCAATATGAGCATAATCTTTTTGTTTTCTAAACGCATCACAAAGTGTTTTAATTTTATCAGGTAGGTTTGGTAAATTATTATCATTCCACAACATATGTTGAAATGTAGGGTTTAATTCTTTAACCCTTTTCATAAAATATTTTTCTCTCTCGGGCATTTCATAAGAACCAACCCAAATTTGGTGTATTATTCTTTCCATATTACAATAAAACTGATTTTTTTGCGGTTTTCTTAATTATTTCCCAATACTTTAAACTTGTAGTGCGGGGTTTAATTTTTAATTCTTCATTATATGGTAGTTTATTCATATAATCTGCTTTATAAAATAATCCTTCCTTTTCCGCAGTAGCTTTTATTTCTTCAGTGACTCCTGCATTATGAAAAATATTGAATTTATGCCAATCATCCTCACCTGACGTTGCCCATGCAAATTGTAATTCTTCACTACAAATCGTTTCTTTACCCATTTTCCATCCATTCCATAATACTGCCCACATGTCAGCACACCATATTTGTAATGGATGATATGGTGGTAATCCATTAATGCCTTTAGCTTTTTCATCAGCAATTCTTTGATTATCTAGGAATATTTTGTAATTGTTAATGTCGGTAATTTCTTTAAATAATCGTTCTGAATCACGCTCAACCCTATCCCAAAATTGCCAATCAATATCTTTCATTAAATATTGTGCGCCAATACTATTTAATTCGTTATCTTTTACAATTTGCTTGTCAATATCAACAATTCCACACATTTTATCCAATATATCCTCACCTTTTGATATGATATAATCATGAGAAATATACCAACGAGTATCAGACCCATACCATTTATTATCGTCATCCAAAAACTTAGACCAATCTATTGGCTTAGTAAATACAATATCACAATCATGATAAAATATATGATTCTCTAATAATTCTGGTCTTGTTAACCAATGTTGTTTTAATGCATTTGGTCTTGTTGAAGATGGATAGAATTTTAATTTTCTAGTATCATTATAAAAAAAGAAACGAACAAAATTATAATGATTAGCTAATTTCGACCATTTTTCGGGAATCACGTTATTATTTATCATACAAATTATATCGATATAATTTCCATTAATTCCCATTTCAAGGAAATTATTAATCATTACTTCAACCTGCCACGCATAATAGTCCGTAGCAGGTTGAGCACTTACAAATCTTAATTCTTTCATAATACAAAACTACAAAATAATTAGCTAATTTGCAAGGATTTTATGCACCATATGGCAAAGTATATGGTGGGTCAAAATTAAATGAAGCAGTCCATGTCACACCATCATCATCACTCAAATTAGCATCAATTGTATCGCCATTTGCATTAGAGAATGGGAAACCAGTAATCGTACCACTATAATATTGATTAACTGTACCAGCAGGTACAATAATTTGACCACTATTATGGAATACACCAGCAGCTTGCGTTTCATTCGATATTTGTAATCTAAATGTTATCGGTGAGCCAGTAGTATTTGATAATGTAATACCATAATCTAATGTAGTATCAGGTGTTCCAACGCTAACAACATCCAATGTTTTTACGGGTGGTAATGTTGTTGTTGTACTTGTAGAGGTCGTACTAGTACTTGTAGAAGTTGTACTAGTTGTGCTTGTACTAGTAGAAGTTGTACTTGTACTAGTTGTGCTTGTAGTAGTTGTACTAGTTGTAGTAGTTGTCGGGATAACAGGACCTGCCGTAGTTGTTGTAGTTGTTGTACTTGTAGTTGGGCAAGGAATAATACCACTACCACCACCCACTAAATAATTTGGTAGTGTCCAAGACCTATTTGACTTATACGACATAGCAAACAACAATTCTTGGTCTTCAATGACAAATATTTTAAGTCCCGGGAATACTTTACCAATAATATTACCATCAGTATCACCCAAATCATAATATTCAATGTTTAATGATACAGTATCGCCAGTTAATAATTTAACATTCCCAATCGCACTAAAACTAACACCTAATTTAGTTGTACTTGCTTTATGCCACATAATTGTTGGGATAGTTATGGTTGGTGTATTTAAATAAAATTCTTCACCATACGTATTCGCCGGAGAATTATTTGTATAGTGTATGATACCCAATTTTTTATATACTGGTGATTGATTTTGAATGTATGATACAAACCCACCATATGTCCTACTATTAAATTGAGTATATTTTCTATCGGCAGCTTGTATCCCAGCTAATTCTTCAGTATACACCATTGTCATATTCCAAAAAGGATATGCATCAATTGTACATTGGTAGTTATTAAAAAAATCTAAAACACTTTCTGTTAAATAATCGGGTGACATTTGATGAGGTGATGTTAAACCACTATAATATAACAATGCCCCAGAAACATTTGAAGGAGAAAACGCACTAAAATCAGGCAGTTCTCTATCAACAATAACCTTTAATGTATTTGCAGCCAAAGTACCCGTTTTATCAACAATTTGATACATCAAATATGGTGTTGGTAGATTATCATTAATTGTGTGCCCGGTAGTATCGACATCAGCACTCCATTTCACAAACAATAAATCATTTATTGCTGGTTCATTCCCACTAGCACCGAAAGTAGGTGCTTTTCGTATTGATAACGATGTTCCACCTGTAGCACCACTCATGTATATCATCATGTCCGGCTGCTTAACATGTAATGCATCGATTATAAAAGTATTTCCACTAAAAAATCCAATTGGGTTTGCTGTATTTACCACATCATATGATATGGGCGATATTGTTGCTATCTCATTATATGGGTCACCACTCAAATTTCTTGGCACAAATGAAATGATTTTAGGATTCTTATCTTTTGGTCTTAATATGCTAGAATCAAACGACACGTATTTAGGGTCAACATTTGGGTCAGCATTAACTTCTCGAATAAAATTATAATCCATTTCACTATCACCAATAGCAAAATAACTGAATGTTAAATTTCCAGTAGATAATTGTTCTCTACCCTTAGAAGTTAACATTATATTCAACACAACAGGGTTTTCTTTTTCAATAAATGCCATTTTATATTATTTTACTATAAATACAATTTATTTTATAAATCATGCAATCTCAAATGGTACAAAACCACCACTTTCATTTCCGGTGAAATTACTGGCGGTATAAATGCACATATATTGATTGTTTAAATCTCCTGAAATTTGGAATGTACCATTAACAGGATTGCTTATTGATGTAATGCATGTCGATGCACAATTATTATAATCTAAACAAGCGTTCGATGTGTGACTATTTGCTATCGTATAAAATGTAATATCACTTAAATTAGTAGCATAGTCGATATTTATTGTTCCTACCTTATTATCAGATACATCACACGAACAAGCACTATAATTATCTGGGATATTTGTACTGGCACAATCTAATTTATTAATACCACAACAAACAAAAGAGCATGTTGACATTAATCTAGTTACAGTATCTGTAGTCGAGCATGCATTATTACTGTAAGATAATGTAAAACTTTGTCCCGGGGTTAATGGTGGCTCAATAACAATTTTAGCACACGAATTAACTGCTGAAATCGAACACGAATTGTAATTACCGTCACTTAAATATACTGTATGAACTGTTGATGACACGCATGTAGCTTGAGAATTAACACATCCATATCCAACGCCCACACTATTTGTGGCATATGCTCTATAATATGTTTGAGTGTTTGGGTCTAAATTAATAATTGATTGAACACCATCGGGGAAATAACATGTTCCCACCCCAATATCACTTGATATTGATTTTTTGCACACATATGTAGGTGTATTACCATAGACCAAACATGACGCACAGCTATATGCGGGATTTTGAGTGTATAATACGCCATATTCAGTGATGCAAGCATTTCCCTTATCACTAACGTAATTATCGCCAATTTGCATACAAATATCAGTCACATCGTGAGCACCACCAGTAATTACTGTTGGTATTGTCGGTGCAATTGCTGACGTTACTGTCGTTTTAGTATTACCATAATATGGAACGCCATCAACGGTCATATATGCACGATATTCATATGCTGTTTCCGGCGACAAACCAGTTATAAGATAATCATAATTATTAGTAACCAATGGTGTGGACAATAACGGTGCTGGAACTGTAGTCCAAGTACTTGTGTAAAGCACTCTATATTGCATACCATAATAATCAGCATCAGCATATCGAACAATATTTTCACCACCACTAGCTAATGTTGTTTGAGTTACCGAAGCATTCTTTGTAAATATTTCCGGGTCTGGTACTACTACTGGTGTTGTAATTGTTTTTGATTGACCAGTGTATCCAGTATATGGTGATTGAACAAATGCTCGATACTCATACATAGTATCTGGGGTTACATCAGATATTGTTGTTGAATAGCTATCAGAAATTAGCGTTCCTGATTCGCTTATTCGAACCCAAGTATCCCAAGAGCTACCGTTCCACTTTCTATAATCAACGCCATATTTATTAATTACTTCAATACCTAAAATATTCTCACCACCAGTAATAATACTACCAATACCACCTGTAATAGTATCGACATATAATGTTGGTGGATTAGGTGGTTCAGGAGGTAATATATCTTGTACAATTTTAAAAATCACATCATCATCGCCAAGATATTCATACATTGGGTTTCCTCTTTTGTCAGTAGTTGTTGAATTATTGGCATATAAATTAACGCCTCTTCTATACATAAATTTTTGTTTAGTAAATACGCTGTTTCTGACCATTAATCCACCCCTTCGTAAGATAATTGTTGCTGATAACAATTGGTCAACAAATCTTTGGAAAAATGCATTATATTTACTTAAGAATGGATATAAATTAGCAAATGTGTAACCATTTGAATGCAATGGATTATCTTCCGGCAATGTTGCACGTTTCAAGTATTCGGTATATACTCTCAATAAAGTAGGATACCAACCACCCTTAAAATCACTAATTGTTTTTCTATTTCTACTATTAACCAATCTTTTTTGAATCAAATCAATAAATTCTAAAAACGATAAATTGCTAATATCACCAATACCAAATACATCAGATATCACCGGGTTAAACAACGCATTCGCACCAACAAGATAATAGACGCTTATCACACTTCCGTATTTTATACCTCTTGGTAAGAAAACCTCATATAGATTTTGTACATTTATTGAATAATCGGTATTTGGTTCAAGTGCAATCCCATCAATTAACACTTTAATGTCAGAAGCATTATTTGCCTTATAATTCAATCTATAAACATATTTATTTGCAGATTGATTCAAATATATTTTACTTGAATTAAAACTATCTACTCTAACAATTTCACTTCTTGCATAAATATCATTACTGCCTTCAACCTCAACATATGCAATTTGAATTTCGGGATTTATTTGTAAATATGCAATAACTTCAGGATTTTGAATAATAATTTGATTATTTGTACTACCTGTTGAATTATTTGGGTCGAGTGTATAATCTGCGATAAATTGTGGTGTACCTTTAGTTAATGCAATACCGTTAATAGTTACTTGAACATCACCACGTGGATATGTCGGCAATGGTATTACAGTTCCATTTACATCAGCCTTAACCCTAGTTACAACATAATTTACTGATAATCCTGAAAGTGAATGAGTACCACCAGAATAAATAAATGTAGCTTGTATAACATCCCTTCTCAACGTATTATTTTTAGCATATATTCCATTAAGGATGGTAAATGTCTTACTAACTTCGTCAATACTATAATCAGCTTGGTATGTGATTCCGGTTGTTGTTCCTGTTTTCGGAGCATTTAATAATATACCATTAAAACGAACTTCAAGGTCGCCCATAACCTTCTCAGAAGAATAATTTAATGGAAGTGGAAATGTGTTTTGTGAACCACTAACGCCTAATGATATATTTACATATGAGTATGGCAATGTATATCCACTAGAATTAATTGCATAATCCTTTTGAATATAGTTATATACATCATACTCAATACCTCTTGCAGTATCAAGAGCAACATCAACTTCCTTAGTATTAAGGACAAGTTTACTATCCAATTGATAATATTGTGGCGTTGAATCGTCTATTCGATAAGTTGCACCACTTTCAACCCAAGATTTTTTATTATCTGGCGTTCTCATCAAATTAAATCCAACTTTTCTAAATAAGTCAAAATATGTTTGACCGTTATCAGTATCCCCGGATATTTGAAAATAATAATTATTACCTTCGATTGGTGCTTTAGGATAACCTTCAGTATCGTATGGTAATGATTGTGTTGGGAAATCATTTATTGAAAACGGTACAGTATTTGGATTTATCTTTCCATCAACAGTATACACATATTCAGTAATATTTATAAATGGCTCGGGAATACCAATTAATAAAAACATCGATTTAATGGCTTCTCTAGTGCCTTTACTTTTCCAAAAATAATTGGTGTTCATGATAATCCTTCTCCACAATTCAATATCAATCTCAGCAGGCAATAAATCAGAATTCAAATCTCTCTCATTTTCATCAACAGTTAAAAAACTTTCAATCAATTCAGTTTCATTAACCAATGAGAAATAATCCCATCCGAATGTTCTTGATAAATTTCTTACAACTTGGTCGGGGACATTGTTTACTTTATCATACGTCACCTTATTAATATAAACCAACGAATCAATAAATTCACGAATTTGGTCGAATTCTCTACCGTAAATTCTAAGCAATTTAGTCATTTTTCCCTCATCTGTAAGGTCATATGCCTTAATTGACGAAGGAGTTAAAAATCTTGCAATTAAGTCTGTTTTAATTTTATCGTATTTTACCCCAACAGTTAAAACAATTTCCAAAAATTTCTGATAGTTAGGTGTGTTTATGTCAATATTATATTTGTCTGACGTATTCCACAATAATTTAATATCCGAATATGTAATGTTACCATCATCCAACAAGGTCGGGTCTTTCAAAACAAATTCAAAACCATTCATACCCACTCTAGATGAAACAATATATTTTTCAAATTCATTTAAGACCGCCCTAAATTTTTCAAAAACATAATTATTAGGCTTGATGTGAAAATCAAGCGGTGCTGAATCAGTAGTAATCATACTAAACGGATTACCATGAACAGTAAGTGTTAAATAGTTTCTCCCTGTGGTATTTCCAGTGAAACCGATAACATTACTAGTATTATCATCAGGATTCATTGATGTCCACACCACATAATTCTCATACGAAAAATTTAGATTCTTAAGCTCGTTATTGTCTGGAATACTATTATTCCCATAATTATAAACCAACCCAAATGTATTCATAACACAATTCATCGGAATCTTAAATGTTGATGAATTACTTACCGGGTCATATATATAATCAAAATACGTTATATTATTATTTCTCGACAATTGAGAATTCATAAAAATACTTCCGGGATATGTAAGGATAATGTTCTCAATACATACTCTTAAAAATTCATATGCCGAACCAAATCTAATGAAAGTGTTTAAATCTGATTTGTCTAAATTTAAAACTGCATTGGTATTGTACTGATAGATAATTTCTGATTCAACATCCGAAATGCCTATATTTTCCAATGTTACTGGACGAACGAATGAACTTAAAGTATCAGAATAATTGATATATTTTCGTCCATCAAAATTAGACGTAATCGAAAATTTACCAAATGAAAATATTGTTTCAGATGGTACGTTAGTGAATGTGTTCCCGTTTAAATTTTGGTCGAGATTGTTATTTATAACTTTAACTTTTGCCACAAGCTTAAATTTTTATTATAAATACCTATAAAATGAAAAATCCCAATATTTTACATCGGGATTTTTCTCAAGTTAATTGTCAATATAATATGGTTTAAGATACCTCATTAACGATATCATCAAAATTTTGACTTTCATCGATATATGTCCGTTTTTCTTTTACTTCATATAATGAAACATTAGTAACATCATCCTTAATTTCAAACAAATTAAATTGTTTTGTTATAACTCTATTTGAATCATAATATGTTAATATGCCGTTACTTACGTCTTTAATTTGTTCCCCTGCAATAATATTTGATAAAGTATCAATAGTATTTTCAACTAATTCAACTTCGAGGACAACTGGTGAAAAATAAGTATTTGTAATTAATATTGTTTGCCCAACATTACCAATAAATGGCTTTACGTTTGCTTTCACATCAGACGAACTACTTGGTGTTAATTGTAAAAACATCAATGTTCCGGAATCATCAAATCTATATCGTATTGCTTTTTGATTCGTATCACCGACATTTTCACTAACTGGTGATACTTTATTAGCAGTTACCACGTAACGTACAACATTTCTTAATTTAGTTCCATCTGCATTAATATATTCAATTCTATATCCCTGCATTGCATTATTTGCTCTTAAATCTTCCGGCAATGAATTAATATCTAAAACAATACCCCTTATAGATGGTAATGCAGATAAAACACTGCAATCAACAATAACTGAATTAACTGTTTTAGGCTTAATATATATTGTATATATACCCAATTGATTAAATATAGATGCTGGTAATCTCAAATCATACATTCCCTCTAACAAATTTTCAGTACCTACAGCATTCGGGTCATTTGTTGGGAGATAGCAATAATCAAGTACACTCGTAGCATCATCTATTTTTAAAATAGTATTATTTGCAGTATACCTATCCGGCGTGTAATTATAATATACCTCAATATCATTGATACTGACATCAGATGCTCTAACTATACCATATGTTCCAATACTCATATTATGAATTATTTACAATTTTAAAGTAATTACCACCAGCATATGTAATTAAATCATTGAGATTTTTCACATACTCAAGCCTATAGTTATTTTCAAACGCTGATGATTCTTGTCTTATAATAAATACATCATCATCTATTTTTGGATTACTGATGATATTTTCTTTATTAGGATTTTTATAATAAGGTAAATCAATAAAATCAGGACTTCCATAACTTTGACTAGTAAATGAATAACTAGTTCCGGACGTACTTCCAGTGATTGTATCACAATACCTAATTCCCCCTAAATAATAAACAATACTATTAGATGTTGATACTGAATAATCAACACCATCTTTACTTAACGTACCACCGCTAACGTACATTTGCTCAAAAACATTAGTTACCTTATATTTTCTAAGCTCAATTAATCTACTTTCAGTATTTCCGGTTATAATCATTATATTAAATATTATATTGTCCAATTTACGGATGCTAAATAACTAAGTATTGTTGGTGTATATGGGAATTCTGCAAATGACACACTTCCCTGTGTTAATGATGTTCTATCATAAACAGAATAGATGGATGTTTCAATTTCTCCCGCAGTTAAAGATGTACTAGATATTGCTATTTGATACAAATTTGGAGATTGTGAAAAATCAAAAACATCAGTAAAAGACGTTCCATTCACTACTATGAATATTTCAAGAGAAGGAATTACACTTAAGTCTATATTAGACATATTAACATTCTCTAAACGTAGAATTGTTATTGATGTCAACTCATTAAGATTATTTATAGATATGGGCGTATCTACTATGTCTATATCAAGAAGATTATATAAACCAGCAACATCTATAGTCGCTATACCAGTACATTGTGTTATACTAAGCATTAACAAAGAACCCATATTATTAATATTTAAACCAGTAATATCCGAACTTCCAATACTTAATTCTTCTAGTAAAGGCAATACTGTAAAATCTGTAGTTTCATATACACCACCATTTAAGTAGAAGTGTTTTAAAGATTTAAAATTGTTTAAATCAGGAATGTTTAACTCTACCAATTGATTTACTAATTCGAAATGCTCAATATTAGGAAAATCTATTATATTTAGTTGAGATATATTAGCATTAACAAAACTAATAAATGGTAAGTCACAAATAGGGAGTTGTATAGATACATTATATATTCCAGTACTTCCATAAGTCTTTTCTATGTAATAGAACCATGTTCCTCCATCATCATATGCTTCTATAGTTTCTAATGGACTTCCATCCCCATAATTAACAATTATATTACCATAATTACTATTGTAATTACCTAAATAACCACCCCAATTTAGATTTTCATCACCAATATTTAATGTCATGTTCAAATTACAGCTAGGTGAATTAGTGGTAGTTGTACTGGTACTGGTTGTTGTACTAGTTGTGGTAGTTGTACTGGTACTGGTTGTTGTACTGGTTGTGGTTGTTGTACTACCACTCACATAATCAGTAATTACATCAAAAAAACCAATATCTTCAGAATTTGAGTCCAATCCAATTTTCATATGATAAACAGCATCCGGATTAGGTATGATAACATATTTTGTGACACCACTCACAATAGTAGTACCTGTAATTAACGCTTGTAATATAGTTTTTTTTATAACTTCCATTATACAGTCTTTTTACGTAAGAAAACTCTAATATCCTTTTCAGGATATTTGATTTCAAACATCGAATCTTCTGTCGAATAAATTGTGTTATTAATAATTTTAATTTGACCTGTTGAGGTATTTAAAATATCCTGTGATACAACATTGTTGGAGTAATTACCGCCTTGTTTATTATATACCTTAATTTCAATAACGTTAATAACACCGTTTGCTGCTAAAATTTCTTTCTGTAATCTTCCGAGAAATATGTCCTCATTCATTTCATAATTATTGATATCCAAATAGTTTCTTACAATTGTAATAATACTATTAGCAATTTGATTATCGGCAATGTTTTCAACATAAACATCAATATCAAATGCGAGATTAAATATTTTACCATCTCTGATTTCAATATAGTCATTAATCATTCTATACTGACTAAGATATTCTGCAATATTTTCTTTTAATAAACTATTGCTAGTATTTGACAATTTTCCATCAGCACCAATATCTAAAATTGGTATAATTACCTTGTTGTCTAATTTTAATGCATTTGCTCTAAATGGCGAACCAAACTTACCCGGCATTTTATATATTTGCAACAAATAATCAGTTAACGTAACATCTCTCATTTGTGATGAAAAATTATATTTAATCAATTGTCTTATTTGTTCTACACTTAAACCATCATTACCACCAATTGCCGGGATTGGGTTATTTACTTTTAAACTTCTTACAACATTTTGTCGATAATCTTGACGAGAACCATTTGAAGTAAGTGTATAATTACCTAATTGAGTTAATGCTCTTGCTCCAATATTTGAACTTGAACCACCACCAGTACGGTATTTAACAAATAAAGTATAACCTGCTTTCAATTTTTCACCAAGTGCTGTATTATTTAAGAAATTTTCGAGAAAATATTTATTACTAACACCTTCTTTTAAAAACCCACTTTTAAATGCATCAATATCAGAATCCCCCGAACCAAATGTGACTTTACAATAACCATTCGAAGTAAATTCTTTTATGAATTTTTTTGTAACGTCAATCCATTGAGCTGCCTTTACGCCATTTGCTTGAACATTTAATTGTGACGATTGTGTATTTTCAACGAAAACTTTCTGTTGCGCTAGGTAATCCACCTCATAATATCTGTTAGCGGAATTATTAAATTCACTAGCAGTTGGGTTAGTGTTATAATTCGTGCCTTCAAGAAGAATTATACTTTCAATCTCAATAACATCCGGGTCAGGTAATGTTATGCTGAAAAAGGGAACAACATTATTACTGGTAATTATTGTCTTATATATACTAGACGTGCCATTAACAACAACTTCTCTCTTGGTAACATTATAGCTCACAATCACACCATTCGAATCCAAATTTGGAATTATTGAGCGATTTGGGTCACCTAAGCTACTATATGGAGAACTCCAATCAATAACATTTTGTGTTTCAAATACTTTACCACCGCCGATAATTTGTGCTCCTGCATCTAAAACAGGATAATATGATGCATCTGGTTTATCACCCAATACAGGAATCAGTACAGTAAAATCAACAACAGTAACTGATGGTCTTTTTGCCGGGATATTGAATCCCATATTTTTTGCAATATTTAATATTGATGCTCTTTGTTGGGCATATTCTAGTTGTGTTTCCTGAAATGCTCTATCAGTATTAACGCTAAGATTATTACCAACACCAGCATTTAAGTCAATCAACATCGACCCAATACTAGAATCGGTAAAATCACTTAATATTGTTGGATATGTTTGTCTGATAAATGAAATTAAATCAGTACGTATTTCACCAAATGTTCTACTTCCGTACTTAATAATATTTGTTGTTTCTGCTGCCATATTTGTATTTTAATTAAAAATTTAAATCTAATGAACCAGTTTCGCTAAATGCATCTTCAGTATATGTGAACATAATATTTACATTTAATTGGTTGTCTGATATTGGCTTACCGTTATCGTCGAAATTCCAATTAAATGACACTTTATTGATAGTAAGTGCTGGAATATATAACGATACGGTTCTTTTTATCTCTTGCTCAACATCAGTTGCTGTAATGTTATCATTCGGCTCAAAAATATATTTCAATAAATTTGTTCCATAGTCTGGTTCATAATATCTTTCACCCCTTTGAGTGAGCAACAATAACAATAAATCGGAACTAAATGCATCTTTAGTAACTTTAGTGGTTAAAAAAAATGTATTTGTTGAAACATCATCCCTTAAAGGAAAATTAATATTATATGATACCATTATAACAAATTTTACTATAAATACTAATAAACAAAAAAATCCTGACTAAACTTAGTCAGGATTTTCAAAACTTGTAGTTCTTTATTCTCCACCGGAACTATTGTTCCCTCTCCTACCTTTCTTACCCTTCGTCAAAGCTTTTTCCTCATCTTCTTTTTGTTTCTGTGCTACGAATAAGCTCTTAATAGACTCACGCATCATATCAATCTTTTCGTATCCAAATTTCTTCAACATACCAGTGTGTGCGGTAAAATCAGGCTTACCAATCGATAACGAATCACTTTCACTCACACACACGCCAGCTAAAGTATTCTCAATAGCCATTTTCTGCAAATCTTCAGGCAACCCATCGAAAATACTTTCATTGATTATTACAACATAATTGTAACTTGTTAATGTTTCGAGAACATCTGTGGCTTTTTGAATTTTACAAACCTCCTTCAGTTTGTTGTTACACAATACTTTAAACTCAATCCACTGTGGAATTGTTTGACTGTTTCTCACCAAATCGAACAAATTTTCAACATGGTCTGAAGCTTCTTCTAAATGATTTTTCATAAATGTAATAAATATTAATTAATAAATGACTTGTATTTTAACTCAATTTCTTCAATTTTCTTAGCCAAATCACTGTTGGCTGGGTCATCCAATGAATTTCTTTCTTTTACTGACTTAAGATGTTCAAACATATCACCAATAGTTAAAGCCACCATTTCTTCAACTTCAATCAATGTTTTAATTTCAAGATTAATTGCATCTTGTTTTCTAATTGCTGACATTTTCTCATCATGTTCAGAATTAAATGTTTTTACTTCTTCCTCAGTAACTGTTTTAATACCGCTATTAAGCAATCTCTCGTTAAGTGATTCTTCAAGTTCTTTTTCACTCTTTGTAATATTACTAGCCAATTCGGAAATTTCATTAATTTTTTTGGCAGCATCCGAATTAAATTCACCAGTCTCAACAGCTTTTTTCAAATTATCTAAAAAACTACTCATTTCTTTAACTTTTATATTCACTCATTGTTTCCATTTCAATTCCTTCGAATTTCCATACTTCATGAGTGTTATTATGTATTATTTTTTTCATGAATCGATTAACGCCAAAACCCATTAGTTCACCATATTCATTCTTGACAAAGATAGTTCTAATATTCGTAATCTCAAAGAATATTTCAGAATTTTCTTCAATTTCATTTGTTTTAAATTTTAATGGAATGAAAAATTCTAATTGTCTGTGTTCAAAACCAATTTTTTTAACGTGTAAAAACTCAGTAAGTTGCTCAATTTTATTTTCAACATCAATATCCCTGTAAGCTTTAATTGGAAATTCAAATTGTTTTGACTTCCTGAATATATCGACAACTTCATACTCAAAATCAGCATCTTCTTTTTTTGTTTCCTCAAGCACATCCAATACTTTAACAAAACCAGTTTCAATGGGTTTATTATTAAAGATATATAATAATTCATATTCATCATCATCGGTTCTTCTTTCCATATATTCACGTTCAAGAACTTCACCCAAAGTTTTTCCTGAATGTTTATGCTTTTCATCGAAAAATCCATAATGCTCATATCTTCTACCATATATGTCCTTTTGACCGTAGTTTGAGCCATGCTTATCGGCAGCAACTGCCATTTTATGTGGCGTTGCTGTCCTAATAAATTTATCTGCTTTTTTCAATATTTCATAATAATCCTGAACATATTTCTCATCTCGCTGTCCGGCGTAAAATTTTTCAAGAGTTTGATTGCGATGTCGCATTCGTTGAATCTTCTTATCGCTTTCTTTCAAGTCATTTGGGTCTGCTTTTAAAATATCAATTTCAGTATTATATAAAGATATGCTGATGTATGTCATCAGCATATGAAATTTAAGATATAACCAAAATATTGCTTTTTTAAATTTATTACTCATTTAACTTAATTTGTAATACTCGTCTTGTTTTAATTTTACCTAATCTTATTAGAGCATCGTGATTGATTTTATTAATTATCTTATATTCTAAACGTCTATCATTTCTTTCAAGAACAGTAGTGTTTTCGAAATAATTATCAATTTTGTCATCTAACACACACACAGTTTTTTTCCATCCTCTAAATTGTTTTATTGAATTAAACAATTCTCTCTCAAAAAAATAAATATATGTTAATGAGATAAATGATTTAATTCTATCAATAAAACTATTAGTAAATGGAATGGGAATGGGTTTATTACGATTTGAAAGTTTATATTTAACAGCATTGTAAAAATATTTCTTATATTTTTCACTATTAAGTTGCTTCATAATCGTCCTATATTTTGCATTACTGCGAGAACTAACAATCCTATTCTGACTATATGAAAATGTAAAATAGTTAATAAAAATAACATGAACACCAGCTAAATATCGTTTCAAATAATTTTCATTAAACCAATTTTTCACCTTGTAAATTATTTTTTTCATAGCAGATAATATTATGCTAATTCTAATGTTTTAGCCACAACTGACTTATAAAATTCAGCACGTTTTTTTGTAACGTTTGCTAAATTATATTCTTCTTTAAAATCCTCATACAATTGTTCGCCTAATTTCTTTCGTAAATCAGCATCAAGAATAAGTTTTTTCAAATTTTTCTGCCAATCTTTATATGAGTCTTTTTTTACGGGGATTAATACACAATTTTCCATGTGTCTACCATGAACATTATATGGTGGAATATCCGAACAAATAATTGGGAGTTTTCTTGTCCAACATTCAACTTGCTTCAAATTAGATTTCATTCTATTAAATTCGTTATCAGCTAAAGGAGCAATAACAACATCAGTTTCATCCAAAACCTGAGCATATGTGTTTGCTTTTTGAGTCCAACGTCTACCAAAATTACCCTCATCATCATATTTCACATTTCTTTCGAAATTCATCAGCCATTGTAAGTAGTCAGGATTATCAATTATTTTATGATTATCAGTTAAAATTTTCTCATAGAAATAATAAACACTTTCTTCAGACTTAATATCTCTTTGTTTCACGTCGAAAACCTTATTCCTGTATTTTTCCTTCAAATCGTTAGGTAATTTAACAATAGCATCTACATCACCTCTTGAATTATTAATGCTCTTAACTATATCTGTTGTCCACAGACCTCTTTTTTGTAATTCAACTCCAAATTCCTGATTAAATTTAACGTCAGTAGTATTACCTTCAGTATCCCATCCGGCGATAATAATCTTATACTTATCTTTTAAACGATAATCAGCTTTCAAATAATTGACTACGCCTTTAAGTTGTTCAATATCGCCCATATGTGATGAACCAGCCATATATGTTATTCTTACACGACCATCAGGGTCTGGCTTCCAATTATTTTGAAATTGCTTCATCCATGTTGGGTCAATTGAATTATAATAAACCATGACATTATCTTTCCCCGTAATTTTACGAATTTCTTCAGCAAATAATTCCGAGGTCGTTGTCACATAATCAGCAATTTTAAGATTTTGAATAATTGGTAAATATAACTTATTTGCAACACTTACATCATAAAATGGATGTTTTTTATGCAAATGCCAATAGTCGTCAATATCGACAATCAATGTTGTACCAGCTTTTTTTAACTCGTCAGCTAAATTCAACATTTTTCGAGTATCAGGTAAAAATTGACGATGATAATGAATAATGTGAAATGTTTTTAAATAGTCAATTAAATTTGGGTCATTTAAATCTAACTCAGGATTAATTTCCACATGAAAATCATCAGAGTGATTTCTTTCAAGTTCCATTGCTGGTGTTAATGTTCTAAAATAATTAACCCCTGCACCATCAAGATTGTAGAATAATATTCTAATTTTTCCGTCCATATACGTCTTATAAAAATTTATAAATTAATGTAATTTATTATAAATACGTATTTTTTGGATAAATCTTGAATATTATAGATAAAAAATATAATAAAAAAAGGTCAACATTTGTTGACCTTTTTATCTGACTGAATATTAATTATTTAGATTCGTTTTCTTTTTTATTCCTCTTTTTCGTAATTATTGGCTGTTCAACAATCTCAGGAATTTCCACAGTTTTTGCTTTTGATTTATCGATAAGATGTTCCAATTCCACTGTATCCATAAACAATACAATGATGAAGTTCTTCATTTTTAATTTATGAATTGATGTTGGTAATTTATCAATAGATAAATAAACAGTTTCTCCGGGTTTCACCGTAATTGTTTTTTTTATCATATTATCAACATATTGAATATCAACATTACTATTATATTGACTTTCACGTTTATTTAATTGATTTGTAATGTTTGTAATTTTATATGTATTCATAGTTAATTATTTTAATCCTTGTATTAATTTATCACCGTATTTAATTCCATCAAAACCCATTTTATTAGCTTTTTCTGCAACTGCTTTACTTTTCAAATTAGCTGCAGGCACATCATATTGTTTACTAATTTCCTCAAAATTAACATTAGGAAACCAAATTTTTGACAATATGTCAACCGGGTCTTGACTATCTTTATACATCACACCTAATGCATCAGTATCGAGAAGATTATCAAATTCAATCTCATATTTACTGAAACCATCTAAAGGGTTTAATGTGAAGAAATTACCAACAACAGAATTTTCCTTAATTGGTTCTTTTCGATAAGCAATGATTTTTTGTTGATTTAGACTTGGATTTTCGTTCTGTACTGCAGCATTATCTTCATCTAATGAAGTTAAAAATTGATTTTCATCACCTTGATAATAATTAATAGTATCCTGCATTTCAACTTCTTCCAAGCCACGCATTTCTTCATATTCATAAATGTCTTGAATTTTATTTAAAACTCGGCTACCATCCTTACTGTTTAATTCAAGCATCACTGCTTTTAACGGAACTCCATCAAATAAAGCACGCATCGCCCTGTGATGTCCATCAAGTATATTGTATTCGCTATCGATATAAATTGGGGTGAAATCATCCAATTTCACATTACCAATATCATCACTAAATACAATACCCTGTATTGGTTTTAATTCATTTGGGTCTACTTCAACTAAATGATAGTCAACACCTTCTTCATCAAGCCTCTCTAATACAATATTGTATGGTGCAGAAACTTGCGGAAGAAAGCGTGGTTTATATCTCATGTCAATCATAGAATTTTTTTAATATAAATACAATCAAAAAAATTTTCAATTTCATCAGAAATAATATGATTGAGTTTATTTTTTGATTCAACTAAATTAATCACACCCTCATCAGTTTTAAAAATATTCAATTTAACACCTTTAGGTAGTTTATCTATAATTTCACGATACGAATCAAGATGTTTTTCTTGGTCATCGAAAACTGAAATTTCTTTTATTTCAGGCATCTCAGCTAAATATGCCAATATTCTTTCACCCTTTGTTTTATTATCACTTTTCATATCCAATTTATCAACCCTAATGTTATTTGCATCAAGAACTGCTTGCACATATGGACGCAATTTTTCCATTCTTGCTGTTAAAACAATAACATACGTATCATTTCTACTGCTTTCTTTTCTTAAAACAGACAGTACGTTAGGATATGGTTTTATATCAAAAACATCCAAATCTAAGCTTTCTTTCCTACCCCACCATCCATTATGCGGATAAGGAACACCTTTAACTTCTTCCCAAGTTTTCTTACCTTGAATTTCTTCAGGGGTGTTGACCAAACATTGGTCAAAATCGATGGCTATTAGACGTTTTCGAGTATTTTTATTTTTTTCCATAATCAAAACCCAATAATTTTAAATCTCAAAGTATTTATTTTTAAAAATGCAAATTTATGAAAAACATAAACATAGAACAAATATTTAATTATTATTTTAAAGATAAATACTCATTAAATAAAATAGCTAACTTAATTGGTGACGTATCACCATCAACAATCGGAAATCGGTTGAAAAAATATGGATATACGTTAGATAATAAATCTCACGACGGCAATAATAGAAAACACAGCATTGATATAAATTTTTTTAAAGAAATCAACAATAAAAATAAAGCTTACATACTAGGATTAATCATATCTGACGGATATGTTAATAAATTTAAATTAACTTTTACATCTAAAGACAGTGAGCTTGTTGAAATATTTAAACGAGAACTCAAGTCTGAACATAAATTAGCCAAATACGATATTTTTGATAAAAGAACAAATAAAACATATACTAGATATTCATTACAAATAGCATCTAAAGAAATTGTTGATGATTTAAATAAATTGGGCATATATCCCAACAAATCGTTCACCTGTGAAATGCCAAATATACCTAATGAATATTTTTGGCATTTTATTAGAGGTGTTTTTGATGGTGACGGGTCAATTACTAACGAAAAAAATCAAAAAAAAGGAAGACTAAGATTTCAGATAATCGGGTCGGAGGCATTATTAAAACAAATTAAACATGATTTTTTAAGATATCACATATCGAATAACACTAAATTAACTAATACAGTATATCAGTCAAGTAATAATTACATCTCAAAAATTTTTTATTATTCATATCACGACCTCAATATAATAAAAAATGAAATGTATTATGATTCTGAAACATTAAGACTAAGCAGAAAATATGAAATATTTCAAACATTAAGAGAATATCGACAAGGCACATATAATAGATTATCTAAGCTACGTAAAATAGAAATGTTTGACTATAATACAAAACAATACATTCGCACTTTCAATAATATACATGAATTATGTGATATTATGAAAATTAAAGACAAATGTATTAGAAGAGTTATTAGTGGTGAAAGAAATCACACTAAAGGATATTTTTTTAAATATATTTAATATCATTCAAATGCTACTAATCTTTTTTTCATCTACTTCTTTTTATTTTAAATAATTCATCCTTACGTTCTTCAAAAATATTAGCCTCTTGATGATATTTTCTAAGACTATAATTAAAAGGAATACATTTATGCCAATATAACGGACTATTTCTATCTATCGGAACAACTAGTCCAATATTTTTATCGTTAAGATTTAAAATATAGTCAATAAAATCGTCATGTCTTACTTTATATGCTTTTTTTGTATAATTATCCCCATTGCCTCTAACATCTCCGACGCTTAAATTTCTTAATGTAATGTATTTTTTTAATTCATTTGGTGTTATCCAAATTTTATAAAAGCCAGTAACAAAAACCCAATAATCTGCTTTTGTGGTAGATATCCCTGAAAATCCATCGTGTCCATAAGTTTCAACAATAATATTACCCAATCGAACTGTCATGTAATCACCTTTTACTTCAATTCTTTTTTTTATGTTCCTAACAAAAATATCGAATGGCTTAAATTTTTTCCCCTTTCGATTTACATTAAACACGTTTACTTCAACGCCATTTTCGTTAGTTATACCATATTTCTTAGCTATCTCATTAAGTAAATGATACTCAATATAATCACCAAATCTTTTAAACTTGTTTTCTTCAAAATATATATTTCTGCTAATCATAAAATATCTTTAATGAATTCAACTACTTATTTAGACTTAATTTCGTTTAATTTCAGTAACAATTCCTTTCAGTTTTAATGGAAAACCTAATGGTTTCCAATCAGTTAAATTATTAGACATTACTGGTTTAGCACCTTCAAGTCTATTAATTGCAATAGTAATATGAGGCTTCTTATTGTTGGATGGATAACCACTTACACCAACAGCAAATGCCATATCATCGATAGCGTAATCAATAACATCAAGCGTTACTTCGGTATTCAAATCACCCCGATTTTCGGGGTTTATTGCACCCATTTTGATTGTCATGTGATGCGCTATAACTTCCCAACCATCAGGTATCATAGGTTGAACCACTTTCAATAATTTGCTACGTGACTCATCGTCAAGCACAACTGCACTATAAAGAACATTCTTATCAATATTAGCATCAACCTCACTTAAGTTGTTTGGTTCTTCACCTTTAGCAACAGCAAGCAAACTATTCTTATCGTTACGAACTTTATCGCCATAAACTTTAAGCAATAATGACTTTTGCATATCACCAACTTCTTTACCTTTTAATCCTAACTGCATTAAATCACCGCCATTAACAGCCAATTCATTAACTGTTTTAGGATATCTACCTGAAAGCAAATCCTGTGCTGCAGTTTTAATCTCAGAAGGAAGAATTGAACTCTCCAAAGAAACAGGTGACATTACATACATGTTATGTGCAACTGACCTTGTAGCCACTGGATTATTATTGGTATTTGCAAATGCCAACTCCAATGCTTTTATTTCTTTATAGTTTTTATCCCTTAAAGCATCTTCCGTACTAAATTTACTTAAATAAAATTGTGACGGATTTTGAACAACATCATACATCATCAAAAATAAAAACTCAGCCATAGATTTAACGCTTTCAAAATCACGCTTATCTATTTGTGATTGCTTGATTTCATTACCAAATATTTGTTTAAATAACCCGGTAGATACTAAAAGTTCAACACCAATTCTAGGATTACCCTTTTCGATAATCTTCTTGAATTCTTCGATAATTCTTTCAGCAGGTATTCTCTTAATACTTTCAGCATTTTTTTGAATCATTTCCATTGTTCTGGGTTCAATCGTAAATCCAAATCGACTTGCAAAACCAATCATTCTCAACATACGAAGTGGGTCATCTGAAAATGCATTAGGATTTGCAGCAGATATTTGTTTATTTTGAATATCGTCCAAACCACCCAAAGGGTCAACAAATTTTTCGTTGTTTAAATCAATTGCCATTGCATTAAGTTTAGCGTCCCTTCTACTCAAATCCACTTCAATCGGTAAATTTTCATCGCTCTGAATTTCAAAGTCTTTATGTCCACCCTCACCTGTTGGTTTTTCTCGGCGAGGCAATGCTATATCATAATCAACGCCATCTGAATCAATAAACTTAATAACTCCAAATGATTTACCCACAATATCTAATTTACCATAATTTTTTAAATGAGATATTAACACATCGATTGGTATTTTTCTAATTAATAAATCAATATCCTTGTTATTTTTATTGAGAATAAGGTCTCTAGTTGCACCACCAACAACATATACTTCAGCATTCAAATCATTTATCATTGATTTGATAAACGGTTTGGTTTTTAAATCAGCTATAAAATTTTTTATCTTATTCATATAACAGTCTATTTAATTTATTTTTACATTCATTTAAATTGTGTTTTAAATCATATTCCCATAGATACAATATAGTATATCCCATAGATGTCAAGTATTTAAACTTTCTCAAATCTCTATTGATATTCTTTTTTTGAATTTTATCAAATTATTAATTTTCTAGCCTCTTCAATATTTTCATTCACTTCGCTATCAAACTCGTGTTCATATTCATCCGATGTCGGCATATAATCATATACACCAATTTCTTCCAAATATTCAATACCTTCATCCATGTACTCATTATACATGTTATATACATTACCATTATCTAAAACCACGACCATTCTTTTAGGGTCACTAGGGTCTAAATTAAAGTTATATACAATTGTTGCAAACCCATATTCAGCATAATTATCCCACCAACCAGTATCTCTTGCAAAGCACCATTGTGAACTACAACCAAATGCTGTCATTGCTTCAGCACTCATTATTTTAACAGCAACAACGTCGTTCTTATTATATAACAATTCCACTTCATCTTTCCAATACTTAATATTATCTAAAATTTCCTCAATCGGTTCATCTTGTGACAAATATGGTATAAATATATTATCAAATCTTTCTTTAATCTTTTCAAAAGTATCGTTCTCATTTGAAAAAACTTTCTTTAAAATTAAATTAGCTCTTTCAGCATTAACATTATTCAGAACTCTCATTGAATTAAGAATTGAATTAATGTTTTTCAACAAACTATCAAATTCATAATGGTCTCTTTCCTTTCTCAAATCAGCTCTTAAATTACGAAGATATACACTTGGAATCTGTTTAAGTTTCTTCAGTATAACATTCCTAGTATTAAGGTCATTCATTTTTTCAAGAGCATGTGCATTATGTTCACGAGCAAATAAGTCATGAATTGGTAATACATTTTTATCATACGCCTTCAATAATTCATGTGTATTTTTAAGATACGTGATTTCATTATCATTTAATTTTCTCGGTTCAACCATTTGCTTATTATACCTATCTCCAAGATAATAATACATGTCAGCAATAAGCTTTGTCCAATTATCACCATTCGTTATCGATAAAATCACATCACGGTCTTCGTCGTCATATATACCAGTTTTCACGTAGTATTTATCCAACTCACCTAAAGTTTCATCTAAATTTTCATCAGCAAAGATAGTATTTTCTGAATACAAACCAAAATTATTATCAAATTTTTCCACTGATTCATTATAATCCTGATAAACAGTCAACATATCATTAATAAACTTAATTTTAGGATTCTTTTGTTTTGCACGATGAATGAACTGTTGAAACACTGGTTTTGCATCTACATATCTAGCTGCATTATGGTCTTCAAATCTATCTTCATCAGGGAGCATTGTTTCATTTGATTCGCCCAAATAAAATAAATCAGTATTATAATATCTTTGAACTGTTATATAATTTGAAGGAATTTTCCTTTCCCAATTATTTTGATATCTAATTAAGTTTAAACTATTTAGTATTTTTAAAATATCTTCATGTATATTTCCAACTTCTTGTTCAACATACAAATTACCTTCTTTATCAACAACACCTCTTACATTTGAGCCGATATGTTCCAATGATTTAGGGTTTTTAATTAAAATCAATTCATTATCTTGGTATACCACCTCTTCTTGTTCAACATTCTGTTTTGATGCATATCTTTTTTCAAAATCAGAAAATTCTGGCTCAACACCAAATTTCTTCTCAGCATATTTGTCACCAACACCCTCATTAGTATTGAATTTTACATAGCCATCAATAAGGTCTGTACTGAAATCAATATCAGGATTAACTTGTTTTGCTTTTTCAATAAATGTATTAAATACTGGTTCTGCTTCAGAAAAACTAGGCAAAATATCCTTTTGATATTCACTCCTATATTCATCAGGAATCATCATGTCATTAGAATCACCAAGTAAAAATTGATTCTTGTGATAATTTCTATGCACAGTAATAAACTCAGTAGGAATCTCATATCGCCAATTTATATTATATTTAATTAATCCCAATTCAGTTAATATCTTCAAAATCTTATCATGTATTACTTTCGATTTTTGTTCAACATATAAATTACCATATTTGTCAATAATACCTCTAACGCCATATCCGATATTATCTAAATTCTTAGGATTTTTTATTATGACAAGACCTTTACCATCGTTATATACCACCTTGTCCCTATCTTTATAATTTTGTGCTGAATTATATTTATCTTCAAAATCAGAAAATTCAGGTTCAATGCCAAATTTCTTTTCAACATAAGTATCACCGACACCTTCAAAATATAAGCCCTTCAATCCATTGTATGAATCATCATAATCGTTTATTTTTTCAGGATAAAAATTTATGTCAGGATTCTTATCTTTAGCCTTATTCATATAACTTTGAAACAGTCTTAAAGATTCTTGATAATCAGCTACACCATTCCAATTTCCTGAAATTCTTTTATCATCTTGGCTTAACATTATATTTGATTCACCAGCAAAAAAATTATTAGTGTTTTTATACCGTGTAACTGTAATAAATTCATTCGGCAGCACTCGTGTCCATCCCTCAACATATTGAATGATACCTAAATCACTCAGTATCATTAAAATAGTACTATGCACTTTTTTCACATAATTTTCCACATATAAATCACCTGAAGATGTAATAACACCACGAACGTTATGAGTAATATGTTGTAATGATTTCGGATTTTTTATTATAAAATATCCATCAGACTCACGGTATATCACATTTTCAACATTACTTATTTTATGTGCTCTGAATCTAGTTTCAAAATCGTCAAAAATACCTTCATCTATTTTATTAACATACTTATTTTCAATATATTGATTAATCGAATCATTACTATAATCCAATAACATACCAATCTCACGTGCTTCATCAGGTGTTTGGTCTGCAGCATAACCACCATGTTTCATCATAATTTGATACAATCGTTTTGCATTAGCTTCACCCCTTGAAGTTTTACGATAAACGATATTCATATCGACATTACTTCTTTCCTGTTGTACCGGGATTAAACCAAAATCATTTTGAGTTACAACATCACGCAAAGCAGGTCTGATTTTAAATGCAATTGTTGATACATCCTTTTTACCATCAAGCATAGCTTGCATAGCATCGTTATATTCCTTAGCATCATCAGCATGGATTTCTTCATTAATTGTTTCAGTAATACCAATAAAATCATTTAATTTTTTTCTACCTTCAGTATTGCCAGCATAAAAACTATCATAGCCTTTAGGATTTTCATATTCCAAATAAATGCTATTACCACCATATTTAACTAAATCATAAAACATTGTTTTAAATACGGAAATCACCCTATCTTTATCGTATCCGTTTAATGATAATTCGCCACGAAATTTATCTGAGAAATATTCATAAATTACTCTAACCCATCCGTCTTCAATTGCTTTATCAAACACTCTATCATAATCCCAGCTATATTCATAGTCCTTATATACTCTCATGATATATCCCCTATGATTTAGTTTAGGAACACGTATAAATTCGTTATTTGGTGATACCCAACCCCAAACGGTTTCATTATGTCTGATATTAATTTCATCTAATCTACTGATATTCAAATTACTAATATCTCCTTGATTACATGCTGCACTAGTATTACCTAACCCGCCTAATCTACATTTCTTCTTAACTTCAACACCCTTACTTTTTGGCATGAACTTCATTTCTCTTTCGTCAACATAATTTGCCGAATTAGCGTCAAGATTGTTCTCAATAGGGTCATCGCCGTTATCTTGGTCATATGTTGGAAAATCATCACGACCAATAGAATCGGTCTGTGAAAATTTAGCTGCGCCATCTTCGCCAATACTCATTTTTGGTATGTCGGGTTGTACGAATGCATTACCAAATCCAACATCAAAAAAACCAATCGCTCCACTAGGCATATAGCCGAGATTTTTCGGGTTAATGTAATCAATACTATCAACACCATATGATTTAGCTTCATCAGCAATATGAATCAAACTATAGAAAAATTCAGCATCTATTGGGTTCTTCTTCATATAAGCTTCAATTCTTCTCATATCCCCGGGATTAATATAATCAGCAACATAATCAGCCAAAACATCAGCAAGACTTAAATCCAATATTTTACCAAACGCATAATCTAATCGCTGTCTTAATTTAGTAAATTTTTCAACATCAGTTTGAAGTTTTTCAAGTACTATTGCATAAGTATCGTCATCAACTCTACCACTTTCTGATTCGATTTTATATACATTAAATGGTTTTGCAATATATTTTAATGGTTTACCTAATAAACCTATATTTTCATTAGCTTCCGTATGGTCTGTAGTAATTTTTAACACCTTACCATCACCAATATCATAAGCAACACCAAAATTGCCAGAACCTAAGTATTTAGGCTCATTAAAACCTTTAATCTGTGCAACTTCCAATGCAACCTCATTAGCTAATTTAATATCTAAACTTTCATTAATTTTTTTATTATCAACCTCGTATAACTCACCAAGTGGTTCTCTATTAAACCAACCTTGATTAGTTAAATATTCTTGGAGTTTCAATAAATTACTATAAAAATGTTTCTTATCCTTTGCAACATTTAATGCTTCCTTCAAATTATTAATACATTCGTGGAAATTTTCAACCAAATATGGCATTGTTTCCAAAGGTTTTTCAGGATAATAGTCACGATTCGATACAAAATGTACAAATTCTTCATTAATAACGCCATCACCATCACCTACGCTATATGGTACTTGTGCCCACATAACATGACGAACTTCCCCGGTATTACCAATATCTGAAAGCATGTCATCATTACCATCAGCAAACTGATATAATTCATACATACGATACCCTTTTTTTCTACTTCTATCATAGTGTTGTGAATATACCTCATCGTTCAATCCATAATCAGTTAAAACTATTGTTGGTTGACCATTACGCAAAACTTCGCCATAACTGCTTGGTCTACCCATATCACCATACGAATGTTCATAACTACCAATTAAATCAGCCAAACCAGAAGCAAATTCATTTTCATAAAAAAAATCTATTTCATTTTGATTTAATCTAGTTGGGTTATTTCGATTTGGTTTTACACTTTGTTCATAAACATATTTTAAAAATGTATATAATCTAACCAAACTTGGTATACCAGTTAATTGTTTAATTCTACTTTCATTAACCTTTTTTGCTTTTTCTGCAATTATCCAGCTATCATCATCGGCACTATCAAATACTTCAGTAACAACATCTTTAATATAATAATCATCACCAAGTGGTGCTTCAACTTCATTTTGAGCAACGCCTTTGGGATTTTTAGCAACTTTTAATACCTTACTGCCGTCAATATCATAAACAGCACGACCAGTTCCAGCACCTATTTTAGTTAAGTATTGGTCTGCATATCTAATTTTTCCCGCAAATGTCCTGATTTTACTAAATTCTGGTAAAAATTTTTCTCTGAATTCTTCGTATGTCATAACACAATTATTTCATATAACCATAAATAGTTCCGTAATCACATAAATTCGTTATAATTACATTCTTTTCCTAATTCATCCAGTGTGTAACCACGACTGTCCAAAGGCGTTAATTCGGGTGAACTCAACCCTATATTTATTTTATTTTCTCTAATTAATAAAATTCTTTTTCCTTCTTTTCCTATATTAATTGCAGCATTTATGTCCCTATCATGATGAGTTTTACATTCTGGACAAACCCATTCTCTGTCTTTCAATGTCAGTTCATCATTCTTATAGCCACAATAATTACATAACTTTGAAGAAGGATAATATCTGTCAATCTCGACTAAATCCCTTCCATACCAATGACATTTATAAACTAAAATATTCTTAAACCTATTTAAACTTAACTCTTGTATTGATTTTGCTAAACAATGATTTTTTAACATTCCTTTTACATTTAAATCTTCAATAACTATAACTTGATTTTCATTAAGTAATCGATTAGTAATTAAATGCAAGTAATTTTCTTTTTTGTTATTTAATTTCTCATGAAATTTTGCTAATCTAATTCTTGCTTTGTTTTTGTTCTTACTGCCATTAGTTTTTTTTGATAATTGTCTGTTAAGTCTAACTAATTTCTTTTGATTATTTCGTCTAATTTTAATATTCTCAAATACTTCACCTTCGCTAGTTATAATAAAATCCTTTATCCCCAAATCTAAACCAATAATATTATCTGTTTTTGGTAATTGCTTTGTTCTATTATCTTCAATTAAAATGCTCAAATAATAACAATTAGATTTGGTTTTTGCTAGTGTTGCAGATTTAATTAATTTTTGATTGTAATTTAAAAATATTTCATCTTTAGTGCTACATTTAAAATGAATATCTTTAAGCTGTTTAACGATATTTATTCTATTTCCTTTAATTCTACCAATAGCATCAGAAGGAAATCTACAACTTTGTTTATTGTCTTTTTTTGATTTAAATTTAGGAAAACCATTACCGTTTTTATAAAACGATTTATATGCAACATCTAAATTAATCATAGATTGTTGCAAAACTTTTGAATGACTATTTTTTATCCATTCATGTTCAGATTTTAATTCAACTAGTTTTTTACCTAGTTCTCCAAAAGAAACACTGCGTTTATCTTTATCATATTTTTCAATCCTATAAGCAAGTAAATTATTATAGATAAAACGAGAAGTACCAAGCAAATTATTCACATAATTAACTTGTTCTTGATTTAAATATAATCTTATTTTAATTGCTTTCAACATTTCGTATGTAATAACATACATAAATACTAAAAATTTATGAAAAGAAAAACAATAATGATAAAAAAAGCGCAATTCTTATTGCGCTTTTAGTTTATTACTATCCTTTTGCTTTTGATTTTGCTTGTATTTCCCTGATAGTTTCAATTACAACCGTTCGAATCAAATCTTTATTTTCGTGAAGTACTTCTTTAATTCTTTCAACGGCATACATTTCAATAATAGTACTTTTTATTGTTTCTTCAATGACAGGAGCAAAATTTTCAACCAAATAATTGTCGATAATTTTTTTTACATTTTCAACCAAATAACCTTCATTGATATTCGTGGGTTGCACTTGATTATTCATTGGTGCACCGACCATTGGTGCATGAGAATATGATGCAATCGACTCAGCCAATGTCTTATTTCTTCTTTTCTCTAAATCAACAAATAATTGCTCATCCCTTTCTGGTGACATTTCAACTTCATTAATTCTTTGTGGAATATGACGAGGTGCTTGTTCAGTTTGAATACTTCTAGGAGCACTAATTTTAGGTGTTTCACCATTTTTTTCAGCAACCTTATTTTCAACAGTTTTTATTAATGCACTTGCATTTGTTTCTCTACCCGTATTAATCGATTCAAGCAATCCATTTAAAAATGCATGACGTGGCGACGCACCTACCTGACCACTACTTGTTGGTGTTGTCGGAATATTTTTTTCTTTCTTTCGATTATCTATCTCATCTCTGAGTTTATTTAAATTAATAACATTTGCCATTTTATAAAATTTTATTGTTTTTTATAAATACATTATTGTTTGAAAAAAGACTTTTTATCGAATGGAATTGATGGTAAATTATTTTCCTTTATTTCGTTTTGAGGTTCTTGTGTTGTTCGTTCCGGCATTTGACTGCCTTGTTTTTGATTTTTGAACCAAGTATCATCGACAGGTTCATTTTTTCCTCGAACTAAAGTATCATATAAATTTGACAATCTACCAACAATAGCATTATCTGGAATTGTAATGCCCTTTTTAGCTGAACTATTTAATTGGTTTTGAGTTAATAATTGAAATTGGTTTTTATCATCAATAACTACCACATAATTTCCTTTACTTCTTTTATGAAATTTAGTAGCTAATCTACTTAAAGTTTCAACATCGTATTTGGTTATCTTTCTTCGATTTTTATTACCCCTTGCAATACTATTCCAATTAATTCCGCTTGTTTGTTCAGGTTCGCCAACTGCAGCATCAAATGCATGTGTTATTTTTTCTTCAGGTTCTCTATCTGTTGAAACATATGCAATTATTGATGTCATGTTATCATCGTCACCTTCACGATATCCTGAAGGAATCATGACATTCCCATTACTATCCACAAATTTTCTACCAATCGGTAATATTTGGGATATTTTATCAACACGAAACATTCTCCATCCCGGTTTTTCACCCTCATGGTCAGTCCAATAATCATGATACTTGCTATCATCTCTAGTTGGTTTATTATCAAAATGCCAGCTATTTTTTTTATTGTCTTGCCATGCTCTTAATACCTTATTACCACTTTTGTTTGTACCTAAAACATAGGGTCTGATTGTACGATATCCTTTTGCACTATTTTCATCCCCGGCATAATATAGATATATCCATTCATGATTCTCAATAGCATCAAGAATAGCAGCATCACCGCCAACAGCCTCATTTATTATGTGACGGAAAATTTTAATGTTTTCGAACAGTATTTTCTTTTCTTCTGACATTATGCAGTACCTGCGTTGTATTCTTTATTCTTATTAAATTTATTTTTGGTCATCAAAGTTTGTCTTACTTTAATGTCTGTCGCACTACCAACCTGACCATTCACTTCACCCTTACCTTTTTCATCACCAGTTGATAATGCGTCAGGGTTACCTGCGGTATATTCGTCATTATTGTTGTAATCATTCCTTGCAGTACTACAAGTTCTGTATTGTGCATTAATTTCTTCAAGTCTACTCATCGTATTACGTTTTTAGTTTAAATTTATTTATTATAAATACAAATTATATTTGTTTCCATCTTTCACGATAAATTATTTTTTTAACAGTTCTTTCATGTATCTTATACATTAAACTTAATTCTTTACAACTATATTCCTTATCAGCCCACTGTTTTCTAATTTTTAAAACAATTTCATTGGTTAATTTAGCTCTCGGCGATTTCTCACCATTAAAATGTTTTCTTATCCTCCTTTCAATATTAACTGAGCTTCCGACGTACACTTTATTAGTATTAATATTTAATATTAAATAAACTCCAACCATACATTATTCATATTCTTTAAAAATAATTGTCAAATATTCCATTAAATGAGGTACAATATCAAGATATTCTATTTCAGAAATACTAAACCATCCATAATTAGTATTCTCATCGTTTAATTCAACATCAGTAGGTTCACCAGTATATCTACATACGAAAACATACTCAATACTACTTTCATGCTTTTGAATACTGAACGATTTGATAAATTTATCAATATCTAGTTTTGTTTCTTCCTGTATTTCACGTTTACATGCTTCTTCAGGAGTTTCACCCTTTTCAATACCACCACCAACAAAAGCATATTTATTCGGCATCCAAGTCCCGGGTTCATCTGCACGTTTTAACAACAAAATTTTATTATCATTGTCAACAATTACTGCAATAGCGTTTTCTTTAGGCTTCTTTTTTTTCTCATTTTCATTAAGTCTGGGTGTTTGATATGGTTTCAACTCTGAATTTGGATTAGTTGTCATATCTCGACGTACATCTTTCGAACGTTGAACAGCATCCCTATTAGCATTTAATGTTCTATCAATGAATGATTTCATTAAATCACCTCCTGCTAATGCGTATTGAATTTTATCGTCAGTTTGTGGATTATAATAATCAAAATAATTTTTTAATCTCTTCATTGCCTGATAAGAGATAACACCGTTTTTAAGCATGAATTTAGCCCTTCTGACACCTTCGCCCGATGGTTTTGATACAAGTGTTGCTTGAATAGTTTTTAAGACCTCAGAAGGGATTTTATATGTATTTCCGTATAATTGTGAATTTGCCATTAATATTATATGTTTTTACGTATAAAATTTATTTAACTTCCAGCAAAGTCATAAGCTTATCAATATCTTTTTTATCAAGCTTATTTATCAACCCGGCAATCTTTTCAAGCTTCTTTTCACGAACATCGTTATTTTCGCTCTTTCTACTCATTTCATCTTCAGATTTATCAACCATTTTATCTTCAGCAACGACTGCTTCATCAATTGTTTTTGGTTCTTTATCAAAAGCATTTTCGAAGTGCTTTTCAATAATTTTGACAATTTTCTTAGAATTAATCGAACTACCATCAAGGTCAATTTCACCCTTTCCATCAACAAGTTTACGATAATCTGATTTAAGCTTATTTGGATTCTTATAATAATGTTCGAGAATTTCTTTATATCCATCGGATAACATTTCATCCAAATCCTTTAAAAGTTCAAGTTGTTCTTGGCTTTCTTTACCCTCTAAAAACGGCATAAGCGTAAAACCAAATCGACCCAACATATCATACCTGAATGGTTGTACTCCGATTTTGGCATTATAATCTGTAGTATTATTGGCTTGTGATTCAAGGTCAGCACCGTTTGTTGGGATGCCACTATTACCAATCAAATTGCCATCACTTCCAATAATTTCAGTTAGTTCTTTCTTTTTAAATTCCATAACAAACTATTTTCATATAAATACTACAAATTATCAATATTCATTATCAGCATCAACATCCGGATAACTTTCATTATCTTCATTGTCATCAAAATCGCCACCGCCCTTCTTTGCATTCTTGATAAAAGTATCTAATGCACCAACTGATTCAGGTACTTCAGCAAATAATCTAACCATAGGATAATTTTCAATATTTAATCCAAAATTTTTCAAAAATTCAGGATAATATTCTTCACGCTCAATTTCAATTGCTTCTAACCTAATATCATCAGCACTTTTAACTGACATCTCATTTTCTTTTAAATCTTCAATCTTCTTTAATGCCTCTTCATATTTTCTATCAAGTTCCAATTCGATTTCGGATTTAGGCACATTAACATTTTCTTTGATGATTTGAAGATATGTTCCGTTGAATAATCCAACACGATACTCACCACCATCTTTAATTAAGACCAAATCACCATCACCATATTGCTCATTAATTGATTTAATTTTTGGTTTACCTGATTTAGTCATTAAATCGTTCAAATGATTCAATGCATTCTCATATATCTCGTAATATACTTGCATATCATCACGCATCTTAAAACCATTCCAAATAAGTCTTGGGTCATATCCGGTTTTATTCCAAAACATAACTTCAAGTTCTTCCAAATACATTGATTCATCAAAATCGTCAGCATCAAAATTTCTCAACACTAAGTCACTCGAAATGAAGTCTTCCTTAATTAAATCACCAGCATTAATTTCTAACTTCTCATTATCTTTTTTAGCTATTTTAACCAAAACCTTCTTTTGAGTTTCAACGTCAAATCCTGCCAATAGTGTTTCAACACGCTTATTGAATGCATCTAAATATTTTTCATAATTATATCCACCAAGCATATTTGGATTTTCAATCAAATCTTCAGTATCAATTAAAGTTGCACAAAATCTTTCTTTGCCAGTAAATTTATCAGTAATCATTCTAGAATCGCCATGTGATTTTTTGTAACCAGTATTCACATAATACACTACGCTATCCAACGGTGGTTCTGGTGGCATATAGTCTGAAACTAATTTCATTTTATCTTCTATGGTAATACCCTTCTTTTCGTATTTTTTTAAATCGAAATTATCTTTATGTTTTTCAAACAATTCTTCACACAATTTATCTCGTTTCTCCAACAATAATTCCATGTGTGCCTGCATACCTTTTTCTCTACCATTCTTATCCTTACCACGTTTACGGTATGCAGCTAATGTAGTCTTAATTTTACTCTTACTAGCAATCTTTTTCAATGGAATTTGCATGTAACGAATATTATCACAATAGTCATAATAATATTCAACAAATTCTTTACCCTGTCCGTGAAGAATCATATTCAATCCTTTATCAATAAATTCTTCAATATATTCCGGCATCGTTTTAGATTTAATAGTATTACCAGTTAATTTGACTTTTTCTTTCATTTCACCAGTTTTTTTATCCTTCTCCAATGCCAATGTAGCATAATTAATACGAGAGAGATTTAAACAAGATAACGATTCACCATCATCATCAACAGCCATAAATGGTGGCTTCATTTCTTCTTTATTATATTTTTCAATCAATGCAGAGATTCCGGTCTTACCACCATATTGCCACATTTCTTCGATTACTCCCTCATTTACTCCCTCAGTTATTCCCTCATCAGTAACACGTATGGTTGTCTTCTCAGGAAAACTAAAGTTAATACCATCTGTTACAGCAAGTAATGCAATACAACCAAATTTACTAAACCAGTCAATAGCGTGTCTTAAATGTAACCTACCTGTACACGTAATCCTAGCAGCACAAGTATTATCAGACCAATTGAATGATATTGCCGAACCCAATGCACCGAACAACGAGTTGTTCAAAATCTTAATTGGTAATTGTTTAATCTTAAACATCGCAATATCTTCCGGTGTAAATGCATTATTCAAATATTTAACATGTACCTCACGGTCAATCTGTTCCAACAGTTTAACTTCTTCATCATTCAGTTTAGTCTTACTCGCTAATTTTTTATAGATATTACGTGTAGTTGTCAAATACAATAACATTTTTTTAATAACCCCGGTGATATCAAACATCGGAAATACGTTATCGGTCAACTGAATCATAGGATACAACGATGCGTAGTCAATCTTAATGATACGAGTTGAATATCCAACCTTATAACATCTAGCCAAACCACCAGAAAATCTATCCTGAACATCACATTCTGGAATCGCTAAGTCATTCTCATAACTCCATGCAGTAAGCAATAAATTCCAAATTGCTGCAGTACCCATCGTACATACACGATGATATGTTGTGGGAATAATTTTTGCCAACATGAATGATGACTGGTTATACAATTCATCAACTTGTTCGGTTTCCCATAAGTCATCAAGCAAATATTGTCTAACAATTTTCCTACCTGTAATAAATTTGTTCATAGTTGGTGGCATAGTTCTAAACCAAGCGACAAACTCTTTATCACTATCTAAGTATTTTACTCTCAGATTTTTATAATCAGCTTCACTCAATCTATTCTTATTAGCTTGAAGCGTATAGAACTTATTACCTATTTGTTGAAATTCATCAGGTATTTGAACATAACCATTATTCTCATCAATCAAAAATATTTTATTTTCACTATAGAATCTACCTATCGAATTATCTTCACCCTTAATGTATGTTCTATTTGGTTTTGCAATTTTTTCATGTTTTGCGATGTACTTCAAACCAGTTGCCTTAACCTCAGTATTAATTGCTGCTGTTTTTTTCGAAGCATGAATAATATCGATAACAGAATATCCCCACATATTTGTTGCAGTATATTTATCTGCACTATTTCCATATTTTACTGAAGTATTGGGAATTCTTTTTAGATGTTCTCCATCTTTAAGGGTAGTGGGCAATTTATCCATATCCATACCCAATATCTTTGCTCTACCCAATAAAAATTCAAAGTCAAATTCTTCTGAATTATAACCAGATATAACTGCGGGTTGTAATATGTTTATAAGGTTGTAAAAATCTTGGATTAACTTAACTTCAGATTCATCGTCATTCAATTTTTCGACTTCAAGTATTGTTTCAAACCCACGATTATCCCTAACACCAATAGCAAATACTCTTGACATTTGATATCTCAAACCAGTTGTTTCAATGTCAAATGTTACTTTGTGAACATTTTTATATTCCTCAAAACCTTTAAACAAACGAGCTTTTTTGCTAATAAAAAACTGTTCAGTAGTTCTAGGTGCATAAAATAAATCACGATATGGATAGACAAATTCACCCTTAGCATCCCTTAAAAAATTACCATTTTCATCAACGCCTTTTTCATATGGATTCAAACCTCCATCACGAATATAATTTATAATATTAGTATATGATTTATAGCTTGTTAGCTTATAGCAATAGCCATTAACCATCCTTTTTTGATTACCTGTTTTTAACTTGGTGATTGTAATACCGTGCTTGATTTGCATACTCTTAATATACGATTCAGAATGTCCGGCATATAGTTCAACATTATGCTTCGACAAATCTTTCATATACATGAATGGTTCATAAACCACTCTTATAATTTTAGGTTTTTCTCCGGGTGGATGAATTACACATTCAGCTACTGCAGATTTAGAATCTGTCTCGACATTTACCAAATATTTTAATTCATCATTATATCCTTCAAGAAATCCTTTGATTTCACTTAAAACACTTAATTTATTTATTTCCATTTTATATTTATTTTTAATTAGCCATCGTAATCGACAGCATAATTCTCATTATCAAAATCTATTTTCAACTGATACGGTTCTTTTTTAGCCTCAACACGTAAACCTTCAAAATAATCAGTGCCGTCAGGATTCTGTATCTTATACCCTTTATTATGTAGGTAAAATATTTTATCTTGAATCATATTAATATCGTAGTTTTTAGGAAAATGTCCCAATCCATAGTAATCACCATTTATTATTCGTTTACACGGCTCACATCTACAACAAGGTAAATATTCAACCAATTCGACATCTTTACTACTGATAATCTGAGGATTTTCACAGCTAACTACCAAGTTAAGATATTTCTCGGGAAGTTCACGTGCCATTAATTCCTTCTTAAACTTAGTTAAAGGAAATTTTAAAGGCTTCATTGGTTTACAAATAGCTTGATACGATTTATATATTTTACGAATATCATCTAAATATGGTATAGCATCGTCATTTGAAACATACCCTATTTGGATTTCATCAACATCAAGACTCTGCATAAACAATGTTGCAGCAGTCCATATTGGGACTTGTTTAAAGTATAAGCTATCTTCATTTGCAGAAACACCAACATTGAAAAGATAATGAAGGTGCTTCAGTTTAGAATTACCCTCCCAATATGCATCAGGGTCAAATTCTTTTTTAAACTCCTTATGAAGCAATTCAATACGATTTTTTTCAAGAATCGTCTTTTTTTCATTATTTTTAATTTCAACGTAAATCGGGGTAACGGTATTACCCTCTTTAAGATTTTTCCATAACAAGTATGTGGAATCTAATCCACCTGAAAATAAGAGTGCAATTTTTTTACTCATCTTCTATTTTATATGTAAGTTTATTAGTATTAACATCATATTTATACTTTCTATTGTCTAATTTAAAGTTACTGTTTTTAATAATTAGTTCAGCATTATCTACTATTATTCCACTCAGCCACAAAGCACTCACCGAGTTCATACCAATAACTTTATAATGACCATCCTCATTCAAGATTTTAAAGTCCAAATATAATACTTCATTTGGATTTTCTAACATGTCTTCTAAAATTATTCTAAACGAAGGTTTAATTTCGTTAACAAACTCACTATTAGAAATATCCACTTCATACATTAGAGATTCCATTAAAAAATCTTGAAATGGATTTATCCCAAATTCATACTCACTTGCCATGTTTATCTTTAATTATTCTAATTACTTCACTTAGTACTGATTCAGAGACATTCGATTTATATGTTTCATTATCAATAACCTTAACAATTTCCTTACGTTTATTTTCAATTGCTTGAAATATATATTCATCAATACTGTCCCTGAAAATCAACGGATATATATTAACGACATCTTTCTGACCAATTCTATGTAAACGGTCGGCTACTTGGTCATATTCGCCCACGGAATACGGTAGTGTAATAATAAAAAGTTTACTTGCAGCAGTTAATGTCAACCCATAATTACATGTCTGAATTGAGCCTAAAAATACCTTAATACTACTGTTCGGGTCTTGAAATACTTTAACCAATTCAGCACGTTCTTCAACACTTTGGTCGCCAGTATGTAAAGCAGCTACATCACCTAAGATTTTCTTCAATTCATATAGTGATTCTTTAAAGAAATCAACGACAACAACCTTTTCGCCTGTTTCTAAAATATTTTCAATAAGTTCAACAATTGGTTTTGCTTTGAGATGTGCAGTAAATTGTCTTAAACGAACCATTATTGTTAACGGATTTGATGACGGTTTTTCGACAAATTCATTAGCTACCCCGGCTTCAATATCATTATAAACATCAAGTTCATCGTCTTCCATTTCAAGAATAATATTTGAATATATTTTATCCGGTAAATCAGTTAATACCTCAAATTTTCTTTTTCTATGTGCATATGGTGAAATTTTGTGATATAGTTCTTCCAATCTTTCATCCATTGTTTCAACATTATATCCCCAACCACCACCATCATATGTCATTCCACAATAATATTCATTAAAATAATTTTTTGTCGAAAAATCAGTGGGTGATATCTGATTCAATACTGTATATAATTCATGTGCTCTATTTGGGGCAGGTGTTCCCGATAAGAAAATTTTACTAATTTTTTCGTCTTTAAATACTTTACTCTTAAAAGTACGATTAAAATTCTTATATGTGTTTGATTTGCTGTTTTTTAATTTTTGTGATTCATCACAAATTACAGCATCAATCTTACCAATTCCAAGTTCATCCCATTTTTTCTTAAACTTGTCTTTGTTTTTTGGATTGAAGAAATCATAGTTAACTATCACATACTTAGCATCTTCAATACCACACTTATTTTTTTTCCATCTCACAATATGTGCAGTACTTTTTGTGAATTTTTGAACTTCATTGTAGTAGTTAAATTTTAATGAATTTGGTGTGACCACCACAACCTTTTTGAAATTATTCATTTCAACATAAAGAATACTCGAAAGTGTTTTCCCTAATCCCATTTCGTGCGAAACTAATGTACTCCGGGTAACATTCATAAACATAGCAGCAACAATCTGATGTGGATATAATTTAATACCCTCATTCAAAAGTGCATGCATTTTATCACTAAATTCTAAGTATTGTTCTTCAAGTTCTTTTTTATAAGCAACCCAATTTTCTTTTTTAACATTTAAGTCAGCGATAAATTTACGTTTTTCTTCTTCAGCAATTTCAATCTTCTTTATTTGCTGAATAAATAGCTTTCGGCTGTCTTCATTTCCAAAATCAAAATGAATTTTGTTTGAACCTTTATATTTTTTAATTAAAAGGAATAATGAATGTGCATGAATTTCCCAAGCAAAATTTAACCCACTCCATTTACGTGTATCGTGTGGTAATTCTTTAATTTGTTTAAGCAAACCATCATTATAATTAAATCTAACATAGTATGATGTTTTTTTTGGAACTCTTTCACATGAAACAATGAAAATCGGAATTTTATCCATATAAAATCGTATATATTTTGCAAATATATAAAAAAAATACAAATAACAAAATATTTATGCAATAATCAATTAATTAATATAAATTAATGTATTTATATTAAAAGATAATATGAAATCTGGAATATATGTAATAAAGAATAAAATAAACAATAAACAGTATGTTGGTAGTTCGATAAATATAAATAATAGATGGAAAAAACACATTAGTGATTTAAACTTAAATAAACATGACAATTCATATTTACAAAAATCATGGAATAAATATGGTACTAATAATTTTGAATTTATTGTTATTGAATATACTGAAATCAATACTTTGCTTGAGAGAGAACAACATTACATTGATTTATTTAATGCTTGTGATAGACGTTTTGGTTACAATATATTACCAAAGGCAGGTAATATATTAGGATATATACATACTGATGAGACCAGATTAAAAATGAGTGAAAGTCATTTGGGGGTTAAGTTATCAGAAAAAACAAGAAAAAATATGAGTATCGCCAAAAAAGGTGTTAAATTAAATGTAAATAGAAAAGGAAGAAAAGGACATAAGCCATCCGAAGAAACTAGACTAAAAATGAGTATTAGCCGAAAAGGAAAAACACTTTCAAAAGAAACAAAAGAAAAATTATCCAAAAGTAGCACAGGTAGAATTTTTTCAGAAGAACGCAAATTGAAAATCAGTATTGCTTTAAAAGGTAATCAAAATGGTAAAGGACGTATTGTAACTGATGAAACTAGAAAAAAAATATCAGAAACACATAAAGGTATTAATAAAGGCGAAAAAAACGGTAGAGCTATGGCACTTACCAATAAAGATGAAGTGTTAACAATTAGAAATGACTATGAAAATGGAATGTCTATAAAACAAATTCAAATAAAATACAACAGAAGCTATGGTATTATTTACAATATTGTCAAACGCATCACATGGTCGTGGTTAATATAACACTAAACTACGGTAGTTTTTGTGACACTATCTGAAATAATAATGTTGATATATCCTTCAATAGGTAGTTTTATTTTACCACATCCACCTCCATCACCAATAGGTATGAAATCTATCACGAATTCACCTAAATATCTACCAGCTTTTGCTGTTTGAGGTAATTTAAATTTATATGTCAGTGTATATTGTTCTTCATCAGGAAAATTAACCCTGTCATTATTAATAACGAGATTTCCAGCAACATTAGCAATGCGATATAATCCGGTTTCAGCATCAATCATTGAAAAAGTCACAGCAACATTTTCAAGCATTTCGTCACTAATATCATATTGTTCCCTAACTTGTTGAATTAGAGGATATTTTAGCACAGGTAATGTACTGTCTTTCTTAATAAAAAAATTCTTTACATTGAATGTTGAATAGTTCATTGTTTTTCTCCTTCATTTAAGTCGATATTATTATCAGCACCACCATATTTATTATCGCCATTATCGGCAAATGTTTCGCCTTCATAGGGTGTCATGCCTCTTACTCTTTTCTTTATTGTTGCAGAAATACCATCACCGATAAGACCTGTCGAAACTGCATCGAAATAACCGAAAGGATGTCCACTAATTTCAGTATAAAATCTAAATAAAATATATGTACACAATAATGTAGTCAAATATCTTCGCCAATTATCTTTAAACCAAAATTTCCAACTCCATTTATTTGGTGTTCTCTTACTTTTAACGTCACGACCAGTTGTTTCGGTTAATCCATAGATAACATAACCAACAACAAAAAACCATAAATACGCAAGTAACATTACGTTAGTATATTCACCGCCTACTATTATTTTTATAAATTCTTCTAACATATATTAACAAATTTTTGCAATTCTTATTACACCCCTAGCTACACAAGCTGTACCACCGCCACAATCATAAAATCTAATATCAATACAATGAGTTCCCGGTGTATATGTTTCATCTCTCGTTATTGTTTCGCTCCACTCTGCTTCAGCAAATGATGCAACATTTAAAAACTTACTCTTAACAACTCCATCAAGTAAAAACTGAACACCAGTACATTTATTATTAGACATGTTCCCTACTCTTGTATTAACATCAATACGATATCTACCACCAGAAAATGTATTTGCGGTATATCCCAAATATTTTACTGAATTTGCACAAGTATTTGTTGTTGTTGCAGGAGTATATTTATCAGCATAATGATATTCAGATGTTCCACCAGTTAAATGTATTGCTTCTACAGCATTACTACTTGGATTCCAAAATAATGTAGGTCTAGTAATGTCGCCCAATGCTGGTGTTGATAATATGTTAACTGTTGACCCTAATGTTGTGATGCCACTGACATTTAATGCATTTTTTAACGTAGATACGCCAAGAACATTAAATGTTGAGCCTAGTTTGGTGATACCACTCACGTTTAAAATTCCAGTTATAGTATCACCAGTTACATGTACAAAATCATTAATATTTGATGTAAAATCGAAATATTTATTAGTATTATCCCAAACAGGGATAAGACCAGTAGTACTCAATGGTGTACCATCAACATCCGACAAATCGCTTAATTTAGGTAATGATAATGGTGAAACCAATATTTGACCCTGATTTTGATGCTGATATAGTACCGTACCGATACGTACTACAGTCTTTGGTGCATCAGGCATTTGATTTGTCCAAGTACCACCTGTATTTAAATATATTGTAGTACCAGCAGAATATGCATTAGTATTTAAGCTACGAACAACACCTCTTAATGTAACATATCCCCTACCATTTATTGAAAATTCTTGCGTTGTAACACCTATCGTATTAAGTCCATTATTGCCATTATCTGCTAACCCAATGGTTGGTGCACTACCTTGTGCACCATTAACATATACCACAGTTCCGTTTGGTATTATTTTATCGGTCTTATTTACTGCAAAAAATACTGTTTCTTGACCAATTTGAATATTGACATCAGAATTTAAGCCATATTCTAATGTAGAATTGTTAGCATTCCAAAATAATTTTCCAACACTTGGGGTTGTTAAACCAGTAGTAACAAATTGTATTCCGTCCATTCGTGGATTTCCAATAACACGTTGTGGCGTAGTTTGATTTAACTTTAAAAACGTATTTGGTGCAGTTGTACCAGTATATGTATTCACATCAGCCTGATATATTAATGTACCATTTTTATTCGGAACAGTTATAGTTCTAAACACACCACTGCTAATTCCACCAGTATTAATTTCAATACCTTTAGTCTTATCATCACCATCGTATATTTGAAAATTATCTGAGTTAAAATATTGTGTAATATCACCTAATCTAACCCAATCTAAACCATTAGACCAATACAAACCAGCATCTTTAATACCAGTCATGTAGTTTCCACTAGCTGTTCTAACCACATAAATTTCTCCATTATATGATGATGCAGGTGTAGGTAATTCAGCAAATGCGCCAACTTGTGGATATGTTGTGCCTGAAGTACTTCCAGTTGTTCCAGAAAAAGTACCATCAAATAAATAACTATTACCTGTTAATAAATTAATTGCAAATGTTGCCATAGTAAATTCTTTTTATTATTGATATATGTAGGTTAATCTATCGTCCCATGTATATGTAAACGACTGGTCACCATTCGGAAATTTACCTAAATTCCAAACATCGCCCGATTTACTTATTTTTTTTATTTGCCAGTTTGCTTTACTAGTATCATTGCCATTTATCGAAACACCAACATAATATTCGGTTGATGAATATTCATGAACCAACGTAATAGGTTCTTGTGGCTGAAATTGAACATTTAAATCACTATTCTGTAACATATTGTTAGGTTTTAATATAAATACTACTAAACGCTATAAAAATGATTTAAAACCATTTAAAAGCATATTTAATTCTTCAGTTTGTAAATGATACACCAAATAATTATCTTCACTTAATGCGTCGATATCATTTTTTACACGAAGATATGTATTTCGACTCAAATCAATTAAATCAATTAACGCTTGTGGTTGTGGGTTGTTAACCAACTGACATTCGGTAATTAAAACTGCAACTTCTTTTCTTATTAACGCTAGTTCATTAGTCAAAATATTTTTTCTTTCTTCAATAGTCACTGTTGAGATGGGATTCTCAGGGTCAATCCAATCAGGATTTAAAACCCATTCCGAATTTAAATACTTATATTTATTACCAACCCAATCTAAAGGTTGTGTGACATTCTCAAAAATGTCAACATTAGAAGCATTCAACCCATAAACAACCATCCCGGGAAGTTCTATAGAATTTTCAGTAAGTATTATCTCAATATCGTTTTCAACGATAAATTTAGATAAGTTTGTATCTTTTTCAACAATTGTTTTCATATATTTTAATATTATGCATTATTCCATTTAATTAATTTAACAGCATTCCAAAATAAGTTTTTAACAGCATTAATTATTTTACCTATAATTGTTGGAGAATATGTAATATATGTACCATTAGTACTATCTCCCACAATAGCATGAGTGCTATCTAATTGAGCAATATTTTTATATGTTGTTGAGACTGGTTTGGTAACATATTCACTACCATAACTAATTGCAGTCCCGCTCACAGTACCAACTATTGTAGTTTCATAACTACTATTACCGCCATTAGTATATGTCACGATAAAATGAGTACTATCCAACATAGTTGCTGAAACATATGTAGTTGTTGCAGCATTAAACACATATTCGCTGCCATAACTAATTACAGTTCCACTAACAGTGCCAACTATTGCAGTACCATAACTACTATTTCCATCATCAGCATATGCAATAACAAAATGAGTACTATCCAGCATAATCGCTGAAATATAACCAGTGCTTGCTGAATTAAAAACATATTTACTACCATAACTAATCGCAGTTCCACTTATTGTACCGATTATTGCCGTCCCATAACTACTATTAGCTCCATTAGAAAATCCAACAATAAAATGAGTACTATCCAACAATGCAGCAGAAGTATAATTCGTTGCAGTATTAAATCCGTATACAGTACCATAACTAATTGCTGTTCCACTAACAGTACCGACTACAGCACTTCCAGTAGGTCCTCCAACATTAGAATAAACAACAACAAAATGAGTACTATCTAAAGTCATTACTGATTTATATGAAGTACTTGCAGTGTTAAATACATATTCGCTACCATAACTAATTGCCGTTCCACTTACTGTGCCAATTATTCCAGTGCCATAATTACTGTTGCCACCATCACGATATGTAACAACAAAATGTGTACTATCTAATGCACTAACACTAATAAAATCAGTGGTTGCTGTATTAAACACATATTCACTTCCATATGAAATTACACCATTTGTTACAGTACCAATTATTGCTGTTCCATAACTACTATTTCCATCATCAGCATATGTAATAACAAAATGTGTACTATCTAATTTAGCAATTGAAATATACGATGAATTATTATTATAAATTGAATAGTTAAAAAATAATTCATCATAATTTATTTGTCCCACAATTGCAGTACCATAATAACTATTACCACCATCATAATATGTGACAACAAAATGTGTGGCATCAATATTTACTGTTGACAAATACCAACTATATGCTCCATTAAACATATATCCAACATTAAAATCAATCACCGTCCCATTTATAGTACCAACCACAGCAGCACCCCATTTAGTACCACCAATATCACTATTTCCATATGCGACTACAAAATGAGTACTATCTAATAATGAAAGACTTATAGGATTATCATTTTGAACTTGAGAATTGTTAAACCAATATGTGTTGCCGTAGCTAATTACGCTCCCACTTACAGTACCAATCACAGCAGCACCATATGCAGTAGAATATGCTACAACAAAATGAGTACCATCTATTTTAGCTGATGATATATATTGAGCATTACCCGCCTTAAACACATATTCGCTACCATAACTAATTGCCGTTCCACTAACAGTACCAATTATTGCCGTACCGTAATAACTATTACCGCCATCAGAATATGTTACAACAAAATGCGTGGTATCTAATGCACTAACGCTAATAAAATCAGTAGCTGCAGCATTAAATACGTATTCACTACCGTAGCTAATTGCACTTCCACTTACAGTACCAATTATTGCTGTACCATAACTACTATTACCACCATCCTTGTAACCTACAATAAAATGAGTGCTATCCAGCATAGTCGCTGAAATATATGTAGTGCTTGCTGCATTAAATACATATTCACTACCATAACTAATTGCAGTTCCACTTACAGTACCAATTATCGCAGTACCGTAATAACTATTACCGCCATCAGAATATGTTACAACAAAATGAGTACTATCCAGTAACGAAACAGATATATCAGTAGTGGTTGCTGGATTAAATACATATTCACTACCATAACTAATTACATTATTTAAACTAATAGTACCAATTATTGCAGTACCATAATTACTATTACCGCCATCTTGATAGGTTGTTATAAAATGAGTGCTATCTATTTTAACAGATGATATATATTGTGTAAATGCTGCATTGAACACATATTCGCTACCATAGCCAATACCAATATCACCAACTGTACCTATTGATACCCTACCACTACCAATATAATATGCAACTAGAAAATGACTATCATCCAACAACGAAACAGACACATAAGTAATATTTCCAGCATAAAATATAGATTCGCTACCATAACTTATAACACTACCACTCACAGTACCAACTATAGCTGTTCCATAATTACTGTTGCCACTATCACGATAGGCTACAACAAAATGAGTACTATCTAATAATGAAACAGATGTATTAATAGTAGTTGCAGCATTAAACACATATTCGCTACCATAACTAATTGCAGTGCCACTTACAGTACCGATAATTGCTGTACCATAACTACCGTTTCCTTCATCAGTATATACCACAACAAAATGTGTGCTATCTAATAACGAAACTGATGTATAATTACTATTTGCAGTATTAAACACATATTCACTACCATAACTAATAGCAGTTCCGCTCACAGTACCAACAATTGCAGTTCCATAATTACTATTACCATCATCACGATAGGCTACAACAAAATGAGTACTATTCAAAACTGAAACAGATGTATATGAAATGGCTGCAGCATTAAATACATATGTGCTACCATAACTAATTGCAGTACCACTTATAGTGCCAATCACAGCAGAACCATTTGAGTTAGCATTATATGCTACGACAAAATGAGTACTATCTAATAATGAAACAGATGTATTAGAAGTACCAAACACTGCACTAAACACATATCCACTACCATAACTAATTGCAGTTCCAGTTACTGTTCCAATCATTGCTGTGCCATAATAATTATTACCAGCATCAGTATATGCTACCACAAAATGAGTACTATTATATGATATAACCGATATATTGGAAGTAGTACTATAATTAAAAACGTATGCACTACCATAAGTAATTCGACCTCCATTAATAGTACCAATAATAGCCGTACCATAACTAAGATTTGAAATATCAGGATATGCGACAACAAAATGAGTACTGTCTAATTTAGATATAGTAGGATATTCTAAACTTGAGCCAAAGTTAGCACCTGTTGGTGTTACGCCAAAACTGAGAAATAAATCACTATAAACAGGAAATATTGCCGATTTTAAATATTCAACACTTATTTGTTTTTTAAGATAAATCTCGCCATTTTTAAGATATAAAATACCTTTGGTTTCATCATCAACCGAATTATTTAAATCCCAAGTTTTGACTTTATTAATATAACTATCCGAATCAATATACAGAACATCGCCAATAATAAACTCGTCTTCAGTTAAAAAACTAAAATCAAAATTTGTATTTATTTTAAATAAAACATCAACATATTCAGTATTGTCAGGTATTTCGCCTAAGTCAGATAATGAATTTATTACAATATTTTTACCAACACCCTCTTTTGTGATATTCACATCAATATCAATACCACTTCCAAAACAATTTTTATATTTTAATTTAGAATCGGATTCTAATATTGTTTCACCTGTTTTTGGATTACCAATAATTTCACCATTATCAAAGCCAATACTAATTAAGTCATATGATAAGAAATTATCGCCAAAACGATATGTTAGAAATTCATTATCATTTGCCTTCGATTTCATTTCAGCATGAAACGGCATTTGATTCATAATATATGAACCATCATTATTTTGAGTGATTATTATTTCACGCTCCTTAAATAATTCATTCCAAACAAGTCTATCTAATTGTTTTTTATCCATTTTTATTAAATTTGACCGACATCTCTTGATGGCTTAAAATATAGTTTTGCACTTGTTTTAGCATCGCCAATTACCTGTATTTGATTTCCAGTAGTTGATGGCTGTGTTGTTGTAATTGCCCCGGAAGTTGATGCAGATAAATACACCTTATTTGTTGCGAAACTCCAAGAATCATAACGAATATATCCCTCAACCAATAAATTACCACTATTATTCGCAGTAATTGTCGCCAATGCCATTCTTACTGCAGGTGTTGTGGTATATCCACTAGCATTTGCTTTCCACCACTTACCATCACTAAACTTTAAATATAAAACATCACCAAATGCAACATTTTCACCAACAGTTCCGCTTTCAATAGTACCAACATACGATTGATTAGTTGAAAGTGCTGCTGTCAATTGAATGCTTTTATCATTCATATCTAAATTACCACCCAATTGCGGAGTAGTATCTTGAACAATATCGGTTAGATATGTAATTGTTGATTTAACATTCCAACTAATACCATTCCATTCATAGGTCACCGAACCATATGTATATGTATCACCCACTTGTGGATTTGCTGGAAAACTAATACTTGTACTCATATTTCTAATTTTATAATCTCGTTATTTTTACATATCCCATTGCTTCATTATATGAAGATAAATTTGTTATTGCATTTCCATTAAACGTGGATGAACCCGCATACTGACCATTACTTGTTGCAACATTAGTAGCTGTCGATACTATATATGAACCACCACCACCAGCACCTGCAATATATGAACCAGCACCACCAATACCACCACCAGAATAGCCACCACCAGCACCACCAGAAATAATACCATTTCCACCGCCGCCTCCACCAAATCCTCCATGTGTAGAAGCATATGCTGTTGGGTTACCCCAACTATAGTTATAATCACCACCTATAAAACCACCACTGTAACTAAAACCACCTTCGCCATAATAACTAACCTGACCAAATGGATGTGTTGTTGACCCATTACCGTTTTGTCCAACTGCTGACCATCCTGCACCAGCACCACCTCTATACATTTGTGACGATACTGCAGTATATACTGTACCACCACCACCACCAGTACCACCAGCACCAAGTGAATTGGCAGCATCACCATATCCACCCGAAGTTGTAGTTAAACCATCACCGCCATTATATCCTTGTGGACTATTACTAGTATACGTACTAGCACCACCACCGCCACCTGCAGCAATTAATATTGTACCACTTTTAGCGACAAAGCTGCCACCACCACCACCAAGACCAGTATATGTTGATGCATTGCCAGTGTTTGGACTATCGATATATTGTCCAACTATAATTGTTAATACATCTCCCTTAGTTAAACTAATATCACCCCTAACTTTAACACCTCTTCCCGATGTATATACTTGTCCACTAACTCTAGCACCACGAGCACCGCTTATCTCAATTCGATAAGTACCAGTAGTAGGCACAGTCCATAACTGATATCCCTGAGTACTCATTGTAAAATATGAAGCAAGCCATACTTGTCCAGCATAAGCAGTTTGACATTGAACCAAAGTAGGTCCATATCGACCAGTAGCTGCAGCATTGGTAAATGTAAATTCGGTGAATGAGTATAATGAATCCTCACCAACAATTATCATAGGTATTCCAATTCCAAACATATTAAGCTGCCTTCATTATACTATATAAAACTAATTCTGAACCACCCGTACTTTCCCAACAGTCAAAATATAAATAGAAAGTACCATTCGCAAGTGTTTGACTACCAGCTAATTTTACTGCATATGATGGGAAATTAATTGTTGGCGAATTAGTAATAACCAATTTTACTTTTAATGTTTTGTTTCTTTGTAAATTAGTGAAACTAATTGTCGTTGTTCCACTTATATTTGCAGTAATAATACCTGCAGTTGAAAAGTCAAATGCACCATCATTATCAGTAATAGCGTTCTTAAAACCAGTACCTAATTTAGCATATGTTACCGAATCATCAGTAAGTGAAGCACGTAAATCGCCTGTTGAAAATCCTAAACCATTTGATGAGCCAAACGTTACAATACCTGTCGATGCATTATATGAACCACCAGTCCAACCTTTACCATCAATACCGTTTCTGTTTCCAGTAACCCAAGCACCCCCGGCATATACCATTAAACTACCGTTTGTTGGCTGAAACCATAATTTTCCCACACTTCCTGTAGGTGCAACATCATCAACAGTTGCACCACCACCTGCAGCACTTACTGCTGTGGTAACAAAAGCTGTTGTTGCTATTTGTGTAGTATTTGTACCTGCACATGCAGTTGGTGCTAACGGTGTGCCTGTAAATGTAGGCGAATCCAAGAATGCAACAGTTCTTCTTGTCGATGATGGAGTAAAATATAAGTTAGTGCCATCAAATTCAACTGCACCAGCTTCTGGATTAGTTAAATTAGTACCTGAATTTAATTTCAATGGTGCTGTACCTGCCGTAGCAGTACCTGCAGGTAGATGTAATTTAGCTGTAGGGGCAGAACCAGTTAACGTTATACTACCACTAAAATAATGACTTGTTATTGACGTATTACCCCAAACTGCAGTATTTGAACCTTTAGCAATTGCATTTTGACCAATAGCAATTTCATTGGATACGCCATTTGCCGAACCTTTAGTGCTTGCACCTAAATATAAACTATTCGTAGCACCAGTAAATAAAGAACTACCATTTGAAAGATAGTAACCTGCCATATAACCTAAATAAGTGCTTGAATTACCACAACCCATATTCATACCAGCAGCATAACCAATACCCGTTGAGCCATCACCGACAAAATTCATTAAAGCTAATGAACCAAATGCAGAAGATTGACTACCTGTTGTATATCTCAATGTAGATGTTCCAAACGCAGAATTCGAAGCACCCACAACATTAGTATATAGGGACAAATAACCAACCACAGTATTATATCCACCAGTAGTTACTAATCTACCAGCACTAGAACCAATATAAACAGATTGTGGAGAAGTAGTAATAGAACTACCAGCATTATAACCAAAGATAGTTACATTTGGGTCTGGCATTGCAATTCTAACACCATTAACACTAAGATAATAACTTGTGGTATTAGCTCTTGTATTAGCTACTGCATTACTACCACTTAAAGTTGAATCTGCTGCAGTATCCACATATGTTGTCGTTACATTATCATTTATAGCACCTAAATAATATTCAAGCCAATAGTTAGTACCTGCTTTAGTTCTATATAATTTTCTTCCAGTAACTCTAGGGTCAGTTGATGTTGGGACAGTTAATGTGACAGTATTATTACCAGCAGTTGTTGTTATAACACTAGAAAGAAAAGCGTGAGTTTCACCTATTGCAGTTGTAAATGATACCCAATAATAATGTGTACCTGTATCAACGCTACCACCTGCACTAACAACTCCTGATAGTGAAGTGGGGTCTGGAACAGGATACATATCATATCCCATCGCCGAACGCACACCATTTGCAGCAGTAGTGCCTCTAACATCTAATTTATATGTTGGCGAAATAGTGCCAATACCAACATTTCCACAAATACTTAAACTATTGCTACCACTAATTATTGTATCACCCGTCAACGCCCCACCTAAACGAACATTCGTACCTGATTTAGTCAAACCATTATTAGCTGTCAAAATACCAGTACATCCGCTATAATATGGTGCTTTTTTCACACAACAACTACTAGAATCCCAAACTAATACAGAATTACTACAAGTACCATCTGCGGGTGTTTCACAAAGTTTAAGTTTAGGTAATGTTACTTCTTTAATTGAAAAATCGCCATATATTAATTGGTTTGTTGCACCTGTAGCAATATATAGTTTACCTGAACCAGTTTCATTATATCCAGCACATCTACCTATAAATATATTTAATGAACCTGTTGAGTTTAAATAACCACTATTTTGACCTAATCCAATATTATCACAACCAGTTGTGTTACTAATAAGTGCAAAATTACCATTGGCGATATTATATGAACCACAAGAATTAGTAAAAAGTGCACCATTGCCATTAGCTATATTATGACAACCAATAGTATTAAGAAAAAGAGCTTGATAACCATTGGCTATGTTGTTACAGCCAGTTGTATTAGTACAAAGTGCTTGGCAACCATTGGCGATATTATATGAACCACAAGTATTACAAAAAAGTGCCCCATAACCATTGGCAATATTATCAATACCAATTGTATTCTTTGCTAACGCCTGATAACCTTTAGCAATATTATTACGACCAGTTGTATTTTTTGTAAGTGTTTGATAACCAATACCTACATTATAACATCCAGTGGTATTTCCACTTAATGAGCCATAACCAAAAGCATAATTTGCGCAGCCATAAGTATTTCCACTTAATGCACCATGTCCAACAGCTATATTGTACTGACCATTACAACTAGCATTAATACAAGTATTATTATATAATGCACATGTACCAATCGCAATTAAATTATTTGCTGTCGTATTACAGTATAGTGTTCGAAATCCATGTGCAATATTAAAACATCCCGTAGTATTTGAATAAAGTGCTTGAAATCCATCACCTATATTATAACAACCACTTGAATTACTAAGCAATGCTTGATATCCAACACCAATATTGGCACAACCAATTGAATTTGAATATAGGCTACCATTACCAAGACCAATATTATTATTTCCACTTGTGTTATATAATAATGAACCAAAACCATTCGCAACATTATAACATCCGGTAATATTACATTGAAGTGATTGACATCCAATTGCAATGTTACCAATACCACTAGTATTCTTAAACAATACTTGGTATCCAATACCTATATTATCAGCTCCCGTGGAAGTGTTATTACCTGCACCACATCCAATTAATATTGATGATATTGTATTTGGTGATGTCCTAAATATAGTAGACCCCGAAACCTGATATCCACATGTAGTATTCAGTATTGCACCACCGCAAATGCTTAGGGTATATGCCCCGGTAATAGAAGTATTTCCAGTTAAAGCACCACCTAATCGTACATTACTACCTATAACATTTAAACCATTATTAGCTGTTTGAATGCCTGATGCTGATAATGTACACCAAGCAGCATTTCCACTTGCATCGGATACTAATACTTTTCCAGCACCAGCATTTGTTGTAATTTGAAGTGTAGCGGTTTTTGTTTTTCCACTAACATTAAGTTTTCCATCTAATGTGGTTGTACCTATTGCAATATTAGTACCATCAGTATATATTTGTGAATCAACAAAACTACTTGCTGATTTATACGCTATGTAACCAGTATTTAAATTTGCCCATGTAGGTGCTGTTGTAGTACCTTGACCAATTAATGGTTGACCAGATGCTCCGGCATAACCACAGCGAAATTGATTAATTAAAGTAGTAACCCCAGATATCTTATATCCACTACATGAGTCAATAGTACCTTGAGGATGAATATCCATTGTACCATAAATCTGAGTGCATCCTGAAAGATTTAATACATCTCCAACACACTGTTCAAATTTACCACTAATTAAATTCGGTTTAGTATCAGTTGCCATTCTTAACTATGTTTACTATATAAATACAAAATATCTTATTTAATTCATCAGATATTCAAATCAATTTCATCATGCACTTTCATCATATGGCAATGTTAATGGATTACTATGATAAATCGTACCTGTCCAAGTGCTACCGCCATCAAGACTTAATTCAATACTGAACGAATCACCAGCAAAATTGCTAACACCCATGTTTAGTACATCTAAATAAGAAACATTTGTATCGCCATTAAAAATACTATGAACAATACCTTCAACCCATGAACTACCTTGAGTATTGTTCATTACTCTAATCTTCATGTTTTTATCAACACCTGAATTATTTGTATATAGAACAGTAACGTTTAATCTTGTAACATTTGTAGGAATTGTTACAGTCCATAACCTCGCAGTAGCATTCGGTGCTGCAGTAGTCGTTGTAGTACTAGTTGTGGTCGTAGTTGTTGGCTGAGGACAACTTGTCGTAATTGATTGAATTATACCATCACTAGTAAAACTAATAATATAAGATACAGCACCTGTTGAATCTGTCATAAAATAATAACCATAGTTTGTTGGGCTTGAATATGGTACACCTTCAAAACTATATGAATATAATTGAGCACCAACCACTAAATTTTTCACCCTAAATTTGAATCCTTCAAATGAATCATATCCACAAGTATTGTAACTATAACAAGCATATTGTGATGCCTCTAATCCCGGCATAGTATAAGTATATGGTACTTCGCCACAATATCCGCTAATACTTTCAAATACTTGATACCAAGGATACATTAATGTGCTTTCAGTCGTAGTGGTAGTACTAGTGGTACTTGTAGTAGTACTAGTGGTACTAGTAGTAGTACTAGTCGTAGTCGGTGCTTGTGTTGTCGTAGTTGTACTAGTACTGGTACTTGTTGTCACAATAGCATCAGTATATATCTCAAACGGATAGCAATAGTATGTTATTCCAACACTATTCACTGCATATGCACAGAAGTAATATCCGGTATTTGGTGCTAATCCAGTAACATCTACAGAAAGTAAACCAACTACATTACTCATTAAAACTTTATTATCATTAATTGTTGGGTTACCAGTTAAATTATAACAAATTCCACGTTCGGTAATAGGACTACCACCATCAGATGAAACATTTGATTCGACAGTAACTGAATTAAATGTTTTTGCGGGGAACGTAATCGAATTTATGAACGGTGCTGTAGGTGGTTGCGTTGTCGTAGTTGTACTTGTAGTCGTGCTTGTACTTGTAGAAGGTGCTGGAAAACATGAAACCACAACACTTTTTGCTTTTATATTTCCAACAGAATCTTTAACAACTGCCCAATATGTACCATTAGCAGGAGTAATACCTGCACCAAATCCATTCACTAATATCCAATTAGTATTGGATAATGCCTCAGATTCACTATTAAAGATACTAGTACCCGCATAATATACGCCACTACCGCCAACATACGAACTGGTTGAAATAGTAAGTGTATCAGGATAATACGTACAACTACTATTTATAGCAAAATCTAACGGCTGTAGTGTTGTTGTTGACGTACTGGTACTAGTGGTACTTGTAGTAGTCGTAGTACTAGTGCTGCTTACAGGGTCAAAACCATAATTCCTGAAATTATACAATGAATTTTTATCGCCACTATATCTAGCATCAAAATATTCAGCTATTGAATTATTATTGCAACTGATTAAATCACCAGTTGCCGGATTCACAACATTGACAACATCTTGTAACGAAAATGTATTTGTATCAGGAACTCTAGCCATTATTGAATTTTCTTTTCTAATTCAGATATTTTATATTTTAAATATGCGACTTCTTTAATTAATAAGTCAATATATGCTACACTTAAGTATCCACAAGAATTAATTCTAGTTAATTCAGGATTTACTAAATGTAATTCTTGAGCTAAAACACCATATCTCAATTGATTGGGTTCATCACACATTTCAAATTGTTTATAGTCAATATTTACGGGGGCAATTGAAATTGATGAAACATTTGTTTTATATCTTTCATCGGAAGTCAAAATAAAATTAGTAGCACACATATTCGAACTAGCACACAATGTGCCATCAATTTTCACCATTTTATTATCAAACTCACCATATATTAATGAACAGCACCAACAATTACCAATGTGTAGTCTATTTGAGCCAGTTTCATAAAAACCTGCACTATTTCCCAGATAAACATTATTACTACCAACACTACTAAATCCGGCACAAATACCAACAGCAACATTTTTACTTCCAGTTTGGCTACACGATAAACTAAATAATCCAATACCAATATTTTCACAACCAGTAGTGTTTTTCCATACAGATTCATATCCAATACCAACATTGTGACAACCACAAGTATTAAGCATTAATGCAAGTGCACCAACAGCAGTATTGTCATTACCTTTGGTATTTTGAACTAAAGCCGATGCACCAATAGCAACATTTTGAGTACCACCAGTATTGCTTTGGAGTGAACCACCACCAACAGCAACATTACTATACCCAACAGAATTGGTATATAATGAAGAGCTACCGATTGCAATATTATTGCACCCACTAGTATTTACCTGAAGTGCGGAATTACCAAAAGCAATATTATGACTTCCACAAGTATTACAACACAATGCTTTAAAACCAGCAGCGATATTATTATTTCCAGTGGGATTGCATTTTAACGTACTATAACCAATTCCAATATTATATGAATTAACTGAATTTGAGCCTGCATTATATCCCATAAAAACACTGGTGATATCACTTTTAGCTGTGCATAGTATTGTATTACCGCTAATTTGATAACCACATTCAGTGTTTAATTTTGCACATGAGCCAATTGTGAGAGTATAATTTGCACTAATAGAAGTGTTTCCAGTTAATGCACCGCCTAATCGTACATTACTACCAATAACATTTAAACCATTATTAGCTGTCGTAATACCTAAACTTACAGCACACCATTTTCCATAACCATTAGTATCACTAGTTAATATTCTTCCAGCACCTTGATTACCATCAACCAATTTAAATCCACATGTTGTAGTGGTATATATATCAACCCTTGCAGTTGGGTTACAAACTCCGAACCCTACTTTAGCATCACCCTTTCCATAAAAATATGATAATGTATCGGAAAATAAAATTGAAGGAGTTTGATATGTAGCACCACTATACCAGCCTAAACCCAGAGAATCTTTAATATTATTACATATATAATTTCCAATGACATGTGAACAAGTACAGTATGCAAGGGTATTATAACCTATAGCAATACTTGAACTGTTAATTGCTATACTATTTTCGCCAATAGCAATCCCATTAATATTTGTTGCACACGAATTATTTCCAATTGAAATACTATTTTCATATGATTTAGTTATCTTACCAACAGCAATACCACCAGACCCATATGAAATTGAATTAGCACCAATACTTATTGAATAATCGCAACAAGCATTACCACCACATCCGATTGAGATACCACAAAGAGCGTGTGCATTTGATACTGTTCCTATTGAAATACTACCATTACCACATGATTTACTATTGCACCCGATTGAAATTGAGGTTAATCCTGATGCGAGTGCGCCTGTACCAACAACAGTGGCAGCAATTCCAGATGAAATTGCATTACAGCCAATTTGAATTGAACTTGATACCATCCCGGTATCAAATACAGTGATACCTGAAACTTGATATCCATTATCTGAACTTATTGTTCCACCACTACAAATACAGTTTTGTCCGGCTAAAAATAAATAATCACTACCCTTTTGGTCGAATTGTCTACAATTTAAATTTGGTCTATTATCGTATGCCATGCTAAATTACCATTATTAGAGATAAATACTTTAAACCAAACTTATTTTCAAATAAAAATCCCATCAATATGATGGGATTTAATTTTATTTACTTTTGTTTATTTACTGCTTCAATAATTTTATTAATATCAAACAAATTTATTGTATCATAAGGAAATTGTTGTATCTGACCTGAAATATCAAATTGGTCAAGATAACTGAACTTATTCAGTTCCCTCACATAATTAGCATTTGGCTGTATATTAATATGCTCAGAATAACCAAATATTTCAGGTTTATTACCAATCCAAACCACAGTACTTTCCAAATCCAATGCTGCTGCAACATGTTGTGCAAAACTATCAATAAATAATCTTTTGGTTGAAAGAGGAAACACAGCATATAATTCTCTGAACGGCAAATTTAGCATCTCAACTCCCTGCAATTCTGGTTGTTCAGGAGTTTTAATATGTAATATGCGATATGATTTATTAAAATAGTTAACTAATTTTTGGGCAATTTCAACAGGCATATCTCTAAACCAAGATTTTTTTGAATATTGTCCATTAGGCGAACCACCATGAGTTTGTAACAACATAATAGGCTTACCATCTGGTTTTATTTTATCCCTAGCTATTTCAAGTTCTCTTGGGTTTAAATAAATCTTTGGCTTATAGCCATCATACGGAATGCCATACATATCACACCAAGATTGAGTTAAATGTTTTCTTTGAAGGATATGGTCTTCACTATGATATACTTCATGCCTAAAAATTTTAGTATCTTCATTAACAAAATCATCAAAGAAATATTGCATTTGATTAAAAGTATAAAAACGCCAAACATCTGGATTGTAAAAAAAAGGTCCATCCCAAGCAGTAACAACTATTAATTTTCTATCAGGATATGCTTTTTTTATTGCACGACATACTGCAGTTGCCATAATTTGTTTACCGTGTCCACCCTCGGTATGTAAAATCACAAATTTATCGCTAGGTTGGATTGTTGAATCTTTTTTCATCTGAAATTTATTATTATTTGTTATAATTTTTTATATTTTTTTATAAATAGTTGATTTCTCAAAAAAACACATATAATTATAAAAAAAAATGGAAATCTTTCAATTTCCATTTTCATTATTTTTATTTCAGATTAGTTATTGAATGATAACGTATACCAAACACTATTAGAACCTGCAGTACATGCTCGTATTAATTGAAGCGCACCATAATTAGTATTAATCAATGCACATCTTGAGCCATCGATTGTTGAATTTAATCCAGAATCAATGATAACATTATTTATCAAACCACATGCAGTATTTTTAACCATATAGACCTTACCATTAGTAATTGTTGCTGCAGTAGGTAATGTAATTGTTACAACACCCGATGTAGTATCGACAAATATTACTTGATTATCAGCAGATAAAGTAGCATTCGTTGAAACACCAGTTATTGAATATATACCAAACAATCCATTTGCACTGACCTTTTTAATACAATTATCACTTGAATTCCAAACTAACGCAGAATCGCTACATGCTCCATTTGATGGAGTTGTTAGTAATTTAACCGAACCAGTAATACCAACACTCGATGTTCCATTAATATTAACAGAACCACTACTACTAATATTTACCGAAGTACTTCCGGTAACATTAACAATTGAATTATTAAATCCTAATGTATATGCTCCTGAAATATCTGTATTACCAGTTAGACTACCGCCTAATTTAATTTTTTGTCCTGTTATAGTTAAACCATTTGTTGCACCAGTTATTGCGTTTGAAAAACATGAAGATAAATTATATTGCTTAACACATTTATCACTTGAGTTCCATACCAACACATTATCGCTAAAACTTCCAGTGGCAGGTGTTTCACAAACTTTAAGTTTAGGCAATGTTACTTCTTTAGTGGCAAAATCACCATATATTAATTGATTTGTTGCACCTGTAGCAATGTATAATTTACCAGAACCTGTTTCATTATAACCTGCACACGTTCCGATAAATATATTATTTGAGCCAGTAGAATTAGAATATCCTGCACGATATCCCAATCCAATGTTATTATTTCCCGTAGTATTCATTAAATTACTGCTGAATCCAAAACTAAGATTATTACATCCTGAGCTATTAAGACCAAGAGCAGAATAACCATATGCAGTATTATTGCAACCACACGTATTGCACATAAGTGCAGAATTACCCACAGCAATATTAAAATTACCGATAGTATTTGCATTCAATGAATAACCACCTATTGCAGTATTAAAACATCCCAAAGTATTTGCATTCAATGAAATGCAACCAATTGCAATATTATCTAAACCCTTTGTATTTGATTTTAAGGCAGATGAGCCGATTGCAATATTAGCAGTACCTCCGGTATTCGAATAAAGACTCTGATACCCAATTGCAATATTGTCACTGCCTGTTGTATTTTTCGCAAGTGTTTGATAACCATTTGCAATATTATAGCAACCATATGTATTCCCGCTTAACGCACCATAACCAAAAGCATAATTTGCACAGCCATAAGTATTTCCACTTAATGAGCCGTGACCAACAGCAATATTATATTGACCATTACAACTAGCATTAATACATTTGTTATTATATAAAGCATTTATACCAATTGCAATTAAATTGTTGGCAGTTGTATTGCAATATAATGCTTGACAGCCACTAGCAATGTTGTTAGAACCAGTAGTATTATTATAAAGAGCATAATAACCATTGGCAATATTATTAGAACCATTTATATTCATAGCTAGTGCTATAAAGCCATTAGCAATATTATCACAACCAGTTGTATTATTAAAAAGTGCACTATAACCATTGACAATATTTCCATTACCACAAATATTACAGTAAAGAGCATTATAACCATTGGCAATATTATTACAACCAATTGTGTTAGCATAAAGTACACCATTACCGTTGGCAATATTATTATAACCGATTGTGTTTTTATTAAGTGCTAAATAACCATTAGCGATGTTATTATAGCCAGTTGTGTTACTTAAAAGAGCTTGACATCCTACTACAAAGTTATTAGTGCCAGTCATCGTACTATTGCCTGCAGACTCTCCAATCAAAATATTATTAATTGAATTAGGACTTGTTCTTAATACGGTACTACCACTAATTTGATATCCGCAAGCAGTATTTAATTTAGCGCCACCACAAATACTTAAAGTATATGCACCAGTAATTGCAGTGTTTCCTGTTAATGCACCACCTAAACGAACATTAGTTCCAGACTTAGTTAAACCATTATTTGCACTACATAAATAATTACTACATATTGAGCTAGTTATACCAGTAACATACCTTTTAGTTACTAATGATTCATTAATAAAATTACCGCTATAATCTGCGCTATAAATAGCACCAGTCGATGGTGATGTTACCCTAACACCACAATTTGTAGCATTACTTGAAATAGATATAATACCTGAATTTGTAAGACAAACCGTACCAACACAAGAACCTAATGTACAACTTCTTAAACACAATGAAGTGTTTTGAACATGAATTTGGCTACAATCAGAAATAATATCCATGCATGAAGTACCGCCATCAATGAAACACAACCTATTTGCACCATAACTAATAAAAGTATTTCCGGTTAATGCACCGCCTAAAATAACAGTATTTCCCACTTTACTTAAACCGTTACAAGCTAATACGCCTGATGTTACCAAACTATCAACATATCCTTTATCGACTAACGAACGGTCACAATATGTTGCTGAATAATTTCCAGCATATACCAACCCTCTTGGTGTTGCATTCGCATCTGTAATTGTTGCACTTGTAGTATATCCAATTCCCAATGCACAGACACAACAGAATGTCAAAGCATTAGTTCCACCATTAATTGTTGTAGCACCTGTCAATGTCCCACCTAAGCGTACATTGCAGCCAATCTTATTCAATCCATTATTTGCAGATAACACAGGATTGCCAATGCAAGTAATTACAGATGAAGAATCTACATATAATGAATTAGTTCCACCAGTGTTAATTTTCACAGGAATCTCATTTCCACTTGCAACGCCTTTAGTTGCTCTAATATCCACATATCCACCTGTTGCAGAACATAAACCTAAACGGAAAATATCGTAATCAACTTCTAAACCAGTACCATTAAATTGTAAACCACATGCACTTGGGGGCAACTCTACTGAAATTTGTTTATTTGTACCAACAGTCGTTACATTAATACCATTACCCTCAATAATTCCTGCTTGTTGTGAGAATTTAGAAAAAATTAATGTATCTCCACTCACTATTGGGTTAGGCGTTGTTAATATCCAAATACTATTACCATTTGTATTACCACTTGTTACGGGGATTAGGTTACCATTACTAATTTCACCACTTGGTGAAAAATCATAATCACTAGTACGACCCCAAGTACCAGTACTAGCACTATATATACCATTCAAAGCACCATTTATTTGGTCTTTGACTAAAATTCTATCGCCTGTCGTTAACGTTATGCCATCAACAGTAGTTAAACCACTTAATGTAATATTTGTGGTTGTACTAACCAATGCTGCAGACTTAACATCTAAACCAGTCGCAACACTATCCACATAAGCTTTATCTACTAATGAACGATTCACATAATTTGAGCTATAATCATCAGCATACACTAAACCAGTTCGACTAGCACCAACCCTATTATCATATAATGCAAAACCATTAACAGCGTCATAATCAACTTGCAACCCAACAGAACCAACAAAACTAACTGTTGAATTACTAGTGCCTGATTGTGATTTAATATAAATTCCACCACATGATTTAGAATTGAGGGCAATATCGTTAGTATTGGATGTACTTAATGTAATACCATTAGTATCACCAATTTTAACTGAACTAGCACCACAAATAGTAACTGGATTTGATATTGTTCCACCAAGACAAACATCACGAACACCTGACTTACTCAATCCATTAGTCGCACCAGTAACAGCAAAACTACTAACATCCAATAAATAATCAAGTGTGCTTGAAGTCGCACCAGTATAATTATTAAAAATGCAGTTATCCAATTTATTGTTCAATACAATAGCCGTACTTGCAGTGTATCCAGTAAATGTACTAATACTAGTATATGATGTTTCAATAACAGGCGCAACTAAAATCGACCCTAATACATCTTGACATGTAACATATCCAATATGAATTACTTCATTTGGATATGATGGTGCTGTTGCAGTTAAACAACCAGCTTGTGTCGATGATAAGTAAATTCTACTACCAGCACTCCACGATGAAGTATCAATATCATGCACAAGTCCCAATATAGTAACATATCCTTCATTATTATCAGATATTCCCATTGTAGTTAAACCCAATGTATTAACTGCATTGCTACTTGAACTTGCAATCGTTTTTGCAATAGCAGGAATACCACTCACAGCACCACAAATATAAACTGCACTACCATTTTCAATTAATGAACCAGTTGTATTTGTTACCCTAACAACTGTTTCTTCACCAATTTGTAATGTAACTCCACTAAATTCTCTATTGAAATTTAATGAATTATTTTTATAAAATAACGAACCAAATGCTGTCGGTGTAATTGGATTCGAATCGAATGTCAAATGTTGAACATCTGTGCTGATACTTGGCGCAGTAATACATAAAGTACTAGACCCACCGATTGTAGTATTACCTGTTAAAGTACCACCTAATTTAACATTTTGACCTGTTTTTGACAATCCATTTGTAGCACCAGTGATTGCTGATGTTAATACAGCACCACCACTCACCGTTTTAATTGACTTATCCCCTGAATTCCAAACAAGAATATTATCTGAAGTACTACCTACTGCCGGGGTTGTAATTAAATTTACAACACCACTTAAATTAACACAACTACTACCAGTAAGATTAATAATCGAATTATTAAATCCTAATGAATATGCTCCATCAATTACAGTATTCCCGGTTAATGTACCACCTAAACGAACATTTGTACCTGATTTGGTTAAGCCATTATTAGCTGATTGTACACCAGACGTAGTAGTTAAACCAGTAACATATCTTTTACTCACTAAAGATTCGTTGACAAAACCACTGCTATAATCAGCAATATAAACAGCACCTGTTGTTGGTGCAGTAATTTGAACGCCACATTCGCTGATATTAGAAAAAATATCAACACAACCATTTTTCACACCAACATTACTTTGACAACTATCCACCGACGTACTAATCATATAAGCACATCGTGAAGATAATTTAACTTCACTACCTAAATTACATAAACTTATATTACATGCACCACCTTCGGTACAGAAAGCTAATTTAGCATTATTATAAGTAATACATGTATCACCAGTAATAGTTCCACCCAAACGTATGTTTCTATTATTTGAAGTTAATCCATTATTTGCTGTTGAGATTGTTGTTCCGGTAACATAATTCTTATCAACTAATGAATATTTACTAAATGAACAGCAATAATTACAATCATATGAAGCAAAATTATTAATCGATATAGTTGCACCATATAGTGTTAATGCACCTGTTGGGCGAATATTTGCCGAACCTGAGTTCACATTAAATGCATTAATTATGCAATCACATGTTCCTAAAGACAGTGATTTTGAATTTCCATAAATTATTGTATCACCTGTTAAAATACCACCTAATTTAACATTTTGACCAGTCTTTGTCAATCCGTTAGTAGCACCAGTAATTGCTGACGTTAATACAGCACCACCACTAACTATTTTTACACACTTATCGCTAGAATTCCATACAAGAATATTATCGGATGTAGTACCTATTCCCGGTGTACTACAAAGCTTTAATGTTGGTAAAGTCACAAAATTATTTAAAAAATCGCCATAAATTAAACTCTGTGTTTGACTATTTCCAATATACAATTTATCAGAACCAGTTTCGTAATAACCAGCATTTTTACCAATAAACACGCTACTATTACCAGTAGCACTAAAACCAGCACCTAGACCAATAGCAATATTATTATTACCACAACTATTAGTGCACAATGTTTGATTACCAATAGCGATATTTTGGCAACCATAGAAATTTAATTTTAATGATTCTAAACCAATACCAATATTACATTCACCAGTTCTATTGCATAACAACGAAGATACACCTAAACCAATATTATAGCTTCCACAATTTCGTGTCAACGATTGACTACCAATACCAATATTATATGAACCAGTACATGACGCTGACATCACACTAGTACCAATTGCAACATTATTGCAACCATCAGCACTATTACATAAGTTCTGAGAACCGATAGCGACATTATGACCACCACCAGCACCAAAAACTAATTTACGTAAAGTATATGCGCCAATAGCAATATCATTATTTCCGGTGTTTCCGGTAGCACCTGCATTTATACCAACAAATATTGAATTATAATCATTACTTGGTGAATTTAAAACAGTATTATTATTAATCTGATATCCGTTATTTGAATTTAATTTTGCACTACCACAAATATTCAATGAATAATTTCCACTAATAAATGTGTCACCTGTTAATGCCCCACCAAGATGAAAATTACAATCAGTTTTAGTAATACCATTATTTGCGGTAGTACATAATTGTTTAGTTAATCCTGTTACATATCCAGCATCAGTCAATGAACGAGAAGTATATGTACTACTTTGATTCGTTTCATATTTTATTGTACCAACACTAGAAATTTGAGTATCACCTGATAATGTTAATAAACTACCATCAGTCTGACAAAACTTGTCATTGGTTAAATTTAGTTTAGTTTCAATAGACATTCGCTCTGTTTTTATTTAAAATTCCCATAATTTTTCTTTCATAATATAAATATTGGAAATATGTGCTATTGACACATATTTCCATACATTAATTAATAAATCCAACAGCACTCCAACAAAATCCATTATATAGGTATGTAATAGACCCATAGTCAGTATTGATAGTAGAGCAAGTGCCATTATTAATTTTTTTACCATTACCATCCACAGTGATTGGGTCAAGTAGTGCATTACCACAAATATCCGTCACGATAACTCTTTGTCCACAGACAGGAGTATTATATAAATAAATACAACTAGTACCGCTTACACCAATAAAATCGTCATATCTTGTTGTTGTATATGGTGCACCAACATTACAAACCTTAATAACGTTAGATTCATTACATATTGAAACATCAACATATTCTTTATCAACCAACGAACGATTTGTATAATCACCATGATAACAAGCACCATAAACTAAAGCGTTTGCACCTAAACAAACCACTCTACTGCAGCTTGAAGTCTTATTTGTTAAATTAATATCGCCATTGTTTATTGATAAACAACTACCATTTGAGCTGTTTGAACAATGCACTGCTGTAATATTTGTACTATTACCTGTAATACCCCATATTGTTGCTGAAGTAGCATCACGAGAACAAATAGCAAATTTTGAATTAGCATATGTCTGACTTAAATTGAAATCTGCAATACCGTATGATGTACTACCATCTGATTTTAATCTAAAATCGAATTCATTTAAATTAATCGAAGTAGCACCTGTCAATGTACCACCAAGGACTACATTTTTACCTGTTTTTGTCAATCCATTAGTTGCCCCGGTAATAACGCTACCAAAAGCACTAGCACAACTAACTTGTTTTACGCATTTATCGCTTGAATTCCACACTAAAATACCATCTGAAGTAGTTCCCGCACTTGGGGTAGTACTAAGCTTTAAAGTCGGTAAAATCACGTAATTTTGAGCAAAATCACCATAAATCAAAGTACATGCATTAGTGTTTGCAATATATAATTTATTTGAACCTTGTTCATTTAAACCAGCACAATTTCCAATGAATACGTTAGACGAACCAGTGGTATTATAATATCCTGTTGCATTACCAATTCCAACATTAAAATTGCCACACACAAGACAACTAAATGATTGAGCACCAATACCTATATTACTATTACCAATAGTATTATTATATAATGCAGAATACCCAATACTAACATTAGAGCCATTAACGCACCCACTACAATATGAAGAATAGTGACCAATTGCAATATTTCCACATCCACCGCCATGATACATAGCGTTATCACCAAGTGCCACATTAAATCCACCACCACCACAATATAACGCAGATTCGCCAATAGCAACATTTACAGACCCACCACCGTGAAGTGCACAATTACCAATAGCAACACTATATGAACCATAACCAGTACGTAAAGCGCAATTACCGATAGCGACACCATAATAAGGAGCAATATCACCAGCAAATGCATTATTACCAATAGCAACATTGGCAGTACCACCAGTAGCACCAGATAATGCATTATTACCAACTGCAATACTATATTCAACAATACTATTTTGACTTAAACTATTCTCACCAATACCAATATTATTACATCCAATTTCATTACTGCCAGCATTTTGACCAATGTAAATTGAAGTAATTGTTGATGGAGGTGTCCTAAACACTGTAACACCAGAAATCTGATATCCATTATCTGAATTAAACCTTGCATCACCACATAAATTTAATGTATAATTACCATCAATATAAGTATCACCAGTTAATGCACCACCTAAACGAATGTTATCTCCAACTCTATTTAAACCATTATTTGCAGTTGCAACTAAAGTTGAAGTAATTCCCGTAACATATTCTTTATCAACAAGTGAACGTTTGGTATAATCAGCATGATAACAAGCATCATAAGCTAATGCAGCACCATCTAATTTCATTCCATGTGAAACACCACCAATACTTGTGGCAAACGTCATCCCAGAAGTAGCATACATTGCAATGACCATTGAATTATTTGCATTGGTTCTAGCACCAATACAAACAGTATTGCCAGATGCATGAGCACTATCTCTACATATTTTTAATCTACCACCAGTCCAAGTTGAAGGTGTTCCATAACCAACAACCAACGATGATGGTTCGGAATACGGCATACATATCATTGTTTCACCTGAAGATAGTAAACCACCTAATTTAACACTATGATTGACAACGCTCAAACCATTTGTTCCACCAGTAATTGCATTATTTAAAATACATTGACTTGCAGAATCGACATTTAATTGAGTGCCATCCCATGACAAACATGAACCAGCAACACTAGCACCATCAAAATTAATTTGTTTTCCACCCGTTGTTGCACTTATCGTAATACCAACACCAGCGACAATAGATTCACTATGTGTAAATAATACAAAAGTCAACGGTGTAACACCGATTGTTATAGGGTCAGGCGTTGAAAGAATCCACGCAGAATCAATATTTGTATTACCAGTATTGACAAACATATATGAACCACTAACCACTTCACTACTAGGACTGCCATCAAAATCTGAAGTACGACCCCACGTGCCAGTACTAGCACTATATATACCATTTGTCGCACCACTACTTTGATTTTTAACTAAAACTCTATCACCTGTTTGTAGTTGATAACCATCAACAATAGTTAACCCACTAAGCGTAATTTCTGTAGTTGTTGCAACCTTAACAGCCTGTTTGGGTCTTAATCCACTTGCAATCGAATCAACATATTCTTTATCAACTAAAGAACGATTAGAATATGCACTACTATAATCTCCCCCATATCTTAAAGTATACATCGAAGCATCACCATTAAAAATAGTATTACCAGTCAATGTACCACCTAATGAAACAGTTGTTGCACTTAATACTCGAAGACCATTAATTGCATTATTTAAACTACCCATACTTCTTTGAACCAAATCACCGTCAGTAGTACCTGTATAATACCAATATTCTACTTTATCAATATTAACAGTTAAACCAACATACCTATATGGTTCAGGTATGTTAGCATTTACCTCACTCACCGAAGCCCAAGGGGTTGATATATTCAAATACCTGTTATCTACAGGTTTATTTGCATGCACACTAAAATTATCATTATAAATTATTGCCATTCTATTTAAATTTTACTTTTTAACTTATGTACATTGGTATATTTGCTGCAGTACCTGTTTTATAACAGCTTACATAAACATCATAATCACAATTATTCCAGCATCCTTCATATGACGATACAGATACTGTACAACCACTGGAAAATAGATTACCTACACCACCAACACAACCATTATTACCAGTATTCACATTCCAGCAAGTTTTAATATCTGAACATGCAGGCAATGCAAACCATATGTAATCACATGCGGTGCTATTGAATGTAATTTCAAGTGGTGCTGTTGTAACATCATCAACACATTTACAACCAAGACCATCACGACCACATAATGCAATGCATGAACTATTTACTGACATTGAGCTACTTAAACCCCAATACCAAGGTAAAATACCGTTTATTGTTGCTGTTTCAGTTGAAGTTGAGCCAACTGGTAATGGACTACAATAATAATTTCCCTTACTATCAAAAGGTTGAACACCTGCCTGATAATTAACCTTTACACCCCATGTTTGTACTCCCGGGAGTACCGAATATGATGTAACATATTCTGTTCTAGAATTACTGGTATCAACGCAACAATAGGTTATTTGTGCACCAGTAAAACAATAAGATAATGCACCATTACTTCTCTTATCACATACCGCATTATATTGAGGATTAATACAACCCTGATTAAATGTTCCGGTAACTGATATTGTAGGTATTACAGTACCAATTTCAGTTGTTCCTGAAGGTGACATTGCAATATTTATACTTGGGTTTGTAAGAGTTGGATATACTGTCGGGACTAATATTTTTTCAAACAACTCAAATGAAGTATTTCCAGTTAATGTTGAGCCAGATATCAATCCACCAACACTTACAGTTGAGGGACTACTTAAATTATATCTATTCTCTGGTGTAGTACTTCCACTTGAATACACAATAATACTATTACCAACTTCGCTAACGCTAGTATCACCACTACCAATTATTCTTCTAAAATTAAGTGTAGTTCCAGATGTATTAGCATATACTCTAGCACCAGTCGTGCCCAAATTTGACCCACTAACTGAAACAGTTTTTCCTGAAACATAAATGAAAGTTTCATCATCTCTCACATTTACAATTGAAGGTGTTTCAGATATTACCGTTCTAAAATACAAGTCTTTATCTATCTTATAATCATATGGTCTACCACCAATAGTTATAGTATTACCAGTATTTAGGCTACCGAGAACAGTATTAATAACCAAATTTGATGAATTATTATATGCACTACCTGTAGTCCAGCTTGTTTGAACATATGGAAATGTTGTTAAACCATTGTAATACAATGGACTGCTGCTATATTGAAATGTACCTAATTGCTTAGAGATATCACCATCAATTAAAATCCATCCCAACATGTCAGTACCACCAGTATATTCATTCCATATCCAAGATTTTACCTGCCCTGTTGATTTCACATATCCACGCTTTGGTATTCCATCGCTAGGTGTACCGATATGAATATTGCCATCAGTACCACGATAATAGTAATTATAAAGTGACAAATAATTACCATCAAATAAACTACCAACCAAATGGTCAATAGGTAATGTTTGAACACCCGTTTTTCCACTGAAATATCCAACATTAGTAGCACCAGTAACATAATTTTGAATGTCAATTAATTTTTCAATTAAATCAGCATCATCAACACCGTCTTTATACCAATATTCAACATTATTGATATTAACGGTTAAGCCAACATATCTTTCACCAATCGGAATTTCGGAATTTACAGCACTAATCGATGAAAATGTTTCATTATCAGCATTTAAATATCTGGTATCTATTGGTTTACCAGCATTAATTTTAATATTATCGTTAAGTTTTATTGACATTTTATGATTAATTATTTCTTAGTTCAATTATTTTATTTGATGTGGTTTGATAATTACTAATGTATAGCTTATATGATTGCCCACTCCAACACACATTTGCAACACCGTTAACAGTAACGGGAGCTGGAAATAAATTACCACCAACTGTAGTGCCACCACTAATTATTCCATTGTTTGCAGAATCAACGTACCAACATGTTTTAGTAATGCTGGCTGCGGGTGTTGCAAACCAAATGTAATCATCAGAAGTACTATTAAAATTAAGGCAAATTGTATTATTACTACTGCATACAACCTTAGTACCACCAGTAATCAATGCAGCAGTTGCAGATGGTCTGTTTAACCCGGCAGCAACATTTCCACTAGCAACTTTACCATAGTAATATGGATATATACCAGTTATCGTTATTGTTGATGTTGGTGTACAACCTGATGATAATGCTGCACTATATTCACTACCTTGACTATTATATGCGGGAGTACAACCAGAAGAATACCATGTTCTACTAGTTAAAGTATTTACGCTTCCCGGTGCAGCTTGATATGGAGTAAAAGATGTTGAATTATTTGGTAATGAGCTAACAGTACATGTGGGAACTCCCCACACATTATATTCATAACATACTGCAGAACCACTTCTTTTACTACATGTTCCACAATATGCTGGTGTAATACAGCCTCTATCAAAAACAGTGCATCCAGTTACGCTAATTGTTGAGCCAACTTCATATAAAATATTTGAAGGAGATATTGTAAAACCAATCGACGGTGATGTTATTGTCGGGTTTAGCGGAGGTGCTACCATATCTTGAATAATACACGATATACTACATCCGTTAATACTAGTTCCAGAAATTAAACCACCGACAGTACATGTCGTTGGTGAATTACCGCTATATGCATTACCAGTAATACCACTAACAGGTTCTAATAAAATTTTACCATTAAGATAGGTTAAAACATCATAATTAGTACCACCAGTAGCAATAACAGGTATATTATTACCAGTACCATCAGTTAATGTAAATCCACTAACTGTAGCTATTTGGGTTTGACCCGATAATGTTAATGTAGTACCCTGAATTTGCTTAAATTGTTCATTATCTAGGTTAGGTCTTGCAAAAAATGGCATTTTAATTAATTTAGATTTTTTTATGGTTATTTTTCGTAACTCAATGACCGTCCATTAAGTTACCAATTCCGAACTTTTTTGTTCGGAATTATTTATAATAAATACCACAAAATCAAATTAAAAACACCATAAAACAAAAAACCCTGTAAGAAAATTTCCTACAGGGTTGTTTTTTTATTCACGCTATTATTATAATGTGAATCTGTCTTGTTTACGAGCTTTATTTCTTAACTCGTTTACCTGACGAAATGCAGTTGGGTCAAATCTTTCCCTTTTAACGATACTAACCATATGGTTGTATTCGTTTTCAGTTAATACCTGACCAACATATCCTTCAGTTTTAAGGACATATGATTTTGGTGCATGACTACCTGCTGTTGGGTTACCTACAGTATCAGGAGTTGCATCGAAAGTTAAATCAAGCAATTCTTGAATCTTTTCCTGAACACTTGCAGTCATTTTCTGTTTTGTCTTTAACAACGCTTTTTCAAGCATAGTTACAACATCTTCACGATGTTTCTTCACTTCATTATATGATTCAGCAAATACTGCACGTGATTTCTTAGATTTCAATTCAGAAATAATTGCAAGTGACCCATAACAGTCACGAATCATCATATCCCAAACCTGTTCTGCATATGTGAATGATGGAAACTTATCGATACCAACAATTTCGTCATCAACCAACACAACAATACCAATAAGGTTTTTTGGACGTTCAAAATGTGCGATGAACTGTTCAAGTTTCTTATCGTATTTATCGAAATAAACATTCAAATAACTACCTGAATTTGATTGTGTGTCAACACCCAATTTATTAATTGCAGGATAAATTCTTTGATATGATTCCGGAGTACCAATAGTATCAAGTACCATTTCACGCATTGATATTGGCAACATACGGAACTCCTGAGTGTCACTGAAATGACCGCCTTGAGAACCTTGAACACAACCAGCATCCCTAAATGTAATATTTCCTTTAGCGGGAATATAACCTGCTTTAGTCATACCGTGGTTTTGGGCAGTTTGTTTGGTCATAACAGCCATTTGAGTAGGAACGATAATTTCCTTATTCTCTTTATTAGTAAAATTAATTTGACCATATGAAGAGTTACCTGCTTTCAAAGCAGTTAAAGGATTACCGAAACGACTATCCAACGAAAACTCATTATCAGTAGTTAAACATACAATCTGCATGTTCATTATTGACTGAACTACGATGTTGCCATCACTATCCTTAACAGGACGACAACCTTTTAATAATTCTGAAAAATCTCTAGTATTCATATGTTCAAATTTTAAACGTTTACACTAATTTTTGCTTTTCTTGTAATCGAAATTGATTCCAATTGACGTACTTCATTTTCCAACCAAAGTTTAGCGTCAATTTCAAGCAATCTCGCATTGATTTGTGGCTGAATTGCAGATGGATTATTCACCGACATAGGAACAACACTATCACCAATCTTTCTCACATTAGCACCCATTTCGGCACTAGTAATAGGCGAAATCTGGAATATTGGTAGACTTCTACCAGTTTCAGCTTGCCAGATTGAGATAACTTCATTCGTCAATCCATCGTAAGCATTTTCATAACCATCGGTAATGATGAAAATAGCATCATATTGACTATCATTTTCATCTTTCAATAATTGGATAAATGCTGATGCTAAATCTGTACTAAATTCACTTGTACGTGCAACAACAGAATTCCTTGCAGAATTTTGAAGTACTAAACCAGTAAATTCGGCAATTGCTCTCGGTGTATTCTTAGACTCATTCTTGTTACCAGTCATAGAAGCACTATCGTCAACGATAATACCGATGTTCTGATATAAGAATCCTTGAATTTTCTTCTTAACTGCGAGTTTACCAATTGCAATTTTCAATTCATCAGTCCAACCATTTTCATATGCAGTTTTGTAAAGTGCCAAGAAATCGGTAGCTTTTTCAAGTTCAACCTCTTTTTCAACACCTAACTTAGCTGTTGATTTAGTTTGACGTACTTGTTGATTTACCGACGTAACTTCAACATTTTTACGAATCATTGCCTTCGTTGCAGCCTTTTGTGCATCAGTTGACCACATTGTACTATATTGAGGATGATTTTTATTCGAAATCAAACCAATCAATACTTCTTCAGGTACAAGCTTTGCTAAACTAATATTTACCTTAGCTTTCTGGTATTCGCTCAACAATGAAAATTCAGCAGCATCATAGTTAACACCCTTATCCTTTTTAAATAAGAACAATAACAATTTAAATGCTTTAATCGCATTACCATCATAATATTTAAGCAACAAATCATTGGCAATCTTCATTTCCTTATCTGTAGCAATAAATTCGCCACCATTAACGGCTTTTTGAGCAATTGAGAGCAATATTGATGTTTTCTTTTGACCATAAATATGCTTCAATACATCGGCAATTTTATTACGATATTTCATCGAATAAAATTCAAGATTTGGCTGACCCCAAATGAAACCAAGAAAGATTTTCCTCGACCTTTCATTATTAACTTTGGCGTTTTTCAAATCAACATATAAACGGAGAACATAAGGTAAACCATTCTCAGATAAATTTCTCAAAGCATTTAACAATACCTTATCACCCAAACCATTGTCATACCAATCAATCGGATTGACAATATTACATGCGCCACCCTTTAAAGTATTTTTAAATTCATTTAATAATACTTCAGATACAAATCGTCCTGTTGCTCCTTTTTGTGTTGCAACAATCAAGGGGAGTTCTTTCGAAAGACCATACATGCCTTTAATTTGTGCTTGTATTGCCTTCATCTGTTCATCTTTGCTATGGTAATAAGTAGCAACGCTCTTAGCACCAGAAGCAATAGTTAATCCATCAATCAATGCTTTCTTGACTGATGTAACCATGTTTTGTGTCAATACCAATTTTTCCATACTACAATATTAATTTAATTCAATTTATTTTATTCAGAATCAATTATACGAATTGAATTCAAAAATGTTACAATAACTACAAAAAAAAATGGACGAAGTACTTCGACACGTTTCCACGTCGAGTTCCCCGCCCACTTGTTTTTTCAGAAAAACACTGCTTCTCTAATATTGAGAAGAAGTTCTGTTGTATCTTGTAAGTTTGTGTCGCCACCATCATGGGCGACAAATTTCAATTTACTGCATACACAACAAGTTCTTCAGTAAAAAAAATTAACTACTCAATAGCTTTTATCAGGAATCTTGCTAACCACATACGCCATTCTTTTATCCTTTCGGGCGACAATATATGTGCTTCACACACCATTAGAGAGTTGAGCATTGCTGCTTATCCTTAGTGTGCACCCTTGAGTTAACGCTCTCCCGGCTTCACTATCTACTCCTTTTTCATAGTTAAAATTCATCTTTTTTGAAAAAAAGTCACTCGTTAGCGACGAAAAACCATTCTTAACCATCAAATGTTAGGTGGTGCGCCCCATTTTTTAAAAAAACACTGACACCAACAGCCAAAAATCAATAAGTTTTGGGAACAATTTTAAAGTATTCTTTTCTTTTGCAAGTTTAACGGACTTGTGCCTTAACCACTTGGCTAATCGCTCATTTTTTGGCGAACAATATCGGAGTCGAACCGATGTTACTGTAAACACTTTACGTTTTCCCTAATATTTTTAAACCGTACCCACCAGTTTGAATTTCTTCAGGGACTAGCGGGAATCAGGTCTTTCGCCCAGTTACATTATTCTTTCGAATAAGAGGCTTGACTGAGCATAATGCGGAGAAGGATGGATTTGAACCACCGATAGATTGTTTTCAACACAATTGCATTACCTTTACTGAAAACACCATTAGTTCTCTTTTTTCAAGAGCATTGAGATAGTATTTCTTGTTTATCACTTTGCTACTTCTCCATTTGTTTGAATAAATTAGTAATTGTCATTGAGGTTATGTGAGGCACTACTGAGAAATAATTTACGGTCTACCAGCCTTTTCATGTTCAACAATTTGCAGCAATTACTCTCTCCATTACTGAATCGCTTACTAATTCATTGTTTTTTCAATATCTTCAAATTTCTACCGAATCTCCAACCAACTGGAACTATTTCATCTTTTTTTATTTTCCTATTCTCAATTTCATTAGTAATCCAACAAGTATTATATTGAGAATTATTAGTTCCTGATTGTTTTACTCTCATAATATCGCTAATTGTTTTTTTCCACTCATCATCATGTTTTCTACCATAAAATGGATTAGTGTCTCCTTTACGAGAGCCAATTGCATTTTTATACGCAATTTTCCATTTTTCATGATATTCAGCATCATTTTTCATTCTATTGGCGTGAATTTCTCTAAAATACTCACGTACTTTTCTTCCACCAGCAGCATGAAAATTTTTAGAATGTGTTTCATTACATAATCCACCACAACCACCTTCTTTCAAGTTTAAACATAGTTTATCTTTCAAGACATCGGAGTTTACTATAGCAATTTCTCGCTCAATCAGCATTTTACGATTTTCAGTAAATTCTAAAATTTCAAATTTGAAGTTATCTTTACCATATTTCTTCAAAGAACGTTTTATTCTTTTTCCACTTCCCAAATACCCATCGCTGATATTATTTGTGGAATGCATTCCAATATAATATGAACCATTTAGAATATTAGTTGTCTTATATATGAAATGATACTTTTTGTTGTCATTGTAATTACTCATGATTTATATTTTTCATATAAATACTTGTAATTTCAAAAATGACCCCGGTAGCGGGAGAAGGAATCGAACCTTCACTAGCATTACTGTCTTTGGGTTATGAGCCCAATATGTTACCAATTACACTATCCCACAATATATTTTTAAAAAGGATATTTCGTTTGTTATCTATTGTTTTACAATGCTGGATTTGAACCAACGGCGTTTCGCTTGATAGGCAAATACTCTACCCACTGAGTTAATTGTACTGAAATAACAATCAGTTTCCTTTATAATTTCTTTATAATTCTACCATAATGCCAACCATCTGGCAGATTATCATTTTTCATTATTTTTTTATTATCAATATCGTTTGTAATCCAACGTGTGCCATATTGTGAATTACCTGTTCCAGCAAGAACTATTTTATTTGTTTTACTGATTTTTTCCTTAGATAGTTCACTGTGTTTTTTTCCATAAAAACTACCAACAATATTATTATCACGATAATATTTTCTAACACCTTCACCAGTCTTACGATTTAAATCCAACTGCCAATTTGGATTGTTTTTACGGATTTCGACTTTACGTTTAACAGCAAGTAATGAATTAATTTTTGAATATTCACTTGCTTTTTCAAAAAATTTTATTCTATGCTGTTCACTAGAGAACCCACCATCACCGCCAACTTTTAAATTCATGCAATTTTTTTTAGCAATTTCATTTAAGCTAACAATTTCTTTTTCTCTAAGAAAAAGTGATTTTCTGTCAGGTAAAAATTCAATAATTTCAACGATATGATTTTCTTTACCATATTTTTTCAATGAACGTTTTAATCTTCTTCCAGAACCCATATATCCGTCATTTATATTGTCGGTAGAATGCATTCCAAAATAATACCTATCATTTAACATACATGTTGTTTTATATATGAAATGATATTTTTTTTCAATTCTAGCCATATTATATACTTTTTAATATAAATACTAAAAAGTACAAAAAATGACCATCGGTGGGGAAGGCGGGAGTTGAACCCACAAACATTTGTTTTCAACACAAATTGCTGTACCTTTACTGAAAACATAACCAGTTCTCCGTAGGAGTATTACGACTATATTCTTTGTTTTTTATTCGCATACTTCCCCATATAATTTTCAATCTTACAATGAACGTGTTTCAAATTGACGGTGCAAATATAACACCTTTATTTCAATCTGCAAGCATTTTTTAAAAATTTTTTTATTTTTTTCAATATGCTTGTGATATATACCTACGTATGAGTTTTAAAAAAGTTACAATTTTTTATAAAAATTTACAAATTATTTTAATCTTTTTTCATAACATCCTGATTTTTACGTGCTTGTTGTAACATTTCATGTACGCCCATATGTGGTCTTTCGACTTCATCAGGGTCTGATAATAATTTTTCAACTTCATTAATATCTGAGCCACTAATCAAATTTACTGGTCGTTTTGGTTCATTCTTAACCTCAATACTTGGCATATTAATAATTTCAACTGTTGTTTTTCCAGACTCGCCATTCCATCCGATAAGATTAAATTCAGAATCGTTCAATACTGTTGATGGACTTTCAATCACATCACTTTCAACATCAAATCTAGGTTCACCGAATTCAAGTAATTCAGAATTGTCATAGTCGATTAATGCAGCTTCTTGATATATTTTCTGAAGCACTGCGTTATCATCATCGACTTCATCCACATTATTCGTAATTTCAGGTAATTTCAATACATCATCTGTATTATTTTTAGCAATATACGTGTCACGTAAATTATCAAACACAGCATCATTTACAGCATCATCATTTGCTCGACTTAACGCATCGTCCATATAATTACTAGCTGCAACATGCATTTTATTAATATTGTTTTCTAATTTATCAATATCACTAGAGTCATGATGTTTCTGACCTTTACTAAGTTTATTGTACTTATATCTATCATCTTCAATACGGATTTCCAACGTATCATTATTGAATATACAATCATTAAACGTTTGACCATCCTGTGCAAATCGTGCCTTAATAATCCTGATATTAGCTAAACCAGCTTGTTTTTGGTCTGGTGTTTTAGCGACGCTCATAAAGAAATGTGCTTTTTGAATTCTCTTAATGCTACCACCGGACTGATGTGCTTCAACAAATTCAGCATCAAACCCCGAACGATTTGTTTGAATTGCAGTCCAAGCAGGAATATCAAAATCAGAAGCCAATGCTTCAAATCCCTTAACAATTGCTAATTCGGCTTCATTTCTATCGGGTGAATGTTTATGTGATTCGAGACAATCAAGATAGTCAAGTATTAGTAAATCAAACTTAATTCCAAATTTTTTCTGATATGAAGTCATCCAATTTCTAATATCAACAATGGTAGTATTTTCCTGACTAAATCTTTTAACCAATAATCTACCATTACCTCTCAATTCTGCTGCCCTTTTTTCGGAGATTTCAGTTACATAATCCAAGTTTTCATCAATTTTACTTAACGGTGTTTTAGACCATATTGAATAATGTTTACGTTTTACTTGGTCTTGTGTGTCTTCAAAAATAACCTGAGCCACATTATATCCCCCTTCATACGCAGTATTTGCAATTTTTGTCAATAATGTAGTTTTACCAACACCTGACGGAGTTAAAATAACGCCAATTTCGCCTTTACCTAGTCCACCACCAGTTAAAGCATCAATTACTTCAACACCAGTAGGTATAGTTTTTCTAAACTCTTTGCGAAGTGCTCTACTAATATTATCAATAACTTCTTCACAATCGTCATCTTCTTCTCCAATATGTGAAATTTTTTGAAATCTTTCCTCGATATTAAACAGATTCTTTTTATTTCTAATTTCACCTGTTTTTGTTTTATCGAGAATAAATTCACCTAATTTACGATATTCCTGTTGTTTAATAAAATTAAATGTTTCTTTCTGAATAACATCACCACTGTGTAATAATTGTTTATTAATAACACGGTCATTCCATAATTCAATACGCCTAAGTTCAGAAAATAATGATTCTTCTTCAATTAAATTATTGGGTGTTTTATATTTATTAATTGCATGCTTAATACTTTGGTTTTGTAGATTTGGTACTTTACCAAACTCCTTATAGTATTCAAAAATAATAATGAATAACCTTTTAAAATGTGGACTATCAAAGTATTCCACAGCTAAAACAGGCAATATTTTCTCTGCAAATTCTGGTTCAACTAACAACTGCCATAACAAATGCATTTGAAATTCAGTACCATAATATGCCGAAAGTGTATTTTCGCTCAAATCACTCATAGTTTAAATAAAATAATAGATTAAAAAGGTGACTGTTGTATTAAACAGTCACCAGTCAATAACTTTTAGTTGTCTTTAATCCTTCTCAACAACATGTCTCTTTCAGATGCAGGCAGTAGTTTAATTTCATTAAATGAAAGTCCCATTTTCTTAATTAAATCATAATCATCCCAAATATTCTTTACGTCAGTTTTTTTAATATTGTTGAAAATCATTTCAACAATTTCATCAACTATATAAACAACATCTAATGACCACCTAGCTATAGGATTGAAGCCATCAACATAAAAAACCCTTTCAACAATGGTTTTATCGTTGATATAAAAACCAATTTTACATTCAACACCCTTAATGGTTTTTTCTTCAAGTGTAAAATCATTAACGATTTGTTGAACAATTGGTTCGGGATTGTATTTCATATCATTCCTATATCCTTGAGGGTAGAGGTTAACCATTTTTTGATGATATTGAAATAATTCATACGAAGATTCAAGACTATTAACATCATCAGTATTACTAAATCCAACGTCAACACATGTCTCGTAACTTCTTTTAGAAAGCACTTTTTGCAACTTTACAGTTGCACGAGGTAAAATCTCCCTAATGTCAATAGAACTTCGGGTAAAAGGATTAAACTGGTCAGCATCAAACATCTTTTCACACAACAACACATCTTGCTGATATAATGAAAACTTAAATTTATTACTGAACTTTTTCTCGTTCATCTTATTATTATATTTAAAGTTTATACTACAAATATATATACAAAGAAATTTAAATGAAAGGTTTTTTACAAAACTCGTCTATTTTTTTTCATGTATCTATCATATGCATCTTTTTCACATTGAGCAACAGTATAAAAAGGTTCGATATATTGTACTATTGTACTGTTATATATTGTTAGAAATTGGTCTTCTTGCATTAATTTAATCAAATATCTACCACCTCTTTTTTCTGGGTTTAAAGGTGTTTCTAGTTCTTCTAAACCCTCCAATGCTTTTGTATTTAAAATAGGTTCACGCAGGTTAACCAACTGATAGTTAGTCTTTAATCGCTTTACGCTATTTAATAAATTTTCCAATGATTTAATTGGTTTCTTTTTGTTGCTAATTCTTTCTTGATTAATTTCATTTGCCTTAATGCATATTTCTCTCACAGAAAGATGTTTAAACTTTAATTCCGGAAAATATTTTAATAATGTACCTTCACCAATTCCTTCAATGCCTTTAATATTATCTGCAGTATCACCACAGATAATTTTTAATGTTAACGCATTTGAATAATGATGGTCAAAATGCATAATATAATTAAACTTAGTAACAGGTTCACTAATGTTTGGAAATAATATAGTAATATTCAAATCCAATAATTGTGCAAAATCTCGGTCATTGGAGTATAATAAAATTTCTTCTCTTTGATTATACCTAAGACAATATTCAGCAATTAAATCATCAGCTTCAATATCATCAATCTCAATTTGTCTCAAATATAGTTCTTCAGCATATGCCTGAATTCTAATTCTCTGTTTTAAGATTGATTGCTCTTTTTCCTTCTCACGTTTTATCTCGCTTTCACTCAGTTCAATCTTAGTATACCACTCTTTCGACTTACGATTAGCTTTGTAGTTAATATCGATTCGATGTCTATGAATACCACCATTTTCACCATCCCAAACTAGAATAACTTTATTAGTCTTATGTTCCTTAATTAATTTACGTATCGTAGTCAAGAATTGATATAACCCACCAATGTGACCAAAAGCGGGAGTATACACATCCTTAGCACCATGAAACGAACGTTTCAATAGATTAGAAGCATCGACTAATAAAGTTCTAGTTTTCATTGTTTAATCGTTATCGCTACTTTCGACATAATCGTCGGCAAACGATATTTTGCCGTTTACATCGACATTTCTGATTTTAGTTTCAATTTCATCAGCATTAATGTCATCATCTTCAAATAAATTTCTGAAGTACAATACATTTGCCTTTTTGTATGTTTCTAAATCATCAGGATATACAAATCCGTGCGGTGTTGAAATAATCTTGCCTTCCATAGAAATACCCCCAAGAGGACCATCAATATGGTTCTTAGCTACATTAACTTTAGTTTCAATACCGTATGATAATTCACGTTTTTTGCTTGTAGCTGTAACACGCTTTGTTGAATGACTAATAATTCCACCAAAATGGAAAATCAATCTTGACCCCAAATACCATGTTTCACCGCCTTTATGTTTTACAACACCTTGGTTCATATTGTCAATCCAAATTTTTTGAACAGCAATAATAGTATTAGTATATGGTTTATTTACCTTTCTACTATTAGGTATTGTATTATTAAGAAGATTCATAAATGCTTTTTCATAAGCACCAGCATTCCACATATTATTTTGTGAATCGTCTTTTTCTTGTGCATTAACTGTTTTAATACAGTTTAATGTACCAATCGAATCGATTGCAAATGTAATGTCGAATGGTAAATCACCTGATTCCTGAATATCCAATAAATAATACATACATTTAGCCATATCTTCGATAGCAGCTTCTTTTCTGTCTTTATCTTGAGCTTTACCGAAATTTTGAAGAAGATATTCATTATCAATATGAAGATAATTACCATCCCAATCAAAACCCATTGAGGTTAACCTATCTCTACCTAAATTATTTTCAGTATCGATAATTACAACAAAATCACCCATTTTTTGGGCAGCTACAATTCCTTCACAGATTGCTGTTGACTTACCAGTATTTGAGTGACCACGAGCCAAATTTACATAACCTTTAGCAAATCCCGGCATACCTGTAGCTGTTTTGAATCCCTTTGACAATTCAATCCAACGTAATGGCTTATCGGGTACGTCTTCAGCACCAATTTTCTTTTTAAAATTATCAAGCGAAAATGTTTTTTTCGCCACAGGTTTACGTGCCTTGTCATTAGACGGCACATCGTCTACAATTCTTGCCATATTTATAATTGATTATTGAAAACAATGGGGATTATTAATCCCCATTGTTTTTTTCTTTTAATTTTTAGAAAGGTAAATCGCTATAATCCTCACCATCATCTTCTGGCTCGGTTGTGTTTGAAGCATTTACCTTTGCAGCAGCTTCAGCACCGATATCCATAGCGTCATCATTGAATGTACCAACCTTTGATTCAGTGATGTTACTGATTGTAACTCGTGGATATTCTTCGTCAACATCCGATGCATATTCGAAATTATCATCATTATCAGCATCAAGATTACGTGAACGAGTATTTGCTGCTTCTTCCAAATCTGGACGACCCGGGAATACCCAATGTTTGTTGTTTGCATCACTATCATCCCAATATGGACTAGTACCGCTTACAACCATTTCAAGATACTCATAAGGAGTAATACCCGGTGCTTTCTTAGGTAAGAATACTTCTCTCCACCCAATATTATCATCTAACCATTGACGGGCAACGATTGGGTCTGAATGTAATGGTGATTTACCACGAGTTGTGATAGCTGAAATTGTTTTGTATACATGACCGTTAAATTCACTATCAGTCATAATAATACTCAAATCAGTACCATTCTGAGGGTCTGAAAAGTCTGCTTGCTGTGATTGGAAGTAATCTTCCAAAATTGGGAGTAATTTATCAAGTGTACCTTGATTTCTGAAATTGCTCTTAAATCTCCAAAATTTAACGCCATCTTTTTCAGCACCCTTATCAATTCCACGAACAATGTAGAATTTCTTGGCTTCCCATTTAACGGCTTCCTTGTAGATTTCGTCATTTTTAGCCTTGATTTTCAATTGGGCATCGTTCATGTTTTCCTTTTTAATGCCTTTAATTGAAGGGTCTTGTTTTGCAATCTCTCTTTTATTTTTAGCACACAAAGGACATGGTGCTGGAATCATAATAGGTTGATTGTTTGCGTCGAACATTGGTTTACCGTTAATGTCCAATTTCTGAACTTTTGGGTCATTGTGTGCCGGACAATAAATAACAGTGCCGTGTTTTTTCTTACCACCACTACCATTAGTAGTTACTACGTGAAAGAAAGCTTCTTCAATGTGTTTTTTTCCGGGTTTAGGAGGAAGGATTCTGAAAGTTTCTCTTGTGTTTCGAGGTACAAAATACTTGGCTAAAATATCTTCACGAGTTTTTTTACCTACAGTACCCTGTTTTTTTTGAAAGTCTGAGAACATTTTTTTAAGGTCATTAAGACCGTTTACATTTTGATTTTCCATGTTAATAAAATTTACAGTTTTTAATAATTTTCAATATAATATTATGCTACAAATATAGCCTACATTTCTTATAAATACAAGACTTTTTTAAAAAAATAGAAAATTTATAATATTTTAAATAATATTTTCAGAAACAATTGTAAATGATAACGTTTGCTTATTTTCAAAATAATCACCATTTTTCATACGAATTTGAAGTTTATAATCTTGTGGAATTAACCACGACGTATCTAAATCAAATTCATATCCAGTGTTTGTTCTATTCACTGATGTAAACGGTATTACATCTAACTCATATTTATTACCTACTGTTGTAAATAATCGATATTCAATGTCCAAAGGTAAGAAATTATTTTGATTAGGATATAATTCTTTAATAGTAAGCTTAATTTTTCTCACGCCATTAGCCCTAATATTTTCTTTTTCAGATATACCCCAAAAATAAAAGAAATAATTATCAAAATTTATATAATTTGACTGATTGAACGTATAATAATTATCTTGAGATATTAAATAAAATTCACCACTATATTTTTTTGACTTACTATTAATAGTTAACAACCATTCATCCCTAAATAAAACTGCATCCGGATATGTGTCTGAATCAATATTCAATGTGATTTTATATATTCCTTTACTTACATTAATAATTGAATTACTTGAGATTGTTGTTACTAAATTATCGTTTTGGTCATAAATATTTACACCATTAACAACAATATTTTGATTTAAACCACCCACATTTACATATAAGTATAGGTCATTATCTTTATCTAAATAAAAATAATTTCTATCATCAGTAATCAAATCGTCAATTACTGTTTCAATATATGGCTCATAAAACGTATTAGTATTTTTAGCGTGAAATGCAACAGCCTTTCTGAATTCAGTTTCAATTTGTTCGAAAACATCAGTAAATTTAATACCTAATCCATAGCTATCACCAGAGAATAACGTAGTTCCAGTATATCCAGTACCAAATAATCTTTGATTTATATAGTCAGTTACGTCAATATTGATATCTTCATTACCCACTTCAAAATTTTGCATTCCGATAATTTCACTAGTGCCTGATATATATGCTCCGGGAACAGTCCATAGTGTAGCAGTTTTTGCAGAATACCAATTAGATGCTTGTTCGGCAGAACTCGATAACGTATAGTCGTTATAGATAAAATCATATCCACTACCCTCATCCCAATCTTGTTTTAAATTAAAAACCTCTAAATTAAAACTCGATGCTCTATCAATGCTTTCACTATATGATTTTTTTCCAATATATTTTGGTGCATAGCTTATTGTATTAGTCATATGTAACACATGCTTAACAATTCTATTTGGGTTAATAAAACCTTGTAATATCTTTTCTTGTAATCCACTTAAATCAACATCGAAAATAAATCTACTAACATCCTTATTGAAAGTACCATATGATATTTCAGTAACAGGATTCTGTGAATTGTTTGTTTGATTGTTATCAATCAACGTATCGTTTTTTGCAAAATATGACCTAAATATTGACATCTTCTTTTTTCATATAAATACGATGAAACAAAAAAGACTACCGTTAAGTAGTCTTTTATTATTCTTGATTTTTATAAAAAAATATACACTTGTTAATATGTTGTCGATTCTTCATAAGCATCGCCTTCATAATCACCTACATTTTTTGGTTTAAATCCTAATAATTCATCAGTTTCTTCCTCATCGTCATCTTCTTCTTCATCATCAGTTTTTATTTCTTCAGCATCATTAGCTGCATTAAATTGTGCAGATGCTTCCGGGTCATCTTTTACTGTATAATATTCCGGGTCTTCAGTTAAATGGTCTAATGCAATTTCCAACGCTTTCATTGGGTCATCAGTATGTTCCATTTCTACTTTAATACCTAATGATACTTGCTCAGGGTCAAATTGCATCGGTGACTTACCATCACCCAATCCACCTTTAAGTTCTTCACCAGTTTCATCATGCTTTTGAGCTAAAATTTCAACATTTTCTTCATCATCATTTTCATCAATATTCACAGTAGTTTGTGGTTTTTTCTTAGCTTTAGGATATTTTGATTTGGTTTTAAATTTTTTACCTATTTGGTCGGGATAATCGTCATCTTCATTCACTGCTTGTGATGAATATTGTTGTTCGAAATACATTAAAGCCAATTTATTTAAATGTTTTTCATATTCGCTATAATTCTTTTGAATATAGTCATCAACATTAATACCTTTCTCAGTTAAGAACTTATTTAAATCACGCTGTGCTATTCTTAAAATAGTATCCTTATTTTTTTGAGATAATGAGTCAAATGCCTTCTGTCCATTATAATCTCCGCTACTAATAAATGTTACCGGGTCTCTAGGGTCGTAATCTTCACTTACTATAGATTTCATTCTATTAATTTCTGCTTGTACTTCTGCAGCAGTTGGAGCATATTCACGTCTACCTTTTTTTACTGTGATATTATCGATTGCTGTTTTAATAATCTTCTTTTTATCTTCAGGAAGACTTTCAATTGGTGATTTTGTACTTGGGTTAGCTGGCTTAGGAGTACCACCCATAATACCAGTAGTACCGATAGTAACCTCTTCATCAACAAACTTATTCAATTCAGGTGCTTTTACCCTAACATTTGCATTTGTTGGTTTTTCATCACCATATGCTTGGCTAGTTTGCATTGTTCTTGGAGTACCGCCAAATGGATATGAATCAATTTTTTTGATAGCATCTAAATAAGATTCATCGATTTCCGGAACATTTTCATCAAAATCAGCATAATCACTAACAATGCCAATAATTTCATTTTTATGCTGCATGTTGAACTGATTTAAATTGCTTTCATCCAATTCAACAGTATCACCAGACACGCTATCGAAGCTAAATGAAGTTAACAACGCATCGTTAATATTATAAACGCCATCTTGGTCTGCCTCTGAGCTAGTAATCTTAAAGGTAAACGTGATATTATTACCTTCACCATCAACACCCATTAACTCAACAAAGCTTTCATCGTCACTAGCATATGTTTTACTTTGCTGAATATTTATTTTTTTACCTACAAGTTGACTAAATGCAACACTAAGAACACTTGCAGGATTTAGCGATTGTCCACCAATTTCATTAATATTTTCATTGATATTAATTTTATTGACTCTACCCATCATTTCGAAGAGTCTTTCTTTACTACCGTTTGAGTTAAATATTTTCATTTTAATTTATTCAAATATTGTTGGATTAATTTTTCCAAATTCTCTCATAAGAACACCAGCAAGTGCATTTGCCTCATTTTCCTCATCACTACCAGTTTCTCCTGAATTTGGTTTTAGTCTACCTTCTTCTTTTTGTTTTTGATGTATTAATTCGTGTGCAATGGTTCTTAAAATATCTGCCAATGCTCTATTTGCAGCAACAACAAATATTTCATTAGTTTCTGGGATATATCGCCCATATGATTTCATTTCACGAGCATCGTTATCGTCGTATGAAATTCTCATGTTCGGAATATCACCATTAAAATCTATTTTACCGTCAACAAACTTAACAAAATCATTGATTATTTCGTTTCTTTTCTCACGAGGCAACACTTCTTCATTAAGCGATAATTTACCGACTCTTTTCATTAATTCGAAAAGTCTTTCTTTTGAGCCATATGAATGAAATATCTTCATTAAACTTCGTTAAAACTATTTTGAACATCAATTTTTGATTTACGTGGCAAATCATCAAAATCGGCAATATAAGTACCATCCGGCAATTCTCTAATTCCCTTACCTGCTTCCTTTTCTCTCTGTTGACTAAACCAATTATCACTCCATAAATCATTCAAATTGAAATAATACGGATACGATACTTTTGTTTTATTCATTAATTTTTCAGCATTTGTTGGTTCACGAACTTCCTCAACATCACTAGTTAAAACATTTAATTTATCGTTCAATGATATTGTCATTTGATTTAAACTCTCTAATTGGTCATGAATATTTTTCATTGCCTCAATATTATGTTTAATAATCTCATTTTGAATATCATCAACCTTTTCAACAGGTTCTGGTGAAGGCATTGGTGCGTCACCCATTGGTACGTCACCAGCAGGTGGCATTTCATCTTCCGGAGCAGGTGCAGCATTTTGGTCAAATGCTGGTGTTGGTGTGCTTGGTACTGATGGATTATCAGTATTAGTTGGTTCAGGCGGTACACTACCGCCAGCAGGTTTCATTGCATCTTCTTGTTCACCAGCCTCATTAGTCAATGGAAGATTATCAAATTCTTCATCAACTCCAACCAATGGACGATATCTAGGTGATTCGTTTATTTTATAATCAACGTGGTGTTTAATCTTTCTTAAGTGTTCCTCAAAAAGAATTGATTTTTTTTCATTTTTCATCGAATGAATATATTAATACTGTTCTCTCAATAATTGTTTTCCGTCTTTAGTAACAAAAACCTTGTCAACTCTTTCAATTAATCCTTCACGTTCATTAAGAACCAGATTTTTATTAAAATTGTTTTGAGTTTTATTAACAGTTCCTTGTTCGTCAGAAACATCAATAAAATCATTGATTGCCTTTTCTACATTATTATTCATAGTATATATAATTTATTTACTATAAATACTATGATACATTCATTTTGTCAAAATTGTAACAATATATCTTTTTAAGTGAATATAATTAGGGAATATTTTGTAGTATTTCTGGAATATTTCTCCGGTATCGTCAACTTTTGAGTGTGTAGTTCTTTCCATTAAGTTTTTCAATATTTCATCAATATTAAACTTAAAAAATTCATACATTTTTAAATTAATGCCCCATATTTTATTTTCAAACAATATATATACCATCTCATTCTTATACACATATATAGAATCAATTTGTTTTGGAATTACATACATTAAATCCTCAATATAAGCTAATTGAAAGAATACCGGGTCTAAATTAATATATTGATATTTTGATGAAAAATAAAAATTAGGAGTATTGTTAACAAATAATTCAACTCCCTTTACATGAGATGGTTTGCTTTCGTCAAAACTAAATTCCCAATACAGTTCATTTGTGATTATTTTTTTATATAAAATATTAGCATTTTGGATAATCTCATTATCAGGATTACATTGCTTCATAAATGACCAACCAACATATAATGTGGGTAACGAAGTGTCAAGATTTACATATTTTACAGCATCATTAATGTAATTAACGTAATCTACTTTGGTATGATTTACCAGATTCTTTTCATAAACGATGTTAGCTATTTTCATATTTCAACATATTAATATATTTTAAAATTCCATCTTCTAACTCATGAAAATTAACACTACAACCACTTTTTATTAATTTATTGATATTTGCCTCAGTAAAATACTGATATTTATCTCTAATATCAATGGGTGTGTCAATATATATAATATTTTCTTGAATTCCAAGAGAATTAAAAACTGCTTTAGCTAAATCATTAAAACTACGTGCTTTACCCGTACCTACATTATAAATACCAGATTCTGGTTTATTTTTCATCACATTAATACAGACATTTACCACATCATCAATGTAAATAAAATCTCTTGATTGTCCACCATCCTCAAAATTTGGATTATGTGATTTGAATAATTTAATCATACCAGTGCACTCTATTTGATTAAACGAATGATATACCATAGATGCCATTCTACCTTTGTGTGCTTCGCCAAATCCATAAACATTAAAAAATTTTAATCCATACCAATATGGTGGTCGGCTACGTGTCTTCAATATCCACATATCAAATTCTTGTTTTGAATTACCATAAGGATTCAATGGTTTTAATACATCAATAGATGATTCATCATCAAATCCATTACTACCATCACCATAAGTGGCTGCAGAACTAGCGTATATTAAAGGTATTTTTTTTAATGAACAAAAATTCCACATGAATATTGATGAGGAGACGTTATAAATATGCAACATATTTTTATCGAATACCGTAGTATCACTAATAGCACCCAAATGAAAAACGCAATCAATATTGTCTGAATTATCAAATAAAAATTCATAAATATCATCAAGTGATTTTGATATAATATCGAGAGAAACCACATCATTATATCCGCATGCTTTAAGCATTTTAATTAAATTTTTACCAATAAACCCCTCACCACCAGTAACTATAATCATAAATTTTTAATTTTATCGATAATATTAGTTGTAGAATATTCATTAACTGGATAATAAACAACACCGTTTTTAGCAAATTCAGCACCCACAATATATTTATCAACATATTGATTACCAATAATCATATAATCAATGTTAAATGTTTTTATGTAATATTCTAATTCTGCTTCATCAGAAAATGAAACTACTGAATCTACCATAATTAAATTAGACATCATTTTAACACGAACGCCAATATCATTTATGGGTCGTTTATCGCCTTTTAAAAATTTAACACGTTCATCACTATCCAAGCCAACATATAATCTATTTACCGACATTGCGTCTTTTAACGACACATTATCAGTATTGTATAACTTAGCATACCATAATAAATCAATATGTCCGGGATGTAATATATCAAAACACCCATTTACCCAAATATTCATGATTGACTATCTCCTTTTTCAATTCTATAACTATCATCATCAAAATGTTGGGTTGAAACTTCAAAAATTTCACCATCAGTCAATGCAATCAATTGATGTGGATTTCCTTTTTCAATTTCAATAACCATTCCTTCTGTTAATATTTTACTGAATTTATCGGCATTTTCAGGATTTATGTAATTAATTTGAAATTCGCCTTTATTAATATACCAAGTTTCTTCCTTTAATATATGAAAATGCATGCTAAATTTAGCACCACGATTAAATCGCAGTAGTTTACCACAATATTTATCACTATTGTGAAGAATTATTTCTTCACCCCAATTTTTAGGGACTTTTTCACAATCGTCTGAGTTTAATATATATATCATATCTTGGCTTTATCTAAATCAATTTTTACAACACCTTTTTGCGTAACTGCCCATGATGCGCATTTATTTGCATACTTAATTGCACTACAAATATCGTTATTATTTAAATAATCTGCAACTAATGCTGCAAAAAAAGTATCACCAGCACCACTTAAATCTCTAACATCATGTTCTTCATCAATTGAAAATACTTGCTCATTATTTAATACTGCCCCATCTTTACCCTTAGTTACAATTAAATTACCAAAATATTCATTTTTTAGGTAATTTTCATTCAACAGATATTCCTTTTCATTTATTTTAATAAACTTGATGTGATGACACCATTCTGCGAATTTTTTCTTACTATCAATAAAAACATTTTTATTTCTTTCAGAAATATATTCAATATCTTCGATAGTTAAAAATCCTTTATTATAATCGCTAATTACTATTATATCATAATTTTCTAACTTAAAACGTGATAAATCTGCAGGATTAATTCGTCTAATAACATCTTTTTCATCAACCCGGAGTAATAATTGATTCGAAACAGAATCAACATATCTTGTCTTCACAGGTCTAATATCATTTGTTAATATGTCACAACATATACCTAATGCTCTTAAATTTTCATACACATTAATTGTCATACCACCATTGTAAACGGTATTTTCGGGAATGAAAATTGGTACAGGTGCTTCGGGGCATAACCTATCACACTTACCGTATATAAAAATATCTGTACAACTATCACCAATAACTAATACTCTTTTCATTTTAATATCTCCGCTATTTTTTCTGCTGCATATCCATCTCCAAACGGACATTTATAATCAATTTCGTAATTATTTATATACTTATCAAAGTACAATGATAACAATAATGGTGTTTCAACCATAATACTACTTAATCCAATAGCTTCAGGTCTTTCTGTGGTTTTACGACAGACTAAACATCTTTTATTAAAAAAACTACATTCTTCTTGTAACCCGCCACTATCAGTAATAACAAGCTTAGTTTTAACCAATAAATTCAACATATCATCATAAGAAAGCGGCTCAATAACGTTAACATTTGTTAATATATTACGGTGAACCTGAACCCTAGGATTTGGATGTATCGGGAGGATAAATTCGATTTCTGGATGATTTTTTGCTATATTGTTAATAACGTTAAACCATTCACGTATTATTGAATGATTTTCACGTCTATGGAGTGTAATCAACACTTTATTAGTATATTCACATTTATCTTTGTAATCTAATAAATTATCAATCACAGTATTACCTACAACATATGCTTCTTCCATGATAATCGACTCATTTTTTAAATTCTGAAGATTCCAATTAGTTGGGCATAGATGAATTGAAGTGATTTGCGATATAATTCGTCGATTAATTTCTTCAGGGTATGGATTTTGATTATCATATGTTCTTAACCCGGCTTCAAGATGAATTACTTTAATACCGTGATGGAATGCTGATAATGCAACAGCCATTGCAGATGTAGTATCACCCATTACCATCACATATGTTGGAAATTCACTAAGACTATAGAAAAAATTACTTTTAACTATGGACGATACAATATTATTTAATCTATTATCAAGAATTTTGCTACTATCATCAATATTCAACGATATTGTAGGTGAATGTTCGTTAAGTAAATCTTTATGTTGCCCGGTAAATAATGTACAATATTTAATACCTACTTTATCAAATTCCTTGAATATTGATTTAAGTTTGATGTACTCCGGGCGAGTACCGTATGAAATTAGTATCATATTTTTTCGTATAAAAAAAATTTCGCTGATGTGTTTAAGTTATTTTCAATTTCCTCGACAAGCTTAAAGTTTGGCACAAATTCATCGACAAACTTAGTAAAAATCCTATGATGTATGTGAGAAACAGTCTCAACTTTTCTATCATGATTTGATGAAAAAATTAATACATAATTGTCTGATTTTTCAAACAGTGTAGCCAAATACGTTTCATAATCACCATAATCCATAATGTGATATATTACATCAAGGGACATACATAGGTCAGCACTAGGCATTTGGTGAATATAACCGTAAAACGAATATCTTTTATCGTTTTCAAACCTCTTCTTACATACTTCAATAATACGTGGAGAAATATCACACCCAGCATATTTTTCAAATCCAGTTAATAAACTAATTTGATTACCATCACCACATCCAAAATCCGATATGGTTTTAATTTCATATTTTTCAATGTAATAATTAATCACATCAGCCTTATGCACAGCATATTCACCATATGAACCTGCCCCGGAATTACCCCCGGCAACATATCTATCATTCCAATAATTATTCATTTTTTTTCAATATTAAATAAACTATATTTAAGTCTTTATACCTTTCGTCAACAATTTTTGAATTTGACCCATTTAACTCTTTATTTCCACCACGAGTACATTTTTTATTAATTAAAAACTCAATCTCAGTCAAATTCACCCGGGGATAGTCAAAAGTTAGTATTAAATATCCACCCGGCTTCACTTGTTTAAATAAGTTCTTAATTGATGTCAATCTATCTTCAGATGTTTTTAAATGTTCTATTGTTGAGATATTTATAACAAAATCGAACTTATTTTCGAATTCATTATTCTCTGTAGTAATATCATAATAAAAAGTATCACGAAATTCAGAATGAATAATATCTGAATGAGTACATTTACCAATCAAATCCAATTCGTCTCTAAAAATTACGTGTACACCCTCATAACCCCATGAAGAATTATGAATATTTGGGGACTCTATTTGGGTATTACGAATGAAATCTAAAACATATTGATATTCATATATTCTCGACCACGCTCTATATTTTAAATCAAAATCATCGGTTGATTTAGCAAATCTAAAATCAACAACATTAAAACTATTCATTTCTACCATATACATATTTTATTTAGTGTATCAGAACCACGTAAATATCCTCTATTATTACCAACCAACCAAGGATTTAACGTAGACCCAATATCAATATAAATGTTATTTTTATTTTTTTCCCACATTTTAGCTGCAAGCATATTTCCAAGAGGTCCTGCACAAAAAAGAAATAATTTATTCTCATAATCTTTTTCAGGTAATTCATTCACTAAATTAAAATTTTCCTTCCATGCTGTATTTCCAATAGGTATGTGTTCAACCACATTAAAAGGTAAATTATTAATATTAGCGTTTTTGTTTGCAACTAAAACAATATCATGATTTTTAAATTCAGGTATAAATAGATTTACAAAAGTTCTATAATTACCATTTACAAAAATATTTGCCCAAGTCAAATGATTTTTATCAACACCCACATTATTTCTCATCCACAGTACATCATCCATACTTACACAACATGGACATGATATACCGACATAATATCCATCTTCATTAAATTGAAATGATTTAAACAACTCATTCTGATAGATATTATCTATATCAGGATTAAAAGTCCAATTATCACAATTAGTAATATGCTTGTTTATTAATATTGCATATTCGCCATCAGCATATTTACTAAAGCTAAAAGGTGTTTTATTTTTAAGTAAGTTAAATAAGATTAATATATCTTCTCTGAAATTTTTCATTTAATATTATTTACTGTTTTCCAACCATTATTTATACAATTGATACAAATTTTATTTCTTTGTTCATAATGTGAACCTTTAAGCCACGAAGCATTAACATCACTACCGACTTCATTACCAGTCTTAAAATCACAACTCCAATAATTTAAATTATTTTCAGGATGTGGAGGAACAAAAGTATTAATATTTCCATATTTTTGTGCAAGATACGAAAACATAATATCTTCACCGTTTTCCCAGCTAACAGGTTCTTCATACCACAAATATTTAGCCCATTCTTGTCTAAAAAACCAAGCATGACCAACTAAATCAACCCGGGTTGCAGTATTTAAGTGTTGACCATTCCAACCAACCTTATTAAATGGCACATATGATTTATCACGAAGTATTACACCGCTACCACCTAAAATTCCATTATATGTGGGATTTTCAATTGTTTCAAGACAATTTTTTAACCAATCCCTTTGTGGTATAATATCATCATCAAATATTGCAACATATGGTGTTCTGATTAACAACGGAAGTGTAAATCTTCCCCAAAACTTACTATTCCAATTACATAAATATGTTTTTATATTTTTATCATTTGGAGTATGTTGAACTACATCGCCATTATTATACCAAACATGAATATTTTCACTTTTAATGGATATTGATTGATTTTTTATTGCTTCAATCTGTTTTTCCAACATATATGGTCTCTTATAAACATTTAATATTATGCTAATCATATTCAATATTTTTATTAATAAAATTATGTGTATATATTTTTTTTACTTTTCTAAAATCACCATGTAATTTAGAATCTTCATTACCGTCATGGAAAACCAACGATTCGGATGTTCTAAAAATAATGCCTCTATACATTTTAATTCCCATAGAAATTTGTGTCCATGCTCTCACTTGTACACCCGGTTTAATTACATCCTTAGCATTTACTGGCTGTAATTCAAAATTCAAATATTTTATAACATCATAATCAATCAATGCAATACCATCAATCAAATCATTTCTATTCCACCACGACTCATATTTACAAGCTTTTTTAAATGACCATAGATGAGGTGAAATTGCCATAATTCTACTATTAACATTTTTCTTTTCAAAAAATAAATCAACAATTATATCAAGAAAATTGTCACACAATATAAAATCATCATCCATTTGTAAAACAGCATGACAAATACAACCTTTTAAAACATTCCACATTTGATTATAACAAAACCAGTGTAATGCTTTACCATTCGGAACGCTATTTACTATCTGAATAATATTTGGGTATTCATTAACTAACGTATTATATCTTTCATCAGATGACCCATCATTTAATATAACAATTAAATAACTATATTTTGAATTAGAATCTTTTATTTGTTCAATAATTCTTTTTAATTTTTCATATCTATCGTGTGATGGAATACAAATTACAATATCAACATCGACATTTTCTTTTTTAATATAATTATTTTCAACTAAATCCAAATAGTTTCCACTTCGTCTATCCCCACGACTTAATCCGGTTACATCAGGTTTTGGTTCAATTTTATTAAATCGTCTTAAATCTCTATCATTCATATTATTCAGAAACAAATTTTGTTCATGTCTGTATTTAATTTTTCTAGCAATTAATTCTTTTTTATTGATATTAGACCTTTTCACAATTTAAAAATGTTTTTTTCTTATAGCAAAGACTGCATCAATTTCATTATTGTTGTTTGAAGTAATACCAGAATCTAAATAATATGCATAAAATGTCTGATTTGGCACAAGCATTCCCTTGCCACCATTTTTAACAATAGTTAAAAAGACATCCCAATCCTGTAATCTTTTTAAATTTTCATCAAACATCGGAAATACTTCCCGGCGCATTAATGTCATGGTCGAAATATAATTTCCCTGCATTAATGCAGACTTATTAAATTCAATATTAGGAATCTGAAAATTTCCACGCATTGGGTGTGTTTCAGGGTATAATACTATTCCGTGATATCCGGTATATACGAATGAAACATCAGGATTATTTTCAAGTTTTTCGTACAATGCTCCAATATAGTCTGCTGGCAATAAAATATCATCATCACAAAAAAACACATATGGTTGAGTAGAACGTTTAAAACCATCATTTCTTTTTTTAGGTGCTGAACCCTCATCATCGTTGATAATGATTTCATTAACCCCATTTGCTTCAATCAATGGTAGAACCATATTCTCGAAAAAATCCTTTCTTTGTTTACTTAATGGAACAATTACACTAACTGGCAATCCGTCTTCAATTTTATCTACTTGTATCATTCTTCATATGTTATTAGTAGTTTATGTTTATATTTATTTAATAGAATATGGCAAATAATTTTTATATTTTTTAATAAATAATTTTCTATTTTCTTCCCACTGCTCGTTAACCATACCAATTGATTGATGTAATATTCTAATATCAGTAGTTACACCAATATTATTACCACTCAATACATTATTAAATCCAAATGAAATATCGTAATAGTGAAATCCTTTAAAATCTTCATCCCAATCATTAGTAATGTTATCGTAATTTACTGCGATAAACAAACCATCAACTAAAACAACAGGTTTAATGTACCCGGGAATATGTTTAGAGTATTCACTTGTCCAAGTATTAATACTGTCAGTATGTTCAACAATACCAAACATCTTACTTTTATCATCCCACCAAACCCCATTTTCAGCTAAATATGTACTTCCAGCAACACCTATAATATCAAAATCAGTACTATTAAATTTAGTAAGCAATAATCTACCCCAATTATTTGTCTTAAACGTAATATCGTTATGACAAAAAACCATTATTGAATCATCACTATAATGTTCACGATGTGCAGTATTGTAAATCTGAGGTAAGCTAAATTGATTAAAATTTGGATAACAGACTACAATATGGTTAACACCAATAGTGTCCGAAACATGCTTTATAAATTTATTATTCTCATCTTCAGTTAAATGTGAAGAAAAAATAACAATAATTTTTGTTTTTTTCATAAAAAAATATGTTTGCAGTATATTGCAACTGCAAACATATTAATTAAAAATGAAATATGCAAGAATTATTGTTTTTTATATTGTGTTAATGTTGCCTCATAATCAGCCTTTACTTTAGCCAAAGGAAATGGTATTCTAATAAGAGCACCGTCAGAAATATCAAATTCTGAAACATATTCTGGATTAGCATATAATATCAAGAAATCGTAAAATGGATTTCCATAATATTTTTGAGATAATTTATCCATTCTGCTCGTTACTGAACTCCAATATTCATATTTATCACTCTGATTTATAGGAAGATTTACAAATGGCATTGCATCAGTAGTACCATTTGTATTTTGGAGTATTGCATATCTATTATAGTCTATGTATGGCATTTTATTCAGTATTATTTAAATTTCTCGTAATAAATTTACCTGTTATATTAATATTATCGACACTTGACATATTAGCAGTATCAATTCCGTTACGATAACTATCATTTAAAGCAGCCATTGCTGAAGGTAATAAATACATGCCCTTATCAGTATAACTTGAATTAGCATAATAATTAAACGAAACTGCATTTTGCAATGCATCGACAGGTCCTTTCAATGATTGACCACCCAATATTTTCATAGTTAAAGTAATTTTAGCCATCATTGGCTGCATACCAAAGCCTTCGGGATTCATATCCCAAGTAGTATCACTATAATCAAAATTAATAGTTTCAATAATCACTTTAGTATAATAAAAATCACCAATTCTTAAAATACATATTGGTTGACGACCAAACACTGAATTTCTAGCTCTTAAAATACCATTTGCATCAGGTTTTACATCATATCTTTTAGCCGAACCCTGTCTAGTACATTGTTGCAAGAAGGTTAAACGCTTATGAAAATCTTCCGGGGTTTGTGAATGAAATGCTGGATATAAATAATTATCTTTTATTGATTTAAAACCATCTAAAATTGCAGTTTTATCTTCTCTTCTTTCTTTCATCATTGTTGATGAATTATTTTGAAGAAGACTTAACTGAGTTTTAATTGCCTCAATTTCACTTTTTAATTTATCAACAGTTGCTTGTTCATCAGATGTCAATTTATCAAGCTTTGGCTGATATGGTGTTGAATTTCTAACGATTCTTATTCTTGCATATCTTTCTTGTTTTGCTTCCGATGTAGATATTGCTGCTGCTGTTGCATTATTTGGACTTGCTTGACTACTTCCAACACTTGAGACACTACTAATATTAATTCCTAATTGATTAATTGGTTTGCCAAACATTGCTTCCAATCTTTTAGTAATTAATATTTTAGCGGCATCTGCTCTACGCTGTCCTAATTTTTTATTATAATCAATTTCAGCCTGAATATCGTTCGGATTAGCTTCAGTATATAATTTAGTTGCACCACCATGTATTGCAATATCATAATATTTTCGATTTTCTTCGTTTTCATAAGTATCTTTTAACATTTTATTTAATTCAACAATGCCAAATTGGTCTGTTAAACCACTCATAGTATATTGTGAAAATGAAGGTGTTGATGTGAATTGATACATAGTTTTACCACTATAATCATAAGAAGTTAACCCGCTTATAAAATATACAGGTTTATTATATCCATAACTATTATTATCAACTTTTGATAATACTTGTGATGTAATTTCATACGCATAATTGCCATACATCTTATCAATAATAGTACTTTCTTCACCAACTTTAGGTGAATCATTTGTAAAATATATTGAAATTGCATCTGGAATTTTAATTTCATTAAACTTAATATCTCTTCTATTAAGAATATTATCAATTTGATTCTGAAGAGAAGTCATTTTACTCTCAAGATTACTTGCATATTTTTTTTCATCATTAAAAATCGTACCATATGCAAAAAATTCTGCAATTTCCTTTTGCGATGTTAAATTTTTTACTTGTGGTGGATAGTCAATTAACAAACTAAAATTTAATGTTGCACTTCTTTCAGAATTCATGTAATTATACATCGGTTCATTTCTACCCACCATTACAGTTGGTTCAAATTTAGCTGTTGCTGTTTCATTAATGTCAATAGCATATGGTGGAAACCACATAATACGACCATTAAAAGGACCTACTTCTTCTAATGGAATTTGTGAGCCATATTCATCGTCAATAATACCATATCCCTCTTTACTAATTACGTTAATGGCTAGATTTTCAATACTAAACATTAGGTTTTTGTTATTTATACCATTACCATTGTCATTAATAGTTGGGTGAATTCTAGGCATTACTGAATTATAAATAACTGAATCCGGATTACCATTATATACACTATTGCCATCAAATCTAATTGCTTTAGCAAATCGATTATAAGGGTCTAATACAGAATGTTGACGTACACCTGTTTTACCAGCAAATGAAGGTAATGAATTGGCTGATGCATTCCATAATGCAGAACCATTAAAACCGATTGGTTCATTATTATTATTAAGAAACGCTTTTCTAGTTAAATCACCAATTTTACCTTCAGTAGCATTTATTAAATTTCTGGTATATTCTAATAACCCGCCTCTTACATTGAATTTTTCAGTTAAATCCTGTATTTGAAAATTAGAATATGTATCTTCATCTAAACCTCTTAAATCAGATGAACTTTTATTTACTTCATCAATAATACCATCTCTACCCCAAACAATTTTATTAGTAAGACCATCATTTTTAAATGGAGTTTCGTCATCAATCCAAGTATTGGAAATTGAATTTAATTTAGCGTCATTATTTAATTTAGTTTTTCCAAAATACGATTCAACATATGAATTATTTGGTGCATATTCTGTATTATATTCAGTACTAACAGAATTAATCATATTACTATCAGCAATAACAATAGCTGAAACAGAGATACTATAAAATGGACTGTATGGGGCATATTTTATGGCATCATAATATTTTCTATTAGCCACAATACTTATTCTAGGCAAAATAGTAACACCAGCAACATCGGCATATGAATAAAAAGTACTATTAATCTCATCCGTGTCGTCAGGTTTATATATATTTTTATTAACTAAAGAATATAAACTTTTTAATTGTCCAATACCTGTCTGTTGAATATAATCAGAGTTAATTGATGTTGGCTTAAATGGATTATTTTTCTGAGGATACCAATATACAGCAGAACTTAAAAATCTACTAAATGCAGTAGTACCAGTTTTAATGGTTACACTATAATCAATCTGTTTGGTGAATAATTTAGTTGAACTATCTTTATCAAAAAGATTTGCCACATTTATTTTTGGAAAATTCTCTTGAGCAATACTTGACATTGAATTTAATGCCATTTGTTTACCCAACATAGCCAAACCAATTGTTGCCAATGGAGTTTCATTATTTATTATTCTACCATAAACAGTGTTTTCAAGATTATACGACTTGAACGGTGTTAATCCAGCAATAATGGTATTTATTGCACTAACCGTTTTATTAACATTATTATCATTACTAAGAGGATATTCAACATTTGGTGTATATAAATTACGAGAATTTAGCTTTTCCCTTAAAACGCTAGTGCTTGTTAATAATCTTGAATTTGTTCTATTATCTTGAAGTGCCATTAAAATGTGATATTTTAAAATAAATACTTGCATATTAAATTTATAATATCTAATTTTACATTGCCGGAGTCTACTCCAAACCCGGAGCTAGTGATATCAACAATATATACTAAAACAATAATTGGGATTTAATTATAATTATTCAATTTTTCAAATAAATTTATTACTTTTGATTTTATTTTTGAATATTGGTTACAATATGAGCATAGCTATCCTTTTATTTCAAGTTTTGGTTCGATTTTTAAATCAAATCACAAACATTGTAAGTTTGTTTCTGGTTTCGAAGAAGCGAGAAAAGCTGTGTTGTGTAGCGGAAGCTTGCGTGAGCGAAGCAAAACTGCGTCAAAGTTACAAGAAAAAAATGACATATTCTAGTGATTTTCTCAAATATGCCATTTTTTAACATTTTTTAACACTTTTAGCCCGGTAAACCTTGTGTTTTTGCCTCAACATTTTTTTGAACAGCAGCAGGTGCTTTATAAACTTTTTGCATAAACTTCTGACCATCAATGTTTAATGTTATATCACTTACAACTGCAACATTTTTGTCAACAAATTCTACCTTTAATGGAGATTTTAATAATGTTGCTAATTCAGCTAACATACCTCCACCTTTATTATTCGCTTTAGATATTGATTCAACTGCATTTTGAATTGCAACAAAGTCTTCTTTTGTACCTTTTAAATTTAGTACTGCATTACCCATTTGCTCAAATGCTGTTCCTGCTTTAACTAAGGCTGGTGTTGTTAATGCAATAGTTGCCATTGTTGCAGCAAAAACTCCTAAACCAATACCACCGAAACTAAACATAGCTAAAGATGCCCCAATTGCTGCAATACCTCCGGCAACTTTTAACATATCTGTGCCAGCACCTTTGCTTGAAATGACTAAATTAGCTAAACCATCAGCAGCTAATTTAATACCAAACCCAACGCCAACCATTGCAGCACCAATACTTATTGCAGTTAATGATAACATACCTAAACCAGCAGCAGATAATTCAGCACTTTTACCAATTAAACTAATTCCAACTGCAGCAGCTATGCCACCAACTACAAACCACCCAATAGAACTTACAATACTTTTTAATGTTTCTGCTTGTTGTGGTGTTAATTTTGACATAGAATCTGCTAATAAACTAATACCTGCAGCAGCAGCACCTATACCAGCACCTATACCAAGTGCAGCAGCACCTATACCAGTACCACCACGCATTAATCCTTTTCCCGCATTTGGATTACTAATTCCACCACCAGTAGCTAATCTAGCTTTTCTAGCTGCACTTCTTTGGTTTATATACCCACCTAATCCTGTAGTTTTTGTACCATTACCTGATATTTTATCAATCAACCTTTCGCCAAGTCCTTTACCGCTTAAACTAAAAGCTATTACTGCTTTATTAATCAAAAAACCTGCAGCCATCATCCAACCAGCAGCTTTTAATAATGTTCCACCTAAATCTGTTTTAGTAATGCTATTAATGAAGTTGTTGAAACTCACCGCAATAGGTCTAACCCACTTAAGCATATCATTAATACCTTTGAGCATTGGAAGCAATACTGTTTTAAATTCCTCGATTGTGGCTTTAAGTGCTTCATCAAATGTTTGAGCAGCCATTGCTCTTTCTTTTAACGATGCTTGTTCTTTAACAAATGATTTTGCTTGATTTGCTGTTAATGTCGATATATCTTGCATTCTACCTGCTAATTGGACTTCAAATTTACCTGATTTAGCATTAAATATTGCAGCACCTTCAACTAATTCTTTTTCTCTGTCAGTTAATCCAGTTCCAGCTAATTGTCTAGCCATTAAGTCTAGTTCTGCACGTCTTTCTGTTATTTCTGTCATTTGTTCGGCAGTAATACCTAATGATTGTGCAACACTTTCTAGCCTTTGTCTATCAGCAGGACTAATAAATTTTTCAAATGTACCTTCACTATTTTTTTTAAACGTGACTAAACCCCTAGTCATTTCAGATAATTTTTTTGTTAGTTTATCTGGTTCATTACGTGCAAGATACATCCATTCTAACGGGTCTGTTTTTGCAAATTCACCACCCATTACCTGTAAATTTGCTGCCAAATCAATTGCTTTTTCAAGGCTTTTAGCAGCATCGGCAGCAGATAATGCATCTTTCATATCAACTCTAAATTTTTCAGCATTCATCGCCATTTCAGCAATTCCTTTACTTCCTGATTTAAAGCTATATGTATTGACTTTTTTAAAGTTATCGTTTAAGTTTTTTAATACTTTGGTCGTATTAACACCCATTCTTTCAGAAGTATCAACAATACCTTGAACATATTGTGCTGTTTTTCTAGCGTCAAAACCCATTAATTCAAACTGTGCGCCTAATTTGGTTGCTTGCTCAATTCCTAATCCAGTTCCAAGTCCAATGGATGTAATGTCTTCAACCATTGAAGCAGTTAATGCACGTGCTCTACCAGTTTCTTCAGCATAACCTTCCATAACTGATTGAATTGTTGCTAAACTACCACCCATACGAGCAACATTCATTGCCGATAATTCAAATGATTTTCTCATTGCATCGGCTTTAGCACCTGACATGCCTAAATTACGGATTGTTTCTCTGATTACTTTATCAGATTGCATCAAATACTCCCAAGTCTTAGATAAACCAGTATTTAACTTTTTAACTAAATCAACACCAGTTTTACGATTTTTATTTTCATCCTTCAAGTATTCATTTATCTTACGATGTCTATCTACCTGTCCATTAAGCGTTTTAAGGTCTTCTTTACTTAGATTAAGATTACCAGCCAACATTTCACCGATAAGCCTTTCTTGCTCACGTTGAAGCATTTTATCGTTTAAAATTTGCTTTTCAATTGCATCTTTTTTTTGTTGTATATCCGTTGCATTAAGATATAATTGATTTAGTGCTTCTTGTTCAGCAATCAGTGCTTTTAGTGTATTTAAGTCGTTAGTTGCCATGTATTAAAATTTGTTTATTATAAATACAAAAGACCGGGATTTTTATTTTCTCGGTCTTTTTGATTTTGCAGCTTCTTGAGCTTTTTCAATTTCCTCATTTTCCTTCTGTAATAAATATAGAAAATGTCTTCTACGATAAATTGGAAGATTTTCTATATAATCTGCTTGGAATTTAGCATGTTTTGTTAAAATATATATTTCTTCATTAACCATTTTTTTATACTCACCTGCTAAATCCCGGGGAAAAAAAAATCAATTCCTACTGTTAGATTAGCATTAAAAGTATATCCGTCTTTTGCCATAAATTCATATGACATATCAACGTCCGGACTCACATCAAGTATTTTTCTACGAATAGCATATGCATCAAGTGCTGGCATTGCATCAACAAATTTATCAATATATGACCTATCTGTTTTACCATTAATTGATATTATAGTTGCTTTTAATTTAAGTGTATTATATTGATTGAATTCTTCATTATATGCTTCTTGAATTGCATCTGCTCTTTTTTTTATGTTTCTATCTTCCCCGGATGATAATAATTTCACTTTTACATTCTTTTTTCTCATAGGAATCTCAAGACTAAAGTATCCATTTTCATCTGGCAATTCATTGATTGTTTTATATTTCAATTTTAGTAAATCTACTTTTGTTGTAAAAGGTATACCAGAGCGTGGGTCAGTTACTTGAACTGTATAATCTGAACCATAACTTGAAGTTCTTAAGAATAAAAGTAATGCATTTCTATCACCTTCAAGTAATGTATCAACATTAATTCCCGGGGTCTTTATTTTTCTTTTTAATAAAACATCCAATACAGTACCATTTTCAATTAATGAAGGTGTTGTTAACAAATCTTCGTCTTTAGAAGTCATATATTCAATTTTTACTTCAGATATTCTGTTAGAGTAAAATAAACCATTTGATGGTAGTTTAACTATTTCATATGAAGTAATTAAATCAGGGTCAGTTTCTTTAGACATTAATTGTTCATAATCTTGTTGATTATATGATGCTTTAGGTATATTAACATTAGTTACAACTTGTTCATCATTTACAATACCTCGACTTTCACTATATTTTTTTAATGCATCGCCGATACTTTCTTTTTGTGGTGTTAAATTATCGCTCATTTTATAATTTTTTATATTTAATTATTATTTCATCGATAAATACTGAATATTTTTTTTTCATCATAATTCAAGATTATTTTTTTTATTACGTAATAGCATATATAAGCAAATAATTATATTAAAAACACTTAATTATAAATATGCCTAGAGATAGAGTTAAAGAAGAAAATGATTATAATGAATTAACTAATGTTAAGGTTAATAGCACTGAACAGGTTAATTTAATTAAATACGAAATTGCAAAATTAGTTCCTAATGACTTAAAAATTATAGCAAAAAATGAAAGTCAGAAAAAATTAATTAATTCAATAAAAAATAAAGAAATTACCATTTGTTCTGGTCGTGCTGGTACTGGTAAAACTTTTGTTGCTTTAGCATATGCACTTAGTTTATTGCGAAAAAATACTAATAGATATAAGAGATTATATTTAGTTAAATCAGTAAGAACATTAAAAGATGAAGAACTTGGTTTTTTAAAAGGTGGTGTGAAGGAAAAATTTGACCCATATATGTGGAGTTTCTATATTAATATGGAAAAAATAATTCCTGAAGCAAATATTGAAATACTTCTTGAAAAAGAAATATTAAGACCATTTCCACTTGCTTTTATTAAAGGAACTACTTTAGATGATTGTATTATTATCGCTGACGAAATGCAAAATATATCGTTAGATAATGCACTCACACTTTTAACTCGTATTGGTAGTAATAGTAAATTAATATTACTTGGTGATATAGACCAAATTGACTTAAGAAATAAATCGGAAAGTTCATTACAGCCACTACTTAAAATGTATAAAAATGTTGATGATATTGGTGTTATTGAAATGGATAATACTGATGATAGTGTTAGAAACCCAATAATTAATATAATTATTGAAAAGTATAAAGAATATATCGCATTAACAGGTGAAACTAAAACAAATAAGTTAAATAAAGATAATAAACAACTCTTAGTTGAAAATGAAAAAAAAGATTAATCAAATATTAGTAATATATGTTGGCGTTGCCGGGATTCGTTCGGAAGATATTCCAGCTTTTGTTAAGAGAATAACTGAAAAGATATCTCCAAAATCTATTGAAGCTGAAATTATTGTAATTCCAGTACAAAAACAAGATACCAGAATTGAGTGTATTAACCCAATATATATTACCAATGAAAAATTAATTGAACAACATGAAGAATTGATAAAAAAATTAAACGAAGAACTCCAATATCAAGCGGAGCTATTAAAAAACAAAAACAATGAGTAAAAAAATTAAAGTTGGTATCGATATTAATGAAATTTTTAGGGCAAAATGGCTACAATTTGATAGATTTTATGCTCAGGAATTTGGTGAAGAAGGGATACCTGAACAACCATATGTTTATGATTTATTCAAGCACTATAAGTTCAAAGATACTGTTGAAACAGAAAAAGAACTTAAAGAACCTGAAGATATGCCTGAAAACATAAACCCTCTTGAATATCAGGTTGACGAAAGATTTGGTGAAGCACCAGCAGATGCTTTTTTATTTAAAGCACCTAAAGAAATTAAACTAACGGCTAAAGAGGTATATAATCGATTTATGTATCAAGACTATGTGTATGAAATACATGCATCAGCACCTATAATGTATCGTGGTATGGATTTACACGTAAAAGAATTTTATGAAAAATATGGTAATAATGTGGAATTTACACTTTATTCTGTTGAAAATTTTCTTAGCATTCCATCTACGTTGTTCTTTTTAAGTAAGATGACTAGTAGATTTAAAAATATTCGTTTTGTTGATAATGCTATTGATATGTGGAACGATTCGGATATTCTAATTACTACCGACCCTGAAATACTAAAATTAGGTACTCCTTGGGGTAAAAAATTAATTAAGGTTAAAAGACCTTACAATGAAAACATTAAAGAAGGTGTATTGGAAATATTACAAATTGCTGAATTAACCAATAACCCGGATTTTGAAAAAATAATTAAATATAAAAAACAATAAAAAAAATGAGCGAAGATATGAATTTAGCAGCTCAACAAGCTGAAAACGAAAAAATTGAAAAAATAAAAGTTTCATTAAATAAGATTTCTAACAAAGAATCTAAATTTTTATTTTGTGTGCCTGAATCTCAAAGTCCTGTGGCTAGTGTATATGAAATTTATTTTCATGCTACAGTAGTTAAAAACATGGGATATGATGTAACAATTTTAGTTGAAAAGGGTGATTATGTTATCCCGACATGGATTGAAAAAGAATTGACTAATCATAAGCATATGTCAATGTCTGACCCTAAATTAATGGTAGGTCCTGAAGATTTTATGATTATTCCTGAAGTTTATTCTAACGTAATGGAACAAACTAAAAATTTACCATGTGTGCGAATTGGTTTATTACAATCTGTCGATTATATGATTAATTCATTAATCCCGGGAACTGATTGGTCATCATTTGGAATTAATGAAGTTATTACTACGTCAACAACACTTAAAGAATGGGTTGAAAACATCTATGGTAATAAGTTCAATATCAAAACATATAATATTGGTATTCCGGAATATTTTGAAAAATCAAAAAATCCACAAAAACCAATTATTTCTGTCATTGGTAGAAATGCTAATGAAATTTCAAAATTAGTTAAACTATTTTTTGCAAAATATCCTCAATATAGTTGGGTTACTTTTGACCCAATGCTTACTAAAAGTAAACCACCACAGCCAATGCGCCGTGTAGATTTTGCAAAGAGGTTACATGGTAATTTTGCTGCTGTTTGGGTTGATAGAATTTCATCATTTGGTACATTTCCACTTGAATGTATGAAATCAGGAGTAATCCCAATTTGTTTAAAACCCGATATCATGCCAGATTATATGGTTGAACGTGATGAAAATGGTCTTCCAGCTAAGATTGTTGATGGTGGTGGTGTTTGGACTGAAAATTACTATGATTTGCCAGTATTAATTGGTGAAGTTCTCATCAAATATTTAGATGATAGCATTACTGATGATTTATATAAATCTATGGACAATATTGTTGCTAAATATACACAAGAACAGTCTGAAAAACAATTGATTAATATATATGAAGAATATATTAACAACAGAAAACAATTACTTGAAACAGTATTAAATCCTGTTGAGAGCGAAAAATAATTAAAAGTTAATAGTTGATAAATATGAATATTTCAGTAATAATTCCAGTACATGAATATAATGACTTAATTAAAAGTTATTTAGAAAAATCAATTGAATCAGTAGTTAAACAAGAAAATACTACGAGTCTTCCTAAAATTATTGTAGTTTGTCCACCAAACATTGAAAATGATATTAAATTATTGTTGGTTGATGTTCCGGGAGCTACGGTAATTGTAAATAATGGTGATACCTCATACCAAGCACAAGTAAATCTCGCTGTAGAATCCATTGAAACCGATTATTTTACTGTTCTTGAATTTGATGATGAGTTTAGTACGACTTATTTCAACAATGTTATAAAACATATTAATGCATATCCGGATATTGATGTATTTTTAAGTATGTTAATTGAGGTTAATGAAAAAAATGAAGGTATTAAAGTAACAAATGAAACTGTATGGGCACAACAATTTGTTGGGGAAAATGGTGAAATGGGTTATTTGAATGCAAATGCATTAAAACAATATACAGATTTTAAATTATCCGGTGCTGTTATTAAAAAATCGGAATTTATTAATCTTGGTAGATATAAAGTAAATATTAAATTAGCATTCATGTATGAGTTCTTACTTAGAGCATTAAATAATGCCTGTAAGGTTTATACAATACCTAAAATTGGATATAAACATTTGGCAACAAGAGAGAATAGTTTATTTGATAATTATTTGAAAACGATGCCTGTTAATGAAAGAAAATTTTGGTTTGATACTGCAACTACTGAAGCTAATTTTATTACCGACAGACAAATTGATATGACTCGATTATCTAAATTGAGAGTTGTATAATAAATAACATTTAGTTTTGAATTTATGTAAAATGAGAAATAGTGACAATGGTGCACCATATTTTGCAGAAAGAGAAGAACAAGCAGTTATTGATTATATAAATTCAAATTCAATTGAAGAAAAGAACCAGATATATAATGAAATTCTGATTGAGCCATTTCGCAAAATGATACAATCAATATTAAGGAGATATCCAATTCATATTGGAAATTACGATATGAATGAAGTTGAATCAAATGCATTATCTCATTTGATTGAGCACATGGTTAAATTTAATCCTAATAAAATAACTAAGTCTGGCAATAGAACTAAAGCATTTAGCTATTGCCAGACCATTATTAGAAATTATTATCGTGACCATAGTAGAAAAAGTTATTCAGAGAAAAAAATTAATTTATGTTACGATGATTTTGTTGATGAGATAAATGAAAATAGTGATTATAGCTATGAAATTGAGCTAGAAACACAACATCATTTAGAGCAATTGATTAACTTAGTTGTTGAAAAAATTGAAATCAGAATTGATAGTGACAAGTTAATGAAAAAGAATGAAATTATAGTGGGTGATGCAATTATTAATATTCTAAAAAATTGGCATTTATTGTTTATGGAAGACAGTCCATCAGGTAAATACAATAAAAGAGTTACAAATAAATTTGCAAAAAATAAAATTTTACTATACTTGAAAGAACAAACTAATTTAACTACAAAAGAAATTAGATTAGCTATTAAACCATTCAAAGACATTTATTTTATTGAAAAAAATGATTATTTAGATGATTAAAATTAATGGTGATTGAATTATCGGTCACCATTAATTTTTAATAATTAGTATTTATATGTACTAAAACTATTTTAGAAAAAATAAAATCAATGTAAATATTAATAATATGCCGAGACCTCAAAGAAAACGATTAGAATTTAATGAAGAAAGTGTAAATAAACTTCTTCAAGAAATATATGATGAAAGTCATAATATTAAAGCAAAAATAAATAGATTATTTACTAAATGGGAACTTAAGGTAAAAGAAGGTGGTGAAATTGCTGCGATTGGTGACCAAATTGTAAAACTTATTGCTGCAGAAGCAAAGAACCAAGACCAAAAAATAATGCTTTTAAGATATCTAAAAGAAGTTGTTTTTGTAAATAAACAAAATAACGATGGTGATGGTGGTGAAAGCTCAAGTCAAGGTAGTGGAAGTGTTTCTGCTGACAGAAGAAATGAATTGCTAAATATGGTTCATGATGCAATTGAACAAAGAGATAAACAAAAAACGGGTAAATAATGAGTTTAGCTGATAAAAAAAATGATGTTTTCACTAAAATTAGCTCGTATACTTCATTTGCACAGCAAGGTAAGTTAGCGAGAAAGGGAAAAATGTTTCCATCAATAAATAATAAAAAAGATGTAATACCTTATTTATTAGATGTGTTAAAAACTGTTGCCGGAAGCGAAGCTTTAAAACAATTGATGGGTGGAATGGTTACTGAATTAGTTGATATATCAGAAACACAAGTGAAAAATACTTTAAAACAGCAATTTACTCAAAATAATTCTGATGACGATATTCCAAGCACCATAAAAAATGATGGTATTGATATTCCAGTAAAAAATATCGATTTAAAACAAAAACTTAAAATTGACCCTAATTCGGATAGTGGTAGTTTAATTTATAATGAAACTAAAACTAATTTTGATAGTGTTTCATATAGTGCAATAAACAATCCCGGTAGCTCAAAAACATTTAATGGTTTGGTAATTAAATATGATGATAATAGTGATTCATTTAATTTAAAAGTTGATAGCGACGTATCGATTAGTAAATTTTTTACCGATTATATTGATAATGCCGAAATTATTAATAAGAATGAATTGGTTACAAATATAATGGATGGCATATATGGCACATTTTCAAATAAAAACAATAGAACACCTCAACAAATACTTGAAGATTTAAAGGTTCAAAAATTGTTAGAGCAGGCAGCAAATGATAATAGTTCTTTCATTATTCCAGTTAAAGATTTGAATGACTTGGAGGAAAAATCAAAACTAATGTCAGAGGGTATTGGGTATTATGATATGGGTTGCGGATATATGGGTGTTTCATTATCATTTAATTCATTAAATAATTTAGTTTCAACAATATCTGGCTCAACAGACCCTTTTGTGGTTAGTAATGCTATTGAAAATACTATTAATGAAAGCACTAGTGGTAGTACTGCATCCCAAAACATTACTGCAGAAAATAATGAAACAATTAAAGACGGATTTTTTCAAAAAATAATAAACATATTTGTAACACAAATATCACAAATATCAACGCAGTCACCACAAATACGTGCTTTGTTGTCTATCTTTAGTTTTATTCAGGGTGGTAATAATGAAATTAGCACACCATTGCAAGATATGAAAAAATTTAAAATTTTTATCATGTGTTTAGTAAAAAAAATTATTGCAACCATTAGTGAATTTATTTATAATTTAGCAATTGGTTATTTAATATCATTATTAACCCCCATAATAAAAAAAGTTACTGAAGAAAAGATAAATCAGTTTATAAAATTAATTAGAAGTCTTACTTCAAGTAAAATTATTAAAACAATTAATACTACGTAATTTAAATAGAAAAATGAGCATTGATTTTACAAGTATTGACTCAATTATTGAGGGATTTGATAGAATTTTAAGTCTTTCTTCAGTTGGAAGTCCACCACCAGTACCAGTACCACTTATATTGGTTGGAGTACCACAACGTACCGGGTTATCCCCAACAAAAATTGCTTCACGAATTATATCAAGAAAAAGTGAAGCAGGGTTACCAGTGGGTATTTTGCCATCAGGTGGTGCAAGTCCTGATGAAATTATGGAGAGAATTAGAATTGAAGAAATTGTTAATGCATTACAACAAGAAGCAATTATAACTGTAGCAATTCCTCCGGGAATATCATTAACTGCTGCGGGTATATCGCCTACAGGACCTGTTTCTGTTTTTGGGTCAACAATTATTTATTCAAAAGGTTATGCTGTAATACAATAATTATGGAAGATTTAAGTAAATATAGTGCTATTGAATTACAAAAGACGATTAACGATATTAATCTTAGTCATGATAAAATAAAAAATGAAATCATTGATTTAAGCTTTGAAATAGATAGACTTCAAAACATTATTAATGAAAAAATAATTGAAATGGAAGGTCTTGAAAATAATTATGTTATTTTTGTTGGAGAATATATGAAAAGATAATGGGATACGATAAACCAGTAATACAAACATCAAATCCTTTTAAAAAGGAAGCTAGTACATTTGAAATTACTAGAACAATATACTACGGTGAAGTTATTTCGATTGATGACCCCACTGATGGTGGAAGAATTAAGGTAAGAATTCAGGGTTTTGATAATAAAACCTCTAATGACGAATTGCCTTGGTGTTACCCAATGATGCCAAAATTTTTTCATGCATATCCACGTATTGGTGAAGTGGTTAGAATTTTTATTGAAAATATTAAATATCCTGAAAGAAGTAGATTTTGGCAGGGAAGTATTATATCACAGCCACAAAAAATTGGCTATGATTCAATATATACTGCTCTTTCAACAACAAATTATGGTTTAACTGTACCAGAGCCTGCTCCATCAAAATATCCCGATGCTGATGGTGTTTTCCCACTAAAAACCGATATTGCAATTGTAGGAAGAATAAATACAGATGTGATATTGCGTATAAATGAGGTTCATATTCGTGCTGGAAAACATGAAAATGATAATATATTAAAACTTAATACAGTAAATCCGGCAGAAATTAGTTTAGTTTATGAGCCAATATCTGGTACTTCTAAATATAGAAGCAGTAGTATCATTACAAGTGATAAAATTGCTTTAATTTCACATTCAGGTAATCCACAATTTAAAGCAGCTCGTGTTGAAAATAAAGATAGAGAAAAAATTTTTAAAGAAGGTCACCCTATTGGAAGGGGTGATATTATCATGGAAGTGCTTGAGATATTTAGAAGAGCATTAATTAATCACATACACGGATATTCCGGACTGCCTGCAGACAAAACTGCAATTATTAATGATTTGGAAAAAATAGACCTTAATGCGATAATTAATGAAAATATAGTAATAAACTAAAATTATTACTATATTTGTCGCAATGAATATTGAAATACAAATACCACCAGAATTATTTACTGTTTTTAATAAAATAGTATATTTCGATGAACCACATAAATATTATGTGGATAATAAGGAATTGATTTCAGTTACAACTTTAATCCATAAATATCAAGAAAATTTTGATGAAGAATACTGGTCTCAGTATAAAAGCAATCAATTAGGATTGAAGCAATATGAAATCATTAGAGCATGGAATTTTATTAATTTAAAGGGTACTACAAAAGGGTCAATTATTCATGATTATGCTGAAAATTTGTTTTTAAATAAGATTTTTAAATACCCAAAAGAATTAATTTATAAAGAGTTTGGATTTGACCCCATTCTAAAGGAATATGAAATAACTAAAAAACATGTCGATAACTTTTATCATGATACGTTTGGAAAGTTAATACCAATTAGAACTGAATTGGTCATGCATGATGCCGAAACTCTTATTGGTGGAATGCTAGATATTCTGTTTTATAATGTGAAAATGAAAGAATTTCAAATATGGGATTGGAAAACAAATAAAGAATTTAGCTTTGAAAATAAGAAAAATCATTTATTGAATGATTTGTTTGTTTTAGAAGATTGCGATTTAGAAATATACTCATTGCAATTAGGAATTTATAAATACATTATTGAAAAGTACATCCCAATAAAATTAGGTAAATCATATTTAGTATGGTTTTCACACAATAATGATAATTATAAGATTATTGAGGCTAAAGACCGGAGTTATTTTGTAAATAAAATTATTGAAAATCGAAAGTTTGATTTAGTTGCATAAAAAAAGCCACATCGCTGTGGCTTTTTTTATAAGTTTAAGATACAACGCCAAGGTTGTATTGTTAAAGTTATTTTTGATAAGTCATCTGATGAATAATCGTTGTCTCCAAAATCAATTGAAACAATCTGACATTGCTCCAAGAAAAATTTTGATACTTCAACACCTGTTGGGTCTAATTCCTTCAATAAGATATTTTTCTTATATCCGGCAGCATAACCCATACGACCAGTAAGCGATTCTGCGTGCAAACGAACCCATTCCATTAATTGCTGTGATGAAGAAGGACCTATCGGGTCTAAAAAGTCGATAGTCATTTCATCCCAAGTATAACGTCCAGCAACATAATTTTTTTCATTCATAAAATCTATTTCGACTTTATTAATTTTCATTGAAGGTCTTTTGAATTTTTGCACTTTCCACACCTCAATGCCTAATTCATCCGGAAATTCTGCAAAAAATCTATTTACTCTTTTTGGTTCATATTCAAAAGGGATACCCCTAATCATTTCTCCTGCCATAATATTTAACTATTTAATTTATACTATTTATGTTTTTTTAATAAATACTGTCGTATTAAAAATATTACTTCGGAATTCGACCAGTTCTTAAATAATGTCTATGTTGTGAATAGTTTAATTCGTTAACATTGTTAAGTTGTTTAACTTCCGATTTTAATACTTCCACCACAGGTTCTACAATTTCATCTACTACTAATTCAGCTTGTTCTTCCTCAATAATAGCAGGCTCAATCAATTCTGGTTGCTCGTCAACAACTTTTTCAGTCTGTTCATCAATATTTGACTCAATATCTTCCGTTTTTGGCTCATTTTCTTCGATATTTGAGCTTAATTTATCTATTGCTTGAGCTTCATTTAAAACCACTTCATCGTCTAAAATAGGGGTTGTATTAACCAAATTTTCGTCTACAACGATATTTTCATTTTTTTTCTTTACCATTTTAAAATTATTTTTAATTGTTGTAATTTTTTATATAAATACGTAATAAAAGAAAACCCACAATAATGTGGGTTTTCATAATTATTTTGTGTATTATGCACCAACATCAGCAAATGATGCACCTGATGGTGTAATTGTGAATGTAATTCCAATAAATTCAACAGCACGTGTTGGTTTTAAGAATATTTCACCATATAATTCATTTCTATCACGTGTTTCAGGAGTATTGTTACTGTCATCCATTTTAATTCTGAAGTCGTACAAACCTCTTTCACGTTTAATTGTGTCAAGCACAGGTGTTGCTTTAGCTAAGAACTGGTCAATTGTTGTTTGGTCGTTCTGTTCAAATACAAGTCTGATTGCAATATTTGAAATAAGGACTTTAATTTGAAGCAATAATCTACGAACATTGATTCTGTTAAGTGCACTGTCTTTAACTTGAAGTGTCTTTTGACCAAAAATAGCAGTTCCAGTTTCAGCGAAATCTTTAATTGGATTAATTCTGCCTGCATATAAAATATCAGATGCTTCTTGAGATATTTTATATTTTGACTTTCTTGCATTAGTTACACCACGATTCAAACCTGCAGGAGCAAACCAAGGAAATGCTGTATTATCAGTAAATGCCATTGCTCTCACAACTTCACCTGTTGGTGGAATATATACATTGATATTATTCTGAGTATCTCTCACTTGAATCCAAGGAAAATAAGTACATGAATAACTAGAATCAATGTCTGCAGTATCGAGCAAATCTACAATATCTTCAGATGCAACTACGTCTGCTTTATTTTCACCAACAGTTACTGGAATGTTAACATCGGGTGAATCAATAACATATAATGTATCTGCTCTTTGTGTTTCAATCATCTCAATAGTATCTTGAACTAAAATATTTTGAGAACTCCAATCAATACCCGGAGTTGCAAATAAATTGATTGTTACTTTTTCTGGATTTGCAAATGTATTAATGGCTGTTTGCCATGCTTGGAAATCATTATTAGGTATTACATTAATTGCAACGCCATCAAAGATTCCGTTTTGCTGGAATCCGTCGTCATATGAACGATTATTTCTATTTACATTCCATCCATCAAAACCACCAAAAGGTACTAATGTGAATTTTCTTGATGCTAATAAATAATATTCAGAAGTCGGACTGCTTACATCAGCGTATGTCTGGAATTTATCAATACCACATTGAAAACTAAATCCATTTGATGTAACACCAGATGCATATTTATCCATATGGAAACCTTCAGAGTTTACATGAGTACCGTCTAGACCATTAAAATTAAAGAAATTTTGGTTAATACCAGTACCAACAACATTATCAGTATCATATGCGTTTTCAGAAACACCTAAATATACTTTCTTAACTTTATCACCAGCATTATAGTCATAATATGTTTTGTAGAAAATTTTAGGTGCAATTGCTTCATATGAACCAGTTGTTGCTGATTGTGCAAAATTTGTAAACAAGAATCCTTCGAAACCTGCAGGAAAATCGCCAACGGTCAAATCAGAAGCTAATTCAACCATTACATATTTACTTAAAAGGTCATATTCACCATCCGATGTACCGATACGCTGACCGATGAAACTATTTTGACCTTTAATTAAAGTACACTTGGTAAATGATTCTAATAAATTAATATTATCATCAGTATCATAAAAACTACGAATCTGAATATCAAATTCAAGCGTTGCCGGATTAATATTTGCAATACTAATCTTAATTTCTTCATTTGCTGCATCACCATCTGAAATACTGATGAATTTAAACAATCTACTAACAGCATTACCTTTAACTTGTGAAACAACCCAAGGAGTTTCAGGAGTTTTATATTGAGTCTTATAATTGCTGAAATTATCACTGCCTGAAGTAGTACCACAAACAAGTAAATTGTCATTTATTCCATACGCATATGGTAGTGTTGTTGGAATACCGTACGATGTAAATCCTGATGTTGCTGGATATGATAAAATACTATCACCAAAACTATCAATCTTTTTAATTAAATCTGGATATACTGCTTCAACCCAAATTTTAGTGTTTTTATCTTTTGGCTCAAAACCAATTACGTTTGGTATAAAGCTACTTGCATCAGGATTTAATGAAACTACATATGTTTCACTAGTACCACTGGTTGCTGTCAATTTAAATGTACCAAATAAATCGCCAGTACCTAAATTGGTTGTGTTTGCACTTAATCCTAATGTACTTGTTTGCCATGTAGTTGTAGCAGGTAGGTTAACATTATCAATTACAATGCCTCTACTTCTAATAACTGCAAGTACCATATTTTTGTAATCAGTATATTCAGTACCAGTAAACGTTGTAGCTGTTACCGATACAACACCACTTCCAGTACTAGCAGTATATGATGTTACAATAAATGAATATGAAGTACCAGTAAAATCAGTATCATTAATTTTTTCAAAGCCTGAAAAGCTTACACCAGTATCGCCTGATGCATTTAATGTTACACCCAAATATGCATTTTCAGTAAATGATGCACTGTATGGTGCTAATACAGTATCAATTGCAATTGTTGATGGGTCAACACCTGCGTTTAAGGTAACTGCCCATGCCTTACCTGCATTATATCCACTTAAACCTAATACTCTAGTAACCCAAAGCTGATTAGATTCTTCTAAATATGTATTAGCTACATATGGTAATTGATATTGAAGATTTCCTTCTGGAAATCTGTTAGCACTCTGACCACCAAATCTATCAGCAAACTGTGTTTTGTCTTGAATGAAAACTGGTTCAAAGGCAGGTCCTTTTAACGTTTCACCAACAAGACCTAATGTAGTAATACCGACATTACGTGTAACGAATGTTAAATCACGTTCTTTAAATTTTAACCCCGGTGAGGTAAATACAAATTCTGCCATGTTTATTAATTATTTAAATTTTCTTGTTATTTTAAATCTCTAAGCAATATTTTGCTGTTATCAATAAATACTAAAAAATAATGCAAAAGGAGCTTTCATAATAATATTGTAATTGCCTCATATATACCATAAAATCATAATTTTTCACTTTTTTTGTTTTTCGAAGTCATATTTTTCGATTTTTTAATTTTTTTGTTGAAAATCATGTTAAATTTCTCAAAAAAAATATTTGCAAAATTTTTATTTTTTTTCATATTAATATGGTTTTTATGAATTTAGTATTTATAGAAAAATATTTTCTATATGAATTTATCGCAACGCATTTATCTTGGTAGTGGAAATACTAGCAATGTCGGAAACGATGCTCACATTAAAGTAAAACTCGAACAAAATATTAATACTATTGAATTTTTAAGTATGAGTATCGATGCTGAAGACGTTTATCAAAACTTCAATTCTGATTATGGTGTTTTAGTTGGGAGAATAATCGCTAATGATGGTGTTGGTGTGCCTAATGCGAAAATTAGTATATTTATTCCTCTTACCGATGAAGATTCGGTAGATAGTGAAATTGTAAGCATTTATCCGTATACTACACCTAGAGATAAAAATAATGAAGGTAAAAGATATAATCTATTACCACGTGTTTCAACATATAATCAAGAAGTCGGTCAATGGATGCCTAAACAGCCATTTGGTTCATTTCCAATAAAAGAAGAAATTGTTACAAACACTAATATTTTAAATGTATATAAAAAATATTATAAATATACCGCATTAACGAATGAAGCTGGCGATTATATGATATTTGGTGTTCCTACCGGAACTCAAACAGTACATATGAGTGTTGACATTACAGATATAGGAAAATATAGTATGAATCCAGCATCAATGGTAAGTAATCTCGGTTATTCACCTAATTTATTTACCAATAATAATAGTAGAATTAAGCCAAGTAGCGATTTAACTGACTTACCAAATATTGAAACTCAGGAAATTAGTGTAGATATTATTCCATTCTGGGGAGATACTGAAAATTTTGAAATTGGTATTACTCGACAAGATTTTAGAATTAGGTCGGTATTAAACAACACATTTGTAATATTCGGAAACATTTTTACAGATAGTAGTCAAACATTATGGGGTGATGATGCAAATAGCTCAAGACAAATATCCGAACTTTTTCTAGTCGTAGGAAATAATGTTACTGAAAGAAATACTAATGTAGGTATTACATCAAAAAGAACAGGAAAAGTTTCAGAAAAAATATATTATTATCCACCGAATATTAGTGATGGTGATATTGATAATGGAAATGTTGAACCTGACGGTAGTGATATGATTTTATTAGACCCGTCTTATTATTCAATATATCAAAAAGACGGTAATTTTGTATATGTTATTTCATGCAATAGAAAAAGAATTGTCACTAATGAATACGGTCAACCAGTCGAAATATCGTATAATTCAACGGAAGGTGTATTTACTGAATTTAGAGGCTTTATTACACTTGAAATAACAACCAATGATGCACCCATTACAATAACCAGTGCTATCGGTGCTGATACAGTTGTTGTACCAATGAGATATAAATTTAAATTTCCACAACACGCTGATGAGACTAAAAGTTTTGATGTTGAAGACGATTCGGCAAACACCAATGCTTGGAGAACTCAATCATATAAGTTTGAATTTAATAAATTTTATAGTTTATCAAAATTTCACGGTTTAACATATAATAGTATGATTGGTGATAATTCTCAGAATAATAAATCTGATACGTTTTTGGGTAATAGCAAATTAAACAATGTTACTTATAGTCCCCATAGAAATGTTGGAATTATTGTCACTGGCGACATTTATGATGGTGGTGACATCGTTATTCAAAATTCAATCTATAAATATCCATCAAATGGTGTTAATGACACCAACATTAATTCTTTTGGAGCAAATTGGATGAACTTAAGTATATATCTACCACAATCTGGTTATTTGAAGAGTGGGTTCGGATTTGTTAAAGACATTAGAATTGCTGATAATTTCACATATCAAGTTTATGCTAGTGGTGCATATTATAATGATTTTTTCCTTGAGGATAATACACAGATAATTGCTGGTGGGGATTATAATACTAAATGGTTTGCTCGTTCAGATTTACATTGGACTGATATTATAGAAGTACCGTTACCTGACATTAAATATATGAAAACCATACCAGATAAAGGTTTTATATCGAGTGGAGGTTTAACTGGTAACTATCGCAATGGTGTATATAATCCAGACCCAACAAAATGGAGTGCTCCATGTCCTTTTAATGGCGGTAAATTATATGGCATACCTACTTCAAACATACCAGACACAAACACATATTTTTATAAGGGTTTAGGTAGTATTGACTGCATTGAATATTTATATGAATTGGGATTAATTAACTAATAAAATTATTGGTATTTATAAGATATGGATAATAAATTTGAAATATTATTAGGTAGTAAACAAAATATAGTGTCAATTAATACTGACATGTCAGGTAAGGTTGAACTAATGAATAAAACTAAGGAAATTATCGAATACGATATTAATAATTTTCTTAGTGCTACTGAAGTTTTTTATGCTGAAAGAGCCGAAAATCAAATATATCGAATTTATGGCAGAATTGAATATATGTCATTACTTAATGGTCTAAAAAATGACTATTATGATTTTGAAGATTTCTTTTCACCTCAATATAGCGGAAATAGTAAAAACTTATTGAATTCATTTGATTTTTATTTAGTTAGACCATCAACAGGCTATACTAATATTAGCGGAAATAGTTATAGCAGATGTTTTAAAGTAATTGCAACACCAAATGATTTTGAATTATTTCCAGTTGGGTTTTCAAATAATTTATTTGGAGAACAAATATATTCATTTAATTTCAATGTAGATATAGATGTATCGAATTATTATGATGAATTTAAATTTCCGGTAACTGAATTATATTTATATGCTCAATATAAGAAAGTATTGTCCCCGGAAGAATCATTATTTGGTATGTTTTGGTCAAATGGTGGGGCATCAACAAAATCTGAGATATTAACAAAAACAATGAATGTCGATGATATTGTAAAAACATTAAATGATGAGAAAATTTGTGATGTTATTACATATAATAAATCTGGATTTACTCAAACACAAAAATATTCACAATATTTTTACATTTATACGCCATATAGCTCAACAAGATTAGTTTGGAAATATAATCCATTTATGCCAATAAGATTAAGATATTTAACAAGTGACTTATATAAAGCAAATACTGGTAGTACATCTTATGATTTAGTACAATCTATACCACCATATGCAACAGAATATCCGGTCAATACAGGTAATTTTATTTGGAGAAATATTATGCCAGAAGGCTATACCGACCCATTAACCGGAATTGGAACTAACAATCCATTTGTAAACAAAAAGAGATATGCATTTTCAGCAATGATATTTGATATAAGTCCTGATTTGGATGATTTGATAACCAAAAATGCATTTAGTGAGGTTTGGTTTGAAAATAATACAGACTCTCAATATTTTAAACCAATTACTAATATCAATAACATAGGAAAACCATGTCAATAATACGTGAAAAAATAAAATATATCGGTAGTAATATGTCGGTTAAATTTACAATCGGCAATAATGATGATTTTATTGGTTATCAGCAGGAAATAGACAATCTTACTGAGTTAACAGGTAATGAACTAATTAATCCTGTTGTTGATGTTGAAAAACGAAAATATAAATTTGACATATCTGCTGAAATTGTAATATTTAAGTTTAGTTTTAATGGTCAGGCATTTTTCACTCAGGCAGGATTTACTTTAGATGAAATATTGGGAAATTCTAAATCATTTGCAAATAGTTTTTTTATATTAGATTATTACAATGATTATAATCCATATACTCAAACTAAAATATTTACGACGTATATTACAAAATTAACCAACATACCTTACTATCCAGTTTCATCAAATACAAGTCAAATATTTTATTGGTATGTTCCTGAATCTTATATTAGTACTCAAACTGGTGAAACTAGTATTGGATATGTAAAATTTAGCTTTTATAATGCTAAAACAGGTAAAATAACATTGTTTTATAATAAAAATAATGCAGAATTAAGTACACCTGAAAAAATGTATTTTAAATCTGAATTAAATCACAAAAATAAAACATGGAAGATATTAAATCTTATTGATTTCTTCGCTGAAGGCATTGATATCTCAACAACATCAAAATATTCAGAAAGAATTGATAATACTTTCTCTAAATTTGATAGCACTACGCAAGTATATCCATCAGGTAATAGTTATAATTATAAAACTAATACCTATAGTACACAAAAATAAATATTACACTATAGTATAACCAATTTTAGGTTTGCGTGTTGTTTTAACTATTTCAAATTCTTTTTCATCCTGAATAAATCCAAGTATTTTTAATGCATACTTAGATACGAAAAATCTATCACCATCAATGTTTTCGATTGGGTTTGATTCAGCAAATCCTTCAAAAAGTAGTGGCATTGGGTTACCATCAATAAATACATATTCTTGACGAGATGCAAAGTTTTTTAATACTTGTTCGTCGTATTGGTTTACGTCAACCCTGTATTTTGTAAACAACGCCACTTCAAAAGTTAAATCGACATTTGTTGGTTCTGGCATTCTAAATTGCAAATAAATAATCTCACTATTATCAAGTATTGGAACATTTAAATATCTGAATTTTCGTGGTTGTGGAATACGGAATTTAGTTCCTAATCTAGTCCCGGGTTGTTTGTCAATACGTCTTACTGTTATATATGGTGTTGGAACGTTTTTATCATTATCCATAAACTTCCATGTCTTAGAAAATTCACCCCAACGGTCATTATCAAGATAAAAAGTAGGCACGTTTCTTCCATCGAGAACCGCTTTCATACCGTCTTGATTTACATAGTCAAACACGCCTTGGTCTAAATCCTCAAGTAAGATTGTTCTTGGCAAGTATTTTGTTTTTACATCAGTTTGACGCATTAATTCTTCAATTCTTTCAATGCCATAGTGAAGATATTCAGTACCTACTGCAGGTGGATTTGTGTCTAATGTATATTTAACTTTTTTTGGTAATGACATATTTTAATTTTTTATATAAATACTCTTTGATTTTAATTATTAATCGATTATATTTGCGATGAAAATTATTGATAATGTTAGTAGAACGTAAAGAACATATTGAAGATGACGGTAATATTGGATATATTGAATCTGTTTTCGAATCAGGTAATGTATTAAAAACAACATATTTTCCGGCTATTCAAAGATTGTACATTGCTTTTAGCAGAGGGCATACATATTCTTATGGAAATGTATCTCAAGAATTGTATGATGAATTTGAGAATTCTGATTCACAAGGCGTATTTTTCCACAAAAAAATAAACAACAATAAATCATATCCACCTCGAAAGGAATTTACTCTATATCCTAACGAAGTACAGGAATTGAAACAAATTGTTGAAGAAAATAAGAAGGACATTGATGACGATGAATAATATCGAAGATTATCAGAACCTTGTTGAAGTACTTAAATCTGCATTAAATTTTTATGCTAAAGCAAGTGTTGAAGAAATGACTATCGATGGTGGATTTCAAGCTAGATTTGCCTTATCAAAAATAGATGAAGTTAATGCACAATATGAAAAAATGAAAAAAGAATATGATGATTCTTTGATGATTGATGATGAAGATGCAATGTTAAATAAATTAGAGAACGAATTAGAAAACCTAAAAAAGATATGGAAACAATCAAATTTAAAAAGTTAATACCCGAAGCACAAACGCCTTTTCGAAAATATAATGAAGATGCTGGGTTTGATTTCTATTGTACGTCAATTGAAAGATTGCCGGGAAAAATAATTTACCACACAGGAATTGCTGTTGAAATACCTACAGGTATGGTGGGTTTAGCATTTCCTAGAAGTTCTGTTGTGAACAAGGATTTAATGCTGAAAAATGGTGTAGGTGTAATTGACGCTACATATCGTGGCGAGGTTATGTTTATCTTTAATGACACTAAAGAATATTCTGTAACTCAGAAAAAAGAAATCTTTAGTGTGGGCGATAGGATTGGTCAAATGGTATTTTTATATTTACCATCGGCAGAGATGATTGAAGTTGACGAACTATCGGAAACACTTAGAGGTGCTGGCGGTTTTGGACATTCTGGAAAATAATTATAACATATAAATATATCAAGATTATGAAGGGTAGAACTGGAATCAAGATGAGAAGAGAAAGTGCTAAGAAATTATTAGAAGCACAGTTGAAAAAAGGCACTAAGCCTGAAAAGGTTAATGGTAAAACAACGGTAACACAAATACCGTTAACCACTACTGATATTTCTCGAATAAACCGGGAAATTGAAACATTAAATAACCGATTAAATAGAATTGCAGTATAATGGCAGTATCGTATCAATCTCAGTATGCTAGGATTCTTAATGAATTAATTGAGAATCCATTGAAAAAAAGACCGTCACGCATCGGTGATATACATGGTCGTTTTGTTGAAATAATGCGTGTTGATTTACAGGAAGAATTTCCTTTAATGGATATTAAGAAAATTCAATTCAGCAATATTATGCATGAATTATTGTGGTTTATTGCTGGCGATACTCACATTAAATACCTCATTGAGAACGGTTGTAATATTTGGACTGACGATGCTTATCGCTATTATAAAGAAAAGCAAGAAAGCATGAAGGCAGAATATATTAAAATCTATGGTGATGGTGCTGATGTTGATGGAAAAAAACCCAACGATAAATTTAAACCTCTTGATAAGGAAACGTTTATTGAATTAGCTAAAAAAGAAAAGAATCGTTGGGGAGAATTAGGTCGAGTATATGGTAAGCAATGGCGTGAATTTAATGGTCAAACAGACCAATTACAAAATTGTATCAATACCTTGTTAAAAAACCCTGATGACCGGAGAATGATTGTTGTGGCACATAACCCTACTGATATTGAAAATGGTATCGTTGGCTTACCGAGTTGCCATAATATGTTTCAATTTCATACCGTGCCGTTAAGTTTTGAAGAAAGATTAGCAATTAAAAAAGAAAGATTTCCGATTGATACTCAAGAACTCGATACTGAAGAAAAATTGGATAGATACGGCATACCTAAATTTTATTTGAACTTATGGTTTAATATTCGCTCGAATGATTTCTTCTTGGGTCAGCCATATAATATGGCATCATATGCTTTATTAGTGCATATTATTGCTAATATTGTTAACATGATTCCTAAAGAAGTTGTGTGTACTGCAATTGATTGTCATTTATATGACGTACATTTTGAGGCTGCTCAGGAATATCTTAGAAGATATTATAAACTTCTCGAAGATAATTATATTGGAAAAAATGTAAATTTATTGAATGAAAATGATATAACTTTTTGTAAAGCCAAATTAAATATCAAACGTAAATTAACTTCAATTGATGATGTTAATGCTAATGATATTGAATTGATTAATTACTATCCTCAGTCATATATTAAAGCACCTTTATTAACCTAATTATGAATGATAGATTAAAAGACGTTAGCCTTATCAATGAACTTGATTTCACATTTATTGATGTTGAAAAACAGTTAATAGAAGACGAAAAACGTTATGGTGATACATGGAAAGAAAGAGGTTTACATTATAACGGTAAATCACAAGAAGAACGTTTTTTTGATAAAATGAACGAATATTTAAAAGATTATCGTGAAAATAATAAGCCCGTTCCTTGGATAAAAATAATTGGCGAAGCACATATTGCTTTAGTTAGAGAGAAAAAATTATCACATTAATGCCATTTTTATATGTTTCTATTGGATTATTAACAATTGTCATATTATTCTTAGCTGCATCAATATATGCTTTATTAAAAAAAACCATATACTTGTCAGATAAGGAAAAGGAATATGTTTATTTCGTTATTGATATATTTGAACAATATGGCGATGATTTAGGTATTCAATCAAAAGAACAACATAAAAAATTAGTTGATGAACTTGAAAAAATTAAAAAAAAGATAAAATGAATAAACTTGAATTATTGACCGATATATTTATCGATGAGGAATTTATTTCTGCTGATGGATTTGATGATGCTATTATTGGTGTTAGTGAACTTAAGCCGAGTGGGGTATATGTTATTGTATATTCTATAAGCAAGTGTTTAAAAATTCTCATGGAAAGAGATGGTATGACATATGAGGAAGCTATTGAATATTTCGATTTTAATGTTGCTGGCGCATATGTGGGTGAAAAAACACCTATATGGGTAGACGATGCATTATTTGATGATAATGCAGAACCTGTTGATGATGTTACATCTGAAACTGAATAAAAAAAGGAGTAGTTAAGCTACTCCTTTTTTTTTTTACATTGTGAATATTTGGTCTACAAAGCCGTCCCTATCATTTTTATACCAATTTTTAAAATCGTAAGGGTCAATTCCTTGTTTTTGTAAATGTTTTGCGGTTACAATATTTACTAATTTTGGATTGATTTGATTATCTTTTATATCTTGGAAGAAATAATCTTTCTTAAATTGACGTAATTCTGCCGGGTCATAACCACCATATTCCCAACCATTAACAATTTTACCATCAACTGCTGGGTCAACGCCTTTTAAAACTGCAAAGTGAGAATATTTTGGATTCGCACGGGTTACACCCCATTTAGACATTTCATCAACAGGCTGTGTCATTTCTTCATTTAATTTTGGTTTAAATGAGCTATCTACTTTACCCATTACCTCAAACAATCGTTGTTTTTTATTATTATTTGCCATTTTATAAAGTTTTAATATAAATACTAATTAGTTTCCTTTTGTTTCATGCAAAAATGGCACAACGTCTTCTTTCACAGGAGTACCAGTAATTTTTTTCCAGTATGGTTTAAATCCACCAATAGTTTTAAGTGTTTCGTCAGTTACGTTGTTAGCATTTTCTACTTCATAGAATCTACTTTTCTCACCACTCATATTATATTCGACAATATCACCACGGTCAATTTCCAATTGCTTTTCTTCAAGTTCTTTTAAATAAACACCAAATGTAATTGTACCTGTATCATCACGAGTAATTCCCCCCGGATTATCACCATAATAGTTTTGTTTGGCTTCGGTAACACCTACCATCACATTTATACGCACAGGTGGCATAAATTTTTTATCCTTAGTTTTTGCTTGACCATATAATGCATGGGTTTTAGTCTCAATCACATTAATTTTATGTATAATAACTTCCTGCGCATTATCCGTTTGCAGGAAGTTTCTACCATACATCACATCTAAATCAAACGAATTGTCTGACATAAATAATCCATATCTATCTTGTTCTAAGTCAATTATTTGTTTTTTCTTTTTCATACTACAATAATTTTATATCCGTCACGCTCTAATTTATGTGTGTTTTCACAAAACATTTGATATTGCCTGTTAATTGCTTCAACAGGAACATTAGAACGGTTTAATCCTGCTTTAATGTCGTTTTCGATTCTTAATTTACTTAACTCAGGGTTAGCTGGAAAAATTTTTGCACATGCTACGAAATCAACATCAGCCATTTCACGGATTTCAGCTAATAGTTCTCTACGTCCTTTAGAATATACGTTAGTTGCATCAAGTATAACGTCCTTACCATCGCATAATCCTTTAACAATTCTGCTTAATGCAATTAAGTGAATCTTAGATGAATTAGGATGGTCATCAACATTACCATTAATTTCAAATCTAAGCATATCGTAGGATACTACAATAGCGTTTGGGTCGGCATGTAATCTAACCCAAGTAGATTTACCACTTCCTGAAATACCAACTAATAATATTAGTTTTGGTTTTTTTGACATTAATTTCAACAAATTTTCCATTTTAAATAGCGATAATAGGAAACATTGGCGGTTGATAGCCACGTTCCTTGTTAACATTTTCAGCTATTTTAGCACGTGTTTCGGTTAAGGTTGCTTGACTAATTCTACCTAATTGCTCAAGAATTAACTTTTCTGTATCATCTTTCAATTTAGTTCCTTCATCAAGCAAATGACGATAATCCATTGTCAATTGCTTTTCGGCAACACCTAATTCACCGCTATAAAAGCCACGAATTCCACCGATAACCATTTTTACTTTAGCAATAAGTAAATTACGAATTTGTTGATGAGCAACATCATTTAAATTACCCCATTGCAGCACTTTGGTTGGAGGGTCTGATGGTAATTTTACAGTATCATCATTTTCCTCTAAACACTTATCCCTTGTTTGTGGATTGGTTTCATAATACCAATACCATACCTTTCTTCCGGCATAATGTTTACCCCAAGCACCTGAAATTTCATGTCGGTCTCCGGGAATCGGGTACAAATGTAATATTTTTTCTCCATTTGCCAAACCTGTGATGCGATAAGTTAATGTTGATTGTAAAACTCTTTGTTTCATCCTTCTATCTTGTGCAGCTAAAAGTGTTGAAAATGTTGGTTGCACATACATCGCAGGACGACCAAGATATGACCATCCAACCATACCCGGCGACCAAGCATTTAATGCAAATGGGTCAACCAAACCTTGGTCTATTTCAGGTGGAGTTTCCCATAATACTTCATTAACTTCCCTACCTGCAGGTATCATATAATGTTGTGTATTAGCTTCAGTAACAATGAAATCACGTTTTAATTCCCATCCCGGTGCTGCTGGTGCATTAGTACCTAAACCTACTTGTTTTGAATATGCGTAGGTAAATGATTCCATATAGTGATTCGATTTATTCGAAAATGCTGAAAGAAAATCGCCATTTTCTTTACTCATACCTTCTAAACTAATCCATTGCTGTTCAATCAACCAATTATTTACAATTGATGAATAATCTTCAACAACCATTTCGAGATATGAATCCATCATCTCATCTTTAATTTCAAATGGTCTGAGAGGAAAACCAAGTTCGTGTTTAACATGTAGGTATAATTTATTTTTATCAACCGTTGTAATTAATCCCATAATATACTATATTTGCATTTTAGTATAAATACTTTATAATCGTACTATTATGCATAAAATTGAATATGAAATAAAATTAAATGAATCAGGTAGACCATACGTCTCATTATCTGATGATTATGACAATAAACCGGAGGATAAATTCTTTGTGTTTGAACTTGCTAGATATTTATTGGAAGGCACTTATTTTCGAAGAAAAGCTCAACTAGACTCAAATGCTGCAGAAATTATTGAAAATTCAGTATCATTATTAGGACAGGTGAGCGATGAAATGGCTGAAATTTTATTTAATAATATGAAAGCTGCTGGTGATATGGATATGATGATGGATAAACGATACCATATATGTGTTGATACTATTGAAGAACGAGATGCGTTACCCGAATTTATCGTTTATGGTGATAAAATTTATCAAAGACAAGAAGGTCTAAAAGTATTTGTATTATCTGAATTAACTGGATTACAGTTGTTTGAGTTAAAAGACGGAATTACTAATGATAATTGGACTATTGTGAAATGAAACTAACATCAGAACAAGAAAGAATACTATTATTCACGAAAAAAAGACCCGAGAACATATTAATTAAGGCTTTTGCGGGTTGTGGAAAGACATTTACTATTGTTGAAGCAGTAAAATTATTACCTAAAGACAAATCAATAATGTTTTTAGCTTTCAACAAGCATATTCAAGAAGAATTATCAACAAAACTCCCGGAACACGTTAGGTGTTATACGACATATGGGTTAGGCAATTCAGCAATTAAACGTAAATATGGTGATAAGATAGTTTTTGATGAGTTTAAAATTGATAAAATCATTCAAAAGAAGGCAAAATCTTGGAAATTAGACGAGGAATTTGATAGTGATGAAGAAATATCAATTTACTTAAATTCAATAAAGAAAGTAGTTAATTTATGCCGTTTAACATTAACATTAAAGCCTGAATATGTTCCATATATTGCTGACCGCTATGAAGTAAACTTAAGAAAACCAAACGATTTTAAGCGAGTACTTAAAGTATTAGATGAAGCAACAAATGATAGAAATTTGTATGATTTCACTGATATGATTTTTTTACCTGCAGTCGATAACAGTATTTGGATGTTTCCACAAGATTATGTTTTTGTTGATGAAGTTCAGGACTTAAATCGTTGTCAAATTAAGATTATTGAAAAATTGTTGAAAAAAGATAAAACAAGTGGTAAAACTATTGGTAGGTTAATTGCAGTTGGAGATTCATTTCAAGGAATTTATGGTTTTAATGCTGCTGATGAAAAATCTTTTGAATGGTTTGAGAAATTCCCAAATACTAAAATATTACCATTATCAACCTCATTTAGGTGTTCAAAAAACGTAATAAAAAAGGCACAAGAAATTGTTCCCGATATTAAGGCACTTGATGACGCTCCTGATGGCATAGTTCGTGAAGGAAACGTCTTGACCGAAGCACAGGGTGGTGATTTTGTACTTTGTAGAACAACAATGCCTTTAGTTAAATTATTTTTTGAGTTTTTAACACAACACAAAAAGGCAATTATTAAAGGTAGCGATATAGGTATACATTTAATTGAATTGATTGGTAAAATCAATAGTCTTGAAAAATTAAAAACATTTTGGGAAGATGAATTATCTAGGTTTAAGAAAGATTTAAAATCAACAGGTATCTTAAACCCGGTGGAACATAGTGGATATTCCGCATTGGAAGATAAGGTAACTACTTTGTTGTTTTTAGCACAATTTGCTACTAGTGTTGAAGACCTAAAAATTAAAATTAAAGCGATTTTTAGTGATAAAATTGAGGGCATTTGTTTAGCAACTGTTCATAAGGTTAAGGGATTGGAAGCTAATCGTGTCTTTATTGTTAGACCGGATTTATTGCCATTGCCAAATACAAGAAGTTGGCAGTATATTCAAGAAAAAAATCTCGAATATGTAGCTATCACAAGAGCACGTTTAGAATTAATTTACGATAATAATTGGAAGGATGAATAAATTAAAAATAGGAGAAAATTAATATGAAATGGACAATTGTTGTTGAAAAAAATGAGCGTGAAAAAATTGAAGTTGTGTATCATCCATTGAAAGATAGTTTGGTGTTTACTGGTAAATATAGAACTAAATCACATGGCTGGATTGATTTTTCTACTGAAGAGATTAGTGTTACTACATCTGACATTGATTTAAATGTAATAAGAACGACAATATCTACGATACACGATAAATTAAAAATCAGGCGAGAAGTGTATGATAATTTATCTGAAGGTTTTAATTATATTCAGAAGGTTGAATTAGAAGAATAAAAAAGGGTCGGAATTACCGACCCTTTAATATTTCCACAATATGTTTTTTATTATTTTATTTTTCGAACATCGTCTTGATATTGTAGATTGATTTACGTTTTCTGCTATTGATGCAGATAATGTTGACTCATATTCTATTGTAGTATTGTTGATAATATCTACTTTATATACTTTTTTTAATAATACTTCTTTTTGTTTTTCAGACAATCCATTCTCAAGTTTTGTTTTACTGATTTTTTCTTTAGTCTTAGTATCACGAGATTTACCTTTCCAATATTTTGGAGAATTAATACTTAATTGTGTTTTTTCATCCTCTGTTTTTGTTTTACCGTATTTTTTTGCTTCATCAGTACCTGCTTTAGCTATTCTTCTGTTAATCCATTCTTCAGATTGAACAATGCCTAAATGTGATTTAGACATTTTCTCTAACGTCTCAGTATCAGGAATTGCATTTTTTCCACCGGATTCAATATTATACCCAAATTCTTTATTGTTTGAATTATATTTTTTAATGTAAGAGATTTCCTTTTCATTTAATTCTTCCAAATTCTCTGCAGTATCAATTACTTCAAATTTAAAATTACTCCAACCATATTTTTTAAATGCATTGTTTAAATATACATTGCCAAATCCTTTTTCATATTCACGAATTCTATCACGTAATGAACGAATTGTTTGCCCTACATATATTTTATTGTTAATTTCATTTTTTATTAAATAAATTATTCCTGAAATCTGATTATTTCTTTTGGGATATGGTAATAATAGATGCTTAATACTATTAATAAGTTTTCTATTTTCTGTTTTATTACCGATGAAATAAAAATATCTTTGTTTTCTGTATTGTGGTACAAATATAGCATCCGGATAATGCTTTAAAATTTCTTCACGGCGCATACTACCTATTTTATTACGTATCCACCGTGACAATCGTAATTTACCATTGATTATAACTCCGAATCGAGTTGCCATTTTATTACCATGATAATTGCCACTCATTAAGCCAACATAATACCAATTTAATGATTGATAAATTGTCCCAATCTCACCAGCAGCAGGGTCTACAGTAGCTGTAATTATTTTATAGTTGGTGGTTTTTTTTAGTATATCACAAACCCTGCTAATAAAATATGATGCTGTATTTTTTGGTGTCCACCATAAACAAACCCCACGACTTAATAGCAGAATCTTATCTTCGTATCCATATTTTTGCCAAGCACCAGTATTTTCAGAATATTCATTGCCAAAAACTAAAACACCTCCCAAATATTCACAATTATTAATATTAAAATATATCCCAAAAAAATATTTACAAGCAAAAGGCATTGAATGTAAATATTCATACTCTAATATTATTTTTGTTGCTGTTTTTTTATTAATTTCTCTTATTGTCGTATTATGTAGATTTACATGATTAATATCAAAATCAAGCACTTCAGACAATTCTTTTTCTTTTCTAATTTTATATTGATATGAAACCATAAAACTATGTGTTTATGCATAAACACGTACAAAGATAAAAAAAGGTTGCATAATATGCAACCTTTTTAAGAATATATTAGAAATTATTATTGCAAATCACCAATACCAAAAGTTTGAAGACCATCGCAATAGATACGTCCGTAGTAACGGTTCAATACCATTTTCTTAGCATAACGAGTCATGATACCACGAATAGGAGTGAAATCGAATGGGTTGTACATTACAGGAGTTAACTGCATTGGTACGTATGGAGCGTATATGTAACCGGTCTCTAAGATGCTATTACCTTTGTGTCCAATAAGGATAGTATTAGCAGGTGAATATGGGTCACGGTAAACGATGTAACGTCCACTCAATGTACCGATTTTTTCGATACCCATGTTATATTTGTCCTGTTCAGGAGCAGCGTTTGATACGTGGAAGTATTCAAGGTCATCGAATACAGCACTTACTTCAGGAGAAACAACAACCCAAGATGCACCACCACGAAGAGTAGCTTTATGGATTTGAGCAGAAATCTGGTTAATCTTAGTGATTAATGTCTGATTCCAGTCTTTTTGTGTTCCATAGTAAGTATTTGATTGACGACGCAATCCGTTGTAGTCCCAACGAGCAGTCCAAGCAGCACCTCTACGAAGGTCACGAAGAATTTCACGGTCGATTTCAGCAGCCATTTGTTCTGACAATAAAGCAGTTAATTCAGCTTCAGCATCAATGTTATGGAATGCACTAACGTCCTGAGCTAATTCAGGTGTCCACATAGCACGCATTTTACGAGTTTCTACGGAAACAGTAACTTGGTCAAGTTGGAAAGTAACTTCAGCCATTCTTGAATCTTCTTCAAGGTCTGAATAACTTCTATATTCGTAGTTGAATGTAGGAGTAGTTGTAGCACTCAATGGTTGATATCCATTAGTTCCGGCATACTGAACGTCAACAACTAAAGTAATAATACCAGCTTTGTCAACGATTGCCTGACCGTATTTCTGTACCTTTACGTTGAAAGGAATTGAAGAACCAGCAGGAATGTTTTGGTCAGTAAATCCAGCAGGAGCTACTAAGTCAGCATCAGCAGTAATTTTCAAAGAAGCAAGGAATGATTCAGTATCCATCTGAACACCAGCAGGACCTACTAATTTACCTGAATCTGCTACCAAGAAACCACCAATTTGTACAGTGATAAATTTATCAGTACCGATAACGAAAGTAGATGCAGAAGTTGCACCAGTGTGAACAGTCATGTCACCTTTTGAACGGTCGAACAATGAAGTACCTTCTTCATTATATTCACTTGCATAGAATGCATCGTATAATGAACGAGTTTCGAACTGTGTTCTTGAAGTTGATGGTTTTGTTGCAGCATTACCATAAGCACCATCAGGTGAAGTATGCTCAAGACCAGCTACGTTTGTATGAGTACCATCTTGTACACGAACACTAGCTTTTGGGTTAATGTAATACAATTTACCAATAGGTAAATTCAATGCTTGAACCGACACGATGTCGTTAGCAAGTAATTTTGCAAATACTCTTCGGATAACCGGGAACGCTACGGTTTCAAATTGACCTGAATTGGTCGAATCTGAAGATTCGTTAATCATATAAGACAATTGATTTTCAAATAATTGAGCACAATTTTCTTTTACATTACCTTCCAAACCTTCCAATAAACCGATTTTTTCCCAACGGTTAGTTGTAATTTCTCTTTGCTCACGAAGTTGTTTTAATCCGATATTACCAACTTCAGCACTTTCTGTTAAAAATCCCATGTTATTAAATTTTTTTTATTTTAAGTTATTATTTTTTACCTCTTTTTTCTACATATTCAATAAGATTTTTCATGCGTGAAACATGCTCATTATTTGAATATGCTGTTTTTTCGACTACTTCATCAAGTTTTTGTTTTGAAGATGGCTGTATCGAGGCTGATACTTTACCTTTAATACCTTCAGAAATTGTTTTTTTACCACTTTCATTCATTTCTGTTAAGAAAGTTTTATAAACATTCTGTGATTCAGTAATACTATCAACTTTTTTAAATCCGTTGATAATTTTAATTTTATCATCTTGAGTTAATGCCAAGCTTTCATTTACCAATAAATTATTAACGTGTGCTAAATTGGTGTTGAAAACTGCCATTTCTTTCAATTGATTGCGATATTTTTCGAGTGCTGTTTTGTAGCTTTCAACCAATGACGTAGCAGAATCTTTCAATTTTTTTGTTTCGTTCAATTTTTTAGTTAACTTTTTGTTTTCTTCAATTAAACTATTAAATTTCTTGCTTTCATACATGCCTTGTGTCGATGGTCTTCTTCTTTCAACTGCTGCTGGACTACTAGCATACGCAGGACGTGGATTATGAGCTGTTGTAATTTTATTTGTTGCATGTGAAACGCCTAAAGCTTCTTCGATTTCAGGTTTATAAGTTTCTTCTTCTTCCTGTTCAGGTAAATAAGATTCTTCTTCCTCTTCTTCTTCAGGAGCGTAAGATTCTTCTTCCTCTTCTTCTTCTTCCGGTGCTGAACCTAATACTGATTCAATATCAGCAGTAGTAATATCATCGCCTTCTTCCATACCTTCTTCTTCCATGCCAGCACTTTCTTCTTCAGGATTCATACCTTTTAACATTTCGTCAATTTGATTTCTCATACTAACTAATTGTTGATAAGCATCACCTGTTTGTCCAAGTGGTTCGCCACGTTTCTGTAATTCAGGACGGGGTAATCCACTCATGCCTTGAATTTCTTCTTCGATTTCATCAATAGTGATGATTTCATCTTCTTCGTCGGCATTATCCAATGCAGTACCTACAGTACTCATGTCAAGTTCTGAAATGTTGAATTCTTCTTTCAAATTTGAAATAGGTTTACCTACAGTAGGTGGTTTAATTTTTTCCTTAAATGCAACACCTTTACCTGTTTCGCCTTTAGCTTGGTTTGGAGTATCGCTTTCAACATCGCCCATAAAATCTTTTTCACGTTCTTCTTCGATTTTTTGACCTTTTTTCTTTTCAGAAAATGGGTCGCTTTTTCCGATAGTGTCAGTAATGGTTACACCACCACCTTTTTTAATGTGTACATCTTCTTCTACAGGTTTACCACCTTTAACCTTTTTTTCAAAAGGTTCGCCTTTTCCAACTGTGTCAACAACCTTTACGGTCTCATTTGCTTGATTCTTCATATCAGATTCGTTTTTTAATTTTGTTTTATCTGATTGCTCAGACTCTTCAGCATCATCTATTTTTTTATAAGATTCTTTTGCTTTTTTATTTTTATTTAATTCTTCTTTTAACAATTTATCGAAGTTATTCGGATTGCTTTGAGCCAATCTTTTCATGGCATTAAGTTCCGCAGCTTCTCTAATAGCATTTAAATCAGCTAATGCTTCTTTAATAATTGATGTTTTTTCTTCGTCTGCCATATTTCGAAATGTTGTTAATTTTTATATAAATACATAATCATTCTAAAAAAGTATATTTTTTAATAAAAATCTACTTAAAATCTATCATAATAAGAATTTATTGAGTGTATTTATGATTTTCTCATCATCTTCCTTCAAATAAATTCCATTCTTTTGTACATAATTTTCACCGAATGTTACTGAATTTGATTGTTCAGGAAATAAATATGCACCCGGAGTACTTGGAGTTGCAACTAAGTCAAAACCAATTAACTCAAAATCTGACTGTACTAAATTTTCGCCGTTTATTTCTTTAAGACTACCAACCCCACGTGATGAGATGCCTAATCTTATTTTATTTTGTATGTATAATATTATTTTATCACCTACAACCGAAACAACTCCATATTTAATATAACCCGGGCTAACAATGATTTTCAATTGACCATATAATACATTTTCATGGTCGCCTTTACCCCACCACATTTTAGTAATCATGTGTGAGATATTTTGTAATGAAATTATTGATGAATCTGGATGGTCTGCTTCAGAAACAGCACTATTATTAGATACTAATTGTTGATATGATTCAACTTGGGGAACTAATACTGATTTTGGATATATTCGACCATTTTTATTTTTAACACCCCATTTCTGTAAAATACAATTAATTAGAACAGGTTCATTTGGCTTTAATTCAAAACCTTCATTTATAAACGCAGGATTTAAATCAGTACTGATATAACCAGCATCACTTTCAATTAAAATTCCAAATCCTTTTTCACCTGCTTGCAATATTCTACTCATAATAATTTACTAAATTTTATATAAATAGTCTTATTTTTGAGTTTGTTTCGTTTTTTTATGTGATTGTTTTGATTCCTTATCAAACATGTCATAATCCTCAATAAACATTGCTATTTCAATATTACGTATTTTTTTATGAAGCAATGAGTTAATCTCTCTCAACTTATCTAGCTTATTTGACATAGGTTATTTATTATTGTTATTGTCCGTTAATTTTTCGACTTTAATTTGTATTTCATTAAGTTTTTCTAAAATTTTATCTGATTCAAACTTGTTTATTTTCTCATTTAAATCGAGCAAATTTGATACACCATTTAATACATGCAATGTTTCTTTTTCAGATTCAATCCATTGACGTGTTCTTTCCTGTTCACGATTTAACATATCGACCCTAATTTTTTCTAATGTTTCAGCATGTTCTTTTCTAATAACATCAATTTTAGCTGCGTATTGCTGTTGTACTAATTTCATTTCTGCAGTTTTAATTGTTATTTTTTTTGCTAAAAAATAAACAAGTATTCCAGATACTATCATGAGAACAACGAATAGGTAAAAAAATGCATTATAATACCAAATCGGTACGCCTACTGTGGAAGATAAAAATATGTTGATTATATATGAAATCATTTATGTTAATATATTATGGATATAAATAGTTAAATAGTTTCAATAATTATTATAATTTTGTAATTTTTGTGGGTTCGTATTTATATAAAAAATCCAATAATATGCCAAGTCAAAACAATATCAAATATTTAGATGACCCAAACAGTGTTAACATTAATACTGCAATACCTAATGCAATTCCACAATATCAGGATATGCACATATTTGCTGAATTAACTGCTTCTAGGAAAGGAAGAAGTGTTATCGTGGTTGGTGAAGGTTTAAAAACTGATGTTGATGTAATTGTAAATTTTTTAGGAAACAATCAAAATCCTGACAATCCAAATTATCTTAATTTTACCACAAATTATTATGATGGTAGTACAATGAATAATGAAACACAATTTGAATCATTTGGTATTACTAATATTAAAGTAGTTATTAATTCATCATTTATTCCTCAAGTATCAATACAATTTGTTGACTTGAGAGGTTTATCATTCTTTAACCAAGAAAATTCACCATATAGAATATTGTTTGATTTTCCACCACCAACTTTTGAATTAAAAATTAAGGGTTATTATGGTAGAACATTAAGCTATAAACTACATTTGGTAAAATATACCACTGAATTTAGTTCAGAAAGTGGTAATTTTATTATTAATGGTGAATTTGTTGCGATTACGTTTGCACCGTTGAGTGATGTATTGTTTAGATATATCGTTAATTTTCCATTAATGGATAATAATGCCCAATCTATAAATTCAGACACTTCGCAGCCTCCTGCAAATACAAATGATTTGATTTTAAAATTGAGAAATTTATATAGCGTTGTCGATAAGCAGCTTAAAACAAATAGTGATAGTGATAAATATGATGCATTAAATAACGAGCTACAAGCAAATAAAACAGCAACAGAAGCGTTAGCTAATTTTTATGATGCATTAAAAAGTGATGGAAATGCAATTCCATATGTGTTTATTAGTGATACAAGTGCCTCATCACAACCTATTGGTTATGAAAATTTAATATCAGGTGTTGTAGGTCAATATATTGATGCATCGCTATCTTATTCTATTGCAAATCCTCCTGCAACAAGTAAAGTTGGTGATAATGTTATCACCCCACTAAAAACAATTTACGAATATGATGATGTTATTAAGAATTTTAATGCTACAGATACTCCAAGTACTACATCTAAAAGATTATATGTTGGATATATTTCAAACCCAAGCAATATAGCTATTCTTAACAATAGATTGGATATATATCGTACACAATTATTAACAAGTGGTGCTATGAGCGGTACTAAGGGAAGTATTGTTAATAGCGATATTTCATTAACGGTGATTTACAATAATTTTGATTTATCTACCAATTCAAACAACTCAAATCTTGAACTAAAATATGCTGTTCTTGATGTTACTGATTTTTATGTTAAATTATATAAATCGAAAATTGATATTGAAAAAAGCAAAAAAGATGTAGCTAAATCAATTAATGAGAAAATTAATAATTCAATTGAGCAAACTTTGGGTATGAGACCCACCATATATAACATCTTTAAAATAATATTGAATGATGTTGATAAATTCTTCAATATTTTAAGGGCAACATCAATATCTGCACAAGACCACCATAATAAGCCTGATTTTAAAAGAATTATTGCTAATTATGGTATGAGAGATAGTGGTAATGATAATCTCAATGATAACATATATGCATTTCCACTAATTATCAGCAAACAGAATAATGACCAAGAAGTTAGAATATCACCAATATTAATTAATAAAAGTTTACCTGCTTCAGACCCATTCCCTGAAATGCAGTTAGTTACTAAGTTCATAGATACGTTTACTTTGCAAAGACAAAAAGCTGCAGATGCGATGATGAAAGAAGAAACTGATGCTGAAGGTAATAATGTGTGGATACCAATATCCCCATTTGATTCATCATTATCTACAAATAATCCAGCATCGCCATATTCTAATATTGATTCAACTACCGGGTCGGTTAATCTTAGTGCAGATAGTAGGATAAACCAAATATTAAAAATATTGCTAGACAGATTTTACGTGCTAACTCAAAGTTCATTGCCTGATGGTTTCTATAATAACGTAACTGAAGCAAATGGCGCATATGTTGATTTATATTCAAAATCAGAAGCATTGAATTTAATATTATCGATTAATAATACTGGATTATCTAGTAATTTAAAAACATTTGCAAATAATAATAAAAATCCGGATAATTTTTATAAATATTTGAGTAATAATTTAACTGATGTTTATGCATTTCCGGAGTTTGGAGTAGAAAGCATCGACAATATTAATGGTGCATATGTTGATAAGACAAACCCAAATTATGTTGGGTTAAATATTGTTGATGAGGCAATAGATTTACAACAGCCAACTGCTGATGGTAGTAAACCACTTGATATTTTTGTTAGTACTGTAGAACGAGGCTTTTTTAAAAAATTATTTAATGGCAGATTACCGGAAGAATCATATTTATTCACTACGCAAAATCTTATTTTTATCAAAGATGCTTTCGTTAAAAATAATGCTGTTAATGACGAAGAAATTGACGATTTTGAAGGCATTTCATTGCAGACTAGATATTTAACAAGTGTCGCATCATTCAATAATGAAAAAACAGCAAACGCTGCGATTGAGGTGTTATTGGATAAGGGTAATGCTGGATTTGCTGAATTGGGTTTAAATCCACCTTCTGAAAATTATGGGTTAAAATCGTTTTCAAATGTTGTAGATAGGTGGATAAAAACTTTATCTGCATATGATGATGATTTATTTGATGATGTTATTAATACTGAATCTGATTTAAGTGCGATAATCTTACTATCAAATTTTGGATACACTTTAAGTTGTTTTAATATTTACCCAAAAAATTTAAATCATGTAATTTTTCAAACACCTGCGGTTGTTGAAGTACCTAACTATCTTCAATATTATATTGGTGGATTGGTTAATGCAAAAAATAACGGCTTACTTGATGAATTAAAAGCATTTTATAGTACTGGTGGTGGCTCTAAATTCAATGGATTGGTTAATTTATATATGTTTGCTGATATCGAAGATATTGATAAAATATTGTCTGAAAAAGATAAAGAAACATTTGCTGCTAAATATGAGGTTTTTAGAACTAGTTATTACCTAACGATGAGAGCACAATTAAAACTGATGTATAATGAAGTTAAATCGTTAGTGAATAGTAAAAAAATGAATAAATATACTGCATATGAGTCATATTTAAATCCTAAAACAGAAAATCCTGAAAATCATGGTAGTTTTTTCAAACCAATCTTAGGACAATTATTGACAAAAACAAATATAGTTATCTTTAGTCAAAATACTTTTAAAAATGTGCCGAAAAAAGAAAAATACGATTCATTAATTAACGTAAATTTGAATGCAAATAAAAAAGCCGTTAATGATAGATATTTTAAAGGTCTGATGGAGAGAATTGGTAGTGAATTGGTTGCTAAAGAGAATAAAAAAATTAAGGAAGATGAAGAAACGAAAAAATTAAGTGGTGATGAGGATATATTAACACAAACATATTATTCGTTTAAAAATATTAATGATAAATGGCTGTGTTCGCCTGAAAGAAAATTAGGTGCAAACGACGGATATCCATTCAATAAACCAAATAAAGAATTAATTGACTCTTTTGCTTTTGTCGATAGAGCGATGAATCCTATTGGCGATACTGTTATTAACCCGGAAATATTACTTGATTTATTTAATGATACAAATGTTTCGGTTTATAGTGTTTTAGCTCAAATATTATCAATGAATGGGTTTGAATTTTTTCCATTACAAAATTTCATGACATATAGTGATAATAGTTGGACAGACACGTTTAAAATAGACCCTGTTGGTGAAGTTGAGCAAACATCGGCATTTGTGTGCATGTACATTGGTGGTTCATCAAGTTACCCAACCAATATTAATAACGGATTTAAAAATGATGGAATTCTTAATATTGGGACTACTGATGCTAAAGAATTTAGCTCAAACAGTGTACCAAATCCTGAATATGATAGTCAATACCAACGAAATAGTAGTAATTTTCCTTGGAGACAAGTACGTGCATTTAACGTCAAATTTGGGCAACAAAATCAGTCGATGTTTAGTAGCATTAAAATTGACAGCAAAGAATACCCGGAAACCAACGAATCAATACAAATATTAGCTAGGTTGGCTGGGGATGAGGGTAAAAATGCACCAATTCCAAAAGGACAAAATCTATATAATTTATATGAAAATCGTGCATATAAAGCAACTATTAGTGGACTTGGGAATGCAATGATTCAACCAACACAATACTTTCAATTAGATAATGTACCACTATATAATGGAGCATATTTAATTGTTTCAGTCGAGCATGAAATTAATGCGAATAGTATGAAAACTAGTTTTTCTGGCACAAAAATATTAAGATACCCAATGCCTAGAGTATTAAATCCTGCTGCTGGTATGGGATTTCAGGGTGGTAGTTCGGATGAAACTAATTATAATACACCGCTTTCATCTCAAAGTATTGGGGAAATTGTTCAAGGTGCATCAAGTGAATTAAATCCAGATAAAGCAAAATATAATTCAATGTATACTATTAATATTCAATAACATGGCATATGTAAAATTAACAGAAGACGGCAAATCATTTATTAGGAAAGTTTGTTCAGGCGGTAGTAATTCATTGCTATCCGGTAGAAATACGAGTAAAACTAAAGAGAATCCAAACGGCGTATTACCGTTATTTTACCCAACACCTGAAGCAGGTGCTGTTATTATTTGGACATCACATGCCAAACATAATGGTAAGCTAATCACAACTAATCAAGAGTTGGGTGAAGCATTAATAGATTGGTTTGACAAATATGGAAAAGAGTTTCAAATGGATGCTAATTTTATTGCAGCTCAATCATATCAAGAATCTGGATATAAAGTTTGGAATTATGCATTAACTAGTACAGCATCAGGTATTAGTCAATTTTTGGTAGATGCAATATATGATATTATTATCAAAACTTCTAGCTATATTGATGGCTATGTTTCAATAAAAATGAGTGATAATGAAATAGCTGCAATCACCAAAAATCTTATCGGTAATTACAACGATATTGATAATTTAAGAGTTAAAACTGCATTAGGTAGACAGAATAGACCAATTTTACATCAAAACGTAATCGATAATCCGGAAATAATGATTAAAGCACAATATAGATATATGAAATATCTTGCCAATAAATATGGTTCATTGGCAAGTAATGTATTATTTGGTTACAACAGAGGACCGGGTTATATTAGACAAAATTATAGTGATTCTATTGCTGCTGCAAGGTCAAAAAAAATAGGTTATGAAAATGAAGGCGTTGACTATGTATATAAAATTTTTAAGCTATTGGATGGTAAATTCAATTATACACATTTAAACATGTCAGCACCTACATCAGAATTTAACGCATTCAATGCTGATGTTGCAAGTAGTAATAAATATAGTTAATTATAGTAAGTTTTTCTTAAGTTCGTGTAGACTGATAATGTCATCGTCTACACTGAACTGATTAAAACTCATTGAAGTAATCTTTTGAATTGATTTCAATTTGTTTTCTCTAACTGCTTCACTATTAATTCCTTCAAGTAAGGATATTGTTTCTGCTTTATATGACTCAAGTAAATTTTTCTTATCATCATCATTAAGCTTGATTAAGTTATGTACGAGATTTAAATCTTCTTCATTTAATGATTCGTATTTTTCATTAAATTTATTAACGGCAATCTCAATAACCTCTTCATTGATAACTGTATTATCAATATCGCTGATGTTTGATTTTTTTGGTTGTTTAATATGATTTAACACAAATGTAAATGATTCATGTATTTTATCAACATCAACTTCATCACTTAATTTAAGTGATTCTTTAATTAATCTATTTATTGAACTGTATAGTTGCAATTTATGTGTATCTATTGATGTCACATTTTCAGTAATAAATGATTTGAGTTTATTATGTTCTTCTTTTATTTCTTGAAGAGTGTAAACTTCAAATAATTTGATGTTGTTATCAATATAACGTGCTGCAATAACATCATTTTCAATGTGAATATTTTCAAGATTATTAAATACCTTAAATTCAAGCTGTAGAATTGGTGAATTTTTCACAACCTCTAAAAAATTAAAAGTCATTTCCTTTGATTCATTGATTAAAGTATTACTAAAATAAGATTCCTTTAATTTATTAGAAATTATATAATTAACAATTCCTATGTTGACGTTTTTCATATTGTTAGATTGATTTAATAATAAATACTAATTTTAACTGTAAATGTTGACATTTTTAACTAAAAATAAATGAGATAGTACTATTCAGGTATATCAATATCATTTAAGTCATCCAAATCCACATTTTCAGTATTTTTTGTTACTCTTTTTTTATTGATTGATTCTGAATTTTTTAGTATATCATCGATTTCACTAATCATGTTAAGTGCTTTTTTATTTAACTTTTCGTTTGTTTCAGTATTTTCATTGATTATTTTTCTTGTTCTTTTAGTTTTAGCTGGGTTTATCTTCAAGCTACTTCCAAAAACTAGATTTTCAACATGTTTGGCAAATTCTTCTGAAGATAATTTTCCTTGTGATTCAGCTAATGGTGGGATTTCACCACCGCCTCCGATTTCACCACCACCCATAGGTGCTCCGGGTGTTGGGGCAGGTGTACCTAATGCTGGTGCTCCACCCATTTCACCACCTAATGCTGGTGCTCCGGGTGCTCCACCCAATTCGCCACCAACAGGTGGCATACCACCTGCTTCAGTACCACCTGACGGTGACATTCCTAATGCTCCTTCAGGTTCTGCAAATCTTTTATCGATGTCGGTAAATAAACCACTCTTCTTAATTGAAACTGGTGCATCTGCAAGTTCTTGCATGACAACTTTTTCCATTTTCTGCTGCTTCAAGTCTTCAACGATTTCTTTATCGCTCATGTTGAAAATCATTCTCTTAGCGTTCGTATGTGACATTGCAGCAATACCGTTTTCACCACGAGTTAATTCAGTATATGTTTGAGCTTTATCTCGCATTAATTCAGACTTCATCAATTCTTGTTGTACTGATGGATTGGTTAATGTTAATTGAAAATCGGTTAAATCTTCATTACTATATCCCAATAAAAGTAAATGAATCATTGCCATTTTATTCAACTCTTGAATCAATGCTTGCTGAATACGATTGATTTTTTTTGCAAAACGAATATCGTATTGTGCCATGTTTTTTCCAGCACCAGCAGCATCTTGAAAGCTTAAAAATGGTTTAGGTATACCAAGTCCAACAAATAAATTATCACGGAGATATTCTATATCCTGAATAGCATCCAAATTAGATGCCCCGGGAAGGGTATCAATACCAGTTTGAGTGTTTGCATTTCTTACAGGTAAAAAATAATCTTCATCGTTTCCTAGAATATTAAATCTATAGTCGATTTGACCATCGTTTGGTGCTACTTGTGCAATTTTTTTAAACTTGGTGGCTACTTTATAGATGTAATCTTCAATATCGTCTTCATCAATATTTCCCACGTCAATTTTAAATACCTTTTTTTCACCAGCACGTATTATTCGATAAGTTAACATAGCATCTTCAGCCATAACTAATTGTCTAAATACACGACGAATTTTATTTAAAACTGATGAACCATAAGGAATGTATTTATCGTCCCCAAGTAATCTAAAATGTGCTATTTCAAACAGATTAAATTCATCACCAGTCATACGTTCTTTAAATTTAACAATTGGTACGCCATTTTGAATTCTCTCAAATCTTTCAATTTCGTAATTAACTAATTGTTTAACATGTGTGATACCTTTTTTTCTCTCACCATATAAAAGAATAAAATTATCACCATATTTTACCATATTTCTAGTCCAAAAAGGTAAATTTACATTAACGTCAACAATATCGTAGAAAAATTCCTCCAATAAGGTTTTAATACGCTCTTTATTGGAATAGATATTCAACATTTTACCATTAACACCGATAGTAGTTGCTTCTTCCATGAATAAATCCAATGCTGATGAGATGATTGGGTAATATTCCATACCTTCATAGTCGAGATATGCAGGAAGCCTAGCTGCTTCATATTGAAGTGCTTTTTGAAATCCTCTATCAGTTGTCCTAAAAAATTTATTTTGGAGTTCACGTTTTTGCTCAAGCTCCAAACCTTTTTTCATTATTTCTTCAGGACTATTACCTTTGATAATAACCTTAGTTTCTTTCGCAGGCGTTGATTGTGACACCGAAGGTTGTGCATCTTGAAAGCCAAATCCATCTAAATTCAATAGTTTATTGAGTTGTTGATATATTGTACCCTTTTTTTCTTGTTCTGCCATTTTATAAAATATTATATTTTTTTATAAATACTTAATAATTTTCGAAAAGTATGTTTATATTATAAATACAATTAATATTTAGTTTCTTCTATTTAATCCGTTAAATAGCCAATTATGTGCTAAATATGGATTGTTAGGTGAAACACTTGTTGGTGAAACAATTGGTTTGTTGTTTTTTACCATATCATCAGCTATTCTTTTCCCAATCTCCCCTATTTCATTATTAGTTATTATTGCATTTAACATTTTTTCTGTCACACCTTTACTTTGCTTAAATCTTGCCATATCAAAATTTAATACAAATAATCCGATTGCAAGTCCCATCACTGAATCATCATGGAATGAACGTTTATGGTCAGCAACACGATTCCCCGGAACAGTAACAAATGTTTTTAATTCATCTAACAATCGAATTGACCTGATTATAACATCTTCAAGATGAATAGCTCTTTGCATTTCAAGCAATACTGATGGACGGTTATTGCCAATAAAGAAACCCGGTATTAGGTCAACATTCATTACTGCACCATCTGGCATTACTTTTTGACCTTTTTTAATATAACCTTGTAATCTATCACGAGACGGTTTATGTGTAACTTCAGCATAATGAACGTTCTCATAGCCAATTTCAAGTAATTTCTCAACAGTTTGAACACCGTAACCACCAGTTATATCAACGACACAGTATGCATTATTATATCGTCTGCCATATTGGTAAGCAATTTCTGAAAGCATTTGGGGAGAAACTTTTCCATAGTATTCTGCCACTTGTTCTACTTTATGCCTTTTTATTTTAACTCTTTTTGGCTTACCGTTTTTTGTGATTATTTTTTCTTCAATAATCTCAACTGTTTTTAACATATTTAGTGTTGAATTATCTTCACCATGACCCGGAGATGCATCTAGTGCCATTATATATGTTTCTAATGGTTGTGGGTCTTCAAATATCCACATATTTAAATCAAGATATTCTTGTCTGATTGGTGTTCTTATTTCATTTTCTTGAATTCTTTTTAAATACTCTTCAGCAATAAAATTATCACCAGAACCTAAGAATGAACAAAGTAACTCTTGTGCAATTTTACGCATATCACCGTTAGCATCCCTTACTTGTTCTTCGAACCAAGGTGATGTAGCTTCCCAGCCATCATCCATCATTTGGATTCTTCTGATTTTATCCCAATTTTCATCTTGAATTCTAATTTCGTTTTCTTTATTTTTGTTTTTTACCCACTCCAAACCTTTATTATAGCGTGGGTCATTAAACCACCATAATTCAACTGCTTTAAAACTATTTTTACCTTTACGTGCTTCATTAAAGTGTTTATAAAATACAGCATCTAACCCGGACGGAGTACTAACCATGATTGCACCACCACCAGTACCAAGAGTTGGCTTTGCTGCAGTCCAAAAAGTATCGCCCTTTTCAGTCCACGCTGTTTCATCCCAAAAAATTAGTGTAGGTGTCATACCACGAAGACCACCCTTAGCTGAAAACGCCCCCAACTTTGAGTCATTATCGTATATTTTTAATTTTTGTGTGTCTTTATACTTGCCTTTAGTTTCTTTACCTGTTTTAGGTCTTAACCAATCCGGACATCCTTCAATAAATAATACAACATCACTCATGATTTCATCACGTGCTGTTTCTAGTTTATTTGCAATAATAGCAACCTGTCTATTATTGTTAAACATTATGTACCATGCAATATATGCACATGTAGTTGTTGAAATACCTGCTTGTCGATATTTATTGGCAACAATAAATCGGTTTTCTCGATATGTTTGTATTAATTCTTTTTGAAAATCAAATAATTTAAACGGGACAATCATACCAGCAGTACCTTGTGTTTGGTCGAAAACCGTTAGATAGGTTTCAATAAAATACACCGGGTCTGAAATGCATCTAATAATTTCGTCTTCTTGTTCGAAGTATATTAAATCCGATGCTTTTTTTGCCTTACCAGCCTTAGTGATTATAATTGGCTCAATTTTTCCTGTTTTTTTTCTTAAGTCATCAGCCAGTTTTCTAGCTTGTTCTTTGGCTTTTTCTCTCTCAATATCCAATGGTATTATTGGAATATGTTCAGGAAATATATCTTCTTTTTCGTGTGTATTGTTATTACGTTCAGTCGTCATTTATAATTTTTTATAATAAATACTATTAATTATAAAATAGCAAGGCTCGACACATTTCTGATGACGTGTCGAGCCTCGATTTCTTTCTTCCGAATGGTAGATGAACTCAATATATAAATACTAAAATTTCATGGAAGATATCTCAATAAATTCATTGTTCTTTAAAATAATCTTTCTTGGCTCAAGCATATCTTTGATTTTTTTCAACGACATGCCATAGTGGAAAACTAATAATGGTAAATCGTCATTATCGTTTTCGAACATTTTTTCATAATCACTGAATCCACCGTTTTCATCATCTTTTTGTGGCGGTATTTCATATGCTAATGCGTGTATAGTATAATACCCATGCATATATTCTCTATCAACTGCTTCATGTAAGCAGAATAAATCAAATGATTTAGTTTTTAAATTAAAAACTGCATCATAAAATTCTTCAGTTGGTGGCGTTGCATTATCACATGCAGGGGATATATCCCAACACCATCCTTCCATATCGATATTGGCTTCGTCTGTTGAAAATATAAATTCATACAACCCTTCTTCTTTTGAATTATAACCAATTTTCAAAACATAAATTAGTTTCAATTTTTCATCATCGTAAATCATATTAAATTTTTTTTATAAATACTCGAAACGAAAAAAGCCACATTGCTGTGGCTTTTATTATCGAATTGAATTTAATTAATCATTATTTAAATTTCGATTTAGCTACGTTGAATTGTTTTTCAATTGCTTCGTTTAACATACTCAATGCTTTTTCGAATTTTTGATTTGTTGATGCTTCTGTTAAAGATTCTTTTTCCTTACCGCTTAAAATACCTAATCTATGTCTAGTATATTCTCGGATATTTTCAACAGTGAAACCATTGTTTGCTACGAAAGATTCTTCCATTTTCTTCTTCATTGGTTTTGCCTCAACACCTTCACGCTTTACATTTTTCCACATAGCTGCTGCAGCTACTGCTTTAGGGTCTTCAGCACCACCTTTTTTTGCTGCTTTTTCGACTTCTTTAAAACCCTTTCCCTTCTTACCAATATCTTCACCAGCTTTAGCTTTTTTTACAATAGCTGATTTCTTTTCTTTCGATAATCCGGCAGATGGTTTTGCTGCTTCTTCAACGTTTTCTTTATCGTAATCCGAAGTATCTTTCATTTTCTTGTCACCAAGTTTAAAATCCTTACCTTTTGGAGTATTAGCTAATTTAGCAGTAAACGCATTACCTTCTTTAACTTTACCTTCAGCAACAATTTCTCTTAACTTTTTAACAACTTCACTCAAACTAACATCAACTTTAGCACCTTCTTTTGAAGTTACACTAATTGTTGTTGGAGCACCATCGGGCTTATTTACACCAGCACCTAATGTTTGTGCTGCAGGTGCAAAACTAATTTCTGGTTTTTCTTCAGTAGCTTCGGTATCGTCAACTTCAACATTGTCAATTTCTTCATCTTCTTCATAAAGTGATTGCGTTTCAATATTTGCCGGGTCAATATTTTCTCTTTGAATTGTTGAACCTGCCTTAGTACCACCAATATTTATGTTACCAGTAACTATTTGATTTCCAATACTTCTAAGTAAACTATTGACGTTAACGTCAGTTTGACCTGCTTTTTTTGCTCTATCTGCTAATGCGAGTACTTGCTGTCTTAATTCGTTTGCTTGCGTTTCAAGCTTATCGATTTCAGCACCAACGTTAGCTTGATGGTAAGCTTGTTTTACACCAGTACCATATTGCTGAACTTTTTCTTTTGCTGCTGTATATTTGTCGCTAACACCTTTTGCAACATCACCACCTACTTTACCAAAAGCACCCTTTAAACCACGTCCTAAACTACCGAACAATTCGTTGAGTTTTGTGTAACCTTCTTCTTCGGTTTCTTCGTTCATTGAATCAACATATGGTGTGAGTTTATTTGCATATTCTTCGTGTCCATAATCACCCTTTAAACTATTTAAAATTTCAGGATTGACTAATTTGATTACAAGTGCAACATTTTCATGGTCACCGTCGTTCATACCTTCAGCGTTTGCATTAGCATATCCGCTTACAAGATTACCAACTTCTTCTTCACCACATTCCATTAATGCATCTGCGCTACCATATCCTCTTGATTCTGCATATTTTGCAAAACTACCACATTCATTACATGCTGCTTCTTCCATACCTGCTTCATCGTCTTGAGGAACGACACTACTCAAATCCTCAACATCTTCAGGTGGTACTACTTTAGTAATCATGTTTGCAATTTCCTTTCTATCTTCAATTTCAAGTTCAGGTAATTTATCTTTAAACGACTGAATCAATGACTTAAGATAGGATTTTGATTGTGTTGGTTCTAAATCCGTTTTTCTAATAACATTGGTTAATTTACCAATAGATTTTTCTAATTCACGAATATTTTCATCTTCGCCTCCTTCGGGTGATGGTTCACCATCAACAGGTAATTCTTCTTCACCATCAGTAGGTAATTCTTCTTCACCATCTGGTGCAGGTTCACCATCAACTGGCAATTCTTCTTCACCGCCGTCAGTAGGCAATTCTTCACCGCCTTCTGGTGCAGGTTCACCTTCTGGTGCTGGCAATTCTTCTTCACCGCCTTCTGGTGCAGGTTCATCACCCATTGGTTCTGCTTCTAATCCAGCAGCCATCTGAACATCATCAGGTTCAGTTTCTGCAGCAGTTGCAGCATCTAAATCACCTAATCTTGCTTCAGCGTTGTCGATTTCGTCTTCAGCAGCATCTTCATTAATTTTTTTCTTACCCATATTCAATGAATATGCTTCATTGATTGTATGTAAAAGCATATTACGATTTTTATCTGCTTCAGATAATGATTTATATTGGAAATTAGTGATGTTTGCTAAACCACCAATATATGCAAAATCAGTTACGTCTGGGTCTGATTTAATACCACCTTTCTTTATGTAATATAGGTGATTTTCTTTAACAATACCATAAACAACACCATCTGCTGCTCTTTTATAATCAATCAACGTACCTAATGTACGATTTAGCGATTCTTTAAGCGATGTTTTGTTTACTTCGGCTAACGTTCTCATTCTTTCGAATAATGCCTCTTTTGATGTATGACTTTTCATTTTTTATGTTTTATTAATAGCTATTATTATTTACATTTCTCATAAATACTTATTTTAGTGTAAAAAAGATATTTTGTTATAATATTTCATAATTTTCATTAATTACTTTATATGTAACAAGCATTTCATACACCATAGGCGTAATTAAATCTTTTCTTCTGTAATTGTCAATTATCGACTGGTTTACCTTTAAATGTGATACGTTTTCATTTAACATTTTGGTACTTAAGTGTAATTGCTCTAATATGTCATAAAAGGTTTTTTCGGCTTTTTTCTTTTCAACATATTCAACTAATTGCTCTTTTTTTACAATAAATTTTTTCATAAATCTGGATTTAAAAATTCATCTAAACTTAATTCGTTTGTCAGATAATCGTTTTTAATGTCAACCAATTTTTTTAAATATCCAGAATTTCTAAGTATCTTAAATACTAGATTTTCGGTGGAATATTCACCATTGCTGTCTAAGCCAGATTGTCTGTATTTTTTGATTTTATCTTTTAATTGTTCGTGTTTTTTTAAAAAATTCTTTTCACTTCTATTGGACTCCAAATCATCAATGGCGTTCATCAAGTCTGCTGATTTTAATTGAACATTAGCCACATCGATATTTACAATTTTTTTCGTTGGTTTACGAACCCAATCGTTTTTCATAAGTGAATATGTTCCAGATGAATGATGAGGTTCATTAATGTCTTGAAAATACATCTCAACATCATGACCTTTTACTTGAATCGGTATTAATTCACTCCATAATTGTTTTTTTAGTTTTAAAAAATCACCTACAAAATCAATATTTTCTGATATTTGTGTGAAATCCATAATGATATGTACATCTAAATCAGATTCGTCATTGTAGTTATAATTAGCCATGCTTCCAGTTAGAATTATGTCGTTGAATTTAAGATTTTCAACATCAGAAAACTCAATGAATCGTTTGGCATTCAATAATAATACTTTTCTAACATCGGTTTTAAGCTTTTCATTTTCATCCCAAATTAATGGATTTAATGTATCATTCATTTGAATTGATGATACATCAACACTATCTGGTTCAATTACTTCTTTCAACAAGTCAGATACGTTTCTTTTTGACCAAAATTTACATGACCAGTATCTTGGCGTTGTTTTATCTGTGGCAGTATCACAATTATGACGAGCACGAAAATTCTTACGTCTTTCAGGATTATCACGTTTAATTTCCATGTTAGGGTCGCCAAAATTAACCTTTTTAACATTACCAGTACTCGGGTCTTTTACCGAAACAGTATATTTTTTAGGTCCTTCTGGGCTTCGTCTAGGTTTATTTAATATTGTTTCATTTTCTTTCATTTAAATTATACATATTTAAATTCATAATTATGATATTTTTTTCTTTTTCCTGATAATACTCTATGTATGAATTTTCTGTGAACATTAAAATAAACTTCAGCCTCTTTTATTGATTTAAATTCTATTATTTCATCACAGTTTATTGCAATAATTTTTTTATGTTTTTTTGAATTTAAATCATACATTAAATCATTTTTATTTGATTTTTCGTAATCATCTAAATATCTCCAACCAAATTTATTTGAATGTGGATATTGCGGATTTAATTTACAACATTGGGCAATATTTCCTATATTGAACCCAAGCTGACGTTTAATTTCATTAAACGAATCCCATGTTTTAAGAATATTTCCGGTTTGTATATCATATTGAACAATTTTTTTTGATGTAAATTTATTATTTAACAACGATTTGCTTATTTTATTTTTTACAGTTTCTGGTAATTTTTGATTTTTACCGCCAAGTAAGATGTTATAACCAAAATTCTCATCATTCGATTTATATTTTTGAATTAGATTAATTTCAATTTCATTTAATTCATCAATAGTTATTATGCCGAAATATAATATATTAAATTCAAAACAATGTATACCAAACTTATTAAATTCTCTTTGTAGATAAATATTAGCATGTTTATTATTTTTCAATTCGTATTGATGCCTTTTTATTCTATTTTCAATAATATTAATAGTTTGACCAACATATATTTTATTGTTAATTATATTTTTAATTACGTATATGCCAGATTTATGTGTTTTTTTATCATCAGCTTCGTTGTACATAATCGATAACGTATTACCAGTTCTTTACTGGAATTTTTGGTTTTGATTCTTTTTCTGGTTCTTCAGACTCTTCTTCTGATTCTTCATCGTCAGATTCTTCTTCATCAGTTTCAGTTTCTTCGGCTTCTTCATCGTGTTCTTCTTCGTCATCCATATCACGATGTTCACCTTCCATGTCAGTTTCTTCGGCTTCTTCTTCGCTATGCAACCAACCGCAAACACTACCTAAGCGTTCTTTTGCAATTGTAATATTATCTTGAACCCATGAAGGTAATTCACCATCTGGCAAATGTTTATATGCTTTCTTTGCCATTTTAACCAATTCTTCTAACTTAGCTTTATTGGTTGCGCCTTCGTTTTGGTGTTCTTCTGGTTCGGCGTTCATTATGTCTTCATTGAGTTTTGGCTTAAATGTTTTATCTAACCTACCCATGACTTCGAAAAGTCTTTGTTTGTCGTTCTTTTTCATAATTACTAAATTTTATATAAATACTTATTAATGAATCAATAAATAAACACCTAATACATCTTTTCTATGTGCTGCAGTGTCCGGGTCTGATGGTGTAACAATTACGTTCCACTTATTATCACCTTGCTCAGGAATTTTTTGCATTTCATCAAATGTTATAATTGTATTTACATCGATTCCATATTGTTTTGATAATCTGTTTTTAAATTCGATTAAATCGTGTTTTGAATTATAATGCCAAATATTTTTAAATTCTTTTCCACCTTTAATCGGTTCTTTTTTAGCATACATTAAGTCTTTAAATAATTGCTTAGGCACTACTTCAGTATGTTTATCCTCATATTTGTTAACTAATCCGGTTTCGGGTGAACCAGTATCTAATGAATATCTAAACACAAAATTACTAGGTACGTTTGCTCGTTTTGCTGATGAAACCATTTTAGTATATGCATAATGTAAAACATCTGGTGTTTCCCTTGCAATATCCATAGCTAAATCAAGATACTTATCAGAAATAAAATCCCCGGAATCATGCCATCTTACGATAGTTTTTAATCCCTTTTTATCATTGCTCATTTTGGCTGTTTCAATTTCATCAACCATTTTATATTTAAATGCATCCCAATGGTTTAGTAAAAAGTTTAATATTCTGGTTTTACTAATTGCAGCATTATCATACATAACAGACCTACCCTTTTGTTGATAGCAATATAGTTTACATTCACCAGCGTTTGGACACGTATTAACTACTTTAAATTGTCCATCTTTTTCATCGTAATATAATCCTTTATATGCAGGCAATGATATCTTTAAGATACCTGTTTTACCCACTTTTTCATTACTACTTAAAAGTGTTGGTGGTCTTTGCGTTATTATTTTTTTTAGCTGTTCTTGGTCGATTTCATTACCATTTTTATCAATAATTTCAATTGTCTTAGAATGAATATATGGGTCTTCTCTATCACGTGGAGCATCAGATTTCCTTTTATCGACAATTTTTTTTATATCTGCTGGTTGCATTTGAACACCAGTCGTATCTTCTTGAATATTGCCTGAATCAACAAAATCATCCAATGAAATGATGTCATTATTAGTAATTCCGGGTGGTAATGAATCAGCTTCATTAACAATTGGCATTCCACCAACTCTATTCATCATTTCGAATAATCTTAGTTTAATGTTTTTATTCATGAGATTCTTTAGAATTTATTATTTTCTATAAATACGATAATATTAATTAAAGTCCAATAGTATTTATTATAAATTCTTGTGCAAAATGAATTTAGAATGTTTAAATGGTATAATTACGAATAATTTAGCAATACATATTGATTTAACAAACGTTAAATCGTGGATTGACTTCAATACTGGACTAACTACAATTAGTTTAAATAAGTGGACTAATGCTGTTTCTGATAATATTAATTTATATGATTTTGGATTAACATCATTTGACGTTGCTAATGGACTAATGTGGGAAGGTGAAACACTTACACCTAATGACACGTACCTAAAAATGAATAAAATTGGATTTTATGACATATTAAATCCAACTACTGGTCAAACGAGTGGTGCGACAATTAATACTGAATATCTACCAATTACCGGAATTACTGCAACAAGTGGAAATTATTTTAATTTGAACGGTGGATATTTACATGGATTTTTTAAATTAGAAGATTATAATTATACTATATTCCCGGCAAGATATAATAATGGTATTACAATTGAAACTGTTTTAAATATTCTACCCGAATCACATGGGATTTTCTTTATGATGGGTGCTCGTGCCGAAGATAAATATAATCCATATTTTAGCGGTGAGACAATTACTGGTATAACAATAACTAGTGGTGTAACTACAAGTGCCGGGGATTATTTAAATGCATTTGTTGGCGAAACTATAACTAAAAAAGGTTTTATTTATCCCGAAGATAGCACTGAGATTAAATATAGTGAACACCCACAAGTCAATAATATAAAGAATAACATGATTGCATTTGAATTAACAAATGACAAACGATTAGCATATAAATATATTGATTTATCTGGATTTACTATTACAAATACATCTCCAACACCAATAACAGTAACTGGATTTACTATGATTGATGTTGTATTTACTCCCGATTATGTATTCAATTCTCCAATATCGCTAGAGTGTGGTAAACAAAGAACAGGTAAATTAATATTTTATGTAAATGGTCGAGCAAATTGGATTATATATAATTTTCCTGAGTTTTATTTTCATGGATTTGTTAACCAAAGAGAAAAACAAATCGGAGTCCCTTATTCAATTAGTTGGGGTGGCGGTTCATTTGGATTAGAACATTCGTGGCATTATGACTATCAAACGTATGGATTATATAGTGGCGAAGATACTACATATATAAACACCAATTTTTCGGTTCAAGAAAACCCGCTTATTGGTGATAATCCATTATCAGGACTAGTATTAAGTGCAGATACACAAAAGTTTGATTATACTGTTTTCCGTGTTGATTATACCGGTGGTACTGGAAATACATATTTCATCAAATTTAATAACCCAATATCAGTGTTGTCTAATAGAGATTATACTTTCGATGTATCAATATTTGATGATGGTTTCTTTAGAAATGTTGATAGTAGTGGTAATTCTGTAACAAACTTATTATCAATATTAGCATACAGTGATACTACTGATGTTAATGTGTATAATGCTATTGAATATTCTTTCCCAATTACTGTTAATAGTATACAAACAGCAGAAAGACTTGGGTTACATCCATTCCCGGATGAATTTGAATACATATATACTAACGGTATTATGTATTATGGCGAAACAGGTGAACCAGTTATTGATATGTTTGGAAATTTAAGCAACTATGGTTGGTATGCAAATAGTGTACTAACTGGTGGAACTGTTCAAAATAGCTTGATTACTGGTCAAAATACATGGAATAACTTAAAATCTGTAATTAAAACATCAGATAATAGTGGACAAAATTTCATTAATGTTGGTTTATTGATTCAAACATCAAATACTTTTAACATTGATAAACCTTTATTTATTAAGAACTTTAGATATACCGCATCTGATATTTTAGTACAAGACTTGAGAAAAAATGATTTAACTATTGAACAAAACTTTAACACATCATTTATTGGTGGTATTCAGAAGTTAAGAATATATGACAATGCATTAACATCTCCTGAAGTATTACATAATGCTATTTGGGAATCAAAAGTAAATGAAAATATTTTAGTGAGTAAAGGTGGTAGAATTATTTATCGATAATTATGAGCATTTTATTGGAAATTTATGATGGCTGGAAAAATTTAATTTTTGAAAATCCTGAAGCTGAAGAATTGGCAAAAAAAAGAATAGAGATTTGTGTTGAATGTGATGACTTTAAAAAATCAAATAAAACATGTAATTTATGTGGATGCTATATGCCAGCTAAAGTAAGAAGCAGGTATTCATCTTGTGCAGCACCTAAAAAGAAATGGTAATTACTTATTTTGTGTAATTACATAAGTATCTTCAAAAGCGTATGCTTCAAACTCATTGTTAGGTAGATATAGTTTTTTATTGGATTCAAGTATAAATGCTTCACTATCTATTTTAATTTTTATTCTACCGTTGATACATATTATTGAGTTGATATACTCGTGCTTCATTAACTCAAGTTTTGTTCCTTTTGGAATAAAATGTAAAACAGTAATATCGTCATCATCACTTTCATTAACAAACCTTTTATATCTAACTTCTTCATTATTACTGCAATTATTCCAATTAGTAAAAAATCGAATAATGATACCATCTTCGATTTCATGTATATGTGGAAATCTTTGAAGTAACTCATCCTTTCTTTTATCGATGAGCAAATTAATCTTATCGAGTATTTTCTTTTTTTCTTCGTTCATCTCAGCAGAATTGTGTTACTTGTGATTTATCAATATTATCACGAACATCCATATTCGTATATGAACTAATAAAATTTTCGACAAATTCACGTATGAATATTCTTTTAATATTATACGGTGCTTTTTCAAATGCTATAAATCTAATTTCATCACCTTCTTCGGTTGCCAATTCAACATTAATATCATCCCATTCAATATTTCTAAACCAAGATTCTCCTTCTGATGGTGAGTAATAATCGCCCTTTTCAAATCTATCTGCTGTAGAAATACTAACATTATCACCATAAAAAAATAAATTAAATACTAAAGGTTCTTTACTCGAATCATATGTGTATTGTAACTTTAGGTCATATTGAATTGAAAGCATGTTTGCGTTTTCAGGGTCATCTTCCCAATTACCGTCTAAACTAGCTGTTTCATTATTAAGGATTTTTATTTTATCATTTCTCTCCAATAATGAATCACAAATAAATCGTTTCTGTAAATCTTCATTTTTCAGCAATTCAATGGTTTCCTGTTCCATAAGCGAAGATTCGTTATTGAGAAAATCAAATTCTTCAATAGTTTCATTAATGATTTTTATTAAATTTTTTGTGCTCATCGATTTAAAATTTATAATAAATACTAAATGTTTTATATTAATCCATAATAAATTTCATGAAATACAGTATTTATTAAATGAAAATCATTGCTTAATGTATGAATGAATTAAGTTATGTCTGAGAGAAAATCAGGAATGATTTTTCAAAATTTTATTGCCAGACAGTGGTTACGTAAAATTTGAGACTGACTGATGAGATTAAAATGCACCATATTTCTTGGTGCATTTTTTTGTTATTGTGGTATTTATATTAAAATCGGTGACATGAAAAATGTTCAAAATAAACAGAAACTATTTGAAATGATGGGAAAAATAAATCCCGGATATAAAACGGTGTTAAATGAAGAAGATTCATGTTGGGATGGCTATAAACAATATGGTATGAAAGATAAGGAAGGTAAAGAAGTACCTAACTGCGTACCAATTGACGAACAATTACCAACGACGCAATACAAAGTACCTGCTGATGTGGCATATTTACAAAAAGCAACAGATAAATCAGCATCAGTCAAATATGCTGCATCTCGTATCGATACACCACAAGAGTTCCAAGATGGATTTCAAGAATGGCTAAGTACCACTGGTTTTAATCCACAAAAAAAAACCAATAAGTATCTCACAAGCACAGACATTAGTAAAAAATGCAATGATAAAATTAGGATATAA